CAGGTTAGACAACTCATCGCTGTCGTACGGCGAGAACAGCTTCTGAGCGATCAGGTAGCCTTCATGGACATCACGTAGACTGGCCACTTTGTCCTTGTCGTACTGCACGGACTTCCACAGGTTGGTTTCCAAGAGTTGCAACACGCCAACCTTGATTTCACCCATCTCTGTCAGACCGTACACCCGATACCGCACAGGGGTAGCGTCATCTAACTGCACCACCTGAATGGAGCGGTCGATTGCTTTCACATCCCCACTGACCACTGCACCGCCTACCACCGTGGCTGTGACAGCCGCGACGGTCGTTGCTGGAACCGCCAGACCACCTGGAAGGGTGCCTTTGGTTTTATCCCCAGCATTCATGGACAGTTCAGTCGTTCCCTTCGCACCCGGTGTTCCCGGAGGCGCCCCTACCGCACGATCCGACTTAGGTTTAGCACCCATGTTGGACGCGCCAGCCACGGCCCCAGCCGCTGCTGTTGCTTTGAGGGCATCGGCATGCAGTTCAGAGGCTGACTTCCCTTCCGGGTTGTTTTCCTTCTTGATCTGCTTTTCGATCATGCCTTTGGCGGTGTCAATGTAATCCTCGACATCACCGGCATCGACTTTCAACTCTTCCTTCTCAAACGGTGCCACCATGTCCTCGAAGACTTCAGGACGATCCTTGAGGGTCACTTTGTTCAAGAACTCCATGGCCACTTTACCGGTCAGCTTGGTGTCAGCCTGAGTCAGGTCCAATGACTTGGTCAGCGCGTAGTAATTGGAGACATGCGCCAAGTACACAGCTGAGAAGCGGTTCCTCAAGTAATGCATCGCCCGTTGAACTTGTGGTTCGCCATCGGGATTGGTGGTGTTCAGTTTCAGGATCGCTGCAACTGATTCGAACGGCACAGACTGGACGTTAATCGATGCCTTACCTTCTGCATCCACCGACGTTGCTTTCGCAAAGAGCTTTTCAAGCTCGACCAGTACACCGATTTGTTCGTTCTTCGGATCAGGGTCGATACCGTATTGCGCCATCCGAGTTAACATCAATGGTGGAAGCTTATCCTTCATGGCGCCGTAGATGTACGAGCCTAGCACAATGGCTCCGCCGACAACTGCAGCACCTGCCAGTACCGGAGCACTGATCAAGCCTGCCGCGCCCATGACAGCACCCAATGCCATCCGTGCCCCTTGACCAACCACCATCCGAGTCAACGGATTGGTCAGGACGTTCTTGCCAAGTTTCAAGGCGCCCCATGCCCCTTTACCCATGAGCTTGGTAGCACCCCAGCCAAGACGACCCATCAGGCCTGTACCCTTGGCACCCAGTTTGACTGCTTTACCGAAGAGCCCCAGCTTATCCAGCCCGCGGCCGGCTAGGTTCTTAAGCTTACCGAGCTTGCCAGTACGTCCTGCACGACGACGTTGTTTACGGGTCCGACCATCAGCGCTGTCGCCACCGCCGAAGATGTCCCCAATGTCGCCCAAGGTATCCAGGATACCACCACCCCCATTACCATCCTCGCCGCCATTGCCTTTGATCTTATCCATCAGACCCGCCAGCAAACCCCCTTTGGCAAACAAGCCTTGAGTGTCTGCAAACTTGCCCTTGATCTTCTCTTTGGCATCACCGAGCATTTCTTTACGGCGACTGAACAGGTCTTGGAAGGAACCCTTACGGATCTTCTCAGGAGTGACTTGTTTGAGCGTCTCGTATTGCAATTGGACCGAGCGCATCAGTAAGGTGACCATGTCTTCTTTCGGGTTACCTGAGAGCTGTCCACTGATGTCCGCATCCGCCTTGTCGCTGCGGAAGAACTTCATCAGGCGATTAAGCCGTGGACGGAACTTACGCTGCTCTTTAGCTGTGGCGTCAGTGTCAGCACCGCCCATGAAGCCTGAGAGGCGCGCTTGAGCAGATGCAAGACCTGCCGCCGCTGCAACCCCAAGCTTACTGCCCTTAGCCCGACCCAGGAGATCGGAGGCCCGCTTGATGACCTTGGCTTTATGATCGGCAATCACACCCGATTCCACGATCTCGGTGTAACGGGCCACGGTCTTCCCTTTAAGGTCGACCACATCGCCTTGAATGTCTTCCCAACGCTTGATGACTTCACCGGACGCTTTGTCCCGGTACATCTCCGCCTTGAGTTTCCATTCCTCTAACCGTGGATGGTCTTCGCCTTGAATCCAGATGTCTTTGGCTTCACGCTTGACCTCATCGAATTTATCGATGCTCTTGCTGATGGCCTCTTCAGTCCACTGGTTCACTTGCTGGAGACGGCCGGCTGCACCGGTAGGCGCTGCATGTGCTCCGGCCCCAACGCACCCGCACCCTTTCAACGCTTTCAGCAAGTTCACGGTCTCTTCATGGAAGTTACGTGATTCACGGATCAGCGTGATCAGGGTGCTCTTGTCACCTAGGAATCGTTCGAGTCCACCGAAGTGTCCTTCGGCATCCCCTTCAACACGTGCACGATCAGCTCGAGCAGCACGATCGGAGAGATCGCCACGAACTTGATCATCGACATAAGTACGATTAGTACGGATATCACGGCGATGATCACCATCCTTGTTGCTTTTCGAAGCTCGAGCTTCGCCTGGTTCGTCATCCTCATCGAGTACCGAACTCCAAATTTTATCGTAATTGATAGCATCATCACGATCCTGTCGTTCGATGTACCCAAGCTTACGAAGGCTGTCCTTGCCAAGCACGTCACCCAGAATACGGATGCGATCCCCGCTGGCAGGGATCATGCTGGCCATGCGCAAGAACTGGTCGCGGATGTTGTTAAACCGCTTACGGCCCTCGGTACTGCTGTCCGTGCTATTGCCTTCGAAGTCAAGTCCGAAGCTGTCGATGATTAAGGAGGTGATCTCATCAACAATGCCTACGTCTTCGCCCGGATACTCAACAGGGTCGGCGAGCCGTTTAGGCACCAGGTCACGACCATTGGCCAACTCATCGAGAAGCTTGCGCTTCAGAACCCGTTGGGCTTTTGAGGACATGATGTCCCCGCCAATCATTACCAGGAACTCGTCCGCAGCACCGCGAAGCGATTCACGCTCCGAGCGGGACATGATCTGGCGCTGAACGTCCTTGAGCTGTTCCTTCTCCGAGGTAAACCCACCCCGGACTACGTTGTAGACCTTCTTCTCACTGTCCTTTTCCCCGGTGACCGCAACACGGCTCCAGTGGGCAATTTCAGACAGGTAGCCTGGAATGATCTCGATCAATGAACGACGGGCAATGGTGTCAAACGTTCCGATTTCATCAAGCTTGTCTACTGCGGTACCGCCTGGACTTGCATCCAAGCTGAACTGGGGCAGGAAGCTCTTGAACGTCTGCATCGCCACCGCACGGTACCCGGAGCCTTCCGACTCGGACTGTGCGAACTCGTTGATGCGTTGTGGAAGGCCTGTGAAGGTGTTACGCAGTTTCTCTCCACCGGCTGCCACGTACTTGTTTTTGGCAAGGTAGGGGGCGATAAACATCGCCGCATGGTCGCGGACTTTAGCGCCCGCTTTGGACCCGGCAAGATAACCACCGAGTTCTGCTTTACCCATGCCATCGGCGGCATCAAGGCCACCACCCATTGGATCGAGCAATCCCCGGATCATACCGGAGACGTTGTCCATGACCTGCTTGCCGTAGTTCTGCGTCCAATTGGACACCGAGTTCAAGCCTTGGCCCATCAACCGTTGTTTAGCCAACTGCCCAAACATTTCGCTGCCACGGATTTTAACCGCTTCTGGCAGGGCTGTGTTGTGGCGAATGGTTTCAAGGATCTGGGTCTGCTTGGACGTGGCTTCAGCCATCAAATCCGTCAGCTGCTTGGTAGTGGCATACTGACGGTAATTGAGTTCCAGCATCTTGTGCTGATAACGCGCGGTAATCTTGTCCTGGTAACCCACCAAGCGTGCCATGCTGCGATTAATTGCAGACAGGGCTTGAATGTTGGATTTGAACCGCGCTTGATCCATGGCCTTACGTTCGATGCTTTCCACATCGTCACGTTTAGCCCGTTCTTCGCCAGCGGCTGCCGAGGCTTTGAAAATCTCAGCTAAGCCTGCCAGGTCGTTCTCTTCCTGTTCCCGGCGATAGTCGTTAGAAGACTTGACACTATAGTCTTCATCTTCTTGGAGGGCATTGTTGAGACGGTCTGCCACCTTCTTAGGCAGGACCTTGGTGCCGACCATGTTCATGGCCTTACGGCCAAAAGCCTTACTGCCACGTACGAGCTCAGGCGACTCTCCGGTCACCTTATCGTATAGCGATCGAGCATCTGTTGCGACGTTCTCAATGGTGTCTGCGGCAAGTCCATAGCCTTCGGGCAACGCCATCGAGAGCGCACGGCGTAAGGCAGACGGTGAGGCCAGTTCTTTCTTGAGGCCAGCCTTCGTACCTTTTACTACGCTGTCGATCGGTTTACGGGATGAACTGTCGATTTCTTCATCTGCACTCCACTCAGGAATGCCGAAGTCGAAATCATCTAGGTCAAGCCCGCTCAGATCGATTTCGTCTTTATTTGCCATCGAAATTCTCCAAATCGGCTTATAATACTAAGCCTCCTTCATACCAACTGTCGAAAACGACCAAGAACTTACAGGTACGTACGATGAACTACGCGGAAACACCAGCCAAAGTTTGGCCCATGGTGCTGACGAAGGAACGGGTCAGTCACATGACACCTGTGACCAGTCTGGACATCTATGATGGGGCCAGTAGCGAGTTTCACGACGATGGATTGTACTCTACCAAAATCTTTGGTCGGGTCGGCTCAGATGACCGTGACCGCAACTTCTCTTACATCGATCTTAAAGTGCGGATCTTCCACCCGAAGGTCTTCCGTGACCTGATGAGCCTTAAGGGCATTTACCGAGGCATCGTTGCTGGGCGGGAAACCGCCATCTTTGACCCGGTGACCAAAGACTTCGTGGCTGACACCTCGGACAAGGCCGAAACTGGTTACAGCTTCTTTGTGCGGCACTTCCATGAATTGCAACTGCGCAAGAGCAAGTCACCGACGCGGATGATGCGGGTTGAGTTTATCAACCAGTGGCGCAAAGACGCCTTGACGCGTTACATCCCTGTCCTGCCTGCCGGTATCCGTGACATCGAGATCTCTGAAAGCGGTGCTGTCACCAAGAACGAGATTCACGACCTTTATTACCGCGCGCTGTCAATCAGCAACACCATCCCGGTGACCAGTGACATGGAATCCCCAGCCTTGGACATCGCACGCAATGCGTTGACCAACTGCCTGATGGAAATCTACGAACTTATCGAGGGGATGCTGGGCGGTAAGAACGGTTTTATTCTGGACAAGTGGGCGTCGCGTCGTGTGGTTTACGGTACGCGGAACGTCTTGACGGTGATGGATACCTCCATTGCGGATTTGAACGATGCCAACGCACCGGGGTTCGATGCCACCAGCTTGGGGTTGTTCCAGGTCATCAAAGGGGTCACGCCCATTACCATTCACCACCTGCGGCGCACTTTTGGTGAGCGCATTCAATCCGGTGAAGGTCAAGCTCAACTGATCAGCAAAGACACCCTACGCCCAACATGGGTAACGCTCTCACCTGAGACCCGTGATACCTGGACCACCCGTGATGGGTTGAGTTCGGTCATTGATCGGTACCAGATGGTGGAGATGCGTCATCGTCCTGTGGAGATCGAAGGTCATTACCTTGCCCTGATTTATAAAGGCTTGGACAATACCTTTAAGATCTTCTTTGACATCGAAGATATGCCGGATCACCTAGACCGCAGTTTGGTCTCACCTATCAACTTGGTCGAGATGCTGTACCTGTGCGGTTATGCCTATTGGAACAAGCACTTTGCACAGATCTGTCGTTATCCGATTTCCGGTAACCGTTCGATCTATGCCAGCCGGGTGTACGTCAAGACCACAGTGGTCGGTGAACGTCGGGTTGAGCTCGATGACAGCTGGGCACCGTACGACGATGACGAGCATGTGGCGCTTGAGTTCCCCATGACCGGCTCTACGTCTTATATGGACACGCAATCACCGCATTCCACCAAGCTGGTGGGGCTCGCGGCGGACTTTGACGGCGACACCGGTTCGGCAACGTTGGTCATGTCCAAAGAAGCCTTGGCCGAGAACGACCGCATCTTGCGCTCACGTCAGTATTGGGTCGACACCGATGGCAGCCTCTTGGCTTCCTACGACTACGACACCATCAAGTACGTCATTCACAACCTGACAGGACGATTCAAACATGGCCGTGATGTTTCAGTATGACCGCTATACCAAGCTCTTTGGTATCTTGCGACTAGGCGGTCTGGAAAACCCACGGGTCAGACCGATTGCTCGGTTTACCTTGCCTCGTGGCACCACACTGCATTACATGCCCGTCTCCGAAACCGAATTGGGACCGGCCTCCGACAGCCCCATCTTCGGACTTGGGCAGCGCTTGACGTACATCGATCACATAGGTGACTTGCTGGTAAAGGAAGGCAATCCTCGTCCGACGTACAAGCTGGTCGCTCCAATGCAACAACAGTACCGTCGTGAAAACATGATGGTCCGTCCGATGCGCGATTACGAGGCGGCGAGCAAAGAGCCGTTGAACATGGTCGTGGTCAACTATTCCATGGTTGGCCAGATGTACAAGTACATGCGCTCGGCACTGAGCCGGTGGTGGTACTGGAAGAACATCCGCAGCACCATGTGGGAACGCATCAATCAGCTCAAGACTCAGAACGAACGCCATCACATGGTGATCTTCGATGTGCCTCAATCACTGCCTGCGCTGTCCGATCTACGTAAGGCTGAACGAGGCATCACGCCGCTGCTCATGACCAAGGTGTTCAACACCCGTGAGCGGATGGACCTGCTGGACATTTGGTGCTGGTTGGGCGAGAACCGTAAGAACACCCCCATGGGGCGTTTGGATGCGGCACGTCTGCATGAAGTGGACCTGGTGATCCGTCGTGACACCGGTTGGTTGGTGATTAACCTGGGGCGTTTGGACAGCTGGCGCAAAACCGATGCGGGCGTTTCCATGGAAGCGTTCCAGCCGCAACCGGCTGACGATCAGTTTGATTTCGACAGCCTGTACGATGAGTACGTCTCGTTGGAACAGGCAGGTGACACCACCCCTGTCGAAGGGATCATGGACGTGTCCATGGAAGCCCCGAACGGTCTTGATCCTAAGATCATCCAAGTGCGGTTCCTGAAGCTGTTGACCAAAGTCATCAACCAGACCAGCACAGTGGTGGCTGAAGCGGAGCCAGAAGAGGCCGAGCAAGAACGCGTTGCAGAAGATGAACGCGATGATGCTGAAGTCGAAGCGCGGATGCGTGAAGAGTCAGGTTCTGCTCAAGAGCTGGCGCAAGAGGAAGAAGAGGAGCTGTCTGCAGACCTCGACGTCCCCGCCACGCCTACTGACGATGCGATCATGACCGATGAGGACGGTGAGCTGATCATCGAATCTCAGGTCGAGGAGCGTGAGTCTGTGCCTGCTGTGGTGGCCAGTCGTGCTACCGAGCAAACCCTGACCACCGCCATTCAGGAACGTCTGGAAGAGTTGGTGGACAAGGACCTCTACACCGGTGCGCAGTATCGCCGGATGCAGCGGTTGGCAGAAAGCTACAAGACCCTGCCAAACCCCTGGGACAATTCACAGACGATCGAAGGCTCGCTTGAGATCAGTGAGCAAGACCTCGTTCTAGGCCAAGGCGACACCTATCCCAAGTCCGATGCGGTGCGGGATGAATCGATGCTGGAGTCGACTGTCGAGAAGATGGACAGTCAGTACATCGAAAAGGTGATGAAGAAGGACATCCTCAACGCGGTCATGTCGGTGCAGAAAGCAGGCATCGCGGTGACAGGGTATAGCGTGGAGGTAGTGGAAGATGCGGTCAGTCATTATGAAGTCCACAAGATTCAGTTGACGCCTGTGACCGGTAAACCCTCGACCATCTCCTTCCGAGTGCCGGTGGTGGACAAGCGCGGTGTGTACGTCTCCAACGGTCAGCGGTATCGCATGCGGACCCAGAAAGCAGACGTGCCAATCCGTAAAGTGTCGAGCTCCCGTGTAGCCTTGACGTCCTACTACAGCAAGATCTTCGTTGATCGCTCCATGCGTGCCGTGTTCAACTACGACAACTGGATCGGTAAGCAGATCATTGCCAAAGGCTTGGACCCTGCCGACGACACCATCAAGAACGTGAAGATTGCCGACGTGGCAGACTTCTCCCTTGACCTGCCAACAGTCTACACCGTGATTGGTAGCCGGGTGATGAGCTTTGAGGCCAATGGCGATTATTGGTTTGACTACAAGAACCGCCTGCGTTCTCGGTTGTTTGATGAAGCCACATTGACCGAGCTTGAGACCCGATTCAAAGGGTGGGTGGTCTGTGGTAAGCGTGGCGCACAGTACATCATGGTCGGACGAGATAACGTCTTCTATTTGGTCAAGCGGGGCAGCGATGATGCACAGCCTCTGGGTCAGATCGAAGAGATCCTCAACCTGCCGCAAGACAAGGCCCCGGTCAACATGGCCGAGATCAGCATCTTCGGTAAGACCATGCCGGTTGGTATCGCGCTGGCATACCTCGTAGGCTTCAATACGCTACTGGAGATGACCAAGGCGCAGTACCGGGTTGTTCCGTTGGGCACGCGCTTGCAAATGGGTGCCGACGAATACGCCATCAAGTTCCTCGATGAAACCTTGGTGATGGACAAGACCGACGTGCAGAGCAGCATGATCTTTGCAGGCTTCCTGCATTATCACAAGCACGTACGGAACTACAGTCGTCATAGCTTCAATGCCAAGGACGTCTACTTCAACATCCTCGACGCCAACAACATCGGGCTGCGCTACCTGCGCGAGCTGGACCTGATGAGCGCCATGTGGGTCGACCCGATCACCAAAGGTGTATTGGAGTGGATGAAGGAGCCGACCGAGTTTGTACCGTTGCTGATGCGCGCTTGTGAACTGTTGGTCACGCGGTATGTGCCCAAGAAGGTTGACACGGCCGAAGGACTGGTTGAAGGGCTGGAACGAGCCAAAGGCTACGAGCGGATTCCGGGTGCAGTGTATGCTGAACTCGTGCGTTCGATTCGGGTCTACAACTCGCGCAATGCCAACAACAGCTCACAGGTCACCATGAAGCCACACGAAGTCTGGACGAACATCGTTCAAGACCCGGCGTCGGCCATTGTGGACGACATCAACCCGATTCAGAACCTGAAGCAGAAAGAGATCATTACCTACGGTGGCCGTGGTGGTCGCAGTGGTCGGTCGATGACTGCCGAGGCGCGTCTGTATAAGGAAAGTGACATTGGGTTCATTTCGGAAAGTACCGTAGACTCCGGTGACGTAGCGGTGATCACCTACATGTCGCCGAACGCAAACATCACCAGTGTGCGCGGAACGGTACGGGAGTTCGATAAGGAGAAGGACGGGTCTGCCAACATTGTGTCGACCTCTGCCCTGATCTCGCCGTTCGCTGACCGAGACGACCCGAAGCGGGTAAACTTCATTGGTATTCAACAGTCGCACGTGATCTCCGCCGAGGGGTATCGTGAGTCGCCGATCTCCACCGGCTACGATCATGTCTTGGCCCACCGGGTCGATGAGGTGTTCGCAGTCCCTGCCAGTAAGAATGGTGAGGTGGTGGAACGGACTGATGAACACATGGTCGTGGCGTACGAAGACGGAACCTTCGAACACATTGACCTGACGACCCAGTACGGTATTTCAGCCGGGTCGGTCTATCCGCAGAAACAAGCCTCGACGTTCCAGTTGGGCGATAAGGTCCAAGCCGGTGACATCCTCAAGTACAACTCGGGCTTCTTTAAGCCGAGCAAGTTCCATCGCCATCAAGTGCAGTGGAAAGCTGGGGTCATCGCCCGCACGGCACTCATGGAAGCGTCCTATACCCTGGAAGACTCCTCGGCAATAGACGATTGGTTGTCCAGTCAATTGGGCTCGGAAGTCACCAAGGTGAAAACAGTCGTGGTGCGGTTTGACCAGACCGTTCGTAACCTGGTGAAGGAAGGGGACCATACGGACATCACGAGTATCTTATGCACGATTGAAGATGCTGTAACAGCGGATTCTGGACTCTTCTCTGACGATGACCTTGAAACCCTTCGAATGATGTCCTCAGCGACGCCTACTGCTGGCGCTGTTGGTGAGGTCTCGAAGATCGAAGTCTTCTACCACGGCGATACGGACGACATGTCGGATTCGTTGTTGGAGTTGGTCAGTGCCCATGACAAACGCCGTCGTAAGGTGGCCAAGCGTCTGGGCAAACCGGTTGTCACAGGTCAGGTCGACCAGTCCCTGCGGATTGATGGGAACGGTCTGGAACTCGATCACGTGGCCATTAAAATCTACATCACTCACCGTGAAGGCATGGGTGTCGGTGATAAGGCAGTGTTCTGTAACCAGATGAAGACCGTCGTCGGTCACCGGTTAAACGGTATCAACGAAACGGAATCAGGCAAGCAGATCAATGCCATCTTCGGTGCTAAATCGGTCATGGACCGTATCGTCCTGTCAGCCCTGCTGATCGGTATGTCGATTGCGGTGCAAACCTCGATTGGTGAGAAAGCAGCAGCGATGTGGATGGCCAACGATACCAAGTAGTCGAAGTCCGGGGGTACCCACCCCCGGATCTCCTTTTACAGCGCCTCGAAATTTAACAGGAACTTGCCTCATGAGCAATGCTACTACCTTCCAAAATCTGTCGGTGATTTCGAACGCCGTGGATCTGGCGGTGGAGATCATCTCCAACGTCTCGGGTAACCTCGTCTCCAACCACCTGGAAGGCGCCCCGCTGAACGACCGCACCATCGCTGCTATTGTAGCAGCTGACATCAACAATGTGATCGAGGGCCGCGATAATGCTTAACCGTATTTCGATCGAGGCCGCACTCCCAGTCGTTCAGCGCCTGGACGAGCGTAAGCTCCGCGTGCTGCCGAACGATAACTCGCCGCTGATGAGCATGGCCATGGCTGTGGATAACAGCCTGATCGACAACAGCCTCGGTGAGAACAGCGACATCGTTGCCACGTTGCAACAGCGCACCAGCGGTGACGTTCACCGTGTGGCGAAAGCCGACATCATCAAGCTGGCTTCCCTCTCGGTGGCCCGTCTGCATGAAATCACCCGCACCCAAGTGCTCCCGGCTATCAAAGAGCTGGCGGCCGAAGTGCAAGAATATGTCAACGCCCGTCGGATCGAAGCTTCGCTGCCGTACTCGGTGGTGATGAAGGAAATCCCAGCGATCTACACCAACGCTGCACTCAAGCAGTTGGCCGAGCGTTACCCGCAGCCCTCCCAGCTGGACTACATCGTCCGTGCTGTCGCCGTCGTGACTATCGACCGCGTCAAGGAACTCTGCAAAACGGGTATGGCCGGTGTTGACGCCGAACTGGCAACCACCCTCAGCCTGAACAACGACGAAGGCTACGCCGCCGTACAGAGGGTTCTGTCTGGACAAGTGGGCATCAATCAGATTCACGTTGATTACCTGCCGGGTGTACTGGTTGCTGCGCAAGCCATCTATGGTGAGCCTGAGCCAGGTGTGGACATGACCCTGGTCGAGTACAACAACCAGGTCAACCGTCTGTTGGGCAAGACTGCTCAGCTGATCCGTGCTGCCATGATCCGTTATGCTGAAGCTGAAAAGCTCGGCACCCTCTATTCCACTGACGGTCGTGACTCGCTCACCACCATCGTGGTCATGGGTCGGGTTTATCGCGGTCTGCTGGAAAAAGGCCTCACGCCTGAAGCCCTGATCGGTAACGAAATGGCCGGTCGTCGGTTCACAGCCGGTCAGTTGATCGAGAACAAAACCGCATTGGAGCAGATCTACAACCGCGAGATGAACCTGCGTGGTCTGAAGGTCCAATCCGAAATGACCGGTATCGTTCGCGAAGCCATCCGCACCTGCGTGGCCAAGCAGATCATTGCCAAAGACCTCGGCGAAGGTATGGAAGCAGCTTCCCGTAAGCTTGCCGAGTTGGTCAGCAAGATCAATGAGCGCAACTGCGACGACATCAACAATCTGGTCACTGAAGTGGTCTGTGAAGTCTTCTACCCGAAGACCGATGCACTGACTTTCATCTGCCTGATGAACCGTGCCGGTGCTGGCGTTAACGCTGACACTGACCCACGTGAAATCGCGCTGATGGCTACCATCAAGTACGTCAACTACTGGCTGTGCCGTCAGATGGGCCTCATCCAGGCATAACCGTCTCTAGCCAGAGGGGTCACACCCTCTGGCTATCATCAGGATTTTCGCAATGAGCATCAAATCGAGTAAGTTCGTCCGTGACGCAGCGCGCGTCCACAAGGCTCTCCAGCGGACCGATGAAGGTTCGTTTGTGGCGCTGAAGCCGCTCAAGGTCTACATCCCCGCTCGGTTTCCTCAGCGCGACTTGGCTACGTTCGAAGACGAGATCACCTTCACGGGTATCTGCGCCATCGTTCTCGAGGACACCTATTACATGGCGTCCAAGATCTGTGCCCCGATCCGAAGTGAGCCCACGCTGGTCAACACCGCGGTTATCGACGAGGTCGAATACATCGAAATGCACTACGAGCCCGGTGATCGGGTCATCTGTAGTGAAGACCTCGTAATGATCGATAACTTGCTCTATCGTATCTATGACGAAATCATCGCCAAAGGTCGAGTGCCCTGGTACATCACCTACACCGAACTTGGCGGTATCTTCCAGACCTCATTGAAGCATGCAGGGGTCCGCGTCGGTAAGACACCGGCGGTTATGGAGATCATCACGGCTGCGATTGCTCGGGATGAGAATGACCTCAGGCGGTACTACCGTCAAGTGGTCGAAACCTACGAAGACATCACTCAGTCGCCACCGACGATCATTCCACTGCGGAACGTCAGTTACGGCGCCACGAACACCATCGCTAAAATCACCGGTTCGCGGTTCGACGAAGGCATGACCAGTGCGATTGTTAACCCTGGCGAGCGCGTCGAGCGGACTGAGAAGATACTTCGGACGTAAAAGGTTAAGAGTTATGGAACGTATTGTTTATCAGTGTAACGTACTCCAGGGCATCAATCGGGTGGGGGACCTGAAGAAGCTCGACAATGGGTACTACGAAGTTCGGTTGGGTGCACTCGGTGCGTTCAACTCTGCTGGCTGGCTGTACAGCGAGCCGGAAGGCCGTCGTCTGATCGAAGGATCGGGCGGTCTGATGCGCATGATGGAAACCGCTCGCCTGCGTGGTGAGTGCGGTCATCCACGTTTCCGTCCTGGCATGACGCAGCTGGAATGGTTCAGCCGTGTCAACGACATCTTCGAGCCAAACGTCTGCGTGCACATTCGCCGGATTCGTTTAGAGCCGGGTGTGGATGAGCGCGGTCGTCAAGTGACCATGGTCGTCGGTGAAGTCAAGTCGTCCGGTAAGGAAAGCACTTGGTTGGACCGTCAGCTGGAGAACCGTGATGAAGACGTCTGCTTCTCCATCCGTTCCTTTACCGAAGACAAAGTCATCGGTGGGGTGAAGACCAAGTTCCTCAAGAAGATCGTCACCTGGGACACGGTCAATGAGCCGGGCATCGCCAAGTCGTCCAAGTACGGCACGGCCTCGCTTGAGTCGTTGGCCCAAGACATCCCTGAAGCGGATCTGGAAACCGCGTTCTTCGTAGACGCCCTGCGTCGTGAAGCCCGTGCCATTCCTCAGGTCGGTTTCGGTGAAGGCATCGGCTTTGAATCCAACGCCAATGTCATGTCCCTCATTGCTGAGATCGAACGGCCTATCAAGGCGTACGTTCCCAGCGCCTGGAGGTGGTAAATGCAAGACCCCATCAACACTGCGTTGGTGGATGCTGTCGAGCGCTTGGAGTCAGAGACCTCTCTGGCTCCGGCACTTCCCGTGATTTCGGAAATGGCCGACATTGATGCCAGTCGCATGACCTTGGAAGCCTGCGTTGAGCAGATCACCATGGCCGACGGGTCAGTTGTCGATATTCTGGAAGCTGAACAGACGTATCGGGAATGGCGAGCATCTCATCGTGACATGATCACCGGCAATGCCCAGACTGGGGAAGCGCTGGTACAGGAACTGCGCGTTGCCATGGAAATGCTGCACCGCCCTTCAATGGAATCGGACCTGATCCGATCCTTGAAGCGCACCTTTGGCACGATGGCTACCTTGATGAAAACCTTCGGGAAAGACTTGGTCGCCATTCGCAACGAGATCACCAAACACAAAGAGGCCATTGAGGCCAAGCCTGTGCTGTTGGACTCGATTTCGTCGTATAACTTCCTGACCCGCGACAACAAACCGGTCAAGGGACTGGACACCGCAATCGATGAAGACCTTGAGTTTATCAAGGCGTGCGAAGTGCACTACAAGCATCTGTTCGAGTTGTCCACCAGCCTCAGCAAGCGTTTCCGTGAGGCCTGCAACAGCGATTCTGAAAGTGACATCCGCGACGCCATCGATCAGTTTGACGAGGCCTTGCTGGACCGCACTGAGTTCAATAACCTGACAAAGTTTCATTTGTTAGGTAATCGTATGATTTACCTCGATAAACGTGGTTACCCTCAGTATCGGGTCAGCAAATCCCTTTGGAAGTTCACGACCAAGGAAGCTGATGCGAACAATCTGGTGACACAGTTGGCCACGAAAAAGATACACGGCTTCTCCATTGGCGGACCGGTAAAGTCTGTTAGAGGTGTGGCTGGCATTAACGTGGTGGCTGCCCAGAAACAGGTGGTCAATCAAGTTAAAGCCGGTGGCGGAGAAACCGACGTTTCAGCATTCATTAGTATGCTGGACGACACCATTGCGCTGAACAACCAGGTGGTGAAGTTTGCTCAAATGGCAGCGGCCATGGGTGAGCGGATCACTCGGATGTCTAGCGACATGGACGATGCATACAACCGCGTCAACACCGAAAAGACTGAGCAAGAAAATGCCATTCGTGTCAGGGAGCTTCGTTCTCTGCATCGGGCGGCGCGTCGGAGCGTGTCGCAATACATGTTCCTTGGGAAGTCCATCGCCACTATGATGGAGGACCATGCTTCGTATGTGTACCGTAACATCACGCTTATCGCTAATGATGTGCTCAAGAAAACTGTCAAGGACCCTTCCAAATGAAAAACCCGATTCTGCAACAAGCTCTTTCCGTTTCCATGGCCTCGCTGAATGGTGAGCCTTCCGAGCCTACTCCTCTCGAGCAAACCGATGCCGAGATGCAGGAAGAGCTGTACGAAGCCGCTGTCGACAGCAACGAGCTGACCCCTGAAAGCTACGTCGAAGACCGCCTTGAAGTCGAAGGCGACGTCGAGACCCTGACCAGCGCCGCTGCTCAGATCGCTGAAGGTCAAGAAGTCAGCCACGAGCAGCTCGATGCTGCCGTTGCATTGGCCAACGCTGTGACTGGTCGTTACGGCGTCGTCATGCAGACTACTGGCATGGAGTCCTCGATGGACCCAGCTCAGCGTGCTGCTGAAGTGCGTCAACACCTGCTGAACACCAGCGCCAGCCTCGAGTCGGCACTGAACGTCACCATGGAAAGCTACTCCCTGTCCGACCTGTGGGACAAGCTCGGCATGATGAACCGCGAGATTCCTGAACTGGAAGCCAACATCGCGGCCATGAAGCAACACGCTGGCAAAGACGTCGAAACCCGCCATGGTAGCGCTGCCTACTTTACTGGCGTCGTTCAGGCGTTCATCGTTGACGGCAAGATGACTTCCCCTTCGGTCGCTGCTGCCAGCACCGGTAAGGCGATGGACGAGCTGCTCGCGTACGGCGACCAGGCCATGGCCACTGCCAAGAAAGCGACCGACATCGCTGTCAAGGTTGACTGGAAAGATGCCGACGCCGCCAAGAAAGCGCTCGAGCAGATCAAGGGTCTGAAGAACGTCGGCGCTGAAGTCGTTCGTAACTTCGCTGCTCGCGCTGTTATGGGCAACCGCAAGTTCCAAGCTTCCACCTTCAAAGTGAAGGGCGCTGAAGCCATGGGCGATTGGGCCAACGCTGCCAAGCTGGACGTCAGCTGGCGTAAAGCCCACAAGGGCCTGATCGCTGAACTGCTGTTCGCTGACCAGTCGGGCCTCATCTACTTCACTTACGGCGCGCTGAAGAAGCAGCAGGTGAAGATCGATGACCTGATCGAAGGCGCAAGCAAGGTAGCTTCCGCTGCTGCCAAGACCCGCGACAAGCGCGCTCAGTCGCCGAAGAAGTGGGCCGAGCACAAGAAGCTGGTTGCTGAACTGAAGGCCAAGGTCACCGGTAGCTCCGAAGCTGCTGTTGCTGTCCGTCTGATCTCTGAAATGGATCGTCTGGGCTGGTCCTGCTACAACACTGGCTTCACTGTCATGGCGTCGATCATTCGCGAACTGAACGTCGCGATCAAGCGCGCTGCTGATAAGGCTGCCAAGTAAGCAACACCTGTCATAAACCCCCTGTCCCCGGCTTCGTGCTGAGGGCAGGGGGTTTATGCTGGCTTGCCTGGAAATAAATTCGATTCGAATATTTTTCAGCAATACATAGTAACAGTGAATAGGAAGAATGATCTTCCTGTTTTAACCCTTATGTTCCAGGAGAACAACTGTGTCTGCAATTACTCGTGATACCCTGAAAGCCAAAGTAGCCAACCTGTTCACCAACCGTGAGCTGGGCGAGTATGTGGTGTTCAGTAAAGAAGCCTTGGCTCAGATGAATGCCATTGCCGAGCGCCTCAAAGAAGAAAGCCGTTTCGATGAAAGTCAGCTGATTCAGGAAGACCTGGATACTGCTGACCACATCCTCAGCTACTTCACGCCTAAGGCCTTCACAGGCCGCATAGAGAACGGCGTACTGCTACCCTGTACAGACGATGAGTTCCTGCAAGCAATCGACGCTATCAAAGCCGAGGGCGCTCTCATGGAGTTCTTCGTAGTGCTTCCTGTATTGCTCGTCGCTGAAGTGGCGAACGAGACCAAATCGTTCTACCGTTAATCCCTCTGATTCACCTCAGTCTTAAGGAGACTACTCATGGAAAAGCTAATTCTTGTATCTGTCGGTGTCGGCCTGGGCTGGTGGTTGAAGAGCCGTAACGACGAACGCAATGAACTGCGCCGGGAAAATGAAATCCTGCGCAACAAGATGAAAGAGAAAGGAGAATAAACATGGCCGACCATAACCCCATGATGGACCTGGCGGTTATAGCCGGGTTCATGGTACTGTTGCTTGTGATCGGTTACATCGGTGACAAGCATGATAAACGCAAGAAAGCCGCCCTGCGCGGCGCTACCCGCATCATCACTCAATAAACCTCATTATAGATTTTGGAGAAACACCATGGCAATTCTCGAAGCGATCAAAGGTACTGTCGTTGTTGTTGTCGGCGCAGCTCGCGCTAACCCTGTAGCAGCCGCTGGCATCGCCGTGGCGACTGTTGCGGTCGCCGGTGGTGGCATCTACCTGCGTAAGCGCTGCAAGGCCAAGAAGGCCCAGCAGAGCAAGGATGCAGCAGACGCCCTCAAGGAAGCTGAAACCGCTCCTGTCGATAAGACTGAGTCGGCGCCTGAGGCCGAAGCTACTGCCAGCTAAGGCTGGAAGAAAAGGGGCCTTCGGGTCCTTTTTCTTTTGTTGATTTGATTCGATTCAAGCTTTTTGTGGGGCTACATTACCCTTGTGTATATCGGAAGCTGATTGTAAATAAAAACTTCAGCCGCCACTGATGTGCGTTAACACGTGTTGACCAACGAAAATTAAATGGAGTAATAGCGATGTCCGAAGTACTGAACAAAGTATCCGATGAGATCAAGAACCTGGGCAAAATCGTTGAAGACAGCCTGTCTTACGACGACGATGGTGCTGCGGTCCTGCCGGAAACCTTCGTGAAGGACAACCTCGAAGAAGGTCTGGACCTTGATCTGATCAAGCGCGTTCAGAACACCGAAGCCGTATTTGCCAGTGCGGTAGCCCTGGGCCTGGGTAACTCCACCCGTCAGCGCATGCAAGACAAGCCTGATCTGGAACGTACCTCCGTGTCCCTGGACTTCGGTAACAACACCATCCGTGCCTCGGTTGATCGCAAGGTCATGGTCCGTGCACCGGGCGCCACCGAAGAGCGTGCCAAGTACGGCAATGTCTCCGTCAAGCTCGACAGCGGCGCTGCTGCTAAGCGTGGCGATCTGAAGCGTGTAATCACCCACGTGAACGACACCTTCGCTGCAGCTTTCGACAAGTAAGCAATTGCGGCCACGCAGCCAGTCACTTCGGTGACTGGTTGTTATGTCGTTTCTTTTTTCTAAGCCAGGAATATAGAACTGGTCCCGAACATTCTGTGAAGCATGGCCAACACATGCCTTACACTCAAGCATAGACAACAGGAGCACCACATGAACGCTTTCGTCGATCCAGCCAACACTTGCCTGGAACTCAGTCAGGAACAAGTCATCCTGCGTAACGAGCTTCAGGCGATTGCCGAGGCACTGCTCAAAGGCGGGTTCTACTTCCGCTTGATCATGACCGACGACATCCTGCACATGGCTGACATTCGCCAGCGGGCCAAAGACGGCATGTCCCCCAACCCGAATGCCAAGGGTAAGGACAACTTCTTCTACGGCGCTGCACTGGCCCAGTCCCTACAAGATCGCATCGACGCCATTGTGCGCGAGAGCAAGCCCTTGCTGATGGACGCGGTTAAAGGCGGCAAGACTGACCTACTCGAAGAGTATGGCATCACTGCAGCGTTCGACACCACTCAGAAAGCCTACCTCGTGCAGTTCAAGAACTGTGGCATGGGCTTCTATTTCAGTGAGCGCATTCATACTCCGCGTGAGAATCGGCCTAAACGTATGACACTCGCTGCCGTGGCACATTCCGCTGGTATCCAACCGGAAGCCAAGATTCAGCCCAAAGCTCAGCCGAAGAAGGCCGAACCCAAGGCGGTCAAGAACACGGTCAGTGAAGGGTCGAAGCGCTCGCCTAAAGCTGCTCCGGTTAAGCGCCGGCAGTTTACGGTGATCCGCGAAATCCGTAGCTGATTCTGACGCATGCCTCCGTCTTCGGGCGGAGGCTTTGAGAGGTGGGTATGAAGTTGTCTATCATAGAGGCTGCACTGGTGGCAGCGTTCGGTGCGATTGAAGACAAGGTAGCCCACGCTGCCGATCATGGGCACGAATGGCGTCATCAAGACCGTATCCCGATCTTTGATGAGTCCAATCAGTTCATGGGCGATGAGTTGATCGATGAGGATACACGCCTTGCGTTCTCGCGCAGCACCCTCGAAGGGTTTGACTACTGCATCCGGGTAAGCTTCTGGGATGTAGAAGGCGAACTGGATTACTTCATCCTGGACATTGGGATCAAAGAGCCCTGCTTGAGTGTCCGGATGAATGAAGAAAACCCTGAAGCCGTCTTCAGTTCATTGGAGGACCTTGGCACCGTGATTGATGCCCTGGCCCGAATTGACATGATGGATGAAGAACTCAAAGAAGAGCAGCGTCGTTTGCACGAGGCTCAAGAAGAATACGCACGCCGTCGGTCACGCTTTACGGTGATCGAGTGCACTTGATGAGACAGCCTTGCCATGGACGTGTTAGAGGATTACATCCCTGTTGACCTCGACCCCGATGCTACCTATAACCATGTAGCGTTAGAAGCCGCTGTAAGGGCCGTAGAGGACGACTTAAGTGTTCCGCCATACATCGCCTCGCATTATCTTGATCCACGCGTTATGGCGCATATAGCGAGCTTACAGGCGGTGATTGATTTAGTCAGCACACCGGGATTTGAAGTGGACCTTTGGCGTGACGGGGATCGTGAACCGACCTACACGCCATACCGTCGTATTGTCAAGCGAGGCTTTCGCACCAACCACCTGATGATCCAAAGCAACAAGGGCTGGATCACATTAGGGCACGTCGACACCCAGTACAGTCGGGGTTGACAGGCGGCATAGACAGGAGCCTTCGGGCTCCTGTCCTTATTTCTTTTTTGTCCGACTCGACTTTATTTCAACCATACATGATACATCTGAATAACCTATCACCATCAGGAGTGACAACATGAAAACGCAACTCCCCATCGTCATGAACATCTATGAAAACCCAGAAGCCCTGCCCAAACATGGCGAATACCGTAAGATCCTCAACCTGATCGGTCAGCAACTGGGCTACATTGGCGTCGACGCCAAGGCCAAGCGCTTTGGTCCGGTTGAAGAGTTCAGATTGGTCGAAGGTTATCGTCGGCAGCGCCACGTGGTCATACTGAACGCGGATGACGAAGCCATCTTCCTGACCCATGGTGCAGATACCCATGGCACGGTTTATCTTGAGGCCTATGTACCTGAAGATAACTACAACTACAGAACCATTATGAAAGTACGCCGAACCGATCCGCGTGCCAAAGTAATTAAACCTACTTCTACTGAAAAGGATGTCAACATGCAAGTTCATGTCAAAACCGAAAGTATCCGCGAAATCCCTAAAACTGGGATCATCGTGGATTTCATCAACGCCCTTGATAAACAAGCAGGCTACAGCGACCGCAACAATCAGCCGGTGACCTTTGGCGAGGTGGCCTTCTTCCGTGCCATGGTCGGGTTCCGTAACCACAAGTGGATCGAGCTGGTGCCTGAATCAGATGACCCTAAGGCCATTGTATTCCTGACCGTGGTTGATGAGGCGATTGTTGAAACCGACGACCCACGGGTCAACGGCGCTGGGCACATGGTCGCTCGCATCACCCGCAGTCTCAAGAAAGAGGTCCCTGAACCACCACGCGCTGATCTGGCTAAGCGTATGCTTGATTCCAAGGGGACTGTTGGCAATGCGCTGGGTGCTAAAAATGCCAAGGATAAGGAGGTGTTTGAAAAGCGCTACAGTGTCGAGAAGGCGCTGAACACCGGCAATAAGGTCAAACTCTTCTGCGATAGCGAAGAGGAGCTGGATGCGGTCCTGTCCATGTACAATGGTGGGGTCTGGAGTGCGATTCAGGACGTCCTCATAGCCCGTGACAATAAGGCCATGGTAAGGGTAACCCTGGGTTGCACGCAAGCTGGGGTCCAGCTGTATATGCGGCTGAACGACCACAGCGGGAGCACCTACTACTGGTTCGATGTCAATCGCTTCCTTCCCATGGAGCGCGACAAGATCGAAGAAGACCTGGCGGTGTTCGACCTGATCTGGCAGGAAGAGAACAAGGAGGAAGTTGTACCCACACCCCCTCAGGATGCACGCGGTAGCAAGGTGGAAAACCTCAACACCGAGGTCGAGCTACGGGGTAACCGTTGGCTCGAGGTTGAACTGGGTGTCGATGATATCGACCGCATGACCCGTTTGAAAAACATGGATAAGGGCTGGTTCTGGTCGGAATTGTTCGATGAGCTGCATTATGAGGGTATCCTCGACAGTGCGGTGGTATCGGTACATGAAGCCAGTCATGACGATACCGTAGCAGTGCAAGTGGTGCATAAGAATCATGCATTCTTCTACTGCTATAAAAACCGCTGCCTAAAGGCTGTTTCCTCCGAGAAAATCACCCACGCCCCCGCGGAAGTCACCATGGACATTCGTGTTATTGGTGAGTCGAAGCGTAAGCAATTTGGGTTTGCTGATCTCGGCCGGAAGTTCAAGGGCGGTCGTAACGCCCATCGACCTTTCGGGGCAGGTGTGCGTGAAATGACCTCAGCGCAGGACATACGTCGTGAACATGAAGAAGCAGATGCAGGATGCCAGTCATGGATTCCGCAGATGAACCAATTCGTGAAAGTCGAAGGGATGCAGGGCACGTACATCATCACTGACTATGATGACTACGCCGAGATGTTTATCGTCCGACTGGCAGATACTTGTCGACTTGGACGTGAAACTAAGCTGAGTCCTGATTCGGCGAGCCTCCGGGTTCCAGGTAATGCATTGCGTCCGATTGTCCTGAAATACTAACTGACGGCATAGGAGGGAGCCCAGTGGGCTCCCTCCTAGCTGTTCTTTTTTTCTTTCGTCAGGCTTAGAGCTTGATGAAAGTACGGTTGAACTCCGCAACCTGCTCAGTGAAGCCGACGTTGTGCTTCTTGACGTCTTCTTCCACGGCAGTCATGAACGCAGGCTTCAGGTTCGGGCTGGTGCCCGTCTTCGGCATGGCGTCCAACAGCTGCTGAGCGAAGCGGTCTACCGCGATACCCACTTGCTGCATGCCTGTCCACGGGATCGACAGCATCAGCTCTTCGCCGTCTGCAGTCTTGTCGCGACGACCAGTGAAGTCGCCAGCAGTGGTGGGGTACATGTTGGTCATCAGCCAAGCCGCGTTGACCTTGGTGAAGGTCGGGTCCGGCTCGAACGCGATGATGGACATAGAGTACATGTCCGGCAGCAGGTCGGTCGGCGCGTTGACGCGCGTGGCGATACCTGGGACCTTCGAGTCCGGGTCCATGATCAGCTCGGTGATCCAGGATTCGAAGAACCGCTGAACCGGACGACCGTACTTTTCACGGATGGACATCGAAGGATCGGAACGCGTGCGCGTCACGTTGCTCGGGGTGTGCTGCACTTCACCAGCACCGGAGATCGGAGCCTCGACACTGTTGACCTGCAGGGTACGGTTGAAGCCGTCCCAGGTCTGTGCGTGCATTTCCACAATGCCTTTGAGGGCCTTGTAGTAGCTGTCCGGATTATCCAGCAGCTGGAACCCACGAGGAGCCTGCAACACCTTGATGACCAGGTTACGACGGACGTAGTCGGTGTTGGCATGGAAGTAACGCAGGTCAGACTGGTAGGCGTTCTGCCCACCAACTGCCAGGTTTACCATCGGCGAGTTGTTGAACTCACCGTATCCCAGGCCTTGGCCCAGGAGAGTGTCGCGATGACGGACGCCCATTATTCAGTCTCCTGACCAGGACGACGACCAGCAACAACAGTCAATACACCGACCGTCTTCATGCCGTCGAACAAGCCTTCGATGTCCGTGTGCCAGCTGTAGCCGCGCTGAGTGTCAGCAGCGGTGTAGTAGGAACGCGGGGTGATGTCAGCACGACCATCGTAACGATCCTTCACCTGACCTTCCAGGAAGCGGTCGACGTTCACAGCGTACTCGCCAGCAGTCAAGCGGCTGTCGCCAGTGAACATGCGCCATGCCAACTCGCCGAGGCGGTTGAGGTGGCAGCAGATCGCCATCGGGAAGAAGGAGTTGAGGACCGACGTGTTGTCGTGATAGACGGTTTGGATGCCGGGGAAGAACACCGAACCACGATGGTCGAACGGTTCAGCCGAGCTGATACCCGCTTGCCAATCGGTGTTACGCGGCTTGACGTGACGGAACTTGGCATTGTGGTTGATGAAGCGAGCCACAACACGGTAGTAACCGTTGTCCGGCGCATAACCGGTACGCATCTTCTCGCCACCCATGTAGGCAGCAACCTTGACCGCGAAGTCCACGGAGAACGGCAGGATGCCGTCGTACTGGGAATCGAGGTACTCGCCAGCGTGCTTCATGACGACTGCACGGCAAGCGCCGGTGTTGTAGAACTCAGACTCAGGAACCAGAGCCAGGGCATTACGCAGCGTAGCGCCGATGCTGGAATCTTCTTCCGGCGTGTTCAGCGGCTCGAGCACGTCCTGCGTGGAAGCCAGGACCCAGGCGTCTGGACGCACGCGCATGATGTTGGACATCAGACGCTTGGTTTCCAGGGTGAAGCCGGTGTCGATGAACGCGGACATCGGGAAGCTGGCGCGGTCAGCGTAAGGGATCTCGCCCTCGCCGAATACGTTCAGTTCGCCTTGTACGGCAGCGTCGTACGCCTCAGGGCTGACGTCACCGTCAGAACCACCGAGCAGCCAGTGAGTGGCCGAATCACCGAAGAGCACACCACCAGCAGACGGACCTTCGACCTTGATCGAGTAGTACGGTACGCCGTTGATGTCGGCAGCGCCGAAGAGGTTGATCGAATGCTCAGGCGTGGCGTCAGCAGAGATCAGACCGTAGTCTGCCTCGGTGCTCAGCAGCATATCGAGAACGGTCTTCAGGTGAGCGCTGTACACGTGGAACGACTTCAGAGGGCCGTAACCGGTGAACACTTCCGGATCGTTGTCCTCGAACGCCTTGAGGATGCGCTTGTCGTAGGAGTAGTTGATGTTGGTCTTCGAATCGACCACACCGGTTTTCAGGCTGAACTCAACGAACGGCTCACCGTTCATGTTCATCAGCACTTCGCCAGTGGAGTTCTTGTTCGCACGCTCCAGAATAGAGAGACGATACAGGAACGCACCCTGACTTTCTACCAGCTCGGCGTTTGCCGGAGTGCTGGAGTTGGTGTTCGGGGCAACCAGACGGATACCGAAGTTCGAACCTTTCTCACCGAAGAAGCGAGCTTCCATGTCGATGAGTGGGTACATGGTCGACGGCTCGCCAGTGCTGGACGTCATGGTGCCGGTGGTCGGGCTACCTTGACGGATGGCGCCATCACCTGGCTCATCAACGCTGAAGCGGACGCGGAAACCATCAACCTGTTCACCGGTCGGAACCAGTTCGCCGTTGGTGCGCTTGTAGCTACCGTCGACGTTACGCTCGTACTGGTCGATCTTGTCAGCGACAACATCAGCCCAGACGCGCAGGGTGGCCACTTTGGCACCTGCAGGCTTCATACGACGCACAAGCGCCATAGCACCGACCTGCATGACTTTCTCAAGCATGGCAGCCTGGTGGCTCAGGAACTTGGAACCGGCGTAGAAGTTATCAGCGCCATAAATGGTGCTGAAGCCATCGCCACTGACCAGGTTGGCAGTGTCCGACGGACCCCAAGACGTGTACAGCGGGCAGAACGGCAGGAAGATCGGCAGGTTGACGATCTCCAGCGGTTGGCCTTGGCCGCTCACATCTTTAAAACCAAGAACTTCCGTTCTCGGCAAAGACGAAGCCATTGATACAGACGACATTATAATGTCTCCCATGGGAAATGAATCAACTTCGCGCGTGAAGTTACGAATGGTATGGCCCTTGCCTACATTTAACACGTAGGATTCGGTACTCGATGTGTTCGATACCACCACCACATACTATTTTGTATTTTTTTACCAGATGCACAGGAAGAGGTTGCAGAAAATGATTGTCAGTCCCTGGAATTCCACCGTGTTGCGGCAACATAAAACGGTTGCAGCCATCGTCAGCGAGTTGGCCATCGCGAAAGCCATGGGTGGATTGGTCGCCGACACAGCGTCGGTGCTACTGGTCACACCTCTGGCCGAAAAGGTCCCGCCGTTTGTGATGCCGATCACTTCGTGCGAATACGCAGACCGTCGACTGAATGAAGACGGTGCGGTGTTCATGGACGGACGATCGTTCATGCGCCGTGAGAACCGTTCGGATGCAGGCTTTGTCGTCGTCAACCAGATGCAGGCAGATTTCTTCAATCGCATTGGCGAACTGACAGCCCTCTGGATCAAAGAGCCTTCGCTGCGGGAAGATTTCCTGCGCACCGGTGATCTGGCGGCTCAGGTTTACATCTCGTGGGTGAGTCATTCGATCGCCAGCAAACTCGGTCTTGACCTTGAAGTGTCAAGAGAGCTTCAAATCATTACGGGTGTCTACTACTTCCATCAGTTCAATGATGCCCAGGACTGCATGTCTGAAAGTGGTAAAGCCAAGGCAGTCAAGCTGATTCAGCGCTGGACTCGCCACCCGTTGCCGTTGATTGAAGGCATCGTTGGACAAGTGCCGTACATGACCCTGCTCGACGATTACGTCAAAGCGGTACAGGCGTATTTCGTTCACAACACCCGTGTGTCCCAGATCAACGTGGGCTTCTTGGTCATGACCTTGGGGCGTTCGTGGTTCGGCTACGGTGCACAGGAAATTTCAGCTGTGTCGTTGGAATACCCGCCTGCCTACCTCGCCCTGGTTGAAGCAGCCTGCAACGCCAAGGTGTGGCGCAAGACCCATCTGGGCAAACTGGTCGAACGCCTGAGTGCTGGCCGTGCAGCGGATGAATTCGTTCGCTCCATGGAAGTGCTGGCGGGCATGGCCAAGGGCAAGACCCGTTAATCAATAGGTGGATTTCATGAACTCCGATGATTTCTTGATCAACCATGCGTACGAGCATGTGTGGTGTGCACCGGAACAAGACCGGCAACACATCCTGCGGCCTGCACGCATCAGCCCTAAAGTCGGGGCTCGTGGAAGCATCCCTGTCCTTTGGAGCACGTACAACCTCCCCGCACCGGGGACGCGGTACCACGTGTTTCAGTTCGGTAACATCGCTCAGGTGAACCTGGGCCTTGAACTGAAAAAGAACGTCTGGACCAGCGCGAGCAGTCAGATGGTCAACAGCAGCATGCTGATCGACATCTATAGCGATCGCGGCTTGATGATTCCACGGCAATCGGTCTACTTCCTCATGACCGAAGACAGCAACCTTGTGGTGGCTGTTGAGAATATCCCGAGCATTGGTTTGTTCGGTGAAGAGGATGTGTACTTCCGTTTCTACAGCAACGAGTTCTTCAACCGGATTGAACAGCACGACGTTCACGAAGGCATCGAGTACCACTATAGTCTTCCGGCCAATACCTCGCAGATCAATGCCCTGACATTCCTGTTGCGGCAAATGCAAGCGCGCTCGGGGTACGTGTTCTGCTACGTCAATGGCTGGCGTGTCAATGACATCACTACCGCTACGGTGGTGCGGGGTGATCGGGTCGAACTGGTCCGTGACAGCTCGGTTGAACGGGTGGTTGAGTTTGCGGTCGCTGACCTGCCGGTGTTCCTATCTGAACTGGACACCAAGCAGAAGTACCTGCTCCATCCACCGCGCACCGGTGACTTGACGTTGCGTTACCGCGATGATCAAGACATCTTCCTGATGTTCAAGCGCACCCCCTTCGTTCAAAAGGGCGTGTACTTCCACAAGAACCTGGAAGACTCCGTCCGGATGGTCACTCACCAAGACTACTCAGTTCCGACCAGCTACATCGACCGGTTCTGCTCGCTCAATCCAAACTGGGCAGTGAACAACCAACTGACCCTGCAATTGGTTCAGCGTCGCTCGGGCATGGACAAGGACCTGTTAGACGAAGCCCAGCACATCAAAGAGCTGTATAAGTTCGATGATGACAAAGACTTCCTGGCTGCGATCATGGGGTCTGAAGCTGTGGTGGATGTCTGGCGTATTGAGGCCTTGGAGAAATCCATGTACACCGCCTTGATGCGAGCTAAAGCAGGCACCATCACTCGTGAGATGGTTGAGGCCGCTTACGGGTATAACTCAATCACGCGCATTCTGGCTGACACCCCTCAAAAGGTTGCGGGCAGTAAGGCGTGGGTGGAATTACCGTTTGGTCTTCGGGCCATGAGTACCGTTTACGAGTACAGCGCACAAGGCGTGTTACTTGGATGGCACCTGAATCAGAACGCGCAATGGTACGTGCCTCGTTCAGCTGAGTGCCGGTATGTCGAAGCCATTTGTGGCCGTGGCGGGGACGTGCTCTCCACCGTATACGCTCATAACCACACCCCAGCAGAAGGCCTGACGTTCCGGTGTTACGTTACTCCCATCTTTGCCGGGAAACCGACAGGTGATTGGATGGATGTGACCGATAACGACACCTACTACGACCTGGTCGATGGGACAGTGATGTGGAAGGTCAACCCGGCTGAGTACTACACCGCCATCAAGCTCGATGACACATTCCTGACCTACAACTTGGAACTCGACTACGCAGACAAACTGCTTCGGTTCAGTCTGAACGTTAAGGAACTGCGCATCGATGGCGTGGCGTATAACGGCTTGGTTGAAATCCCAAGTGGGTTGCTTGAAGTGTGGCTGAACGGTCATCCGTTGATCGAGAAGCTGGACTGGGTCATGGTCGATAAGGAAGTCTGCATCTTCAACAAGCAATGGCGTAACCAGGCGGGGACTCACAACACGGTCACGATCCGTGCCACCGGGTTCTGTAATCCGGACATGAGCCGGGTGAAGGAAGCCGAGTACGGGTTTGTTGAGAACGGGCTGCTCAGCCGTAACAACCGTTGGAACCTGCGTGATGACAAAGTCGTGCGGGTCATTGCCGATGGTCGTCTGTACTGCCGGGAAGAAATGGACTGGGCGGAAAACCGTCCTGAGGTCCTGTTGGCCAACGTGCGTAACGGTGCACCCTATCAGGTCACTGAGCCGCTGATCCCCTTGCGTGGGGTGACGTATGAAGATGCGTACTCCATGCGTAATCGGGCTGAAGCCACGGACCTGCAGATCGAGGACTACATGACCGAACGCCTGGGTGAGATCCCAGCGCAAGAAGTCAGCCTGATCCCAAGGCGTCATGCGTTGTGCAGCCCCTTCGTGAGCAAGATCATGCACGATGTGATCAATGGGTTCTTCGACCAGACGCCGTTGCAACAGTACTACAGCGATCAGGATGTGCGGAAATGGTGTGAGCCTTACCTGTGGTTGCTCGACTACGAGCCGACCATGATGGACTTCGATGAGCGCTACGTGACCATTGATGCCCATGAGCGCAACACCCCGTACGCCTTGACCGTGTACCAGTACAACTTCATCGCCCGTGTCATTCGCGTCATGCTCAATGACAAGATCGACATCACGCACTCGATCGTCATCGATCACCTGCCCATTTAATTGTCTTAGGAGCACGGGGGTAACAGCCCCCGTGATTGAATAGATGAGTACAGTTTCTGATACTCCCCAGATTGGTATTGTTAATCTGGACCGCGGGTGGAAAATCTGGAACATGACAGAAATCTTTACCGGTAAAGCCGGTACGGGTCTGCACTGCCCCAACGTCAATGATCTGATTCTGGATCTGACTTCGGGCTGGTACCTGGTTACCACCATCGACATCACCACTGGCCTGTGCCAGTACATCCCATGGACCTTGCCTGCGGTGACGCAGAACAATGTCGTGATCGATCAGCTGCTAGGTGTTAGCACCGGCATGCAGAGCGAAACCTGGCGCGTCAACATTGACACCCGCCAGATGCCGTACTCGATGGAAATCGATGGCCGTCTGCACCTGTACCGGTCGGATGCCGATCATTACAAGGTGTTCTTGGGTACTGACCTGACTGACAACGGTATCGTGCTCAGTGCGTACTACAGTCCGTCCGGTGAGTTCATCGGTGAGAATATCCCGCTCGAACACGTCGGCACTGACAACATCAACAACTTCGCCATCTGGGCACCGAAAGCGGGTAACACCAACCGCAAGCTCAACGACGGGGAAGTGGTCACCGTGGTGCTGTACAGCGCTGCTGGTCACAAGCTCAGTCATTCGTCTATGCTGATCCAAAACACCACCTTGGTGCGCCGGACAGCGGCGGGTCGCAAGCAGATCCGCTCGATCCGCATCAAGAGCCCGTACGTGTCCGATGCCGATCCAAGTCAGTTGATTGTACCGATCAACATCGATGTTCGAACGGTGTCCATGGTCGGTGTGGTGCGGTATAACACCGGTGAAGAAATGGAAGTGCCGATCGTCCTTGACGGTACAGGCAAGATGGCGTTGCACGGCCTGCGTTGGTATTCCCCAACGATCCAATCACATCCGCACAAGCTCACCCTGTCCTACCGGTTGAGTGAAGACGAGTATTCGTTGGAGCACGGGATCACCGAAAACGGCTACATCACCGAAGCCTTCACGATCAAGGCTGTGGCGGCTGACAACGCTTATAGTGTGCGTCTGTACGCCTTCCCGACCTGGAACACTCCAGCGGGTCGCTATGATCTGGATTTCTGGCTGTTCAATATCGACCGCGATGTGTACTACCGTGTACCGCGCAGTGTGGTGGAGATCCCAGACAATGAAGTGGCCTTTGACGGTTCGGACTTCGTGTCCCGTCAGCGTTTGAAGTTCGGTCTATTGCTCAGCAACGTCGATCCGGTCTTCAGTGCACACCGCTTCACCCAAGCCAGCGAGATTTCGCTCAACAAAGCCGGTACCGAGTCAGGCGACAAGTGGCAGGTCAAAGTTGACCCAGCCCAAGCCAAGTTCTTCGGTGCAGGTGTTGCAGCTAAGAACCGCCTCGTCAACACCAACCTGTCGTACCTGAACTTGCAGGTCGGTGCTGTAGACGTGGGCGATTGGCTGAACAAGCTGTACTATCCCCTCAACCATCTGTTCGATGACACCAGTGAAGTCCAGGCTCCTGAGCCGACGCACTTCATCATTCACACGAAGACCCGTGAATACATGTTTGCCATTTCCCAATGGAAGCAAGAGTTCCCGATCCTCAACGACGTGAATATTGGCGAGACCATCTACCTAAGGTGGATTCGCGAAACCGCGAACGCTCAGCTTCAACTGGGTGTGACGGGTCTGGCTGTCGAGCAGAGTAACTGATAAACGTACTTGGGTCTGTCGAGGAGCAATCCTCGGCGGGCCTGGGTATTTGGAGGCATCATGCAAACGATCCTATTCATGCAGGATTGGGATAATTACCCCACTGCGATCTGGGACACCAAGACAAACAACACCTCGTTCCTGGAATTCTCAGCCCTGCTTAAACACATGGGAATTCAGAACCACCTGTTCCCGTTGGCACTGATGCAGCCAGACCTGCAAGGTGTCGATCCGTTCGACCCTATGCTGTCGGACGAAATGAAGCTCAAGATCAAGATTGAGTGCACGTTTAACCCGTGGTACTTTATTCGTGAAGTCATGCGTGTGCCTCCGGCTGCCGGTGATACACCCATGCAGCTACAGGCTAACCGGGGTAACATCTCACTCTGGTGGAGCTTCCTGAATCACATCGACTACTTCCTGGTCCAGATTCGTCAGACCGGTAAGTCCCTGAACTCCGACGGTATCTCCGTGTGGTATCAGGTCTTCGGTGCACGTAACTCGCGTTCCAACCTGTTCACCAAAGGCGACTTGTTTAAAGAACACATCGCCCGTCTGAAGAAACTGCGGGGCTTGTTACCTAAGTACCTCGTGAACGTCACCAAGAAAGACACCGACAACCAGAAGGAGTTCACCAACTACTCCCAAGGTAACCGGATGGTGGTGTACATCCCGCAGAAAGACGAAGAAGCTGCCCGTAACCTGGGTCGTGGTCTGACCACCTCACACTCGCATACGGACGAAATCGCCTTCTTGAAGAACGTACACATCTCCCTCGGTGTTATGCTCGCAGGTGGTGGTGCGGCGCGTGAAGAAGCGGCACGCAACGGTCTACCCTACGGTAACATCTTCACCACAACCGCAGGCGAACTGGACACCCCTGAAGGCGCGTACGCGTACGACATGATGACCGGCGGGGCAGAGTGGAACGATCACTTCTATGATTGCACCGACAACAAAGAACTCTACGAAGTCGTGCGTAAGCAGTGTCGCAACAAAGAAGCAATCCTGATCAACGGTACGTTCAACCACAAGCAGTTGGGTAAGACCGACGAATGGCTCAGAACCAAGATCGCCGAATCCCGTCAAACGGGTGATGGGGTCCGTCGAGACTACATGAACGAATGGACCTCGGGTAACGCCCGAAACCCATTGACCAAAGACACGTTGCGTAAGATTCATGCCAGTGTCACCAAACCGACGTATTTGGAGATCGATAAGGTCGACCATTATTCGGTGCGCTGGTACGTACCTGAAGCTGAAGTCAAGGCAGGCTTGCCGGGCCGTGAAGTGATCATGGGGATGGATACCTCGAACGCGGTGGGACGAGACAACATCACCGGTGTGATTGTGGACACCAGTACTTTGGAAGTCGTCGGGGCCTGGACCATTAACGACACCAACCTCACGGCCTTTGCCATGTGGCTGATCAAGATGATTGTCAGGTTCCCGAAACTCACCTTGGTGCCGGAATCGAAATCCACCTGGATCGGGATTCTGGATACAATGCTCCTGACCTTGCCGACCTACAAGATCGACCCGGCCAGACGCATCTACTCGACCCTGGTCGACACCAAAGATGAATCGGCCCATGACCGTAAACGCTTCCAGGAATACGTCGGTGACCGGGACCATTATCGGTCGTACCGTAAGTTCTTCGGCTTCCCCACCAACGCCTCACTGCGGGAGATCCTCTACGGGCCTGTGTTGCAAGAAGCGGCGAAGAAGTCAGGCAGTCTGGTGCGTGACGCTAAGCTTCAAGGTGAATTGTCTCGCTTGGTAGAGCGGAACAATCGGATCGACCATGATGCCTCCGGACACGATGACCATGTCATCAGTTGGCTGTTGTGTCACTGGTTCCTCACCTACGGTAAGAACTTGGAGCACTACGGCATTACCTTGAGTGAAGTGAAGCGGCGGGTCTATGAAGCCGAACACAAGCTCTCGTGGGATGAACAGCGCAAGTACGACCAGCAGCAACGCATTCGGGATCAAGTCGGGGAACTGATGGAACGCCTGAACACGGAGAAGAACACGTACGAACGCATCAAGATTCAACATAAGCTTGATGTGCTGATGGCACAGGCCAGTGACGAGTTTGACATGGAGCCGATTGGCTCGATTGACCAGATCAAGGAAACCAACCGTGAGAAGCGAGCTATCATCAGTCGCAACGCAGGGCCTGGCCGTGAACTGGAGTTGGATCGTCCGCTGAACCTGGGTATGGCCGAGCGTCGTCGTACCACCTTCCGCAGTAACAGCAGTAACTTCATGATTCGGTGAAACGGCATAAGGGGAGGGCTTCGGCCCTCCCTCTATGTTGTCTTACATGACGTTGATGTAGACCATCTTGCGCAGGAAGTCCGCCAGTGCCCGTGCCCTGTAGAACACGCCACCGGCCAACTGGATGTTGGCATCATTGAGCAGTTCAGGGTGCAGGTACTTGGTCTTGTGCAAGTACGGCCTTAAGGCCACTTTGTGCAGGAGTGCCAGCTTCTTCATCTTCACTTCAATGCCATCGAACTCACGCTCAACGGCATCTGCCAAGGCATCGAAGGCGTTGGCTCGCTTGATCAACTCCATGGCTTTATCCGCGTCAACGAGGAACGGCTTGGTTTCAACCAGCGGATCAGGATTGACGGGGAACTTAATCACCGGGTAGAAGGTCCCATGACGGCTCTTAGGCTCGACGAAGGACATATCCTGCACCAACCCTAGGAGTTTCATCTGCGTGTCTCTGAGGAGCTCTGCAGCGCTTACAGGACGGGTGTCCAATGCATCAGCTTGCTCTGCCGGGGACAGGTCTGCAAAACCCAATGCCCAATCCAACTGACGGTGGCCGCACTCGAACGCCGTCGCCTTGAGGGTCTTGTACGCCACCAATTCCATGTCCAGGAAATCGAACAACCCTGCACCCAGGGGTTTGCCCGCGATGGTCAGCCAGCCGTGTTCACGGGCCTGATAAGGCGGGATCATCCGACGGTACTCATGGTTCATCAGCGCCCGAGGGGTGTACCAACCTCGGCCTTCGTCTTCATTCCATGCTCCGCGAGTCAGGCGGTACGGGGTGTAGATGTCGTTCAAGCCTGAGATGTCTTTATCGTCTTCATCAATGACGCGAGTGCGAGGGCGGGACATTAGTCTTTCCTGTAATGGTTCATGGTGACTGTACGCAGCACCAAGTAAAGGATGGCACCGGTGCGGATCGAGGCAACCAGTGCAGCGTTTTTGGTTTTGACTGCTTTGCGGACCACTTCAAAGCCGGTATCGCGCATTTGCAACAGAAGGTCGTTGTTAGCACGAGACGCGGTGTAGAGGTTACGCAGCTTGGTCAAGAGGGTGGGCAAGTCTTTGACGTTGATGCTGTTGCGGTTGCTCGCAATGAAGTCGAACAGATGCTCAAGCGTCAGGTCAGCCAGTTTGATCACGTTTGGATCGCCCTTGAGCTTGGATGAATGCTTGGCCATGTACTCCAAGCACTCGACCATGTTGTGGTAGGGCAGCTTGGGCATGCAGCCTGCGACGATCTCGGTCAGCTCCTTGACGATGAAACTGTTGCGGTCCGTCATCACGTCATCCAAGTAGCGCCGGTACACGGTGTACTGGTTCTTCTTGGTCTTGACGACAATTTCGCCGTCCATGTTGACCGTGGTGTTGGAGTTGGTGCGGATCAGCGCGGTTGGGTCACGACGGACAATCTCGAACTCGTCCCGGATGTTCTTCAGGTAGCCTTTGATCCGGCCTTGGATGTCGTTGACCATGTAGATGATGTCGTAATCGTCATCAAAGTTCTGGAAGGTCTTGTTCAAGGCATGGGGAGACCGCTTGTCGATCGAAGCTTCAGCCCGATATTGGAGTAAGGCACCCCAACTACCCAATTCCTTAAGCTTGTACTTCTTCGGCAGGCGAGCATAAGTGGCTACCGCTACCGCTTCATCGGCCCGGCTTGGAAACCAGTAAGATAAAATGGAAGTGATAAATTTATATTGCAGCACCAGAAGTGCATCGATCATTGCCGAGTGCTTCTCAGTGTCTGTCAGCTTCGCGTTGTAGATGGCATGCACCAACCACAAGCAGGAGAGGTTCATTACGTCGGTGGAAACGTAGCGCACCTTCTTCGGATCAGGGACCAGTGTCTTGAGCTGGAGCAGGTCGTTTTGCAGACTGACGTCGTCAAAGTCCAAAACGGTGGTGAACCATTCGATCCGGTCACTCTTGGTAAAGCGTACGTCTTGCACACCCATCAGGTGACCGCCGAAGAACGCTACATGGTCATCGTTCTTGTTGGCAAAGTTCTGGCGATAGGTCTGCAGGCGGCGAATGAAGTTACGGTCAATGACGATGTGGCTACAAGCCTCATCGAACAGAGACTTCACTGTCGGGGTTGTGCCTGACATGGGGGTATCCTGTTAAGACGGTCGTGACGGAAGTATCATAGCGATACGTGGTTGGTGAGTCGTTTGTCGATTGAAAAACATTTCAACGATACATGATAGAGTTGATAACACCCACCTGTAACCTAGACTTTACTTAGGAGAGTCACTATGCACACTACCAATTCAATTGCAGTCCATCCGATCAACCAGTTCCTGGCCGACCACAGTGATCAGTGGGCACAGGACATCGATCTCAGCCGTCTGGATGAAGTCATCTTCCAAGAGGAAGAATCCCATCTCATCAAGCAAGGCCTGAGTGCCGTGCGTGTGACCCGTGTGGGTCAGGGCCTGCCGGAAATCCGGGAAGTCAAAGGCACCTTGACCAGCCGGTTGAACTGCCTGCTCGATGAAACAACTGGCTGCATCACTCAGGCCGAATGGCGTGAGAAAGCCAAGGTCCATCCAGCCTACGAGCTGATCTACGCTGAACTGCGCGAGGCGTTCGACACGCAAGAGCTGACCCAGAAGTTTGACGTCATGGAGAAGTTCGGTGTCGAGGTCTACTACGACCGGGGCACTAAGCTGCTGACCCTAGGGCTGAATGCGAGCAAGATTCGTAAAGGCTTTAGTGAAGTCATCTCTATGAAGGATATTCGCAACAAGCGCGCTCTGGACATCATCAACAATGTCGGCTTCGGTCTGCTGAAAGAAGATGATAACAAGCCTGAGTCGGTAGCACCGCAAGCGGCGACCTTCTACATCACCTTCCAGCTGGGTGACACACCTAGCTAACCGCTTTGATCCTCATCCATGCCCCTAACCCGGCCATGGCTTCCCCTTGCCGTTAAGGCCGGTCGGATGAGGATCTTTTTTTGTTTCAGGAGAGCAGTACCGTGTCCATATCCGTCAATGAGCCCACCACCGCGCTGTGCATCAACACCCTGCGTGATCTGACCCTTGAGCGTAACCAGTACGTGGACCAAGTCCCGGAAGAACTGGACAGCCGCTTGCGTGAACACATCGTCACTGCCGTCCGGCATTGCTCGGCGATGCTGTTTGGCTATGACCGTGAGCTGTTCCACTCGTTCACCGCTGAAGAGTTCTTCAAGCAGATGGAAGTGGTGCGTAATGACATCTACGACCAGTTGGTCAAGGCAGGTCTCAAGTACCGGATCTTTGTTCAGAAGGGAACCATCTACGGCGAACTGCTCGATGAAGAGCTGGACATGAGCGTCTACGCACCCCTGTCGCGTAACTACGGCGAGGACGCTAAGCGGGTCATGGGACAGTTCGAATGGCGCTGTTCCGGCCTGGTGAACTAACGGCATAATTGGCTACCGCCCTTCGGGGTAGGTAGCCTTGTTTATTTTTTGTAACCTCGATCTGTATAGTATGCACAGTCTTGTCGCCGCTCTGGGAAGGAAAGGAAAGAAGGGAGCGAGGGGGCAAGATTAATGACGAACGAAGTGAGGAATTAATCTGGGGGAGTGAGGGAAGAAAGGATAGGATGGGATAGACCTGCCGTGTTTGGGTGGCTGTCTGGAGGGAAGAATGACCGGAGGAGAGACGCACAACACGAGCATACCCTGTGAGGCGAAGCCTCACTATACTAAGGGGTGAATTGACATATCACACCATACCAAGAATTCCGTACTAAAAAACATTTAGGCCAGCCCGAGGCTGGTGTTTATGCTGCTAGACCGGAATCCTATAGCACGATCCTTTATCCCTAAGGTCTATCCATGAACCCTTCATTGAAACTTTACCACTACGCACCAGACTTCTACCCTAATCTACAGACACGGCGTAAATCAGGCAAAGCCGATGTGGCTGAGATCAAGCGGGCTGAAGAATCGGCGAGAAGACTTGGACTCGAAGGACCTTACGTCGATCACATCTCATTCTTCTTTGATCCCATCCCTGCTGACATCCTCCCGAACCTTTACGGTCAAGACCACGCTGTCTGGTTCAAGGGCAATAAGCTCTATGAGTACATCGTAGATGTAGACAGTCTGCAGCGAGATCTGTTGTATCGGGTGGTGGAGAGTGAGCGTAAGACCGCTTTCTTGGACAAGTTTGCTGAAGAACACAATTGGGTGGATGATGATCCGGTGCTCCTGATGAAATACCTGAAGGAGATTGATACCCTTCAGCGTAAGTGGGGCGAGTTGGGTCGGGAATGGTCTGAGTTCAAGAAGCAGATCCAGCTCAACCAAGGCAAGACCCGCTCAGCTTACATCCGAGCCAGTCAGCGGGACGATTTCGAGGCAGGGCGTCGTCGTTACGCATCCAATGTCCCTCACTTGATGGTCTACCCGTCTCCTGGTGTGATTGATTACGCAGAAGTCAATACGGTGACGCTGGGCAGTGATCGGCGCATTCCGTACAAACCTCGTACTAACAACCGTTTTACCAAATGGTGACTCCCGTGATCAAGCCCCAACCACCCAAGCTGCCAATCCCTCCTCCTGTCCGTCTGTACTGTGACCATTGTGGGACATTACCCAGACAGGCAAGCACACCACCTTAGGTTGCCGATTCTCTATTTGGCTCAGGAAATACCTCCCATGAATTACTTTGCATCGCTTGAAGACATCCTCTCCCCTATCGGTGAACCTAAAGCCCCCATCGTAGGGCTACTGGTCCAAGACTGGGATGAGAACGTCACCCTGACCGCAGGACGCATCGCAGAACTCGGCTACGCAGCCCAAGTCCTTCCCTTGGGGGCTCAGGTCTCTCAGGAACAGAATGCCTCAAACAACGGGATCGTTCCGGATAACGAGGTAACGCGTGGTCCCCAACCACAGGTACTGTTCTACTACAAGGGCAAACCTGAGAACGCGGCCGAAGGCATCCCGGTCCTTGTGATCAACGAGGGTAAGGTCAAAGTCAGCATTGAAGAGCGTCTCATCGAACTGCGTGAACACCTGACGGCCATTGGGGTGAATCCCAGGGTCGATGGGGACCATGAGTTCCGTTGAACAGTGATAGGTCAGTGTGGTTTTATTTACCGTTAGGGGACAATGGTTTGACATTGCCCTATCATCCTTTCGGGCGACCACACTTAACCTAGAGAACAAGCAGCATGAGCCTGAATAAAGCGATCCGTGAGTATGTACGTTACGTTAACTTGGTTTCGACCAAGCATGCGTGGGCCAAAGAAGCCCTGGCATACATCCCGCTGTCCTTCTTGGTCAGCCGCCAAGCGGAGCAGGTGGACAAGGCGTATCCGAAACTGATGGTCTTCATCCGGGACAGTTGGGGCGACAAGTTCGTGACCCAGACCCTGAAAGAAGTCAGCCGCGAATACGACCGCACCCTGCGCATGACCCAAGAGGACCTGCTCAAGTTGTTCATCGACGACATCCAGGCCTACGAGCGCCTGTGTGAAATCACCCCAACCATGGCAGAGCCTGCTGCGCGTGATATCGGTCACGACATCCGTTACATCGGCTCGACCCTCATGACCTTCAAGGACATGTGCTCGGTGTTCGAGAACAAGCTGCACGGTAACGTGCGCTGCATGGTCAGTGCTAAGCGTGACCTGTTCCGCGGGTACTACACCGGCGTGGAATGGTTCAACAAAGACTAACCGTCAACATACTGGGGAGGGCACGTGCCCTCCCCTTATGCCGTGTCGATTCGATTCGAAATATTTTTGACAATACATAGTAACAGTGAATAGGAAGAATGATCCTCCTATCATACCCCCGTTCTTAAGGAGAACACCATGGAACTGTCCATCGCTAAAGCCCACCTGCAGACTCTGTTCACCGAAACCATGGCTCCGTTCACCTTCGCTCCGATTCTGTTGACTCGGGTAGAGAAGGTGCTGGATGTCATGAAGCCCTATGAAAACGAATCGCTGGTTGAAGGCGAATTCGTGAACATGGTCGTTGAGCAGTTCAAGAACAACCCTGCGCTGTTCTTCAAAGATTCGATTATCCGTAACGGCGTGATCTATCCGGAAATGGAAGATGACGCCCAAGCGGCTGAAGTCATTGCGGGCCTGAAAGAGACCCTGGAAGCCATGGGTCCTGAAGGTGCAGCCAGCGTGGCGTACATCACCCGCGCTGTGTCTGAGCCGTTTCTCAAAGCAGCCTAACCCGCTGCATCCACCTGTAACAGGAGTAACAGCGTTATGAAATCGTTCCTCATTGGCGTGGCTATTGGCGTCATCATCGGTGTCAATGCCCACCAGAAGAAGCTACAAGCTGCTGAAGCCAAGCAGCCTGAAGCTCAACCCGAACCTTCTTCCTCCGAAGAAGCCCCTCAACCAACGTAAGGAGTAGCATCATGTGGAAAGCATTTGCCGGTGTTGTTGTCGGCTGCGCACTGACTGACTACGTGCTGAAGAACTACGACATCGAGTCGGAATTCACCAGCACCAAGTTCTCGATCAAGGTCACCAAGAAGACTGCTGCGGCAGTCTGATCGAGTGTCAGCTTAACGGGACAGTCCTTCGGGACTGTCCTCTCATTAACTTAGCAAGGATGCCTGTCATGATTGACTTAGCATATTGGGCGGATTTTATCACGTTGGCGTTTGTTACCTACTGCATCGTCATGTTGATCGGGTGGTATGTGGTCATGCGCAGTGCGTATCGAATGGAATTTAAAGCGTACGCGGCATTGATCCGCTGGGCCATTAAATACACGGTGTTTAGCTACAACTACATCGCGGTCATTAACTGGACCTTGTTGACGATATTGGGCGCTCTGATGATTTGGCATGACCGTCATTGGGCTGTCTTAATCGTTGCGTTACTGTGCGCTGTCGTGGGCATAATCTGCATCATCGGTAAAGATAAGGAACCCGCAATTGGTTAAGTCTGTCGGCATAAAGGGGAGCCGAAGGGCTCCCCTCTGTCCTTTCTTTTTTCTCAACCCTTGTAAAGAAATACGCAAATGACTCATAATCTGAATGATACCGTTACATCCTACGGAGATACCGCAATGATCGAGAATGATCAGTCCAGACAGCCACCGGCGGTCGCCTCTCCAATTACCTCCCTCAGTTTAAAGGATCATGCAGTCCCTGCTGCATACGTACTGTCTCACCCTTCGACTGGGAAGCGTTATGTAGGTAGCACGGTGAATCTTTATAATCGAGTGTGTCTACATAAGTCTCGACTCAAAGCAGGCACTCACGATAACCGACCCTTGCAAGAAGCCTACAATAACAATGCTCGTTTTGATCTGTCGGCCATTCTCACCGATAGCAAAGAGAAAGCCCTTGACTTGGAACAGCAATTGCTGGATGAAGGGCACGTTTGCAATGATCTTTTCAATATTGCAACCGATGCAAGACGCTCCATGGCAGGTAAGACTGTATCGGAAGAGGTCCGTAAGGTTTTATTAGAGCAGGCTAAAGTCAAGAATGTAGACCCTGTTTTTCGAGCAAGGCTTTCAGAGAAAATGAAAGTAGTCATGAACGATCCAGATCTAAAATCAGCCCAGGCAGCTAGAGCGAAGAAGATGATGGACGATCCGGCACATAAAGCCAAAATGGCTGCTGCCTTATCCAGACCAGTAACCATAGATGGGGTCCATTACTCCAGCATCAAGGAAGCCGCCGCTCAAACAGGTATTAACTACTATACTCTTGTTAGTAGGTTCAGACGACAGAAAAATCATGAAGAAAGATAAGTGAGGCGGCATAGAGAGGGGAGAGACTCCCCTCTCCTCCTAGTTCATTTTTCTTTTGTCACCTGCGTGACCCAACAGTATAGCGCATAAGGCGACGGTTCTGTTCTTTGTTCGCCATAGTGCCTGCTTTCCGCCAACGGTCCCGCAGATGCTCTTTGTACATCTGGTTAGAATCAGCGTAGGAGTCAACGATCTCACGAATCCGCCCGAGCGACGCACCACCTCGAATCGCACCCTCATCCAGCTGGATAATGGTTCGGTTGTAGATGAACGCTTTGGTGGCCAGGATCACCAATTCGCTGAAGACATCGGCGTAGATGTTTGAGATGTTGGCAAGGTTCGGTTCATGACTGACCATGCAGCGCAAGAAGGCAATGCCCGGTACACGGTTCATGTTAGTGACCATGACCGTATTGTCCGCCACGAGTGTGCAGTACGCCGTCTGGACCTGAGTCCACGCCGAATTGGATTGCAGCAACCCGGCCGCGGCTTCCAACACCATCGAACGGTCTTCTGAGATCACTCCCACATTGCCCAGCGTATTGCCCATGCCGTAAGCCAAGCCGTACACTTCGGTAATGCTGCGACCTTGGGTCAGTTCTTTCGGGATACGGTAGACGTACGTCCAGTTGTCAATGCGATCAGCTTGCACATTGACCAGTGGAATGAACACCTCCACACCGGTGCAGAGGTTGATGTCCACCAGCACGCGGGCTTCTACGACCTGACGCCGGATCACGGTGTCATTGCTGATACCGGTACTGAAGTCACGGATCAACCCTTCCTTGGAGGGATCGTAACGGGTCGGAGAGAATGTATAGCGCAGCACCTCCGAGGGCACCTCGAATTTAACGCGGTCAAGAGCCACGGTCACTAAATCTACCATTATGAATTCTCCTAATGGATGGTTAATATGAAACTTGTAGGCGGGGCAGACAATTCATTAAGTCGTTATACCGACCTCATACATACGATCTGACCGTAGCCCTGCTCTAACCCCTTTAGATTTTCCACGAACCTAATCGAATCCGATGTAATGATACATTATCCTTGCGTCAATACCCGTTCTAAACCAACACAACCCAAGCAACCCAAAGAAGGAACATCCTCCATGAGTACTGGTCTCTCCACTCGCCCCGTAGGCACTATCAGGATTTTTGCGTGCGGGGACAATACAGGGGTGTAAGCGATGAACGACATAGTTCTTGCTTCTCTGAGGGGCAAACCGACAAGGAAAGAACATTCATTTCCAGCGGCTTATGTCCTGACTCACCAAAAGACAGGCAGGGCATATGTCGGCAGCACGCATAATCTATATACCCGCATTAATCAGCACAAGAACCGTTTGAAAGACGGGACTCACCGGAACCCAAATTTACAAAAGGCTTATGATGACGATCCTCGTTTCGACCTGGGTTTCATTAAAGCCGAAAGTAAAGAAGAAGCGCTTGACATTGAACAGCATTTGCTGGACGCCGGCCATAGTCAAGGCAGACTGTTTAACGTAGCTACCGATGCCCGTCGAACAGGATTAGGTGTCCCGGTCCCTGAAGAGGCCAAGAGGAAGCTGAGCGAGGCTACTCGTCGCCAGTTTTCCGACGAAGCAGCCAGGCAGGTACAGTCAGAGCGCTCTAAGGAATTGTGGAAAGATCCGGAGTTCAGAGCTAAACACGTTGGGCGGCAGCGATCAGTTGAAACCAAACGATCTGTCTCAGAGGGACTTCGGCAAAAGTACATTGACGATCCAGACCTTAAGCTCCGCCAGGCGGAAAGTCGAAAGAAAGAAATAGTTTACGAAGGAGTGTGTTACCCGAGCCTAGTTGACGCTTCTAGGATTCTGGGCATTCCAACCTCCACCTTACACGGTCGAATTAATCGATCTAAATAATCAGCAGTAACTACCATAGTGAGGAGATACACATGACAACAACAGGACTAAGCACTCGGCCCGTGGGTACTATCAGGGTGTATGCGTGCGGGGGTGGGGGAATCAACCTCGGTAAGGAATACCTCAGCTTCCACGAGGGCCACAGTGCCGACATCGCCAACTTCCAACTGGCCTGCATCGACACCTCCGATTCCAACCTCGATGATCGCCTGGTCGAGAACACCTGGCTCTTCACCGACCTCGATGGCTCGGGCAAGATCCGCAACAGCAATGACAAGACCATTGCCAAAGCGGTGCCGGACATCCTGCGAAAGTTCAAGCCTGCTGACCTGAACATCGTAATCTTCACCGCCTCCGGCGGTACGGGTTCGGTGGCTGGGCCGCTGATCATGAAGCAGCTGCTCGAAGACGGCCATGTGACCGTTGGTGTTGTGACCGGCTCGTACGAGTCGATCAAGACCGCTGAAAACACCATCGGCACCATGAAGACCCTCGATGCCATCAGTCGTGCGGTCGACAAGCCGGTCGTCATTCAGTTCGGCATGAACCGTCCGGATGTGCCGCGCTCGGCCATCGACAAAGAAGCCCACCTGATGATCGCCTCCTTGGCGATGCTGTGCAGCCGCCGTAACCACGGTCTCGATACTGCAGACATCAAGAGCTTCGTGTTCTTCAACAAGTCCACGGACGTCCCGGCCCAACTGTCGCGCATCCACGTGTACGACACCATCAAGGGCTTTGAGTCCAACATGAAGGACCCGATCTCGGCTGCCTACCTCAAGCGCGATCAAGACGACCTTCAGCCGAGCATCTTCGTGCCGTACAGCTGCGATGGCTTCATGCCAGCCGTGGCGCAATCGAACACCAGCCTGTTCTTCGGTATCGAGAACACCTCGTTCTCCGAGATCCGCACCGAGCTGGAAAGTCTGAAGAAGGAAATGGAAATGCAGCGCAAGACCCGCGCCAGCGCCGTGACCTTTGCAGGCGACAACGATGAAGCATCGGACACCGGTCTGATCTTCTAAGCCGATCGACAGCGGGAGCAATCCCGCTGTCCTTATGCCGGGAGGCAAGGATGACAATCACCACTTTAATCGAGTCAGTGAAAACCCCCGAAGGAATCGAGGCGCTCGCGAAAAAGATTGCCGAGTCCACCGATCAGGCATTGCACAATTTGATTGTGCCGTTCCAGAAGGTCCGTTCTCTCTTGGGCGATTCTTACGTAGTCGTCCAGTTGTATCAGCACGACCATGACGGCACCATCTTTTACTCAGCCGGGTTCATGGACCGCGACGATCAGACGTACGTCGTCTATGACAGCAGCGAACACCACAAGCCTCACGAACAAAGCCGTGACAGCGTGTTGTGGAACAAGTTGGTCAAAGCAGCCGACACCCACAAGATCGCTATTCACCTGACCGACCGTGACAACCGCCTGCATCGGCCTGTTCACACGGTGGACCAGCTGACAGACTACCTCGACACGTATATTTAACCTAATTCTCACCCAGAAGGAGCCACACCATGAACCGTCGTAACGATCCCGCCAACACCATCTATGATGCCGATGGTAAGCCCATGTACGTCATGCAGCCTGTGCAGAAGACCGGCCAAACCCACTACGTCAATGTACCCGGTGGCGCACGCCTGCTGCTCATCACTTTCAAGCTGCCAGTCGCTGAGCGTTACCTCAATGACCCGGACTATACTCAGGATGTCCGCCCGATTGCCTGGCCCTTCATGCACCCGTATTGGCTGACTGAAATGGCCGATACCCATGCGCAGTTGATGGCCTACGTCGAATCCAGTGAGGAACTGCTGACCTTCTGGCCAGAAGCGATCGAGATGGTCGTCATGGATGAGAACGTTTCCCGCTACGAGTTCACCGATGAGTTCCCAGTGCCGGACTGGTGGTTGGAAGTCACCGACCCTGCCTTCGAAGTATTGCCTCCGCGGGTGGGTGTGGTGCGGATCGTAGAACCCAAGTCCGATCAGTCGATCATCTTCGCCACTGAAGACGCCGACTACGACGTGCAACTGAACAACCTCAAGCTCGAATACGGCAAGCACGAGAACCTCGAGTTCCAACAGGAATACACCTCCTGGCGTGACCTGCAAGTCGAGTTCCGTGAAACCAAGACACTGGAAGCGGCACAGAAGCTGGCCAAAGAGCTTCAGGACTTTGACAAGTCCGATGACGATGGCTTGCAGACTAACCTGCTGATCTGAGGAGTGATACATGGCCTACGCCGAGAATGTTAAACGCACTCTGTTTCAGCTGTCTCGTTGCCAGCAGCGTCAGACGTTAATGTATGGAGGGTACCGCAAACCCAGCTATGAGGCACTCACTGCCAAACTGCGCCGTTATGCTGATCAGTCTGGCGTTAACGTGTTTTTGAGTGCGATTGACAAGGTCACTGAAGAGGACCTGAAGATAGGGTGGGCCGGCAAGAAGCGCAAGGAAATGATGCGCAAAACCGGTTCCACATCGATTGGCCGTAAAGCTCCCAAGGTGTCACGGCGGATCGTGAACCACCCTGCCTATCTGATCGGCCTACACCGACGCATGAACATTGAAGGGATCGTGCCGGTGGTGCCGTTTGAGCTCATACAGGTCGACCACATCGAGTCACTGGTGGTTATCCGTAATGGCAAGCAGGGTGAGCTGCATGTTCGTGATCGCACAGGTACGGTGAAGGTCATTCCTTGGGTGATGCGTGAAGGCCTCACGGACACAGTCTTCTACGAAGCCTGGAATAACCTTCAGTGCGACACCTTCGGGCGATTTTTCACTCCCTCGTTCATATTCAGGCCGCTCTTCCGTCAACCCCGCATGAACCGTAGACCTGTTACAACCCCGTAACACGCCAACAGTCGATTTGTTTAAAGGAGTTCCACCATGAGCTACGCCGAGAACATTGAAAACTACCGCCGTCAACTGCTCACCAATGCCAACTACCAGAACACGCGCTGGTTTGTCTTGGGTACGCCCGCCAAGATGGCGTTCCGTGACAAGCTGCTCCGTTTTGCAAAGCGCGGAGGTGTCGACCACCTCACGGTGTATGATGAAACCACTGGCGGCGAGTGTCGTCTGCCTGGCGGCATGGGTGTTCGTCGAACTGCCCTCCTTCGGGAAATGGGACGCACGAATGTCCTCATGAAGCCTGCGAAGGTCTTCCGTAAGGGCTACATCCTGGACAACGAACTGACTTCCTTGTCCAACCGTCTGCGTGTGCTTCGCGCCATGCCCGTCGAGCCCATCGAGGCCTTGGAAGTCCCGAATTTCCAAGAAGCCATCCTCATCCGTAACCACAATCGTGGGGAGCTGCACATCCTCAACAATGAAGGCACGGTAAAGGTCATTCCTTGGATGAGCGTTGCTGATACGCCCGAGGAACAGTTCAATCAAGCCTGGGCACCGATCGTCATCGAGCCGGTCAGCATGCTGGGGCTGCCCAACCTCAAGATGAAACCGCTATTCCGCCCGCGCCGGTGGCCTTCGAGAGCAGAGACAAGTCCCGAACCCGTCCCGGTTAGCGAGTAACTTCCACTTTACGCTGGTCACATATTACCCATGTGACCAGCAATCCCTTCCTCTTGGAGTAACTTAATATGTGTTCGATTTTTGGAGTAAACGGTGCGTAGCATTCCTGCTGCGTACGTCTTAACTGACGTAGTGACGGGAATGTTCTATGTCGGAAGTACAGGTAATCTTAGTGCCAGACTTAGCAGCCATAGATCGAAGTTAAATAGGGGAGTCCACGATAACCATATTTTTCAACGGTCTTACTCCGGCTGGCACAACATCCAGATCGAGTATGTAGAATATTCGACATTAGATTCAGCACGTCGTCACGAGCAATCACTGCTCGATTTCCACGCAGGCGACCCATTGTTTGCTAATATAGGGACAGGGTCTACAGGCGTGTGGGCAGGCGGCATGCCTGAAGAATACCGGCACCATTTAATAGAGGCGTCTCGCAGGTTTGCTCTACAGCCTCAAAATGTCGAACGTGTTAGGCAGATGAACTTTGCCCGCCCTAGAGAACAGGTGATTGCCAATATGGCAAAGGCACGTGCTGCTCAAGGCCCTGCCTCCGAAGAAACTCGTCGGAAGATGTCAGAAGCATGGCACCGCAATGGAGGAATCAGTCCCGAGACGCGCCAGAAGATGAATGAGGCAAATGCCCGCCGCGAAGTTCATTTCACACCTACGGCAAGAGCCAGACAGTTAGAAACGTGCCAAAAGGCAATTGTAATTGAAGGTGTGTCCTACCCGAGTATAGCTACTGCGGCTAAAATACTTGGACTAGGTGAATCAACAATAGCTTACCGTCTTAAGTCTGAAAACAGACCGGATTGGAATTACCTTTAAGGAACAAACAAATGCATGTATTTGAATGTGAATGCTGCTCGAATTGCGACTCGATTCACAGCACCCCGCAAACCTCACCGGGTTATAAGTGTCATCGCTGCGTCACAGGCGATTGGCACCATGAATTTCCAGAGGAGAGCTACGATTATAACAAGCACGGTCCCGCTTTGAATAAGATCAATCCGGCCGGCGATGATGGCTTCCCCAGCTTCAGTTAAGCGACGGCATAAAGGAGACGATCACCTCGTCTCCTGGCTTTATTTTTTACGCCTGTAACCGGGTAAAAAGATACCGCAAGGCCGTATTGTGTAGGGGGAGCCATGAATATCGATTTTAAAGGCCCTATAGGCTTCATCTTCGACGTTTCTTCTCTTACCAGTACCCTAGACAGGGATAACGACCTATCGCCTCTTGCATGGCAGTATGTGATCGAATCGGATTTGGTCAGCGTGGGGAGACTCACACTGATTCCGAGGGCGCCACACTGTGCTTCATTGGAGAGACAGTACGAGTTGATTCGCCGTCTACAGAAGCGGTATGAGCTGAATTTCGTCTGCCAACTTGATGAGCACACTCTTTCTCATTTACGGGAATACGTGCTGGCTATCGAGATGACGACTGACGTCTTAGTCATTATCAAGATCACGTCACTTAATTAGGAGTGAGCACGTGCAGTTAATCCGGATACCATTATCAGATTTGATTTCATACCTCGACGGATCGCTGGCTATCTGGCCACGCGGTCATTTCGTCGCGGATCAGGGCCCACAGCGCACCAAGACGCTGGCCAAAGCTGCCGGTGAGTTTGCTCAGGCATACATCCTGTCCTCCATGCGCCATGTGCGCAAGAAGCCAGACCCGGTGTTGGTGTTGCTGGATGCGTTAGGCTACCCCATCAAGACCATGGCTGAAACCGCGGTAGATGACCTGGCCATTGAGGTCGATGACTTCTACCTGAATCTGGTGCTCTTCTTCGATCCGTTGGTTGAAGCGGTGAGCAAACACTTGGATCGCCGTTCGGTGACGTTCCAGCTGCCGGAGCACTCCGAAGACCTGCTGATCAACATCGAAGGGGACATCCTGGCCGAGCGTTACAGCGATGCCTTGCTGCAATTGCGCCAACTGACGCCGCCAAAGCCACCTGTGCAGCCGTTTGAGGAAGGTGACCTGGAGGTCTACGAACAGTACATTCAACGTGTCCTGGCTGAGACCTTCAAAGGCATCTCTCATGAACCCACGCGGGACATGGTCAAGCAGATCTACGCTGACGCCCTCAAACGCTACTAACGTAGGAGGCTCTGATGCAATACCTCGTGTCAACCTCTGAGTTGGAAAACACCATCACGGCGCTCATGGATGCGCACAATGCCCTTGACTTCCCACGAGAAGTGCCTGACACGGTTCAGGCGTTAGTGGAAAGCTATAACCAGTCGCAGGGCGATGACCTGATTGGTGTGGTGATTGAGTTGTTCGGCGGACGCCTGGATGACTACTCGCCGTTCGACATTATCATTGCAGGTTTCCTAGGGTTGGTTGATCGCTTCGTCGACCCTCGGATCGAGGTGGCGGAACTACAATACGACCCAAACAGTGAAGCCATCGTAGTCACACCCAGACGGGTGGGTCAGCCAGACCCTGTAGGTCGAATTAAGGAAGAGTATCAGCATGCGCGGACGCAAGGTGATTACTATCCCGAACGTTTACGCCGAGCCATCGAAGAGCTATCCTCAAGCTTATGAGCCGTACAAGATTGCACGCTGCACGATCAATACCGGTCCCGGTATGGTCAAGTACGTGATGGTCGAGTCTCCCATGGGCCATGATGTGTTTAAGCGTTTTTATCGAAAGCTTGGGAAAATTGGGATCATGATCCCCATGATTGAGATGATCAATTGTGGGCTCACGTCAATGGAAATATTGGCCACACCCGCAGGACGCAGTTGGCTTGAAAGGACATCCCCCGAACGTCGGATGATGCACCTGTCAGATGTACATGAAGTCTCGCGCGCCCTCAAAACCGCATTCCGTGGCCTGTTGGAAAACTTCGACATGGCCTGTCGTGCGGTAGAGTACTGTGATGGCCTAGTGGTTTTGGAGGTGAGAAAAGTTGTCGACTGGAATCAGCTCAATCGCTTTGACCTTACCGTATAGGCAGGCGTTCAATATGCTCGGTGATTCATTGGCCGGGTGTATTGGCGCCTCTGCCATGCTCTATGCCGCCATCGCGTATTTTGTATTCGATGAGGCGTTTTATATAGAGGACCTATTAGAGAACCATCCGGAGGAAGAAGAAGAAATCCGGTGGTGGCTTGACGATATTCAATCGACGTTTCACGACGTCTTTACCAATTTAAGGCGCTACTATGAAAAAGATTACGACGGGGCTAGTCGTGCCACGCAGGCGACGCGCACTCAACAGCCCTACGTCCTCCTTGCTGTCCGCTACAGCGAAGCAGATGAAGACGTCGTCATTGCCGCCTCCCGAAATCCGCGCGATCATCACCTTGGAAACCAATGGCGAGTTCTTGCTGAACGTGTATAACGTGATGCAGGCCACCGGCATGAGTCTGGATCAGTTGTTTGCTCACTTGTCTGACTCCCTGCTGGCCAAACGCGAAGACCGGTTTCCTGCCCAGATTATGACAGACGGACGTTTGAGCGATGTCGAAAGCCTTTTTATTCGTAAGATCCTGTGTGACCTTACCGATGACCTCCTGGCTCAGACAGAACGCCTCGTTAACCAAAGCGAATCTGTCCGACTCTTAGAGGTGAACGAAGATGATAATACTGCCTGCGTCGAAATCGTCCCATTGGCCTTGGGAGCCGGTACAACTCCCGCTCACCCTGTGCCTAAAAGCCGAAAACGACTGGTTATCAACCGTAAAACCTGAACTGCTTTTGGCAGTCATACCGTGCTCACTGCGTGGGGTGATTAAAAACAACCTCGCGGCAGAGTATGGTGAAGTGCTCAGTTATTGGATGGACAGGCACAGATGTGGTCACGCGTCAATGGTTCGCCTAATGGTCGAAGTGGATGAAGCTTACGACTTGGCGATCGACCTTTTTAAAGACCTCGCCGGACAACTGAGCAGATACCGTGATGTGGACTCATTAATCACTGAACTGGTCAGTTATGATCCGGTTGACAACAGTGTGTTAGTGAGAATTTCTGATGGCTGAACGAATCATTTTGCTAGACGGGGAGGCGCTCCATGCCGCCTTCCTCGGTGATCTGTCCCAAGTGATGGAACACCAATACGACATCGATGAGATTTACTGTCTGTACGGCGACTGGTGTCGTCGAGGTGAACTCTTCGTTGATGAATTTGTTGCACAGCTCTTCCCCCCGGAGGTTAAAGAGACCGCCGAGGATTTCATCGCATTACGCAATGCTATGATTAACCTCTATTGTACCATCGACCGGTCCACACAGGGGCTAGACAGGCGCAGCGTCACGCATGCCGCTTACAGTGAACAAGACCGGGCCTTGGTTCTGACCTCGATCCGCTAAGAGATCAACATGATCGTCATCAATACTTCAGACGCAATCGCAGACCTGCTCCCTGAGGTATATTACGCCCTCGATCCAGACACCCCTTGTATCGGGGAACTCCCAGCCACGGTACGCCAGTGCGTCCGAGCTCTGATCATGCGTGCATTCTTCCATGTGCTAACGGAGGAGTTCCTGCATGATCCAGACTGGTTGGCTCGTTTGCGCCGTGACCGCTTCCTAAGCAGTCTGGCCGACCGAGTCTGGATAGACGTGGACGTGGTAGATACCGATGGGACGTACATTTTAACCTTTGAAGAAGGCCACTCCTCATGATCAGTAATTTCATCGGCTCCACCGTCAAGTTCGACACAGCCGCCCCCGCAGTCTTGGGTGCTAACCGTCAGAACGTGACGGTCGTGGCGGTGCTCGACCTCGACACGGCGATGCTGCTCGGGGATGTCCGGGCCAAGCATGCTCAGGTCAAGAACTTCCTGACCGACCTGCCCCAGTCAGCGAGTGCGTATAACTACGTCAAGCTGCGCTACGGCAACGGTGATGTCGAAGTCCTCGGGATTCCGTGGATCAAGAACGACACCATCGAAGTGATCACCGACCGTAAGCTTGTGATCACCATAAACAACATTGCAGATTCCACCGAGAATCTGGTCAAACAGGCACTACTCCAAAATGGCATTTCCGACTTCAAGATCGAGTACTAGACGACTGGCTCCTTGGACATACCGGCTAACGCGTAATGAGGAGGATGACCAGCACTTCATCTTCGCCTTTGATGCAGAGTGGTTTGAGGCCTACGGTCGCTTTGTTGATGCCATGAACCGGATCATTAGCAAGCACCGTCTGCCTGAGGACGATCGTGAAGCGATGCACCTGCTGGGCTCGCCGTACTACATCGTGGATGTCATGCTGCATGAGGACATCAAGGACTTCGCCCTGACTGAACACATGATGGACGAGGCCCACGAGCTGTTCGGCGAAGCTGTAGCCTGTGATTTCCTAGAGGAGCTGGTGAACTTCATCAATTCCACGAAGAAACCCAACGGCTACCATCAACTTCTGGAGATTCTGAAGAATAACCTGAACAAAGATGACTGGTTTTGCCTGACCAACTTCGAAGGATTCCGCGAGCAGGACAGCCAAGTCTACTCGCTTGGGTACTACGCGTAACGTCAATAAAAACGAAGGGTAGCTCTTATATGAGCTACCCCGACTTTATTTCTTTTTGCTTCAACAAGGGTCATTGAGCCATGGAAAATCCATTCGTATTGCAGAAGGCCGAGTACAAGCGGGACCTCGACCTGCTGAAGGGATATTTCGACCAGAATACCCTGTTCCTGCACCGGATGACCGGCCAACCGCAGGACAAGTGCCTGACGTTCCTTAAGAAGACCCTCTCTCGTGGGGGCAAGTTTCCACTGCGTGATCCGAACATGCTGGTGCTCAAGCAAGAGAGCCCAGGTAACCGGGTCCGTGATGAAATGACCATGCTGACCTACATCCGTACCGTGACCGATACCAACCGTATCCTGTCGCCGTCGATGGTCTGCTACGAGAACCCTAAGGTCCTCAAGTCGCCTTCGGCCAAGTTCGTTGAAACGGGCATTGCCGGCCGTAAGAAAGCCAAGAACGAAATGTTCTACGCCAAGGTTGCAGGCGACGAAGTCCTCGAGAAGATCAAGGACGCCGAACAGAACGCCAAGAAGATCGCGATCAACTCCCTGTCCGGGATGCACGGCTTCTCCGGCAACATCCTCTACGTCAAATCCGGTCACAGTTCCCTGACCTCCATGTGCCGTTCGGCCACCGGCTACGGTAACGCCAACAATGAGAAGCTCTTGGCAGGCTCCCGGCATTACTGGTCCCCGACCATTGCGCTCAGTAACATGCTGGCGCTGATCACCAGTCAGCCGCATGAAGAGTTCGAGCAGGCCATGCAGACCTGCGGTTTCGTTTACCCTTCCGTGGAACAGACCGCCGAATGTATCCGCCGCAGCACAGACCTGTACTGGCGTAACGAAGGGCGCTTCCAGCAGATCGTGGACTTTATTGTCCGCCTGACGCCGCTTGAGCGTGCCATCGTGATGTACACCGGTGACCTCTACCACATTGCCCAGTATAACGACGGTTTCGTCCGGGGCATGATGGACAAGATCATCAAGTACGACCCCAGTGCCGATCAGACCTCCATGGACGATCCCTACGGCTTTCTAACCGGTAAGGCGATCGATGATGACACCAAGGTGCTGGCGACGTACCTGAACGCTGAGGAGACCCTTGGTGAGAACTTTGACTCCCTGAAGGAGAAGGGCCGCTTCGATGTGCTGCGTAAGGTAGCCGTCACGGCGATCAACATCCAGAATGTAATGCAGGAGTACTTCACCTTTATTCGGGTGTTCCTGACCCCAGTACAGCTGTGCCCAACCGTGGCCAACATTAAAGGCATCCTGCGGCGTGTGGTACTGGCCTCAGATACGGACTCGACCATTTTCACCACGCAAGACTGGGTGACTTGGTACACCAATGACGCCACCCGCACCAAAGAAGGCGACGGTATCTGGTACACCACGACCTACATTGCCTGTCAGTGTATCGTCCACGTTCTGGCTAAGCTGTCGGCCAACATGGGGGTGATCCAGGAAGACCTGCATCGCCTGACCATGAAGAACGAGTACGCCTTCCCGGTGTTCACCCTGACCAGCCGCGCCAAGCACTACTACGCGTTCATGTCGGCTCGTGAAGGTAACGTGTATAAGGAATACGACATGGAGATCAAGGGCGTGGCCCTGCGATCCTCAACGGTTCCGCCCTCGATTATCAAGTCCGCCAAGGCCCTGATGAAAGAAGTCATGACCCGCGCCGATGAGAACCGCCAGTTCTCCTTGGAAGAGCTGTACATGAAGGTCTGGCAGCACGAGCAGGAAATCTACAACTCGATCAAGAAAGGCGAGCACAAATACCTGAAGTCGTCACAGATTCAGGAATCGTACGCCAACATGAACAAGGACGACCCGTATAAGGAGAAGACCAACTACCGCCATTACACCATGTGGCAGGACGTGTTCGCTCCCAAGTACGGCAACGTGGAAAGCCCACCCTACACGGTGATTAAGGTCCCGATGGCTGTGGGCAACAAAACCGACATGCAAACCTGGCTGAACCAGATCGATGCCATTGATCCTGAGTTTGCCGAGCGGTTCCGTCTGTACTGCGAACGCACAGAACGGGATCAGATTCGGACACTCTACATGCCATTGTCGATCCTGTCAGGGAACGGCATGCCGGAAGAAGTCATGGTGATGATCGACATCCGTCGACTGACCTATGAAATCCTCGAGTCGTTTTACATGATTCTGGAATCCCTTGGGATCTTCCAGGTGGACAGCAAATACGTTCGTCTGATCAGCGACATCTACACCCCGTCCGGCGAAGTGAACCTCCAGCCAGAGGCCACCGATGCCAACAGCGCCATGGATGACGATGAGGATGAGCTCTTCGAAGAGGAAGAAGAAGATGGATACGACTGGTAAACCTGATTGCCAGATCTTCCAGTTTCCGGAGCGGGCGAAAGCCCCCTCCGAGTTTGACAGGTTAAAGGCGTTCGCCGATGCCTTGAGCAGTGATGGGCTGGTGTCGTCCTCAATCCTTTCGGATGTGACGTGCAGCAGTGCGTTTACGGCAAGCTCGACGATGTTCATCAAACCCTGCATCAACGTCCATACCCGTGGGGCTCAGGTGGTTCGTGTCGATATAGATGGGAACAACACCTTGGACTTTGACTTCTTGCTTAAACGAGTGGCTGAAGAGACGACCGATCCGCGTCTGGTTCGGTTACTCGAAGCGGTGAGGGCACGTTTCAAGGCTTCTGACGATGACCTCATCCGAACCACCAACCTGTGTCCTGAAGTCGAACCGGAGTAGTTGACATGAATCGCCCCAAAGTGATGGTAAGTAGCGGTGGACAGTCCATTACCCGGTCTGCCACGGATGAAGAAATGATGGCCCTCATGCGCAGCTCTGTCCACAGCCACACGGTCGCCATGACCCGTGCTCTGGTGTCAGAGCTGTTGTCTAACCTAGGGCCTGAGCGGTGGATTCTGTACATGGAGCTGGCTGAGCAACTGAAGGACTTGGAGCCTGAGTTAGCCAGCGCCATCGCAGAGCTGATCAATAAAGACGTGCACCAGCTCCAATCTGGTGAGACAGCATAAACGAGGAGCCCTAGGGCTCCTCGCTATGTTCACAGGTAGGGCGTGATGTTCTCTTGAATGTACTTGGCCACCCAGGCTGAGACGTTACTCGGCAGTTGGTTGGTCAGGTACTTGCCGCTCTCGGCTTCCTTTAAGCTGCGCCGTATCCGGTTCTTTTCAGAATCGTTCTTGACGTTGCGACTGAGGAAGTCAAGTTTAAGCAACAGGGCAATCACCGGCAACCGCGCAATGGTCAAGGCCCAGATGGCTTGGTTGGTGAAGGCCATGTCCGGCATCTTGACCGTCTGCATCAAGGTGTCCTGACCAAACACGGGGGTGTTCGACAGAATGTCCTTGTACGTCAAGGTAGCCTTGGTAAAACGCTCCAGCAACTCCAGCAAGCCTTTCTCCAGTCGGGGATAGAGGTCGGTGGTGTAGAACGGCATGTCGCTGTTGACCTGCACGTAGCCCGGCGCACCTGTCAAGGCATGCAGGGTATTTAACACCGCCACATCCAAGTGACTGGGCAGCATGTTGGGGATCACCACTTGGGACACGAAGTGAGCCGACGGCAGCGCAGTCCCTTCTGGAGCCAGCATGGACGTCGCCATGCGCCACAGATGGTACTGACAAGCCAGCAGGGGCAGGTTGATTTCAACGACTGCAGTGGCTCCGTCTGGCAGGCCTTTGAACTCGTTGCTGCCGTCCAGCTCGATAATGCCACAGCCTTTAATAGGGTGGGCCAGTATCCGCACCGCGCTCATCTTGTTCCAGCCGAACCAGATCTCAGCCGGGGTCAGGGTGTCGTCTGCTACAGCGATGACGATCTCATTGACGCCCTTGCCGTAGAAGTGACTGTGGTTACGCACCCGCCCGTGGTGAGCTGATGTGACCAAGCCCATCTGTCCTGCGATCCGATCCACGATACTGCCAGCCCGTAGGTAGAAGTCAGGAAGGTCGCCGGTGAAGGGGATGTCAATCATAGCCAGAAGCTTGAGGATCAGGTGGTCGCTCTTGATGTACCCAGGGTTCATTGCCCGGTACTGTTTATAGCGGTCAACCTGTACCCCCATCAGCTCCCGCTTAACGTAGTCCAAGCCAAAGGTCGCGACGTTTGTCTGCTTGATCTTGGCGTCGGTATTGAAGAGTGTGTACATGGGGAAGGTCCAATGACAGTTAGAGTCTCAAAGGATTAGCCAACCTTTACGTTCATGGGAGAGAAACAGAATCGTAAAAAAGAACTGGTTTCACCATATGGTATAGGACATGTGCTCCGGGCAAGGTTAATCCCTTGTCTTCAAGGGAGGGTATTTCCTTTTCTTGGCTGCACACCGTAAAAATAAACCCCGGTGCCGAATGATAATGAGGCTTGGAATAAGAATTCCATTCGAAATTATCACGGTGCTACATTATCAACGTGAATATCGAGACAAAGCTTCAAGATGTTCACTAGGCCCTAGTAACGCATCAAAACACCAAGGAGTTAGCCATAATGGCCGTTAAAGACGAAAACACCCAGAACGATCCGATCACCGGTCCGAAGAACGACCATCCGGCTCAGAACGCCAACCCTGCAGCTCGTGCTGACCGCGCTGACCGTCAGCAGCACGCTACGCCGGTAGCTGGCCTGCTCGACATCAACCGCCTGCTGGGCGCGCCGATGAGCCGTCGTACCAGCGGTGAGGCTCTGGTCTCCGCTGTTAAAGGCTTCAAGTTCTGGTTCTCCCCTGAGCGTCAAGTCGCCGGCGCCGGCGTCATCGACCTGTCCAAGGTCCAGGTAATCGGTCTGGAAGCATCCGAGCACAACGTCTCGATCTCCAGCATCATCCTGGCCTACCCGGTCGAGCATCAGGGTACCGTTAAGGTCCTGACCCACGCGCTGGCACTGGAAGGCACTCTCACCGACGAGTCCCCAGTTCGCAACGTCGACATCAACCATCGCAGCTTCCAGCTGCCGGTCGTTGCTTCTGACTACGTGACCGAGAGCTACCTGGCTCTGGTTGACGAGATCACCAAGAAGAACTTCGAGCAGACCCGCCGCAACGTGGAAATCGTTCGCGCTGGCTGGCGTACCGTTGACCGCAAGGTCGACTTCAACGAGCCGGAAAGCACCGAAGCGCGTACTGTCGTGTTCTACGCACAGGCCGCACTGACTGCGATCTACAACGACCTGTTCAACCCGGACCTGTACTTCAGCCTCGAGTGGCTGAACAAGCAGTCCACGCTGGAAATCAACGTTGACCTGTCCGGTCGTGACGTGGTTTCGGCCGACGGCCTGCCGCGCCGCAGCGACATCGCTGTTAGCGTAGCTGGTGTGATCCGCAAGGGTGACCAGAACGTCTCCGTTGGCCTGGCCAACTTGGGCGGTTACGTCAACCTGATGTACTCCCCGCCGCAGCAGACTGAGCGTTGGGCGCGTACTGCCGTTCGCAACGAGCCGTACTTCACTCCGACCTTCGTCATCAACCGCATGGACACTGGCACCAACGGCATCACGCCGGAACTGCTGCTGCTCGCGCTGGGTGGTGCTTCGGTCATCTCCAAGGATCAGGCATGGGCTCACACCTTCCTGCCGGGCGACGTACCTCGTGGCGAAATCGACACCCGTGACACTGGTCTGCTGAACATCCTCGGCCCAGATCAGGATCACGAGCCGGTCGTGTTCGACGCACGTGCCAGCCTCGACACCCACAAGTGGGGTCAGTACTTCTTCTCCCTCGTGGACGAGAACCTGGCTTGGGCTGTGGAACTGGAAGAAGGCGGCGACAACAGCTGGATCACCAGCCTGCTCGCTGACGCAGCTACCGACACTTCGGCAAACGGCGACGCAATCCGCCGCCTGTACGACTACGCAGATCGCCTGACCAACGGGAACTTCACCCGTCGTGCTCGCGAACTCGGCGTCGACACTCCGCTGGAAATGTCCGGTGCTCGTTACCTGACCGGTACCTGGATCGACGAGAAAGGCAACGAGCGTGACCTGCGTGATTGGGACCTGCTCCGTTGGTTGGCACAGAACCCGAACGATCAGGGCGAATCGGCACTCCTGTACCAGGGCGTGATCGACCGTCAGGATCTGGACGTGGAAGTGCGTGTCAGCGAACAGTTCCAGCAGCTGACCACCGCTCTCGGCGCTTCGAACGTCAAGTTCAGCCGTTACGTGGACCTCGCGTACTTCAACCCGAAGTTCATCGAGGCTCTGGCACTGGCAATCGCTGACTGCAAGATCAACATCGATCAGCGTTCGGCTCATTACTCCTTCGGCAATCGCCGTGCGCGTGGCAACACTCGCATCCGCGACTTCGTCGGTGGTGACCTGACTCACGGCATGCTGTCCCGTCGTGTAGTTGGTGATGGCCAGCGTTCGCTGCGTGGTTCCATCGGTAACGGCTTCGGCTTCGGCTCGAGCTTCTAACCGATAGCGGCACTCAAATAGCAAGGGGGAGCAGTTGCTCCCCCGAGCTATGTCTTTTATTTTTCATCGGTACTATACTTAAGGGCCAGAGTTGATGAAAGAACGGAATGGCATTTACCTGCGGGTAGTCCACTACGATAGCATGTTCCGGCATCTGACGCATCCTGCGATCATGATGAACGACTTCAACATTGACCTTGAGGCCGACCGCCTTAAGCTCAACAATCTGATTTATGCCAGCTTGGACGGGGATTCCCTGAACAACACGGCAGCCTGCGACTGCAATAACATCACAGGCATGGACAACTACGGCATCCGTTGCCCGGTGTGTCTGTCCCAAGTCGTGCCCATCACGGAAAAGCCGCTGGAGTCGATGCTGTGGCTCAAGGTGCCTGAAGGCATCAAGGCATTTATCAACATCACCGTGTGGCGGATTCTGTCCAAGAACCTGACGCACTCCAACTTCAACATCCTGGAGTACCTGTGCAACCCGCGTTATAATGCACCGACCACGTTGGCTGCAGACAAGATGCGCAAACTTGAGCGGTTGGACATCCCACGGGGTTACAACCACTTCATCGAAAACTACGAAGCCATCCTGGTGGCGCTGTTCAAGGCCGGTCTGATTGGACCTTCTGCCTCAGCTCGTAGACGTCGTAAGATCATGCGCTTTCTGCAAGAGAACTACGACAAGACATTCTCCGAGTACATGCCGTTCCCGACGCGCCTGGGCTTCATCCGTGAGAATGCCAACAACCGCATCACCGCTGACCCGAAGATGGTGGCCGCCGTTAACGCTGCGCACATCCTGATCGGGATCGACAACCGGGAAACCGCCGAGAACCAGCCCAAGCTGGCCCAACCGGTAAAGGAAGCCCGTGTCGTCAGTGCCCTGCAGCATTTCAACGAGTACTACCGGACCTTCGAAGCAGAGGTAATCTTCAAGAAGCCCGGCATTGCCCGTAAGCTGATCTACGGGACTCGACCACACTTCGGTTACCGTGCAGTGATCACCTCGCGCCAGAAACCCCATCGCCAGGACGCAATGCAAATTCCATGGTCGATGAGCACCCTGTTGTTTAAGGTGCACCTGCAAAACAAGCTGCTGACTCAAGGGTACATTCCCAACGAGATTCAGGCCCTGATTTACGAGAACACCCTGCGGTACCATCCTCATCTGAATGATCTGTTCAAGGAGCTTTTAGCCGAAGCGCCCAGCGGCACCATTCCCACGACGTTTGGTCGTAACCCGACCCTGACCCGTGGCTCGATCGGCTACAACCAGATCGATGAAGTCAAGACCGACCCGACGGATAACACCATTTCCATCTCTCCCTTGAACCTCATCGACAAGAACGCCGACTTCGACGGTAAACCTTTGCTGTCATTAAACTCCTTTAACTGCTGGAAACCCCTGAGAGCCGCTTGAACTACAACGTGACTGGAAACGGTGAGCGTGAATGTTTGAAAATCAAGCGGATTGGGCAATCAGCAGCCAAGACTCTACATATTGTCGAGATGGCAAGATACGAGTAAGGTTCATCGACTATTCCGTAAGGAAGTAGGCCCCAAGTGGGGAGCGCAAGCTTTAAATCGAAACGGGGAGCACTTATTTAGGTAGGTGAAGATATAGTCAGTCGTTATGGGAAACCATAGCGTTCGGTGTAAACTGGACATTTACATCGGTCGGGCGTAACGACCCCGACGAACATCATTAGCACAGAAGTACGAGGATCGATATGTTAAAGGAAATCCCAAACACCTGCGGGTTTCTCGCGTCTAACACAGGCGAGATATACGATCCCGCAGGAAACCTCAGGAAGCAGTACAAAAACGGCGATGGATACTCGACGGCCACAGTCCTTACTGAAACAGGATGGGTGACGTTCGGAGTTCATCGCCTGGTGGCCCTGGCGTTCATAGAACCACCAGAAGACCCCATGCAGTTGACAGTCAACCATAAGGACAGCGATAAGTCTAATAATGACGAGTCAAATCTGGAATGGATTACTGTCAAACTCAACAACATCCATCATGCATTGAGCAAGCCGCCAACGCGTCCAATGATACTTGTCTGGAAATCAAACGAAGCCGAGAGTATCCTCACTGAATCTTTGGATACAGCTGGGCATATAGCGGGTTGCTCTGCTGAGGACGTTTGGCAGGCGATTGTGACTGGTAACGCCTGTAACGGTTACAGTTTCAAACACCAGCGCTCTCACGACCCAGTGCCGGCTCATCTCAGGAAGACGACCATCCCGAAACGAGACAGGTTAGGGATGATTCCAGAAAGCCCCACAAAACTCCGTGACATCCATACTGGGGAGATAACAATCTACCCAACGATGACAGCAGCAGCTACTGCTCACGGAGTCCTCACTGGCCATCTGTCGGCCGTCGCCAGAACTCCTAGGTTGTCCCTTTTCAGGGGACGGTATCAGGTAGCATACGCAGACAGGGAGTTCAGACACTACGATTACGAAACACTGTTAAATGCCTCTCGATGGGGTATTGGGCGGCCTGTAGCAGTGATCGGAGTGAAAAGAGGTGAAATCACACATTACCCTAGTGCGAGCGAGTTCATAGCGGTTAATGAACTCAGTAAGAAAGCCATCACCGTACGGCTGAAGCGCGATGGTGATCTAGGCAGTGTAAGTGAATATGGTTCATTTCGGTTTGCCTACGCCGACTTGGATTTGATTAAATTACCGTCTGAAGAGTCCAGTCTTTAGTCGGCAATGTGCTAATGGTGTAATTATACGGACGCACTCTGGGGCGAATTACCACTCGACCACAAGAATGCTAAGGTCATGAGTCGACTCGATCCGGTCACCGGCGTGATGGACCTCAACAAGCCGTTCACAGTGTCGCGCAACACGACCCTGCCGGCGCCGTTTATTGCCACGTCGACCAACTGGATTATCGAGGGTGACCAAGTTTCGCAATAAAGGAGTACACAATGGCGATAGCTATTTACGCTGATGACCAAGAGTTCGAAGTGATGCATAACGGACTCCCTCGGTCAGAGGACCGTGCGGCTATCAGGGAGCGAATGGAGAACACAGCCCGATCCTTCGGACTGATGGGGTCCGACTTGTACCAGCGGGCCATAGAACGGTTCAATTCGTTCGACTTCGACCGGATTGAGCGTAAGATCGCTGCCCTGAAGCGCAAGGTAACACACCTGTTCGATAAGGATGACATCCAGCCAATGTCCCGTATCGGGCAGTTCCAGCAAGCAGGTCCACGTCAGCAGCGGTGGCTGATGGCGAACCCGCGTGCCAAGCGACTGTTCGAGAAGGACATGATGCACGGCTGGCGTGACAACTATGTTAACCGCCATCCCGGTCGCTTCGGTGACGACGATCCGGACTACCAACAAGTCATGCACGGCTTGGCCCAATTCGACGACGAAGGCAATGCACACTTCGTGCAGTACCTCCATCTTTACGACGAAGACGGCCGGACGGAGCTGGCATTCCACGACCAGACCACAATCCGCGACTCCATGTGGGCGAACTTCAACACCTTCCTCGATGAAGGGCTTGATGATCCGTCCTCAGAAGACAATAATTCACTTTAAGTAAACCAGCTGGAGGCCAATATGTCCTTTCAAAAAGACTTATCAGGCCTCCGGTTTGGTAAGCTACATGTTCCTGTGCAAATCCCAACGCGTAACGCTAAGGGCGAGTGGCAATGGGAATGTGTTTGTGACTGCGGAGAGAGAACCACGGTAAGGGGATATTGCCTTAAACGAGGCAGTACCACGAGTTGTGGTTGTCTTAGGGGAGAAACTGTCTATTGCTCAGATCGCACGACTTAATAACATTCCCTACAGCACCCTATTCGATAGGGTAAAACGGTATGGGTGGTCAATGCAGGATGCCTTAAGGACCCCCATCCGTCGTAAGGCCTGATAACGGGTCTCTGTGACAGGACTGTGATGCACTGCCCTAATGGGTATGTGCATCACCTTCCCCTACAGCCTTTTCTTTTTTCGTCCTGGAGACGTTTATGGCCCGTGTAATCCCTGTCCTCGGCGCCGCCGGGTTCGCATCAGACCTGACCATCAAAGCTGACGAAGCCATGGCCAACTTCTATATTGCCCAGCGCTCTCAGTCAGACATCTACCGGGGTAGCATTGCCAGCCTGAGTAACATCATCAGTCAGTATGGCAATAACCGCATGACCCTGGAAGACGAGGTCAGACGGGTCCTTAATGACTACCTGGCACGGCAATTTGACGAGGTTACGCTCGACGTATCCACGACAACCACTGAGACCAGTATTGATTTACAAATCACGGCTATCCTACGAGACGGGAACAAGTCAATCGACCTCAAGCACGTCGTCAGTTCATCCAACTCAAAGATTCGCAGTATCATTGATCTGCAAAACGACGGCCGACCATTCATTACACGCGGCCTCAACAACTAAGGAGCAATCATGTCCAACACCGTTAAGCTGACCACCAACCAGGGCGAAGTCATCCTGGCCTCTGACGCTGAAGTCGTTCGTGAAGACGGCCAGACCGTCACGGTCAGCGAACTGCAAGTGGGCGACAAGATCGAAGTGACCCGCAACATGGCGATCTTCCGTGAAGAAATCCTGGAGATCAGCCCGGTCGAGCAGGAAGTCTCTGAAGAAGAGCGTGAAGCTTCTCAAGAAGAGCGCATCGAAGCCCTGCAGGCGCGCGTGACTCAGCTGGAAGAAACCCTCGTGGCCACCAACGACGCCCTGATGGCCGTCAACCGTACCCTCGTCGAGCTGACTGCCGATCACATGCAGCGTCTGTTCAACGATCCGGTCATGGTCGACTCCATTGCCCAGCGCATGTTCATCGCCGGTGCCAACGCCATTGCCCACAAGGCCAAGACGTCCAAGCAGCGTGCGCCTGAGCTGGTAGTGGTCGAAGGCTACGTACCGGGTTCCGTTCGTGTCACGGTCACCGACAACGGCGTAATCGTCGAAGAGCAGGACAAGGCAACCCAGCAGTGGGTCTCCGGTGAAGCGCTCTCCGAAGGCATGCGTGATGCGAAGATCCAACACGTCATGGGCGACCTGGTCGTCTCCTACGGCGGCGTCAACGATCGTCCTTACTACGTGATCGACAGCGTCGCCCTGGAAGAGTTCCGTCAGGAAACCTCCAAGAAGGCCATGGAAGTCACCGCTGCCACTGGCGCGAATGACGAGTCGGGCGTAGAACCTGCTGCTGAATAAGCAGCCACTCGGCATAGAGGGCGGTCCAACCGCCCTCTTTATGGAGAATCGCCATGCAATTGACTGATCAAGACTTCGCCAATCTGGAGGCGATGAGTAGTGAATCCAACGCCAAATTGCGCGAAGTGGACTTCACCCGTCGACTCCTGCCTCACCTGATTCCGTCACCGGAAGGCGCCCCTCACAAGCCGGTGGACATCTTCCTGGCTGTGGCCGGACATGCCAACCGCATGATTGATGTGGTAGACAACAACGATCCCAGCAAAGTGCTCTTTGTGGTCCCGCCGCTGATTGCCCCAACGCCCATGGCCATCCGCACACTCCAGGCCTCGCCTGAGACGGACGTGTCTGAGTTGGCTGCGCAGTTTGAATCCGAGATCACCACGGCCCACCCCGGCGCTGTGATCGACAACTACGTCCAGCGCTTGGTGGCGTTGAACCACACGCCTGCGGATGCCATTTCCACGGTCTACGCTAAAATGTGGGCCATGATTTACAAGCGGTACAATATCCCACTCGAACTGATGTTCGGTGCCGATGCGCCGCTGGTTGAAAAAGAACTCGGTGGCACACCTGTAGCAGGGGGTGCATCTACCTCTGCTCGGAAACCCATTGATGACTTCGACGAAGACGACTTCGAACCCCTTTAAGCCGCGTGACCTGTTCGTTGCTTTTATTTCGGACATTCACCTGGCCCACCCTCGGACCAACACCTACCACATCATCGGTAACCTGAGAAAGGCGTTCCCGGACACAGAGGAGACCGGTAAGCTTGACGTGCTCTTCTTTGCAGGCGACGTCTTTGATCGGTTGATGAGCCTGCCGCAAGATGAAGTGGATGCGATCCAAGAATGGATCGCCGAGGTGTTGAGAATCTGCGCCAAGCGCAACATCATTGTTCGCGTGTTGGAAGGGACTCCCAGTCATGACTGGCGCCAGTCCAAGCAGTTTGTCAACGTCAATAACACACTGGGCACCCCAGCCAACCTGAAGTACGTCGATACCTTGAGTATTGAGGTGATTGAGGAGTTGGGCGGGCTCAGTGTGTTGTACGTGCCGGATGAATGGAACGCGGATGCCAGCGTCACCCAACAACAGGTGATGGAGCTGCTGACCATCCATGGCATGGACAAGGTTGACATCGGCTGCATGCACGGCTCCTTTGATTACCAGTTGCCCATCGAGTCGGCCAAGAACCACGACAGTGAATTCTACATGTCGATCGTCCGCCACTACATCGGCATTGGTCATGTACACATCCGTACAGAGCGCGGCGGTAAGATTCTGGCGCAGGGTTCCTTCGACCGCCTGAGTCACGGTGAGGAGGCCGCTAAGGGCCACTACAGGGCGTGCATCTCCAAAGCAGGCAACTACCATTGGTTCGTGGAAAACCCCGGTGCGCGGCTCTACAAGACGCTTGACTGCCGGGAGATGGACACTGACCAGGTGTTTGAAATCCTCGAGACCTATGAGAACGAACCGAACGATTCATGCTTCCGCTTGATGATCAAACGGGGGACAGCGGTTCAACACGGACTGAAGGACTTGCGTAAGCGGTTCCCGCAGTTTCGCATCACCACCCAGATGGATGACCTCAAGCTTCAGGAGAAAGTCGATCTGGCGCACGTGGAGATGCCTAAGGTCAAACCCATCAGCATCACCCCGACCAACATCGGGCACTTGGTTTCTGATCGGCTCAAGCGGCATTTCGCGGATGATCAGAGCCACGAGGCGCAGATGGTCATGAATGTGCTGGAGAAGTACAAAGAGAATTAAGGAGACAGCATGGCGATAGACGCGCGGGCTATGGATGCCATCTCCAGCCGGGAGGTGGGTCAGATACCCGTCTCAATAGGCAGCAGTCTGGCCCTTGAGGGTGCGTTCGGCATCCTTGAGGACAACCCCAACAACAACCCGATCATCAACCAAGTCGACGTCCTATACGTCAACCTGAGAACCCTGATCCGTAACCTGGTCGGCGCTATTGATGCCGAGGCGATGAACAATGTCTTCCCAGAGGACTTGGCCTACGCCCTCATTAATGAGATGACGATCATTGAAGGTGCGGTCCACCGGTTCAGTGCGGGTCGGGTAAATACCCAGATATACCTTTGCAACTATCGGGGCGTGCCAAAGAAGTTCCCTTACGCCATCCTCAAGGCCGCTAGCACCGAGAAACAGAAGCTGGCAGCCCTACGGGAAGAGAACACCATCGTCGAGCTACTGAGCGTGCTGGAGCGTACACCCACGGTCAAGATTCTGGAGACAGACATTGACCTTGCGTCTGACAACCGGCGCGTTCTGATGATGAGCAGTTACGCCATTGACTTGCTGCAACGCTATAAGTTCAATTCGCTGACATTGCTGGAGTCGCATACGGGTGCGGCTAAACCCCCAGCCTTGTGGCACACAAAGCTCTCAAACGGTAAAGAACTGAGTAACATCCCGTTCGACCGTATGACCATCCAGTTCTTTGGGGATAACAGTAACTTGTTTACTGCCTTCCCAATCAAGTATCGCCGGGTGATGCTCGACATTGCTCAGAAGAACCGCTGGAACGCTTTGACCACGAAAGACTACATCATCAGTTCGGTCAAGAAGGCTTACGAGCCGGAACTGGAAAAGCTGGTGATTAACCTCTATTCAAAGGCTTAGAGCGGTTTGGTGGGTAAAAAATAAACTGTGGCCTGTATCTATTTGAGTAAAAGCCGCGTATTTGGAGAGACCAAAAATGAGCGAAACAACCCAGCGTCCCGACACGATTCTGGACGAACCCTCGCTGGCATTGAAAGCCAAGCGCCAGGACGGCATGGAAGGCGAACCTACCCTCCGGCCGGCTTACTACGAGAACAACCCGCGCTTGGTCGTCAAGACCAAAGTGCCGAACGACCGTAACAACGGTAAGATCGAAGCGGCGTTCAACAACCGTGCGTTCTTCGCGTTTCTGCGGGCGGTCGAGGCTGTGGCTAACCACAAAGAGCCGACCAGCATCATGATGGACAACAAGGGCCACCGCTTCGTCGAGAAGAAGCGTGATCCGAACCCGTCGATCATGAGCACCATCAAGATCGAGAAGAATGCCGAAGGCGTCATCTCCATCTGCATCAGCGCCGGTAAGAACCGTCCGTTGATCGAGTTCCCGTTCCTGGACGAGACCTACCACAACTTCCGTGATGCCAACGGCCCGATGTCGGTCTCTGTGGCTTCGCGTCTGTACTGCTTGGGCTGGGTCGACACAGTGCGTTCGTACGTCACTGAAGTCCTCGCTGACAACTACGTGCGTCCGGCTTGGATGGATCGTAACCGTCAAGGCGGTCAGGGTGGTGGCGGTGGTGGTTGGAATGGCGGTGGTAACCGTCAGGGCGGCGGTGGCGGTGGCTACGGCGGCGGTAATGGCGGCCAGCAAGGCGGCGGTAACTGGAATAACAACCGTGGAAACGGTGGCCAGACTTCTTCAGCAGCTCCGTCCGGCGGCAGCGATTTCAACTTCGACGACGACGTGCCTTTATGATGGATGAGGTCTGGCGACGCTCGCCGTCTAACCCAGATCTCATGGTTTCTTCGCATGGCCGAATAATGACCATTCCATACGAGTCCCCGATGCCCCATGGAGGGACTCGTCATTATGGTGGTGTCCCGACCATCGGTCAATGGGATGGCGATAGATATATCTATCCGCGCCGTGGGAAGAAAACGCTGAAGGTGGCTCGTTTGGTGTGCGAAGCGTTTAATGGATTGCCTAGTCCGAACCAGCAAGCGATGCATGAGGATGAGGACTCACGTAATAACCATTACGAGAATCTGAGATGGGGTTCTAATAAGGAAAACCATAATTACCCAGGTTATCTTGACTATTGTCGAAGCCGGACGGGTGAAAATAGTCCATACATCAAAGGCAAAACAAAGCAGCTGGAAGATAGTGAATTCATCTTCACCACCGTACTTGCATAAGCAGCATAAGTACCTCGACACTGGGTCCGAAAGGCCCAGTGTCGACTATACCCTTAGCCAGGGAAAATCGTTTTATTGAACGATTCTTCAGCCCTACATTATTAAGTTGCATCCAGTAACTACTGAGGTTGTCAACACAATGCGGATACACGTCCAAGAGCTGTCCCCGAAGGGGATCAACACCCTACGCCTTGATCATAAAGGTCAGGAAATGGTGTTGTCGGCTGGCAGCTATCACTCGGCCGCCATTCTTAACCGCGAAATACTGTTCAAGGAGACCAACGAGTTTATCGCCACCCTGCCTGAGGAAAAGCAAGATCACCTCTGGGCGCTGTACAGCAAAGTTAATGAGTACCTGTCGTCTGAAGAAATTCGCTCGTCCTTCTTGGTACGGGAACGGATCGAATCAGTCGTCAAAGCCCTCTATGCCTTGGTGACCTACGACGAACTGCGCAGCTATGTGGACAAAGCACAGCTGACCATTCCGTCGGACGTTAGCGACAAGTTCGTGGAATTCAACGAGCGTGGCCGCAACTACCGGAGCCGGACCTACATCAAGTCCGATTACTTGGACATGGTGGCATTGGCACTGGGTCTGCGGTTCATGGTCCCGATCTGGGGCATGTACATCCAGAACGTGTCCAGCATCAATGGCAACGGATACAAGGAGTCCGAAGCAGTCAAGCTGATCGAGTTGGCTGGGTTGGACAAGTGGCCGCCTTTTATTCGCATGGTCGAATACATCGAGGCCAGCGTCGACAAGGAAATCTCCATGACCATGGTCATGGCAGGGTTGTCGTCTGAAGAAGTCCCGCGTCACCTGATGGCCATGGCCTTGGTGCGTAAGATCTCCATTGGCCCACTGTCCACCTCGGTGGAACGTGACAGCCTGGCCCGTATCCTGTTCAACTACGTGACCGGCACCCATCTGCGGATGGACGGCAGGTTCCAGAGTGTCACAGGTATCGTGCAGCCCAAGCGTCATCGGGCGATGGATAAGAACGATGAAGACAACTCATCGGTCGTGGACGACTACAGCCAGACGCAGGAAATCACCGAGGGTGACCGGCAGATGATTGAGGTCTTCACAGAGAAGCCTGAGATCATTGTCAACCGGATTGCTCCGGAGTTGGACTTGGGCCGCGTGCAGCAATGCATCTCGGTGTGCTCAAGAGCAGAAGCCAGGCCGGTGGAACCATTCCAAAAGGCACTGGTGTTCTGGGTGATCCGCACCATTTCACCGGAAGCACGGGACCTGCTGCTTAAGCTGACCCACTTCCGTCTGATGGGCGTGGCGCAAGCCATTCTGGATCACTGGGGGTACCATGAGTTGGCGATCCTTGTTTCAGCTGAAGAGTTCTTCCATGAAGATGGGGAAGCTTTCATGCCGAGCGAGACGCGCAACAAAATCACCAAACAACAGGCGGAGATCCTGGATCGGCAGTATCCACACTACCGACAGGAAACCAAGCGTCAAGACCCAGGCAAGCGCAGCAACGTCGCCGTCATCGCCATCGACCAAGTGGTCGACATGATGAATGGACGTGCTTGGAAACCACACGCCCCGCGCGACATCATCGAGAAGATCCCCCTGCTGGCCCAAACAGGTCACATGTACATCTCAGGGGACATCAAGCGCCAACTTGCCGACATGATCATTCGTGTCAACAACATTATCGGGAGTCACAACCATGCAGTTAGTTGATATCGTCTTTCGTGAGCGCTCCGGCTATCGCGACATGCAACTTCGTCCTTTTATGTCGGACGCAACCGGAGAACTTATCAACCAGCTCGACCACGACACGCGTGGCGGCTCTGACCTGTCCCCTGCGGCGCTGAGCCGTGTGGCCGGTCGTATCATTCGTCCTCAAGCCAACGTCGGCAGTAAAGCCATCATTGCCAACGGCTGGGGCGAGAAGCGGTTCATGTTCCTCATGACCGTCTTGGTTCGCGATGCGCGTTCCGCTCGTCAAACGCTGGAGATCTCCGGCTATACCGATCACGTCGGGGCGGTCAACAGCCTGCGCGGCGTGAAACTGGACGAGAACATGGCCCTGTACTTCAACTCGGTCACCGAGGTGAATCAGAGCTACATGGACAGCCCCACTGGGGGTGGGTGGCGTACGCAGATCGCTGGGTCTAACCACCTGATCGGTCCGCAGACCATGCCTGACTTCACCCGTGATCGCCTGTCACCGGGCACCATGACCATGCGGCCGGAAGATGTGTTCCAGTCCAGCCCGAAGGATGTGCTCTCGACTGCGTTCAGCCGGAACGCCAAAGAGACCGGGCGCTTCATGGACATGCGTAACAGCTTCACTCAACCGGGCCTGCGGATGTCCAACCGCTGGAACGATTCCTCCACCCGTTACTTCCACCGTGCCCTCAAGGCACTGAACACTGCCAACGAAGGAGAGGTCTTCGGTGACGGCAATGGGTTTGACCGTGATGCCAGTCAGATCATGCGTGATGCCCGTGGTCAGGTGCGTGAGCGTTCGTTCACCAGCATCCCAGACTTCGCTGATCTGGCCCGTGACACCAACATCCTGGAACAAGGCTTCATCACCTACGGTGAACTGATTGCCATGAACCCGGAGTTTGCCTGGGATGACGTCAAGGTGTTCTTCGAGCGCCCTGAAACGTCCCGTGACTACTCGCGTGACACCACCGATTGGAATGGCCGTGATAACACCACGGTAGCCGCCATTCAGATCGCACGGGCGTTGCCGACGTACATGGCCTTCCACCACCTGGCCCACATCCATTTCGAGGCGAACAACTACTCGCACATGGGTGAACCGGTGATCATCATTCCGGAAGTCCTCCCGCTCATGGGCAAGAGCATCAACCAACAAGCCTTGGCAGCCTTCGAACAACGGCTTATCACCGAACTGTTCGTGGACATGCTACCGTGGGAGAACTGCATGTTCGACCTGCGGGTAAAGGCCAGCCTCTCGGGCGATGTGATTGTACACATCCAGCTTGAAGGCGATGAACCAGCCGAGTTCGCGTTCCCTGTGTTCTGCGACTCATTGGTAGCACCTGTCGTTGTCGATGATCGGAATTGCATCGAGAAGATGGGTGAGACGCTGACCAACATTGTGGATACGTTGGGTTCCCGGAGCCGTCCGGCACTTGACTCGTCTATCATTACCGACAGCAGCGGTTACAACTTCTAAGGAGCAGTCATGGAACTTCATGAGTTTAACATCCGGGTGCTGAACTCGGTTGGCATTGTGGACGAGACGGGCAAGGGTCATCTGAGCCGTGTTGTCGGTGAAGGCACCAGCCCATTTACCATCAACGGCAAGCGGGTGGTATTGCCTACCTCCGAGCACCTGCGTTCCAACGGCGAAGGCACCATCGTGTACCATCCGCTGTCTGAGAACATCACCCGGTCAGAGTCCGACATGATCAAGTCGCTGCGCGACACCATCATGTACAAGCTGACCATCACAGCGGTGTCGCTGATCACCGAACTGGGGCGCGTAGCGGCTACCCCCAGCGAGCACAAGCGTCTGGACCCCGCCTCAGGCAAGTACCTGAAGAACCTCGCCGACATGGACGAGCGTACTTACGACTTCCTGAACAAGGTGATTCTGCGCATTGCCCCGGAGCCAGAAAAGCGCCTGGTCTCGATCAGCCTGCGTAAAGGCTCCAAGGCTGATGGCGTCCTGCGCATGGCGAACTTCAAGTTCCCGGTGCTCGACTCGATCATCGCTGATGAACCGGACCTGCTGGGCGTCAAGTACCCGTCGAAGAAAGCGCGTAACTCGGTTCGTGCCCTGTTCGAAATCGTGCTGGGTGATGAGGCAACTCGCGCCAGCTACGACTACGGCAGCAAGAACATGGTCGCGCCGTACTTCCACGCACTGATGATGGGCTACGCCAACATGGCCACCCACCTGAACGGCGTGATCAAGACGCACAAGAAACTGCTGGGTAAAGACCTGGTGGAATCCTTGACCATCGACCTGACCTGGATGGAAGGCATGGAATCGTTGGCCGATATGCGTCGTCTGGTTCCGCCGCAGGAAGGCAACGAAGGGGCGATCATCGTCGCTGAAGCCAAAGCCAAGGAAGATGTTACTGAGAAAGTGGCTGCTCGTATTGCGCCGGTCAACCGTGACCGACCAGTGCGTGAATCTTCCAAGGCCGAAGCCGTTGACCTGCCGTGGGAAGACGACGGTCGTCCTGCTCGTGAGACCCCGACTCGCCGTGAAACTGCTCAACCGCAGAAGCGTGGCAAGTCACTTGATGATTTCCTGACCGGCGGCCGCCGTGAAGATGATCGTCGGGGTGCATTCGGGCGTCGGGAAGAAGACCGCAGCTTCTCGTTCGGTCGTGACACCCGTGGCAATGACCGTGCCAGCAGCTTTGGCCGTGGCAGTGAACGGAGCTTCTCCATGGGTCGCGACAGCGGCTTTAGCAGCAGCTTCCGCCGAGATGATCGGGCCCCGACTCGTCGCACCTTCGGTGCTGGCAGCAGTCGTTCAGGGTTCTGATCAGACGGCATAGGAGGAGAGGGGTGACCCTCTCCTCTTTCTTTGTCCTCAGATGCGCCCAGGCATCTGGCGATACAGTGATTTTAACTGCTGCACCACACTGGGATCAGGGATACGTATCTCACTCAGGTCCTGTGTCATTTGCGTAGGGCATTCGATGTCATTCACCACCATCAGCAACATCAAGTCTTCAATCGGATACGTCAACTCAACAAGGAGGGAGACGAAGTTATATTCGAACTTGTGAACAAGGCCGGGGTCCAGCGCCGTGATCACCGAATTAGCCTTTAGGTAGGCCTTGTGGGTGTGCACAAAGTTTAGGAAGTCAGCACTGTGGTAGATCGTGTCGCCACTGTTGACCATTAGACTGTTTAACGAAGCACTCATGCCTAACTCCTGGTTTGAATTTTCTTCAGCGATACATTATTAAAATGGTAAGCAATAGCTCACCTGTAGGATAATGGGAGTAACCGATGCTTAACACTAACCTTTCTGTCGCAGAACAATTAGAACAGCGGTATCAGAGCCCAGCTCTTGATAACCCCGTAGAGCTGCGACCTGAGCTGATGTCGTTGTACGGACTCAATCCGTTCATCCGGCACATCTCGGCCTCACGTGCAGCCATGTTCACGGGCAACCTTGCCCAGATGGTTGTTATTAAGGAACCGATGCGCAAGCGCATCATGACAGGGATGGAACGTGCGTTCGGGCAAGCCACGTTCTCGATTGAGTTTCCAGACGATGTGGAGGTGCTGGAGATCATTCCACGCTTCGCCCACACCGCTGGTGCCAATCGCATCAAACATTCGCCACAGACAGCGGTGATCTACGAGAACTACAACACGTCAGAGATTGGCGTGCTGATGCTCACGGACTACCAAGTCACGCACCAACATTTCGGTACGGAGTTCAAGCGGAACCGAGATGCGATGGATCAACTGCGAAAGGGAGCGCGGTTTAAGAAAGGGGTGAAGTTGGCGCATTCACCTTTGATCGATGAACAGGGCAACTACATGTACGGTCGTGAGACCAACGTGTTGATGGCCTCTGACGTGGCAGGGACTGAAGACGGTGTCAAGGTCCGGGCAGGCTACATGAAAGCACTGGCCCCCACAGGATTTGAGACGCGAGTCTTCGAATTCGGGCGCGAGTACTACCCGACCAACCAATCCACCGTTCCAGGCCAGTACAAGATCTTCCCGGATTTGGGCGACAAGGTTGATTCCACCGGCTTGCTGGTAGCCTTGCGTCGGTATGATCCGATCAGCGCTGTGTCGAACATGACCGTCGAGGCGTTGCAACAGACCGACTACATCTTTGATCGTAAGCGGTTCGTGCAGCACATCGATGCTGAGGTGGTGGACATCAAGGTTGAGCGTAACACCTCGATCAACATTCCGCCGCTGCCCATTGGCATGGAAGAGCAGCTGCTCAAGTACTACAACGCGGACACCGAATGGTACCGCAAGATCGTGGACGTCTGGGTTGACCTGCGTAAGCGGGCGTCCATGCGGAACATGGCCTTGCGTCTGGAGCCAGAGTTTAGCCAACTGGTCAAAGAAGCCATCGGCCGGGTTGGACCTGACTACATCAAGCCCGATCGGGGGTTCAACACCAAGGCGCGTGAAGACGGTGGCGGTAAGGTCGACAAAGTCTACCGTGGGGTGAAACTGGATGCTTGGCGCGTGGAGATCACGTTCAAGTACCTGTCGGTCCCCAACAAAGGCTATAAGATCACCGACATTGACGGGAACAAGTCGGTTGTGGTGGAGGTGGTGCCTGACGAAGACATGCCGGTCGATGAGAACGGAGTTGTCGCTGACATCGTCGTGGACCCGAACTCGCGGTGGAACCGGGAAACCCCGGCGTCGCCAATCGAGATGGTCGTGGCAGCGGCCGGTCGGGACCTGGGCAAACGCATTCAGGAAACCTTCGGCTTTAATAAGAACGTGCAACTCACCGAGGAGGAAGTCAACGACGTCATCTACACCCCGGAGAACCGTGACCTGGTAGAAGCAGCGTTTAATGAGCTGCTGGAGTTCTACAAGGTAGTGGCGCCGTTCCAGTACCAGGACCTGGTTGACCCGAAGTACCGTGAGCAGAACCCGGAGTTCATGTACACCCACGTAGCCTCTGTGCTTTTGGATCACATGTACGGACTGTACCTGTACATGCCAACCGATAACCCGGTGAACATGCCGGACGTTATTCGGCAGATCAAAGAGCGCTGGCCACCGTTCATTACCCCTGTGCGGTTCCGGGGTCGTGATGGCAACATGAAGGTGTCGCGTGAGCCTCAGCTGATTGCGCCGTCGTGGTACATCAACCTGGAGAAGACAGCAGAAGACTCCTGGATGGCCGCTTCCTCCGCGAAGTGTAACGTCTTTGGTACCACTGCCCGTCTGTCCAACAATGACAAGTACGACTCTCCCGGTCGTCAGTCGTCCATTCGTGTCGGTGAGTCCGAGTACCGCTCGGAAGCTGCGACCTGTGGTGGTGAAGCCATTGCAGACCAGAAGGATGCCAGTAACAACCCGATTGCGCACAAGTTCGTGTTGCGTCGGCTGTTGACCCACCCAACCCCGACGAACATTCCGGAAGTGCTGGACCGGAAAGTCGTACCGGTTGGCGGGCACCGGCCATTGGCGTACATGCGTCACATGTTCCAGTGTTCTGGTAAAGAACTCACCAACGAATAGCAACCTATAGCGGGTGGTTTACCACCCGCACTCAACGGAGAAAGCGATGCGCCGTATCATTGCTCGTAACTTCATGAACCAAGACATCTTGGCAGCATGGCCACTGCCGGATGAAAAGCTCGAGATCGAGTTTGACGATGGGGTTTTGCAGACCACCACGCGTCGGACCTCCTTGAGCTGGTTCTGCTGGGAATTGCACCGGCAGTTTCCGCGCACCCCGCTCAATGTCTCGCACCATATCGGCAATGGGTTCCCCAGCGCTGAGACGGTACCCAAGACCATCTCCAACATCATGCGGGATTTGCACTACACCTACTTCACCCCAGGTGTCGAGCATTCCAACCATGACGCGTGCTATGACCGTGAAGACGCCTGGCGCGTGGTCAAGGACATCGGCAACGAGATCTACAACAAGCTCAGCATTAACCTGGAGGAATGGCAGGTTTCGATCAACGCGTTCCACCTGCTGGAACTGTACGACTATCCGCCCATCGTGGAGATTCGTCAGGCGTTGCGCCCGAACCAACTCAGCATCACCACCGCGTACGACCGTGCCACTGAAGTCCTGATGAAGGACCCAGCGATCCTGCACAACCCGATCGTCCGTGGCCTGCGCAGTAAGCAGATCAAGATTGCCCAGTTCCTTCAGATCCTGATCTGCCGGGGTTACCTGACCGACATTGACCAGGTGATCTTCCGTAAGCCGATTACCACCGGGTACTTCGAGGGCCTGACCAAGCTACACGACATCATGATTGAGTCGTGCTCGGCGAAGAAAGCTTTGCTGTTTACCAAGAAGCCGCTGCGAATCGTCGAGTACTTCAACCGGAAGATGCAGTTGTCCACGACCGTGGTCGACAAGCTGATCTGGGATGACTGTGGCTCGGATCGGTACGCATCGATTCCGGTGGACTCGGTGATCCTGCAGCACCTGGAAGGCAAGATCTACTTGGCTGACGATGGCAAGCTCAAAGCGGTACGGGCTGAAGACCGTCACTTGGTGGGTAAGACCATCCAGATGCGTTCAGGTATGTTCTGCCGTCACCGGGGCGAGGGTGCTGTGTGTCACGTGTGCTTTGGTGAACTGGCTTGGTCGGTCCCACGGGAAACCTCACTGGGTCACGTCTGCGCCACCGAACTCTGCCGGGAAGGTTCCCAGCGGACTCTGTCGGTCAAGCACTTGGACGGTAGCTCCGTGGTGGAAGAGATCATCATCCCCGAGGAGTACCTACCGTACATCGACATCTGCGCCGCAGACCCTGAGGAAACCGATACCCTCATCAGTGAAGCCGGCAATCCGGCCGCCATGCAACAGGCTCAGCGCCGTACCGAGGAGTTGCTGGGTGAAGAACTGCCCACCTCGACCAAGGACAGTTCACTGTTGAAGCTCAACCCACGGCTGAAGAAGATGTCTCCGGTTCTGATCCTGGCAGCCTCGCAGGACAAGAACATGGAGAACGGATCGGGTCTGGTCGGTATCAACAAGGAAACGGCGATCGAGCGGCTGAACATCCACCGCTTTACCTCGTTCCGTGAAGTACAGATCCGTGTCACCAACCTGCGGGAAGAGACCACCTCGGTGTTCATTCCTGTCAGTCAGGGCGCGCGTCTGGCTTCGCTTTCCCGTGTGATGCTGTACTACGTTCAGGAACATGGCTACACCGTCGATGAGTACGGGAACTTCTGTATCGACCTGGCTCACTGGGACTTCGCACAACCGGCGTTCTCTCTGCCGCGTCGCCACGCGTCCACCTTGGACTTCATGGCAGCGGTTGAGGCGTTCATCCGGTCTCCGGCGAAGAAGTCAGAACGCAATGGATTCTCCGGTAAGATGCTGACGGGGTATGATGACCCGGTAGCCGCTCTGCTGGACTTCAGTGACCTGGTCAACTCCAAGCTGCGTGTGAACGTCGCTCACCTGGAAGTGATCCTGCTCAGTCTGATGCGCCCTGCCGACGACCCGGACGATTACTGCCTGCCGGCCTTTGACCGGCCGTCTAAGTTCGAAGAGCACCGTACCCTGATGCAGTACCGTTCCGACGGTCAGCAGTTGGCGTACGAGCGTCAGCCGGACATGATCGAAGACCCGGACAGCTACTTGATCACCAAGCGGCCAGCCGGATTGCTCGATCCGTTCGTGTTCCCGGAAATCATCTAACCATAGGAGGGCTTCGGCCCTCCTTTCTATTTGCTTGGAGGTATTATGCCCACCGTCACTGAAGTTAAACTTAGTTGCAAAGCTGGCCTTAGCGGACGACTTAGAGTAGACGACTTCTTCGTCAATCGCGGAATGGAACTGCAGCGTGGTTTGAGTATTCGTCTTGATCGTGCCGAGATTGAAAACGACAACCCTAAATTCGACATTGAGGTAGACCCGGACACCAATACCGTACGCTGGTCTCGAAAAGACCAGAGCACCAGGTCTGAAGAAGAATTGCGTGTCACGGCTTACTTTGATTTAAAAGTTCACTGGCCGGCAACAAATTAACCCCACCCACGTGGACGTCTTCGGACGTCCTTGGACAACAATGGACTTAGTTTTTTATCATCTTATCAGGGTTTCATATGTAAAACAGCATATGCGCGACGCAGGGTATCCCAATGAAAATTGATGTCTACAGTCACGCGATTAAAATATCCGACGTGATTACAGAGCGCGACTTGCAAGCCATGTTGTCGTTCTGTAAACCCCTCATCGAGTATGGCTTCGAGAAGAAAGGCAAGAAGTTCATTCCGAAAGGGATGCGGACCTTCGCAGCGGCGACTCGCAATCGCCGAGAGTTCAGTTTTCATCGGAATCAATTGAGTTCGCTGAAACACCACCTGTTTAAGAATTTCGGGTATGCTGAACACTTGGTGCCGATTGTGCACCACGTTGTGAAGGTTGAAGACCTCCCCAAGGTCACGTTCGATGTCCGCAAGATGTTCCCGCCTCGTCCTATCCAGGTGGGAATTATCGAGTACGTATTGGATAATGAGAACCCTAAATACGACCCCATCATCAAGATGGTGACCCTCCAGACTGGGCAAGGAAAGACCTTTATCGCCCAGTACTGCATGAACCAGCTCTCCCTGCGTACGATGATTCACTTCAAAGGTGGGTATGTGGAGCGCTGGAAGAATGACCTTGAAGAAACCTTTACGTTCAAGCGAGGCGAGTTCCTGATCGTGCGTGGGTCAAAAGACCTTATTGCCCTTCAGACCATGGCACTTGAAGGTACGCTGGAAGCCAAGGTAATCATCGTCACCTCCGCCACGATGCGCGATTACATCAAGCATTACGAGGAGACCAATGGTTCGACCAAAGTTTATCCGATCAAACCCATCGATTTCTATCCCAAACTGGGGATCGGGTTCCGGGTAACTGACGAGCTACACCAGGAATTCCACAACAACTACCGCATTGATCTATATACGCATTTGCCCAAGTCCCTTGGGTTGTCAGCGACTATGACCAGTTCGGATGCGTTCAAGAACAAGATGTATGACATCGCCTACCCGGTCATGCAACGGAACGACGGCGGAGGTTACAACGTCTACATCGGGGTGACCGCCATCATGTACCACATGGACCCGGACGTCAAAGTCCGTTACATGGGCGCGCAGGGCTACTCGCACACCACGTTCGAAGAATCGATCATGCGACACAAGGGCTTGCTCAAGTCCTACCTTAAGATCATTGACCACGCGATCTACAACCGCTACGTCTCGGTCCGTGAGGAAGGACAGAAGGCACTGGTGTTCTTTGCCCGTGTGGACATGTGCACCCTGATGGTCGAACGCTTGAAGAAGATGTACCCGGAGCTGAACGTCGTTCGGTACGTGGGATCTGAAGGCGACTCGTACGAAGAACTGCTCGAAGCCGATGTCGGCGTGACCACCATTGGTTCTGGCGGTACCGCCATTGACATCAAGAACCTGCGCACCAGTTTCATGACGACCGCCATTGATTCACGGCAGTCCAACGAGCAGGTATTAGGTCGGACCCGTCCACTGAAAGACTGGCCAGATGTCACCCCGGAGTTCATTTACTTCGGCTGCATCGAGATTGAGCAGCATCAAAAATATGGACGTAACAAAGAGGAATTCTTCAGAAATAAGGTGGTCAGTCACATGAAAGTAATTTCGAAATACACACTGTCGCTCCGCTAGATCATGAGGGCCTTCGGGCCCTCTTTTTATTCCGAAAGGAACCAGCCATGATTCCACGAGAACCTGGATGCTATATCCTCAATCACATCAGTTCTGGTAAATTCTACATTGGAAGTACAGTCAACCTGTACGAACGCTTCCACGTACATCTGTCACATCTGCGGGCCGGTATACACAAGAATCATCAACTCCAGTCCTTGTACGATGATGATCAAGATATACACATTGAATTCGTTACGACTCCAGATCGGGATGCCGCGTACATCATTGAGCAATCTGAGCTCGATCTCCATGTAGGACATCCAGATTGTCTAAATCGATTGAACGATGCAATCAATAGCTGGAAACCCGGCACGATGCCCCGTAACTGGCGTGAGGCTACGTCAGAGCGCAACAAAACGCTTCATGCAGGCAATACTTACATGTCGGGGAAGAAACATTCTCCTGAAACTATCGCACTAATGAGAGAACGTGCATTGGCACGAGACCCATCTGTCTATCGGAACCGCCCTCCGATCTCTGAAGAGACCAGGGAGAAGCTACGTATAGCCAACAGTCGCGAACGTGTAAAGGGGCGTGTATTCAGCGATGAGCATCGTGCCAACATGCGTGCTGCTCAACTTGCCAGAAGCGGTACAGCAAGCAAGAAGGTCAGTATGAACGGTGTCGTTTACAGTAACGCTCAGCGGGCTGCTGAGGCTATTAGAGTTACTCGCCGTACTATCATAGTTAGGATTGAAGACGAACGATTCCCAGAGTACTTTTACCTGGACTCCTAAAAGGGGCTTCGGCCCCTCTCCTATTTTGCGAGTCACCAAAAACCAACCCGACCTATCTGTACAGACCAATCCGCCTCAAGGAGACTAGCCATGATCCCCAGTAACGAACTAGCTATTGCAAAAGCCATCGAGACCCTGGCCGGCAGCCTGAATGACGGCCATGCCTTTTCAGCGTACCCGCAGCTGTCTGGGGTCTTTTATGGCCTTCAGGCCAACCTGCAGAACCTGGTCGGCATCATGCTCATGACACAGCGTGATGAAGCGCTGTACGGTAAGACGGAAGCGGCCAAACTGTACGCGCTCCAATATAAACAGACCCACGCTCTGCCTGAAGGGATATTGAAATCGATTGGTCAGCAGCAGTGGTATGGCTCGTGTGATCGGCCTTTGGCGGGCATCGTGAAATATGCCCGTGAGTACCGAGGACTGTCCCAAACGACCCTCGAGCTCACGACAGACGAAGCCACCCTCACGACCTTTGCCCGCATCGACTTTGAATCCCTTGAGGTCCATATCTCCTGGAAGGATTGTGCACTGAGCTTGAGGCTGCCGAATGTTACCCTCGGTCGGGGTGAGGTGAACGGTCCACTGTTCCACGAACCCTATACCGTTGAAGTCGACTCTGCTTACTTGGACAGGGTGTTGTACAGTCCTATGTTCGAGTTCCTGGTCGGTCCGGAGCGCCGGCCGGTAGAAGAGCCTAAGGCCCTGCTCATCCACCACTATTTCGGTACCAAAGACGCTCCAATCGAATTGCCGGGGGATCACCCCCTCATCCAACTGCGCCACTTGGTCAACGCTGGTCTGTACGGCAAGGGCGAGTACAGTTTTGCAACGATCGACTGGAAAGACTACACCCTGTCCTTCAACACCCAGCGTGACTGGAATTTCCATGAAAGTTTACTGCTGACCGTCGATGTACAGGAGAAGAAGGAAGGCACCCCCTTCGAGCGCCACCGTGGACGCAGTGTCTACAACTGGTGGAAGAACCCGTTGTTGGTGAACGACCTCTTGGCTGACATGGACAGCCTTATCGACAAAGCACTGACCGCACACGAACTCGAGCTGGCAGGACAACCTGGTACCGTCTAACAGAGTCGACATAGCGAGGGGCTAGGAAGCCCCTCGTTTATTCGATTCGAAATTATTTCAACGATACATATTAGCAGTGAGTAGGAAGAACGATCTTCCAATTAACCTTACATGGAGTTGACTCTCATGCCTTGCACTAACACTACATCCAACTTTGCTACCCTGTCCCTTGACGAACTGATGAACGAATTCGATTCTGAAGTTGAGCGTCTTGAGTCTGAACAAAAGCAGCGCGAAGAAGATTACAACAGTGGCCTTTGGGTCATGAAGCGTAACTTCTCGTTCTAATGCCGATCAGGGGGTCTTAGGGCCCCCGGCATCATCGCTGTTTTTTTTCTTTGATTCCAGCGCATCTGGACCCTACATCATTCACGTGAATATCCCACAGTGAGGAACTGTAACCGTGTTAAACATTAAACTCGATTCGATTCGTGATGCGATTGTGCAGGATTTCTCAAAGGCATGGGAGATCAATGATGAAGCCCATCGATTCAAGCATTTCAGTGCAGTGGAAGTGTGTGCCAATGAAATCAATAACCGCTTAGGGCTGGAGCATGAACCGGTACTGATCCTGTTCTCAGCGTTCTTCCATGACATGTTTGCGTGGAGTCGGTTCAATCATCACTTGTTAAGCGCTGAGTGGATCATGACCACCGATTATGATCTGGTCGATACGTTGACCGAGCATCAACGTGAATTGGTAGCGGCTGGGTGTCGTGAACATCGGGCTTCAGGTAAAGATCCGTTTACCTGCCAGTTCGCTGAACTGATGTGTGCCGCAGACCGGGAGCTTCCAGGAAATGTACCTGCGATGGTAGAGCGGGCGGTTCAATACCGGATGGGTAAGGGCGATTCGTTCAATGCGGCAGTGATGCCGTCGATTCAACACATCAAAGAGAAGTTTGGTACCGGTGGGTACGCACGGTATCCGAAGCTGTACCTGGATGCGTTTAATGATGAGTTAGCCGAGCAGCGTAAAGAGATCGATAACCTGTAACAGGAGCCACTGCGATGAAGGGGTTGTACATACACGACTTGGTCGATTTTAAGTTCCCGGCTCATCCTCGTATCAAGCGCAAGATGCGACATCGGTACCAGAACTTGTCTCTGGCTGGTAAGCTCAGATGGCGGGCTGAGGTTCGTCACATGCATGCCAGTCTAATCCAGTCTGGGGTCTACAATGAAAAGACTGGCGGCCTGGATTTTATCGCCATGGCTAAACGGTCAAAGCGCGTAGCCGATCAAAAAATGCCCCACGTCATCGATGTACTCACCGATGTGGTAGCTGGCAGGTGACACGGCATAAGAGGAGGGCTTCGGCCCTCCCCTTATGTTTTTTCTTTGTTATTTCCCGTAGTAAGAGAGGATGAATAAAGAATATTGTGATGATACATTATTGACATGATCCATGGTTGATCGCACGAGGTACTCCATGAGCGCAGATGAATCCATTATTGCGGCTTACAAAATCACAGACACCCAGACCGACCGTTTCTACGTCGGAAGCACCAGTAATCTTGAGCGTAGACTTCAAGAACACAAATTACGTCTTCAAGCAGGACGGCACCCTAACACCAAGATGCAAGAAGGATTCACTCACTGGGACAACGTTGAGGTCGAATACATTCAAGTAGACACCCCAGAGAAGTCCAAAGTACTGGAGCAGTCATTGCTTCGTTTCAATAAGAATGATCCTGACTGCGCTAACATTGGCACGGGGTCTATCTCCTTGTGGAGTGATGGGATGCCTGAGGAGATAAGAGAGAAGATAGGTAATGCTCACCGAGGTCGCCCGAAGAGCGAAGAGACTAAACGGAGACTATCTGTTGCAGCGCTGAAACGACCGCCTATGTCAGATGAGACGAAGAGCAAGATAGGGGCTGCATCAAAGGGCCGTGTGTTCTCGGATGACCACAAAGATCGTATACGTCAGGCGGCACTAAATAGAGGCCCTAGAGCCGAGAGCGACATTGTCAACAGACAGGTCGTTATAATCGACGGTGCTGAGTACCCGAGCATTCGAGCTGCTGCGAACTCGCTCGGTGTATCAGAAACAGTGGTTAGGTACCGTACCTCACTAGATACGTATCCTACATGGAGACGGGCATAACGGAATAGATGGAGGCCGAAGCCTCCATCTATCAAACACCCTTTCTTTTTTGCTTATTTTCCATAATAGTGCAAAAGATTTTGGCGTGCTTTCTCGTTAACCACGTCCTTCAGCGCCGCGTTCCAATCGATCATGTTGACCGAACGGTCGCGAGTCGAAGGGTCGCAGGTATTGGTCAGGATGGCCGTCATGTTCTGGAAGGTCCGCAGGCCTTTCGGAGTGATCGACATCTTACCTACACCGGTGTAGATCTTCTTGGCCGAGCAGATGCCCTTGCTGTTCTTGTGGAAGAAGTTCAGCAATTCAGTCCAACCCTGCACGAAGTCTTCACCGTCCAGACGCAGCACGCGATTGATGCAGCGGTCCAGCAGGGATTGATAGGCCGCAGCCTTATCGGTGTTGTCGCCCGCTTCAGTCCGACCTGCTTCGTAGCTCTTCAGGTCTTCATCAACGAATTTGACAGTCATGGTCATGGATTCCTCAGTAATGTCACTGACCCGTTTCTTCACGGCGTCAGCATCGAGATAATGGGAGATGCCGAACAGGGTTTTAGCGCGTTCAAGCAACTGTTCAGCATTGGCGTGGATACCCGGCAGGATTTGGCCACGGCACCAGGCTTTGACTTCACGACGCGTCCAGTGTTGAGCCCGGCGCGCATCACGGTTACGGTCACGGACGTAGATCCCTGAGAGAGTCGACGGCACCATGACACGGTCCAATACATAGGATCGTGCATCTTCACGGTACCAGAACACCGGCACCTTGAACCGTACGTAGATCTCCTCCCACAAATCCTCTTCAGTGGCACTGACGGTCGCGTCGATCTCACCTTTGAGCCAAGCCTTAAGCTCCACATCACGCCATTCACTGGCCTGTTTGCGGTGCCGTGTCGGGTCATTGATGTACACGCCGTTTTCCAGTGCCTTAGGGACGGTTTGAGTCTTCACGTAGGTCAGGACTTCTTCATCTGACCAGTGAGCAGGGCTCACGCCGAACTGCACGTCGATCAGACGCCGTATCCGGTTGATCGTTGCCTCACTTGTGACCTCAAAGTCAGCGTCAATCAGGCCCAGTGCCAGCGCCCGCAGCTCTTTCCACGACCAGTTGGTTGGCGTACTCAAGTCCCGTAAGCGATCTTCCACGAGAATGCCGTCATCCAAGGCCCGAGGTTCAGTTTTATTCCGAATCCAGGCCAGAATGTGCGCATCGGTCCAATGCACATCGATTTTATACCGTTGCCGGGCGATAGCAAAGAGCACCGATTCATCGACCGTATCGTCAATGGTCAGTTCGCCCTTAAGCCATGCCTGCAATTGCTTGTCAGACACCGTTTGACCGGCCACAATAGGAGGTACCTCTTCAGCCGGGAGTGTCCCCGTCAGGATAAAGTCACGGGCTTGGTCTTCAGTGAGCCAATCCGGTACTCGATAATGCACACGAACACTGAACCAGACATCTTGCACCGCATGTGCAGAGCGGATGTCACCTTTTACCCACGCTTTAAGCTCGTCATCGGACCAATCACCCGGATGTTTCCGATCCCTGACAGCATCATGGACCAGCATCCCTGTCTCAAGGCCCTCAGGAAGCTCTAGGCGACCAAAGAATGCTTTGACAGCATCATCGGTCCAGTTCGGAGTGATCGCATCACACAAGCGCCGTAGAGCGGTCACAAGCGTAGAGGGCGTGGAGTTCATGCCAGCAGGAATCAGGTCCCGTGCCCAGGCAATCAACTCACCCATGCTCCACTTTGACGCCGTGAGGAACTGACGGTGTTCGTCGTCTGCGATCAGCGCTTGAGAAGTACCGATCGACAGCGCATCAAAAAGCTCAGAGCCTTCTTCAACAAGGTCGGTCCAAACCATTGACTGAGGTTCGACTTCAGGTACTGCTTCTCCAGTTCCTCCATCGCCAAGTTCAGGTTCGGGGTCTTCGCTTGGTTCTTCGAGCTCTTCGACTTCAGGCTGTACCACAGTCCCAGTACGCCCGTCTTCATCTGCAACTTCTGCTTCTGGCTCATCTTCAATGACCTCTTCTTCGACCACAGGGGGCTCTGGAACAATGCCGTCCAACAGATAGGCACGACGCTGCTCTTCGTTCCACCACGTATAATCCATTTCCGACAAGTGATACGATGCCAGGCAATCGAATGCCCCTTGGTCATTGTTCTCACGGATCAGACGCTTGAGTTTCGCTTCGCTGTAACTGTCGTAGTCATGAATAAAGTCAGGGATCTCGCCATGCTTTACCCACACCATCAACGACAGCCGGTCCCAGTACCATTCGCCACCGAACGTTTCAATGGCCCGCTCCAACAGAGCCTGGTCTTTGGAGTCGACCTCGATCTCACCGAGGGCGTAGGCTTTAAGCTCCGCCTCAGTCCATTCGTCCAGGTCTTTAAGCGCGCGCCTGCGGTCGTTCATCAACACGCCGGTGCTGGTGAGTTCAGGTTCGACCTTGCGTTGAATGTACGCGCAGTACTCGTCCCACGTGATCCCAAGGGGCAGACCAAACCGCTCACAGGCTTCATCGAGGATGTAGTAGTGATTGCGCTCCAGTTCCCCAAAGTAGCCTGCACCCAGATCCGACAGCTCACTGTCATCCCAGAGGGCTGCATCTTTGACCCAGCGATCCGGATCATTGATGAAGTGCCCGCCAGGACTACGGGCCGGAGTCTTCTCGTACATCAACCAGTCGTAAAGGTCTTCCTCGCCCCACTTCAAGGCATCGCGGTGTTCCAGCAAGGCCTTGGTCCGTAGGGCACGGTAGAAGACGTCATCGCCTGAGGCGTACTGCGTCATCAGCTCGTTGTTGGCCAGGGCATATAGTTCAGCCATGCTCCACTGACTCAGGTCACGGGCTTCACGCTCCACGTCACTGACCCAGAGACCATTGGTGGTCTTGGCAGGTTCTTTCCCCAACTCCTCGTAGACGCTGATGTCACGCGCCGACCAGGCCGTTGGGTAAGTTCCGTTGTACTTGTTACTCATGGGTGTACCCTTTTAAGTAAAGGCTTCCAGGATGTTGAGTTTGGCCGTCTTCAGTTCTTTAGCGTGAGCCGAGGCCATCATGATGTCCATGAACTTTGATGCCACCGAGACGTTCTCGGCGCCCAGTGCATGCGGGATTGCTGCCAAGGCTTCACCCACACAGCGTTCACAGAAATCGGTCGCTCCAGTCTTACAGAACGAGGGTGAACGGCTGAGGAATGTCTTGCCTTCCAGCGCTTTAGCCCGCGCCGCATCCACAACCCTGACGCTCTTGTCCGGCAGCATTTCCCACATGCCGATGTAGTACTCGCCTTGACCCGGTTCTACGGTCCGCACCACACCCAAGGTCGTCCCACAGTCCTCTTCACTGACTGCCGTGTTCTGGAACACCCGCATGAAGAACTTCACCGCTTCCCCACCCAGTGCTGTCAACGCACCACGATAGAAGGAACCGGCCCGCGTGGAGTTGAACATGGCCACGAGCTTATCGGTGTCCCAACCCTCGTTCAGGCTGTTGACCACGAGCTCTGCGTTACCGCCTTCATTGAACCCGGCTTCAGGTCCGTGAATGAGGAACATCCGCTTGCGCGCTGTACCGAAGGTCTTGTTGGAGATGAGGAAGCCTTCAGACGGATCGTCTTTGATCCACTCTTTGTCGATCGCAATCAGCTCGTTCTGAATCCCTGCAACCACGACCGGGTCATGCAGACGTTCTTTGTTCTTCTCCAGCAGCTCGGCTCGTTTCTCCCGAACCCGTGGGTCAGTGGTCAGCGCCTTAGGGCTCAACGTCGGTACAAAGATCTGCGTAAAGCCTGCCAAGGCTCCCATGCACCGCCCAAAGCGCATGTACATATTGACCGGGATCTCATCGTCTGCCGGGATTCGCCCTGCGACTTCAGAATCGTCCACCAGCTTACTGGCGATGATCCGTTCGATCTTCCGAATGTTCACCGGACCAACCTGATACTCGATCCGATGGCCAAAGGGTTCAACCAACGCAATGTAGTTAAACAGCATATCGCCGTAAGTCGATTCCACAGGGGCTTTGCAGTTAGGGATCATCTCAGGGGTCACCGTCAATGGATCACCTGGGAAGAACAACTGCTTCATGGGCGGGCTGTCGCTGATGCTGACCCAAGCAGAACCTTCCGACGTTGGGACGTACACTTCGGTCACATCCCGCCCGTACCGAATGCTGAACGGCAACGGCGCTTTGGTGATCAAGGTAGTCTCCACCTGCCTGACGACAGAGAAGGCACTGATGACCCACTCCTTGCGACGGTAAGCACCGTCTAGCAGGGCTTGGATGTAGAAATCTTGCTTCTTCATACAGGGTTCTCCGACAACGCACCGATCCTTGAACGGACTCGTTTATACGCACGTTGCACCATAAAGGGGTCGTGTTGGATGCCTTCGACAAAGTGCATGACTTCATCTTCCAGGGCATCGTATGGGGTCTTAGCCAAGATGGCCAAGGACAGCAGTTCGTCGACCAAGGCTTCGGGTTCTGCGCTGCTTAAGCGTTCTTTCACCGACTGGACCATGGTGGTCATGTCAGCACCCGGTTCTGTACCGCTGTTCAATGATTCCATGCCCACCGACAACGTCACACCCATCAGCTGCTGATGACGGTTCAGTAACCGCACAGTCTCAGCCACACCTTCGACAGCCGATACATGGTAGCTGAGGTTTTGCTCGAGCTTCTCCTGGATGGCCAACAAGGTCTGGTTGGACACATCGATGATGTATTCCATGAGTTCTTCCGGGATGACGTTCAGGTAGATCGCCAACACATCGGTGAAGGTCTCGATGGTGTCTTCGCCGGCTTTGATAGCTGCCAGCATTTCATCGTCCATGTCGCTGGGTGCAAAGACCAGCGCTTCTAGGATCAATGCCAGCCGATCCATGTCCAGGGTGTCAAGTTCCAAGGTGATCTGCATTTGTTGCAGCAAAGCCCGGACTTGATCGTAGATAATGTGTTGCGCCTTTTCCACGGCACTGGCCATGTCGTGGTTGTTAGCATCCATGCGCAGGACAATGATGCGTTCCTGCCACTGGTTAGCATTGTGCTTTTCCAGTGCGACAGCGATTGCGTTGATACCAGTCCATACGGCCGGGTCTACCCTACCTTTGAGGATATCGGAGAGTTCTTCAAACATTGTTCGATCCTTAATAAAAAAAGTTTACCCGACCTAATATGAGTAAAGTACAAATTATTGGCCAGTCCATTTTCCATTTCACTAGGGTTGCAGTTCATGTCCAGTTCCCGTATGACTCCTCGACAGAGTCTTGACCAGCTTCAGCAAGAATCACGGAATCTTCTATACCGTTTCGCAGAATCCACTCGCGACATGGCCATGCACCGCTGGACCGACGCTGATAAGCGCGCCCGTTGCATACAACTTGCCTCCTACATCAAGCGTGACCTGGTGGAATTCAAGTCGCGTCTGGACCGCATTGGTGAGCACCATCGTGCGCTTTCAGGTAAGGTCCTGGCCCATCCTCATCATCCGGAGATGCTCCAGGCCGGTGGTGAATACGTTAATTTCATCGACGATGCTACAGCTGCGCTGAGCCCCATGGTCGGTGAGTTGATTGAACTGTTGGCGGCGGATGCTGCCAGCTTAGAAAAAATAGCTGCCGCTAATTAAAAGGTTGCATCATGACGGACGAACTGAACAACAACCCCACTGACGATGGCATGGACACCGTTGACGTCGATCTGACAGAGACGATGGTACTCGATGTGGATGGCCAATCCACGGCAGCTGCATTCGAAGCCGCCACTGAACACGCTGCTGATGCAGGTACCCCTCAGACGGATGAGAAGTCCGAGATCCCTGAGCCTGATGGCATGTGGGACCAACTCAACAACGAGAACCCTCACGTCACGGTTGACAACCCGCTGATGCGGCGTCAGAAGCACGACCCTCTCAAGCCGTTCCTCGCTGCATTGAAGGTCGGGGCTGATGAGGTCTACTCATTGCTCGAAGCCCGTGGTCTGCATGACATCAGCGATGAGCGCGCCGAGAAGCTGACCAAGGAAGAAAAGCGCCTGGTCAACCTGTCGCGCAGCATGTCGGGCATCTTCCAGAACCTGTACTTCGATGACATCGATAAGGAAGGTAACTGGGGCCAGTACGTGACGCACAACGAAACGCGTCTGGGGGCCGGTAAAGTCAAGCCGGCCAACATGAAGGACCCGGTCATGGCGATCCGTGCTTCCTTCGGCCAAGGCTCGATGGTCCAGGTGCCTTTGTGGAACACCGGTCTGTGGATCACCTTCCGTGCCCCGGCGGTTCAAGCCCTGCTCGACTTCGAACAGCGCATCCGCTTGGAAAAGATGAACCTGGGTCGCTCAGCCAACGGCATGGCGTTCTCCAGCATCGAGGTGTACACCGTTGAGACCTACGTGCGGTTTGCACTGGAACACATGGTGGCGGTCAACTACAAGTTCGAAACCGGCGAGACCGTTGACGAGCTGATGGAAGTGATCCGTTCCCGTGATTACCAGCAAGTGCTGTGGGGCTTGGTGTGCGCCATGTACCCAGACGGCTACCCGCTGCGTCAACCGTGCGTGGCTGATCCTGAGAAGTGCAACCACATCGATGAAGTGCTGCTTAACTTCGCCAGGATGAGCTTCGTGGACCGCGATAAGGTCACCGACAAGCAAGCCCTGATGATGGCTTCGCGTAGCACCAAGCGTGATGCGGCCTGGTTGGCTGAGTACCAGAAGGAATTCACCTTCTTCGAAAAGCGTCTCTCGGTCGGCAATGGCTTAACCGCCGTCTTGCGTGTACCGTCGCTGGCTGAACAGATCAATGCAGGCCACCTGTGGGTGGACGGTATTGCCAAAGCCACCAACGAAGCCTTCGGTGCGCGTCTATCGGAAATGGATCGGGTGCGCCACATCATGCGCTCGGGTGCCATTTCCAACCTGCGTCAGTACAGTCACTGGGTAGCTGCCTTCGAACACAGCATCGATCCGGACTCCGCACCTCAGATCCATGAGGACTTCGAAGCCAAGGATCGCATCCTGGAAGTGTTGAGTGAAGACCCCGCTGTAAGTCACAAGTTGACCACCGAGATCCTTGACTGGATTAAGAAGTCGACTGTGTCTTACATTGCCCTGCCGAAGGTCAAGTGCCCGTCGTGCCAAGGCGAAGCGGAAGACTCCACTCATCCGTTCCTGATCCCTGTCGACATAGGCTACGTTTTTTTTACCCTAGCCGCGTTGAAGATCAGCCAAGTAGAAGGCGTGGCAGTTTAACACTGTCAATGGGGCACCATGTAGGTGATCGCTCGTTTGGGATTGCCAAGCTGGACAACAAGGACGAACCCACGGTCCTGGACGAAGTGCTGTCAACCTCTGAAAAGACGCTTGACAGCATTGCCGCTCAGATCGTGGCGACAGAGTGTTACGATGAATACTTCGGCATATACGAAACCAGCAGCCGAGGCTCATCGAACTATGCCCTTGTGGCCATGCACGAGGCAGAAGACTTGTGTGCGGTCGACCCCTTTGACGTGTACTTGGACAGGTACATGGTCACTAATGTGCTGAAGTACACCGGGATAGACTTCCAGACCTTCTTGAAGTTTCCACGGGACCGGGCGGAGGCCATTCTCAAACGCTGCGATGTCGTGTCCTCCAAAGAAGACACAGAGGTCAATGACCTGGTCAACAGCGCCACGGGTAAGAAAAGATAAGAGGAGGGGTTATCCCCTCCTTTCTATCCGACTTGCCGCAGACGCTACATTATCAATTTGATCAATCACTTCAATATGCTTTCTCATAAGGAGCCTTTCTGCGTGCCGACCCATTTCATTTCTGATCCGCTCCTGTTCCAGCGCCAGCTCGAAGCTAACCAGGAGTTCGTGGCTGCCGGTTACCCCAAACTTGATCGGGCCATGCGCCCCATCATCGATCGACTGAACAGCATTCCAGGCATTGCCACCACCGATTGCTGTTGCTGTCATCCGGGTACCGATAAGACATTCCTCTATGTCGCCGCCTTGGTGACAGAACCAGGCCTCGCTGCCTTCTCGGACGTCTATGTCCAGTTGGTTGAAGAGTTCATGGAAAACCCTGAGACGGCCATCTGGGCTCGACAGGTGTCGATGTCTGTGCGTCACCGCTATCCGGGTAAGAAGCGTACCCCGACCTTTGTCTGGACGATTCGCATCCCTTGCACTAAGGACAGTCTGCGCGCCCTGTTCGTTGCAGAGTTTATCAAGGCGATTGACAATGTCATATACTCAGCTGGCACAAGACCTGTTCAGCGTTGAGGCTGACACCAAAATCGTGACCACCAACATGCGCGGGGCAATGGGGGCCGGCGTTGCCAAGACTGCACGGGACACCATCCCAGGACTGTACAAGCACTACAAGAAGATGTATCAGGGTCTTGACCCGACGCAGTTCATTCTGTATCAGCACGGCGGTGTGAAATACCTCTTAGTGCCAACCAAGCTCGATTGGCGAGACCCCTCTCCTCGCGACTTGGTGATCCACAACTTTAACAAGCTGGTGAATCTGGTTAACCGCCATCCCGACAAGTTCAAGACCATTGCCCTCCCGCCCATGGGATGTGGTAACGGCGGTTTAGATTGGGACAACGACATTCGCTACGTCTACCTGTCGATGTTGCCGTTTGTTGAAGCCTCATTCATTGCCTGCTTAGGAGAGAAGTAGTCATGTGCTTCATGAAAATCTATAATGTCGAGCACGTAGAGAATCCGGATGCTGGTACGACCTTCTCCGTTTTCGATGCAGTCGATGTGGATACTGCCCGCCACCACATCCAGATCGCAGCAGATATCTTCGTCAACAATCAGATTGTCACTCGTGCACTGGAGCTCGCGGCCAATTCAGGCGTTGAGAAACAACTCGGGGTCGATGAGACCATTCCTCGTGTAGGTGACCGCACCGTTGTGCTCTGTTCGGTAAACCATAGCCATCGCCTCTATCCGAATATAGCTCATCCTGAGATTGTCTATGCCTCGCACGACATCCGGTTGCAAGACAAGACGATTACCCTACAGCTGAAGGATTTCTCCTTTCTTGCCATGCGATCGCTCACATTCAACACGCCCAGAAACGCCGAGCTGCGCGTAACGTTCGGCCTTGAATCTGACAACATCACGGTTTATAACCACATCTAAGGAGAACATGTCAGTATGGCCCGTGGTTTTAACAGCAGTGGTTTTGGTCGCCCGCAAACCGCCTTGTGCGACATCTGTGGTCATCGCCGCTGTGATAAACGCTACAGTCATGTCAAGTGTGCCAAGATTCGTCAACAACGCCCCCTCACCTCTAAGGTAGCCAGTAAATGAGCACTTCGACCACCCTGCGTCTGACCAACATCAGCAAACAAGCCGTCCAGAAGATCCCGCACGACGCCCCTCTGATCTCGATCAGTGACCGCTACAGTGACGGCGCTGCGATTCCGAACAAAGACAAGCGCCCTTTGCTGCGGGTGGAGTTCTTCCCCGGTGACCACATCACCGAGGATCAGAAGCAGTATGCGATGAACCAAGAGATCGCCAAACAGATCTTCGACTTTGTGGAAGAACACAAAGACAAGGGCCTGATCTACGTCAACTGCGGCGAAGGCCGGTTCCGCTCTTTCACGGTTTGTGACACGTTGGAATCGCTGATGTTCGGCGATGGGGTCCGTCGTGACCGTACACTGGCCACCATCAAAGAAGGCGTGCTGGATCGCTACACCTACCGTCAACTGGTGGAATACTACGAGGCTCACATCGAGACCGCTGAAGAATCGTAAATAATTACACCAAGGTGTAATCTATGCGACAGAGCACCCTACCATTGGGTGCTCTCGAAGCACTCCGATCGTCAGCAGTGTGCAGGATATGTACGCTGAAGAGGTGACCGCCGTTCTGACGATTGGCTTAAACAGTTTAGGGAGAGTTGCCACCCGGTTTTCTTCACGGCTTTCCGGTGGCTGGTGCTGGATTGGTCCCCTTCGGCCAGTCAGGCAGCTCTCCCGTCCTTTTGGAGGGGTTGAGGTTAGGGTGGTGGTTTGCAGAGCCTTCAGCAGCTCGGCATGGAACCCTCCCCCAGGTGCCATCACCTGCGTCTCAACCCCTCCATCCCTTTGGAGGGACTGCGTGTAAAGAGTGGTTTTCACAATGGTCTTCAGCAGCCAGCGTGGAAGGGACGACTCCTCCCCAAGTCCGCTTGACGCACAGTCCCTCCTCCCAATTGGAAACCTTGCAGCCAACGACCAGTCCCTGGGCAGCTACGTGCAGCCTAATAGGTGGGCAGCGAGATCGCAGCCGTTGGTGTGGTTGCAGGGTTTCCAACCCAGTTCGTTGTGGTAGTTTACGCATGAACGCTGTTAAAGAAGGCAAGGGCAATGCACCTAAGCTAGCCGGTCGCATGCCGGTGAAGACTCTTTCGCAGAAGAGCGGGTTTCGGTTCCCGCCCACAACGTCCAGAACAGGGGAGGCCCGGTAGAGGGTCCATCTAACCCGTTCCCTGTCGCATCTTCCCGTCGGTGCATCTGACAGGGCTGCCACAGGGCCTCCCCGCCTATTCGTAACCAAGGAAACCATCGATGCAATTCCAGCACTACGTAGGCGTTAAAATTGTCAAGGCCAGACCGATGACCCGTGAAGAGTATAACCTCTACCTCGGGCAGCCGCGATTGGCAGGTGAAGTGTTGGAAGAACCGGGCTTCCTGGTAGAGTACCTCGACGGCGGTGAGAGCAATCACCATGCCCACGACGGTTACATCAGCTGGTGCCCTGCAGAGGTGTTTAAGAAGACCAACCTGCCGTTGGGCGATCAGCCGGACACACCCGATTGGGCGTTGAAGCTGCTGGCCGAGCGCGCTCAGCTGGAGAGCAAACTTGCGTCCTTGTTTGCCGAGCTGAACCAGATGCAACCGCTACACCCCCGTTACTCGATCACGATGCGTCAGCGAAAGCACACTGAAGCATTGATCGAGCTCCTCAATGAACGTTTGGAAATGGTGGATTAAGTAAGATGTCTCGCGATGCCATGGAATTCATCGTGTTACGCACTACCTTCGTAGTCTTTGCAGTACTGCTCAGCTTCGCAATTGGTGCGCTCTTCTCCCTGACCGCAGGCTTGATCCTCGGCGGGTTTCAGTTTGTCCTCACCATGGCTTTGACGCATAAACGCATCGGTCTGTGTGAACGGGCCACTGAAGAAGAAGCGCGCGCTCTGGCGCCCTTGGAGGCCTGAGATGATCCCATCCGTTCGATTGAGTGACCTGCCCAAGCCCAGGCCCAGTGAAGCCAGTCGCCAGCGCACCTTGCAGCTGGTCGAGGACTTCCGTAAGGCGCAGGCTGATCTTGAGCGCATCTGCGCGGAGAAGGGCATTCCGGTTCCACAGATGTTCTGCAGCAGTTACGATGTACGTCTGACTGACATGCAACGTGACGTCATCTTTGAACGGATGGCAGCTGCCGGGGATCGCCCCAAGCTTGACGCCTTTCACAAGACGCTCAGGCAACACGGGATGTTCAAGTCCCTGGCTCATTTTGATTGGGCGACCGATGCCTTCCTCACGGACTGGGCAAACAGTCATCCAATGTAACCCCTTTCTCGATGTAGTTCTAAGTTAGAACACCGTATGGTCCGTTGTGCCCCGCGAAGCTCGGGTATGCTGGCGGAGTGCTGTTGCGGAGGTTGTGGGTTCAAGTCCCGCCATCGAGAAATCAGTTTTCCGGGAGCCGTTACTCAGACGGCGAGGCCCAAGAAGAGAAAGCAGACGTGCGGCCTGAGAAACCTCTGTCTGACAAGTAAGGGTAGGACTAATTTATTAGCCCTTCACCGGCCTATGGAATCTAAACACACGGCTGAGAGTGCACGCTCAGTCAACCGCCGTAGAGAGGCCCATCCTCTGCGTAGCGCTGGTGTCCCCAGATGGGCTGTCGTACGACTGGCTTCCGGGTCAGACGCGGCATGTGACTACGGTAGAACAGTTACCGGACCGCCTCTGTACGCCCGCTGTCTCTTTTGTAGGCAGCGGGCGTGTATGCGCGGGAGTTATAAAAGACAGCGTACGACTACAGTATGCGATAACAACAATGCCTTGCTAACACTAGGGATCGGTAACGATCACACTTCACGGAACGCAGTATAAGGGGCTTTAAGACATGCAGCAGTATTTCCTTCTCCACCCAGTTCTGAGCAACGAACATGCTGAAAGCAATGAGCTTCTGCGTAAGTTCATGTGCATCGGTAATTCGTTCAGCGCCGTATTAGAACTTGGGGCAGTCAAGCTTAAGACTGCTGAAATGGACGAAGACAGTGATGGGGTCGAACAACTGGTCATGTCGCTGGAAATCACCAGCATTGACCTGGCGAACAACCCGATCATTGAAAAGATCATCAGTAAGTTTGGTTGGGACCTGGAGCCGAAACGCCCCTGTGACCTCAAGTCCGCCCAGATGATCGCCTGCTTGTTGAAGAACGAGCGGTTTGACGTGCTTGAGCACGTTGTGTTGACCAGTCCCGCCTCCGTGAGCGAACTGTCGACCATGATTGCGTAACACCTAACACCCATTGGCTAAGAGGTAGGTTCGCCTACCTCATATGCCGCCTCACCCCTAGAAGGAAGTCACCATGAGCACTCGCCCAGAACGCAAAGCCATTCGCAAGAAGATCCTCAACACCATCAACCAGGCTGTCAATAACCTCGTGACTGCACACGATGGCCTGTTTAAAGTGGCCGACCGCTGCATGTACACCGTGGAGATCGTTACCCCGACCCTGATAAGACTGACCCTCGTGTCGGCTAAGCCGCTGGCAGACTCCCCGTCGTCGATACTCTGCAACAAGGACCTCTACAGCAAGAATATGTACTGGGGTCAGATCGAGCTGTCCAAGGGCGAGTGGAAGTTCAAGCGTGAGACCCGCATCAAGTACACCAAGTCTTACGGGAGCAACAGCCAGCTGATTTCCATCCCGATCATTGGCATGCAGAAGAAATTCAGCATGCAGGACCTGATCGAAGCCTTCCAAGATTACAAGTAAGGAGCAGTCCCATGACCCCCGAAGAGAAACTTGCCAAGTTACAAGTCGGCGCTAAAGTCAGCTTTGCCAACATCCCAGACTTCATCACCGAAGTGGTAGAGCGCAATGAAGACCCAGGTCATGAAGGCATGATCGCGGTCTTTGTGGCCCATGGCACCCAAGAGCCGGTCTTCTTCCTCACAGGGCTTGAGGCCGACACCAGCCTGCCCAACGTGATGTCGCTCGACAACCTTACCATCATCGAATAAGGATTCGGTATGCATTTCAAGAGTGAAGACAACCTCATCGAATTCATGAACGTAGTGATGGGTGATCCCAGCCAATTCATGCATTATGAGAACCGTATCTTTGCAGGCTCGGTGGAATCGCCTAAAGGCACGGCCATTCCAATCACCCTCATGACCGGCGGTTACCAGCAGTGGTACGCGTTCCACATCGGCAACAGCTTCCTGCAGCAACTTGCAGGCGTGCCCGGTAACGAGCTGCTGATCGACAGTTTGCACGTGGCAGACCCTGAGCTACCGGAACTGACCCAGCCGGTCAAGGACGCGCTCGTTAAGGCCTTGGAGCATGGTTTTATCCCCGTGGTCTTCATGCAGACGATCCTGTCCAGTGCCAACGGCCGCGACGGCACACCGCTGGAAGAACGCCAGACGTTCAAGGCGCTGACGGCGCTGCTCGATCATCTGGTGGACCTGTGAAGCTTCCGGCGGGCATGTTTACCTGGGACCCGGATGACATAGCCCTGGGTGGTGGCTCCACGAAACGCAACCGGAACCTTTATAACAACTCTTCACGGTTCAAGAAGAACCTGTTCAAACGCAACCTTCGATTCCAGCAGCGCATGGATTCGAGCAGTAAGTAACGCGGCATAAGGGGAGGCTTCGGCCTCCCTTTCTTTTTTGTTTGATTGAAACTTTTTATAACGATACATGATAGCGGTGTCATACCCATAACCAAGACTTAAGGAGTCTACCATGTCCGTTCTACCTGGTGCCGAGCGTTCCCTGTATGGCCATGAAAACGAGAACTTCTGCGAACACGAAGACTGCAACGAGAAAGCCACTGGCAAAGTCGCTGGTGAAGTGGACTCGATGGGGGTGGAGTGGGAATTCTACTGCGTTGAACACATCAATGAACGCGCGGATGCGATTCGCAATATGCGAGCGTCTGGTCCGTGCGACTGGTGTGGTGAGGAGAGTGACGATCTCCGGTCTCGGCGAGACATTGATGAAGGGTCCAATGGGCCGGTCTACGATGTCTGTCCGACCTGCAGTCAGAAGGAGGACAAGCTGCTGGATGAAGAACTTGCCAGCTATCCGGATGATGAGGATGATGACGGTTCTTGGCCAGAGGAAGAAGACCTGACCGTCGACGAAGACTTTGACACAGACGACAACAAGTAATCAATTCCAATACCCCGTTCTTAAGGAGAACACCATGCGTAAGAATGTGATCATTGACAATGTCAACTACGGGCCACTGGTCAAGGCTGTCATCGACGGTGTCGCGGTAGTCGCTGAGGACTGGCGCTTTGAACTTCCTTGCTTTAAAGGCAAGGAGTTCACGATGGAGTCGACCGAGACCCTGTACCATCCACTGCGCATTGAGCTGCAAGTGGGTAACCAGCCGAACTTCTTTGCTGAGACGCAAGAAGAGGTGGTGCAGGTGGCCAAGGTCCTGAGTCAGTTCCATGAGGTGCGTGTCCATGCCATGGCGCGTATCTTGGCGACCTTCAAGGACGGCGAGCTACTCGGGGAGGCGAGACCGCTCGAATCCTTCTACATCCTGACGGATGAAGAGATCGAGACACACCGCTTGATTGGGGTGTAACGCGACATCAGGAGGGCTTCGGCCCTCCTTTTATTTTTGCAGGACATGGTATGTATTCATGAGGAGTTACAGCTGTGTATAAAACCTACTACCATGGGTCAGATAAGAAACTGTCCGTGCTCAAACCCGTTGGGATCAACATGGGGCATCGGTGGGCTAAACCTGAATGGGCTATCTTCTTTTGGGGCAGTCGAGACAACGCATTTAAGTGGGCGGTGTATCAATGGTGTCGTCGCAATACCAGCATTAAGACGATGTACCACATTCCATCGGGCGGCTTTGCCGTTGTAACAACCGCCATGACCGAACTGAAGAAACTCGCCCGTGGGCAGAAGACCTACGTCTATCGGGCCGTGTTGCCTCGGTTGGCGGTGGGATATGGGTCCAGTCCTGACATCGAAGAATACACTTACAACAAAGACGTCGTTCCGGAGGAAACAGAAGAGATCACGATCACCGCAGCTGTCCTCGAACAGGTCGCCACGGTCATGACTGAGGCTCAATTTACAGCCTATCGGAACGACCTCATAGCCGGTAAGTATGCTGGAGGACGAGGGTTTCTCTTTCGCATGATCATGGACAGTGAACGTGATCTCCTGCGTCACAAGTACCATAAGCTGATTGCCGAGGGTAAGCTTAAACCCGGTGACCCGCTTGATAACATCTCGTTTGAAGCCCTACCTGCGGCTTTTCGTTGGTGACTCGACATACATCCCTCCTGATCTTAACGGATCAGGAGGGATGTATGTATCTTTCTTTTTTTCTTTGTTGCCAGTCAGACTACCGAACTCAACCGAAGTGTTTTCTGCACCGGGGTTTCCTCTGCAGCCAACTCCGCCTCGAACGCTTCCAGCAGTTGGAATGGATCGGGTGCTTTCATCACCTCGGTCATGATCTCAATGGAGTTCACCGGCCCACCTGTGAGGTTGACCCCGACCAGCCGTTGCTTGCTGGCTGTGACGCCTGCAATCCGACCCACCTCGTACATGGTGGTCATCTTCGAGAGGTTGAGGATGATCTCGCCGTTTGGATAGGTCGACCCGATGTCCGCGTCCGATGTATAGCGCCGTACATAACTGCGAACCGATGGTAGGTCCCTGATCATGTAGACGCCGTTCGCCTCCACGAGGCTCGTCGGCAAGGTGACAATCCAGTCGTCTTTACCCAACAGAAGCTTATCCAGCTCATCCTCCATCTGATCCGATAACGTACCGGCCATCATGTTCTCTTTGAGCATGTCAAAGTAGAACGCGTTGACGTTACGCTTCGGGTTGGAGTTGAAGATGCTGTACTCCGAACTCTCCGAGAGAATCCCGATCTGGGTGTTCAGGTCCGTGACCTTCTCATCCAGCAGTTCGACCCCCAAGCAGTCGTAGACGTTGTAGACCACATAGTTGACTTTGTAGTCCTTCTGCATCTGACGGTGCCATTCGACACTACCCGGTGAGGCAGTGGAGTCTCCCATGGGGAAATACAACTTACCCCAGTCCGCGCCTAGGTTCTTCTTCAGGATGTTATCCAGCGAGTAGCTGGGCTCCTTACCTTTAGCCCGACGGATGTTCCGGTAAACAGCTGCCGAGTCAATCCAGAAGTGGCTTGAAGGGGTCTCCACCACGTGCCAGCGGTCGTACCAGGCGAGGTTCTCAGATTTACCGTCTGCTTTCACCTTCTGGTCAGGACCGCGCTTATACCGGAAGTAACGAAACTCCGGTGGCACTTCAGGCGCACTGAAGACATCGGCGAGGTTATACCCGCTGCGCTCCAGTTCCCGAATCATCACGGTCATGTCGAAGTCCATGTTCCAGAAGCTGACAAAGTCAGGCATCCATTCATGACACCGATCGATGCACGTCTTGATCATCTCCCCACCCGACTTTTGAATCTGAATCTCAAACTCAATGCCACGTGGTTTGGTGATGTGACCTAGATTTTGATCCAAGGCCTTGAGGATGGTGTTCACCGCATCCGGTATCCCTGCAATCCAGGTGTCCAGAATGGTGATGATGGCCTTCTTCTTGAAGGTCACCGTGGAAATGATCACGTCCTTACCGTCGCCGTTCCACATGTCGGTTTCGGTGTCGAGTACGGCCACTTGGTTGGAGTAGAACAACCCAGGCCACTTCTCGCGGTACTGCTGTTTGATCAATGTCGGTGGGGTGATATCAGCCCCGTAGATGAACGGAGAGCGACACAACATGCGAAGCTGACCGTTGGGGTTGCCGTAACCTAAACGTTTGACGATGGACCTGCGCAGCTCCCTCTGGGTGCACTCCACCAGCACCAGCTTGTCCAGGTCTTCGACTTCCTTCTTGTCTTTGTGGTTTCGGTACTTTTCTTTAGTTATTCCAAACGGACGCTTCCGATTCTTATAGAACCGTAGCCGAGGAATCTTACGCCCATCCTTCAGATGGACCAGTTCCTTGACCGTCAGGAGATCGTCATCAGGGTTCAGGGCGCTTTCGGTATAAATGGCGTGTTTGCACTCAAGTCCGAGCACCTCTTCCTTGTCGAAGAGTGGAGCTTTCTTTACTGCCGACATGAGGGGTGTCCTGTGGTTAAGCGGTGGAGAGTTCTTCTCTTTGTCAAAGAGATATATACGCCAAGTAAGAATTTACGCCAATCTCTATGATTGGTTCTTCACGCCAACTTGAATATCATGAGACCATCTATGAACAAAGTACTTATCGCCTCGATGGAAGCAATCGACTTCCAGCGAGATTCCAAGCTCATCCCTGAGCTGGCGCTGCAGCTGGCCAGCGCCCTGAAGGACCCTTCCAAGGACACCTTCAACAAAATCAGCACGGCGATGAGCTCGATTGCCAAACGTCACACGGGGATGACGTTCAAGTTCAACTTCATCCGTGCCGGTGGACCCGATGCATTTGTGTTCCCGCCGAGCTCCAGCAACGCCTCCAACCCCATGACGTCAGACTACGTGGCACAGACGGTCAGTCGTCTAGGGCGCCCGGTGTCCGAACAAGAACTGTTCAAAGGTGAAGTCAACCTCAAAACCGGTAAGGTCTCGGGTATCTACGCTGACATCCCGATTGACATCTTCCTGGCCATCGAGTTCTTCACCATGCCAGCGCTCAAAGCCATTCAGGCTGAGCACATCGCCGCCATCTTGGTCCATGAGATGGGACACGCGTTCACCTATCTACGCTATCTGGGCAAGCTGACCCTCTCGAACGTGGTGCTCTCTGAGATTGTCAAGAAGCAGCATGAAAGCGAGAGCGATAAGGTGGTCCAAGAAGTGGTCCGGGTCGCTGAGCAGAAAACTGGCTGGCGTCTCCGTGACCTGGGCGAGATCAACGCCAAAACCGATCCGCTCGTTGTCCAGCAGATCGTCATGGCAGGCGCGGTTGAAAGTATTCGTTCAGAGCTTGGCACTAAGTTCTACGACCGCCGTGCATTTGAGTTCAGCTCTGACCAGTTCGTGGCACGTCACGGGGGTGCACACCTGATCGTTCAGTCTTTGGACATCATGTACAAGTGCTACCCGAAATACATCACTGAATACCGCGGTCGGATGGGTAACTACCTGGCCTCTCTGGCCCAGTGGTCGACCCATGTCTTCACCGGTCTTTCTGTCGGCGCTTGGGCATATACCCTGGCCGTCGGTGCGGGTGCGGCAGCGATGACCCCGGCATTGATCATTGGTGGTGCGGTCGGTGTGCTGTTGGTACTGCTCTCTGGCGGTGACTTCGGCGTATACGACCCGATCGAACATCGTTATCGTGCCATGCGGCGTGAGCTCATTGCCTCGTCGAAAGACCAGAGCATTTCCACCGAGCAACGCCGTCTGCTCGTCGATCAGATTCAAGCCATTGACGATGTGGTCAACACCCTGACCCACAAGCACTACTTCGGTCCGGCTTTGGTCGGGGAATGGTTCCGGGGTATCTTCAACGGTCGTCCGGCTGAACAGAAATTCCAACGCCAACTGGAAGAGCTGGCGAACAACCGTCTCTTCGAACTCTCCAACAAACTGCAATCGGTGTAATTACCATGAAACTGAATCGCCTACTCCAACTGCTCGAATCCTGCCCGTCTGCCGACCTGCGCAAACCGTTCCTTGAAACGGCCCTGGCCATCGAACTCGGTTACGCGTTCGCTCTGCCGACCACACCAGTGGATTCGGTGGTCGCTCACTTCGACCAGTTCCATGCAGATGCCGCCAAGAAGGTCATCGGCGAGCTGAACAACCTCTACCCGTTCTCCGTCAACGTGACCTACAACATGGTCGTCGACGTGTACCGCAACCGTTACGTCCTCTGCCACGTGCCGAGTGAACTGACGTGTGAAGACATCTGCGCTCAGTTGTCCCGCCCTGCGTTCGAACAGACCGTTGACGCGGTCCATGCCAAAGTCCTGACTCAGGGTTACGGCAACCTGCTGCGTTCTGACCTTGCTGAGTTCGTTCGCCGCTTCGTGGTCTAAGCGCCTGTACGATGAGGGACTCAGGTCCCTCATCTACCATCTATCCCTGAGGATTTTATCGTGCAGAACGACCTCCCTGAAGACACCAACGAAGACCTGACTGAAGAACAACTCGCGCAGATCGACAGCGCGTCGCTTGAAGAACTGCTTGGAGACCTCGATGCCGTTGAACAGACCATCGTTCAGGTCGAAGACGGCGAACTGCCTGAAGAACTCATTGCCCCTGCGCTGGAAAGCCTGATGGGTATCGTTAATGATCTTCAAGAAGCCGGGTCGATCTCACGAGCCGATGCTCAGTCGATCATGTCCATGAGTGCTTCCATGGAAGGCTTCGACACCACTTTTAACAACATGCCGCTCGCTAGCTTCACTGAGCTGCCGTCTAAGGTGAATTACAAGCCTGCGATGGAAGGGATTGTGGGCAACATCGTCAAAGCGGTGATCGAGGCCATCAAGCGCATTATCCAGTTCGTCCGCGAGAAAGCCAAGGAGCTTAAGGGCCTGCTTCGCGGTAATTCGGTTGTTGCTGCTCAAGCCAAGGCTGCCGCTACCCTGGTTATCAAAGATCACAGGCCTGTCACTCAAGCTGCCCTGATCGAGGCTATCCGTCGGCAGACGGAGAAACCTGTTGACAAGCCAGCGCCGCTCGTCACCAAGGCCGTGACTGAAGCCAATAGCGCCTCTGATGTAGAAGCCGCCGAGAAAGTGATCAACGTCGCCCGCGAGGAATTGTCTCTTGCGATCCCGGACCTCTATATTCGGTTCTTCGAAGACGATATATTGGGCAAGATGAGTTCGAACTGCGATGCGCTACTGGTTGCTTGCGGTGACGCCTTGAAAAGCCAAGACGCAGTGCGGTTCTTTAATCGAATCGAGGACATCGTTTCCGAGATGAATGATCGCAAACTCAGCATCAACCTGGACGCTGTCCCTCTGGGTGAGTCCCGCGGCTCGGCGCGCATGAACCAGAACGCTTCGGTCATCCGGACGGCCTTGTCAGACACGCAACGTCTGTTCCTCAAGTCAGGTAGGACCTTCGACTTGGTGACCAAGCGTGACGGTTTTGAATGCCTTAACAAGATGGCCGATGGCCTAAGTAAGTATCGCAAAGCGGTAATAGACCCGGCACCGAAGACCACATCGCTGCTGCGTCATATCGAGGATCAGCTCAACAAGTTTGAGCGGCTGGTCAGCTCCAAACTCGATGAGAGCGAACTGCAAAAGGCTCAGGAACGCGCTACCTTCCTGCAGATTATGAACTCCGTGGTGATGTTTTCTCACCGGGTGCAGTGCGACATCAACCTACACGTTGGCCGCATCGCTAAGCTGATCCATCAGTACCGCGTCCAGTAAGACAACATAGAGGGAGGGCCTGAGCCCTCCCCTTATGCCGTTAGACCGAGTGCTTGACGAACTCGATGGTGATGCTGTCTTCCACGCCGTAGGTACCGTTAGGCAACTGAACCAGCTTCTTGCCGATGCACAGTCGCGAGGACTCATCTGCCATGGAGATGACGCTGTAGTTCCGCGGGCCGCCCAGATCCGAAATGGTCACGCCGAGGATGTCAGCGCCCATCACGTCTTTGAGTGCCGTCTCGAGCCCGTTGCGGGTCACTTGCGGTTCTTTGAAGGCCTTGGTGATGGCCTTGCGAGTGCTCTTGCGCAGCTCTTCCTTGAGGGCTTCATCACGATAGACCAAGGAGGACACGAAGTACTCCACCGTCAGGTGCTGAGCCGCCTGGATAGACACGGCCAAGCTGTCATCGACCAATGCATTGATCAAACCCACGGTGGCTTTCGGATGGAACCAGAGTTTGGTCTTCTCCAAGAGCTTGTTGCGGATCGGCTTGAGGGTGACATTGACCCACTCGACCACCTGATCCGGTACACTGTCGCGGTACGCCAGGTCCGTTTCGTTGGTGACGAAGTAGTAGGTGCCATCGAACAAGCACAGCTCGACTTGCCGCAGGATAGAACGAGGGTTGACCACAACCGGTGCGCCGTTGTGCAACACGATGTCGCCCCGACGATGCAGGTAGACCATGTTGTCGCCTTCCATGACCACATCACCTGCCCGATGCTCGTAGACAATGCTGGGTTTGCCAGCCTCGTCGTAAGCAATCATCACCGCACCTGTTTCCGGGTTACGGGCAGGTACGTTGGTGGTGTAGGTCAGTGGGACATCTACGTCATGGCGCAGGTAATGCTCTTCCCCTACAGTTGACCGTGCCCTCGCCCACAAACCGTCTAGGACGTTGCCAAGGGTCAGGGTGACTTGTTCATGGTACAGACCCGTGATGGCATCGGCGTACTTGAACTTGCCCAGGTTTTGGTCAATTTGCGTTTCTTCACCCACGTCCACCAGTTCAGTGCGTACACCGTAGAACAGGTCAAAGACCGTGTCCATCTCAGCCGGGTAGGCGTGAGGGGAAATGCCGTCTGCTTCAAACCCATCGAGGTAGACGCGGTTGGCTTTGTCCACATCCCAGGTGGAATTGAACCGAAACTCAAAGATCCATTCCTTGGTTTTAGGGTCACGTCCAAGCAAGGTACCGTTCAAGTATACCCGTGACAATTCACCGGCTGGAATGAACGCAATCTGTGCCACCAACCCATCGTCATCCAGCGTCTTCAACGAATCGGTGCTGTTGGTCATGACGGTCAAGACCCAGCCCGTGTCAGTGCGCGCAAACTTGTGACTGTTCGAGTTGACCCCAACGCCCATGGTGCCGTTGTCCATGACGAAGAACCGCTGCGACAACTCAGGCGAGCCGAAGTAGTACGGTCGCACACTGAACACATCGTCCGTCACATCGTAGACGTAATGGAACGGGGTGTAGAAGTAGTTGCCGTTGGTCACTTGCTCGATCAGGACATCGCTGGACAAACTGAGCAGGGCGTTACGGGATTCCTTATCCACCACCGACAGGTAGCCGCCTTCGTCCCGGTACAGGTTCGACGGCAGCAGGGTGATCCGCTGGCCATTGTTCATGACGTCAGCCGAAGCGAGCAGCTGATCGATGGTCTTGGACAGGGCGATGACGTTGGCGCCAATGCCGCTGGAGATCTCCTTGATGTCCGGCGTAGGCAATTCACGACTGGCCGCGTAGAGGCGGTTGGTCACGTTGTCCACATCTGTCACACAACTGAACCCGACGTCGGTCAACAGGTCAAGCTGCGACTGAATCTGCACGTTGGTGATCGGCAGGTCAATGTTGCCCAGGGCGTTGTGAATCACCCGCTCCTTGAGCTTGTTAAACCCAATGGCATTGGACCCTCCAGTTGCTGGGCCTGCAGACATGAAGTAACCCGTGACCAGACGCGACACAGGGCTTGTGTAACGGCCATTGTCATCGTTGTCGTAGTCCATGTAGGTCGCTTTGAACATGTCGGTGCTGAAGCCTTGTAGCGCCAGCTCCAGTGCCCCACGGGTGGTGTAGATGTCAATGCGCAAGGTGCGGTTGACCAGCCCGGTGCTGTAGTAGACCTGCGGGATCGAGACGTTCAGTTGATTGTCATCGAGCAACTGCAGGACCGCGGTTGGGGTATTGGGATCAAAGACCTGATCGCTGTGAGTGGTCTTGATTTCAGTCCAGCCACCTTTGCCGTCGCTTGCGTACACACGGCAGTAGTAGAACTGATCGGTGTAGGCGTAGGACTTGTTAAAGACCTTGGACGCCGACAGGGCTGCGGTGTAGTTCTTGATCTCAATCTGCTGAGTGGGCACTTCCAGTTGAATGAAGTCTTCACGACCGATGTTGTAATTGACCGTCTTCCAGTGAACGTTGTTGCTCTCAAGCGGATGCAACGGTGAAGGACGGCTGTTGTCGTACACCACCTGCAACCCACCATGCGGCAACACCCGAATTTCAATGGGGTACTGCAACGTGAAGGGTACATCACCGGCCATGATTTTGGTATGGCGGGGAATGACCAGCTTCCGGACACCGGCATTGCCCGTCTCGACGGCTTTCTCCAGCACTTCAGTCATGCTGTAGACCAACAACAGCGGGGCTACCGAAGGGCTTGAGAAGACGTTGATGTAATCGACGTTGCTCATGTGCCGGTACAGTTCTTCACGGGTCATGGCCAGTTCAGGGTACTGCACCCGATTAAGGAACTCGTCCTTACGGGCCAGGTTGGTGAACATGGTCGCGCCCATTTCCATGAGGTAGACAAAGGCGTTACTGGCATCGACGATCTCGACTTCGCCGTTGTACACGGCTTCGAGGTATTCGATCCCGGCCCGTTGGACAGCCATGGGGTTTAGCTTGGCTGCTTCAATCAGGCCATTAAGGTCTGTTCTTGACATCACTGACTCCAGATTAAACGATCACGGTTCCGTCGGTTGGACCGGTGGTGTTAAGGGCGCTGAGGGTGGTGACGGTGCCAGGCTTCAGGTCGCCTTTGACGACACTGGCGTACTCTGACCGATCGACCCACCACTCCAATTCGTTGTTGCCCATGAGGTTGATCCACGGGAACCCTTTGTAGTTAAACAGCTTGCGCTCTTCAGGGTCGCACTTGACCATTTCCTTTTCCCGCCGACCGTCGCCCATGCTGGGGTTGAACATCACCACCAGCTTGTTGAACTCCCACAAGGTGATGGGGTCGTTGTATTCAGCTATGGTACAGGCAAAGGATGTCTGGACCGATTTGTTGGCTTCGTTGTACGGGTTGTCTCGACTGTAGTTGAACGAGGTACCCATGGACAAACCGACCGGAAAGGCTGCACCACAGGCCGCCCATTTTTGAATAAACCGACCCGACCAATCCATTGAGAATCGGTAGATGCGCGTCATGTAGTCGATTTCGTTTTGCACGATGCTGTAGCCAGCTGGCTGAATCTTCGTGCCCAGGTACACGCCCCCGATGTAGAGGAGCCACGTAAACAACGTCAATGATATAGGATCGCCTAGGGTATTTTCGAAGGTGCAGTCCAATTCGAATCGACCGTTGATCTCGGCAATGGTGTCGTTCATCATCCAGACTTCTTTCGCCATGCCTTCGTTAGAACTGTAGGCATGAAGGGTCAGGTCTGGCCACCCGGACATGTTCGTCAAGGCGTTGCTCAGCAATGGCATGAACGCATGCCGGTTGTCGAAAATGACGTTGTCACCTTTGGTGGCGTTGTCGTAGTTCTGGCTATCTGGCCAGAGCATCCGACGGATGATTCGGTTGTACGACCTTGGGTTATCACTGGCCAAAACGGACAATTGTCGCACTGCCATTACGTTATCGTATGACAGGTTCAAATTCGGGCGTGTGAAAAACGTAAGCCCCTGCATGTCAGTATTCGCTGGCACTGCAGACCCTTGTTGTGTGCGGTTAAACCCGCCGAGCAGATCATGGAAGCGCGCGCCCAAGGCACCGGTTCCCTGCTCGCGAGTCAGACGCCGCATCACTGCATCGTCACTGTCGAAACCTCCGTGCTTGGCGATCACGTCAAGCACTTGTTTCATTAGTTTAAATTCCTCGCTCATTTGTTACCACGCCTTTAATGAAGGGAAATGTTCATGAACAATAAAGTTGTATCCCAGGAGATGCTCGGCACCGCACTTAAGGTCGGCGCTGGTCTCTTGGCGGTTTATTCACCCCAAATCGCCAAAGCGATCGTGGCCAAGCTTGGTAAGGAAACTGCCGGGGAAGTGGTCAAGAAATCCAAAGAAGCACTGGCCGCCACTCAAGCCGGGGACTTGGTACGCTTCACACAATCTGCGCGGATTGAGCCCATTATGTTGATGGACAAGCGCGCCGTTAACATTCCGTTCATTCAGGATGTGGTCCACACCGCGTACAACATGTTCACCGGGTACTGGCTTTTGGCTGTCTCGCTGGACGCCAAGATCAATGACGTCTCCGTTGGCCGTCGTCTGGACAAGTTCGCCACTGACCGTGATCTGAACGAAGCCACCATGACCATGCTGACCAGTTCCATGGAATCCATCGCAGCCTCGGCTGAAGGATTCGGTCTGCCGTTCATCGAAGACATCCTCGCCGAACAAGCGTCGATGGAAGCGGTCAACGACGGCGACATGGCTGCCGCCTCCATCTATGCTGATGTCATTGGCGACGATGATGACGACACCCGCTCGGAAGCTGAGAAGAAGGCTGACCGTGCCGTAAACGAACGCCGTCAGAAGCAAGCTGATGAAGCCGATCGCAAACGCGAAGAAGCGGCTAACAAAGGTTCGGGCAAAGCAGGCGCTCAGATCTCCAACGCTGCCAAGTACGTTGAGAAAGTCAACAACCTGGCCGTGGGTAACGTCATTGACGTGACCATCAGCGAAGACGGTAAAGAAGTCACCATTCCGGTCACCATCCGTCTGCGTGTCGCAGCCATGCCGTCTGACGTCCTGGGCGAGACCCTGGCAGTTGGTGGTCGTGATGCGACCTTCTCCAGCCGCTGGAGAGCCTGGCGTGCCGGCGAGATCAAGTTCTGGGCTGACTTCGTACTGGCCATGGACCGTGTCGATGCACACCGTGCTGCCATGATGAAAGACGAAACCGGTTACTACAAGACCGTCTACGGTCGTGCGGCCAACAACGCTGCTGCTCAAGCCATCGCTGGAGGCCCGTCGCTGGCCACTGCGTCGTCGATCATCGTTATGGATGTCAAGACCGCCGGTGAACTGGAACGTCGCATCAGCGGCCAACTGAGCAACTTCAAGACCCGTCAGGGAATCTTCGGCCACACCTTCAGCATGCTGATGATCGTTGTGGACCCGGATTGGGAATCGGTCACCATCTACACCCGCGGTATCGAAATGCCAACCAAGCTGACCAAGAACGACATCAAATCCGCTGGCAAGTCTGACAGCAAGGAACTGATGGACATTCTGAAGTCGTACCAGCTCGGCAAGGCACCTGGCCGCATCTGATTCACTCCCACTCCAAGGAACCCCTGAAATGCGTATCCTCGACTACCTCCGCCGTATGGCGGCATCCTTCACCAAGGATGAACTGAAACAAAACATCCGGGTCTACACCCAGGCCCTGCAGAAAGCCATTGAGACGTACATCAACGCGGAGACCACCGTCACCTCGTTCAAGTCCAAGGCCGGTAAGCAGTTCGAAGCCGAAGCGGCCAAGGTCGTTCGTCTTCCACCGAGGATGACCGTGCTCGGTTACATCCGTCAGGTGTTGGCGAACATGGCGATCACCACCGAACTGCTCTCGGCGATTGCTGAGAAGAGCTACGGTCAGGACATCGTCATCGAAGGCATTACCTACAAGCGCGCGGAACTGCTGCGCACGATTGGGTACATGGACTTCGTGGTTTCTTACTCGATGCAGCTGCTGCACTACCTCTTGGTCGCTGAAGCCTCTGTGGTCTCCAAGGAGCACGGCGAAGGTCAAGAGCGTCCACGTCCTGAGTTGGCGTACCTGCGTGAAAACCAGAAAGCCTTCCTGACGCTGCTCACCACCTTCGGTCGCCCCAGCCGTGAGATCGCCGCCCTGATCGAGTCCATCCCGGACATCACCATCAGTGATGATGACGAAAAGATCATCGTGCCGCAAGTGGGCTACACCAAGCTCGACCCGCTGAAGAACAACTTCATTCCGGGTGTGACGCACGTGGCCATGTCAGTCGGCATTTGGATTGCTCACCTGCAAGTCGCTCGTTATGAGCGGTTGAAGGAAGATGCCCGTTCGATCCAACTGCGCCTTGAGCAGCTGCGTCTTCAAGCCGAAGGCAAGAACGATGCGCAGCTCGAACGCACCATCGAGAAGTACGAGCAGTACCTGAACAAGACGGCGGAGAAGATCGCCAAGATGCAGGAGAAGTACGCATGAGCCATCTGAAGACCCATCGTGGGTTCTCGGTGGACACGCAGTCGTCGCATCCCACTGGGTACATCGACTTGCCGTTGGTAGACACGCTCTATCACCGCATGGAGACCACCCATGACTTCGGTCACGATCTTGATTACCTGCAAGACGTGCTGAAGGCGGCCAAGCAACTGCTGTTCACCCGTCACGGCCGATTCGTTCTGGCTCATCAGGTTAAGACACCCTGCTCACGCTGGGTGCTTGACTTCACCCTCTCGACGCTTGACTTCATCAACGGCTGTGGTCCTCGCAAGATGGCCATGGAGAACTACCGCGACCTGATGGTGTATCACCCTAAGGACGTGGCTCAAGCCGATGCAGAGAAACTGGTCCGTGAACGCTCACTGGGCTGGTTCTTCACAGCAACCCCTGGTGAGGTGTTGAGCGCCTGGCTGAGCCGTGAAGACGGTTTGGCAGACCTGGTACAGACCCTGTACTTGGTCGGTGGTGGCCTGCCAGACGGCTGGCACGAACACTCTGAGGCGGTCTAACCGCCTCCGGGTAATTACATCTTATGGTGTGCAGAGATGCAGAATGCCTAGGTCTGTCTGCACATTCTTACTCCTGTTTGCAAACAAGTGGAGCAATACCCAATGCGTAACTCGATTCTCCAAGACGCGCTGGCTGTGTCCCTGGAATCGGCTGCTGAAGCTGAGAACCAGGAAATCAATCCAGTCACCTCTGAAACCATCGTCGAAATCGACGAGCTCCTCGAAGAAGTGCGTGAAGGCGCAGCCTCGGTTGACGAGCACGACGAAGCCGTTGAAGAACTCACCGACGCAGCCGACAGCCTCGAAAGCCTGATCAGCTCGCTGGAAAGCTTCATCGCTGACGGCGGCATGGCTCCGCAAACGGCTGACATGCATGCACGTGCCCTGCAGATCGCTACCCGCAAGCTGCCGGTCAACGCCGCTGACTTCACCGTTTCCACTGAGTCCTTCGGCGGCACGGGCGACAAGCTCACTGCTTCGATGGAAGCCCTGGACAACGTCAAAGCCCTGCTCGGCAAGATCTGGGACGCCGTCCGCTCTGCGGTTGAAGGTGCCTGGAACGCTGCCAAAGACTTCTACGCCGCTATCGGCAAGAGCGGTCCGGCTGTCGTTGCTGCTGGTCAGTCGCTGAAGAAGCGCGCCCAAGCGGTCAAAGATGCCAAGAGCTTCAAAGTGGCCGGTGGTCTGAGCCGTGCTCATGCCCAGTACCTGGTCGTGGGTGACAAGATCGCCCCGGCTGAAGCCCTCAAGGCCATCGTGCATGGCTTCGATGTGGGTGTTCGTCAATACACTGGCAACGTCGTTAAAGCGGTCAGCCCGCTGCTCGACACCGTCCGTAAAGGCGACATCACCCCGCGCAGTCTTCAGTCCGTAGGCGACTCGATCAAGATCGATGGCGTCCTCGCTGACGACATGAAAGGCAAGCTGCCTGGTGGTTACTGGTTCGACCTCACCGTCGGTGGTGGTAGCGGCCTCGACATGCTGGCTGCATCCAGTCTCAAGCTGTCCCAGGACAAGACTGCGATGAAAGACAGCTACGACCTCGACCTGCCGTCCGTGGCAGAAATCAGCGCCATGGCTGACGGCATCATTCAGATCGGTAAATCGATGACTGAAGTCCGTAAGGTCCAGGGTCTGATCGAGAAAGGCGTCAAAGACGTCGTTGCAGCAGGTAACGCTGTCGTTGCCAAGAGCAATGGCCTGCAGAAGTCTGAAGTCGCGCAAGCCAAAGCGGCGCTGGCCAAGATGAACAAGGTCGCTCGCCTGACGGCCGGTTGCACCCACCAGTACATGTCCTTCATGGGCGGTGCTGCTAAGGCTGCCGCTGCATTCGGTACCATGGTCATCAAAGGCTACGCCAAAGGTGAACAGGGCAAGCCGAACGTCGAGCCGAACGATGCTGACACCAAGGCTCTGCCGAACCCGGCCTGAGTCTAGTCTGCACGCACACATCTACCCGGTTCACGCCGGGTAGATGTTTTTTATGCCGGAAGTTCGAATTCTATGGTGAATTATCCACTCTATCCTTTTTAAGAGCATGCACTATGTCCGAAGAAGAAACGCCCGAGGTCCTGGGCCATGAGAGTGAGGGGTTCGTTGATGTCCTAGAGGCTGAGCGCGACCTGCTCCAAGCCAGGGCCCAGTTGGAATCGTTGCTCAATGCGACTGATTCACTGGAAGCCTTGATCACTCACCTGGACACCACCGACATCGTCTCAAAGGCTCACAAACAGGCCGTAGTGGTCAGCTTCGAAAACCTGATAGGCGAATCAGGGATCAGCGTTAACGACCTGCTACCGAGCTTAGAAGGGCACGAGGCAGGTACTGTCTCCACTGAGTCGCTCAAAGACAAAATGAAAGGGCTGTGGACCCATCTGGTCAACGCCATTCTTCAGATCCTCGCCTTTGTGCGGGAGTTCTGGAACCGGATCAAATCGTTCCGGGGTCGGCTTCGCATGACAGCCGAACACCTGGCCAAGCATGCTGGGGCGCGTCGTCACATCACTGTGCGCAACCCCAATGTGGAGCTGGGCATGGAGATCAAGTCCTTGATCGTGGGTAACTCGGTGGTCAATGACCCTGATGCCCTGATCCGGTCGATCTCGGCGGCCATGGATCAATACAAGATTGTCACCACCCATTACGGGGCGGGGATGATTGACATTGGTCAGCGCTTTGAGCGCCTGCTGCAGTCGGGTAAGTCGGGTCAGGACATGTTGTCTGAGACCTGCCAGTTGTTCACCCAGATGCCTCTGGACAAGATCGCCTCACAAGTCAAGGCCATGGTCTACCGTGACCCACGCTTTGGACGTCGACTGACCATGGCGGCTCCGCCGATCATCGGTGGTTGGACCCTGTACTTCCTGACCCTCGAACAAGCTCAACGGGATCTGGCCTCAGTCGACCCCTTGAACTTCGCTGCCGCCCTGCGGACCACTGGGATCAAGTTTGCCCTGACCAGTGTGAACCGCAGTAACGTACTGACAGGAACCGTCAAGACCGCTTCAGGTCAACAGGTCGAACACCTAGCCCGGCGCGTCATTGACATCCTGGATCTGATCGAGCAGCAAGAACGGGTCATGAAACTCAGCCGCGTTGAGCAGCAGATCAAGAATGTTCTTCGTGCCGGTGAGCAGTACCAAAACCGGTCCAGCGAAGTCAGTGATTCGTACGACCTCAGTGTCCTGCGGTTTGTTCGCAATTACGCCGCTTGGGCAGTCGGTCCTGTGGATCAGCTGACCACCAACCTGTTGACTGTGTCGCGCAGCTTGTTGACATACGGTCGTAAATCCCTCTCCAATACCTGATAAGGAACTGCCTTCATGAAAGTCAGTATCGAATCGATCCTCGCCGCGTCGCTGAGTGATCTGAAAGAACTCAATCAGTCGGTTGACACCGCTGAAGTGCAAGAAGGTCCAGTCGAAGGCCTGCTGACCATTGACAGCAAGCAAATCGAGCAGGAAGTACTTGAGCACATGCAAGATGAGCGTTACACCGACGAGACCACCTTGCGTCAAGTGGCCGAAGACTTCTTCGCCTCCGGTGAACTCGACCGTTCGCGCGCGGCCGGTGAACTCAAAGAAGTCCGTGAGGTTGTGACCTCGGCGGTGACCTCACTGGAAATGCTCGGCGTGCTGGCCTCCATGGAAAGCATCACTGATGAAACCGTGGAAGTGGCCAACAAGGCACTGGGCGCGGTGGCGCTGCAAACCGGTACACCGGTGCCGGTCATTGAAGCTGAAGACGGTAAGGTCACAGAAGCCTCGATGGAAGGTCTGCTTGATTTCATCAAGGCGGCCTTTGCCAAGATGAAGAAGTGGATCAAGGAAAAGCTGGAGAACATCCGCATTTCCATGCGCCGAGGTTTCACTCACAAGCAAGCACTGATCGCCCGCCTGCAAGCCTGCCAGAAGCGTCTGGAAAGCCTGCCGGAAGAGTACGGCATTCCTGGCAAGCCGCTGCGCTACGACACCACCGAGACCGCCTACTTCTACCTCGACGGTAAGGAAATCGAGTTCGAAGCCGCTGATCTGAAGAAGCTGTTCACCGAGACCTACAAGCTGCTCGAGTACGGCGTGACCAAGCTGGCCGATGACGCCAGCGAGCGTTCGGTGACCTTGGGTACGAAGCTGCCCACCATCCTGGTCGCCCGTGACCAAGTTGGCGCTGAAGAAATCGCCCGTGGCATGTACAAAGACGTCACCAAGGAACTGCCGGTCAGCAAAGCGGTCAAGTACGGCCGTGACATCGGCGGGATCAACTTCGTCGACGGCTCCATGGGTTACCGTTCGCGCTACCGTGATGCCGAATGGATCATGGAACTGGTTAACCTGATCGAAGCCAACCAGTTGTTTGGACGTCATCGTCGCACTGGCCGGGTGTCGGGCAAAGCCGTTGACCTCAATGAGCTGCGTGAGATCCTGGACATCGTGGCGGACAACCTGGAGAAGCAGTACACCTTTGATTTCGTGTACTACTACACCTTGGTTGAAGCCTGGGGCGCAGCCAACAACGACTACGAGCGTCTGGTCGGCATGGTGCAGGGCGCTGACTTCCCACAGATGAACAGTGAGCTGTGGCGTGCGGTGGACATTGCGTGCAACGCGATGTTCTACTTCCTGGACAAAGCCTACTACCACGCAGAAGTCTGCCGTGATCCGCACTTCCGTGTGCTTCACGCCTCGCTGTACGTGGCAGAAGAGCAACTCAAGGCGTACGTAGCGACCAACCGCTAAACAGAACAGGAGGGGCCTTCGGGCCTCTCCTCTATGTTCTTTTACCTGATTTTATGACAAAGCTCATTCATTCGGGGAGTCCCCCATGCCTAACCTATTAATCCCGTTGCCCATGACGTACGACTCGGTGTCTCGCCGGGTGGCTAAGTCGGTGATCGACAACGTGATCCGCATCAGTGACATCGATAAGAAGTGCCGGGTTGAAATCCGAGGCGAGGCTCAAGTGGCTGCGCAACCGGGTTCTGAACTGGGCGATGAGAACACCCAAGTCCGTCTGGCTCAAGATGAGCGCGTGATCGTAAGCTTCCGTGAGACCTACGTCGACACCGAAGTGATCAACGCCGAAGTGCGTCATCCCTACGCTCAGCCTATTTTTGCTGACCCGATGATTGGCGTGCACTTGAAACCCGTCTACAGCAACACCGAGATGGAGTTGAACTTCACCTACCGGGCTAAGAGTAAGCAAGAAGCGGTGATCTGGCGTGACGACATCAAAGTGCGCATGGCGGACAACCGTCAATCGCACCTGCATCAAGTCGAGTACCATTTCCCGATCCCGAACTTCTGCTCCATGCTGCTCAAACACATCTACACCTTGCGTGAAGGCGTAGCCGGTTACGGTGAGTCATTGGGCGAGTACTTAAAACGCTACTACACCAAACGAGCCACCGTCCTGACCAACCAAGCGGGCAGTCAGGAAAGCACCTTGTTGGTGATTGGCGAGAAACAACTTGGCGTGCAGGGCTGGTTTGACTTTGACCTGCCAGTTGAAGAAGAAAAGAACGAAGGCGGTCCGTCCTACCTCGTGCAGTTCAACTACAAGTTCAGCTACAGCAAGCCGGTCGAGCTCAATGTGGTCTACCCGCAAGTGGTGCACAACCAGCTCATCTCGCCGGAGTACATTGTGGTCAAGCCTAAGGTCGAAGACCCACTGCTGCTGCCCACGTACAAAAGCGATTACCGGTTCGCCTTGGATAACTTCGATTACCTGGCGCGGATTCCGCAGAAACCAATCGGCGGCTTGTGCGTCCCGGAGTACGATGAGTGGATTCCCGCTAACGTCGTGCCCTACACCACCAGCTTCATCAGTTGGATGATCGTCTTCGAGCCCAAGGACCTGTTCTTGGCCTTTGGTGAGTCGGATGTGCTGGCCACCGAGTTCCTGCCGGATGTGTTGGCGTACATGAAAGCCCAAGGCAGTAAGATGCTGCGCTTAGGACACAGCCCCTTGCATTTCGCGCTGTACCGGGATGCCCAGTTCATTGACGACGGTAACCTTGAATACGTCGACACCCCGTCTGCGTTCGAGATCCGGGTCAAGACCCCAGCCGATTTGCGCCAGCGCTATCACCTGCGCATGAGCTTCTGCACGGAGTTGGGCAAGTACACCGACGAGGCTTTGATGAGCATGCACGAGAATGGACTGGTGACCTTGCGCCTGTTCCAAACCGTGGTCAATCGTCTGGATGTGGAAGACGCCATTGCCAACCACCTGTCAGAAGACGGCAAGCTCAGCATCAGTTACATCAAACGGTTCTTTGGCTTCTTGCAAGCCCAACGGATCGGTGCTCCGGCACAGACTCACAGCACCAACCTTAACAACAATCGTCTGGACAACCCGAGTTGGTACGACAACGACGCCTCTTTCGGTGGTCGTTTTGACGTCCCTTACGTCGAGATCCTGACGATCATCGCCCAGAACCGTAACAGGGTAGAAAACAATGCCAGTGCCAACGCCGAGTAACATGGACACCGTGGTCAAGACCCCTGCGGTCGAGCCGGTGAAGATCCAACCGAAACCCTTTGTGGGCGCCACGGTCGATACTAAAGAAGTGCGTTTCGATCAACTGACCACCTACATCGCAGGCCAAGCGTGGGACGTTGACTTCTTCTCCCTGATCCGGGGACGAGACGACGATGCGCGTCCGTTTGAATCTGACCTGCACCCGGTGTACCAACAGTACAAGCTGATCAAAGGTTTTGAATTGAAGGTCACCCAAGACCTGCAATCGACCCAAGCCAATGACACCAAGGATCAGACGCTCTCAGGTTCTGCTAACGTCTATGGCGTGCTGATCCCTAAGGAAGGCGACCTGTTCTTGGCTGACATCGGTGACGGACGTGAAGGCTTGTTCCATGTGACCTCCACCACCCGGATGTCGCATTACATGTCGGCGGTGTATCAGATCGAATACACCATGATCAAGTTCTCCAGCGCTCAGACGCGGGAAGACTTGGTCCGCAAGACCGTCGAGACCGTGGTGTTTCACAAGAACTTCCTGGACAGTGGCAACACCCCACTGCTCAGTGAGGAACACACCCAGCTCGTCAACAACATGGCCGAGCATTATGGGCGTCTGATCACCCTGTACTTCCATGACTTCTTCAGTCGGGATCGCAAAACCTTACTCGTGCCGAACCAACCTCGGGTTACGTATGACCCGTTCCTGGTACGGTATGTTAAAACCATCCTCACCACCGATGACCACCCATTGATGCGCCACATGGCTGAGCTCAATGTACAGGGCGACCAGACCATGTACGAGTTCACGCTGTGGAACTGCCTTGAGACCATGGACCATGCATTGCTTGACATGAGCGTGCATCAAGCCGGGATCGTGGACGTGTGCAAGTTCTTCAATGGCCGCCCTACCCTGAACAGCATTTACTATTCGGGTGTGGAAGCGGTGGTCTACCCAGACCTGACACCGACAAACGTCGATGCTGGGTATCGGGGGTTCACCGACCCGGAACTCGAAGACCTGGTCAGAGGGTGCGCACGCTTTCGTGAACTGAACCGCCTGTTCAAACCCACGCTGGAGATGGACCCAAGCTTTGAGGTCTATGAAGCCCAGTCACCTGTCCGCACGCCGCAGATCAAGCGGGTCACGGTAGATGACTATTACGTCCTGAGTCAGGCCTTCTACGAGCACACGCCTGATCAGGCGCTGAGCAAACTCGAAGCCTTGACCATGGCTGCCTTGAAAGGCGATGCCATCGACATCCGGACGCTGGACTTCCTCTGCACCCACGCCCCGCGTTGGGACAACGTGGAACGGTTCTATTACTTCCCCATCTTGTTCACCCTGCTTCGGGTGTATCGTCGGAGAATCAAATGAGTCGTAAGTTCGATGACCCGGCCGAAGTCCGCCGGCACATCTTTCACCAGACCTACCTGTACGCCATCCCCGGCTACTACCGGTATTCGAAAGAGTACAACGAGAAGGTGGGTCACCTGCACACCGGGTCCAAGAAGATGGACCAGGCGGCCATGGCCGAGTACGTCAACATTGGCGGCACCATCGCAGACATCCTCAAGCTCTACGAGCAAGGGGCGGACATCAAGTTCCTGCACCCTGAGGACATCGTGACCATCTATGAAGTGCTGGTGGCACACTTGGGAATGTGGGCGGACCATGTCAACCACGACCCGAACGTCAAAGATGCGCCGCTTGAATCCCTGTACCTGATGAGCGATTTCGCCAAGACCATCAAGGATCAGGTCACAGGCTTTAAGCCTAAGGTGGATGACGTACCGGAACTCAAGCGGATCTCCACGCTGTTTGGTGGCATTCCGGGTGCTGAAGCCCTGTTCAACCCCACAGGTGTGGGCATGGGTGACGTGCAGGAAACCGCCCCGCTCATGGACCGCATTGAACGGTTGCTGGCAGATCGTAACAAACGCAAGTGACTGTAGAGGGTCTGTATGGAATTTTCCCAAACGACCTTCGGCGCTGAGTACAACTTGATCCAACGCGAAGGTCGTGATACGTACTACCAGTACGAGGCGACCTTCGTCACTGACAAGAAAGAACTTCCGGTTCTGTCGGTGGTCAGTGTGGACCGCATCCGTGATTACCGCAAGGCGGTCGCCGATGAGGTCCTGATCAAGGTTGCAGTGCCGTGGGGTGAATACCTGCATCATGTCTTGCCGTACAAAGAAAACCTTCGCATGACCGTGGTGCGGCAAGCCATCGCTCGGTCAGGCGCCTTCATTACCTCAGCGCGGTTGGAACAGACGTTCATTGTCCATCTGCCTGTGGAAGCTGAAACCGGTATGCTGTCAGACAGTCCGGAGACGGCCACGCAGTTTGCTGCGGATTTGTCGGGCATTCGTATTGTGCAGGTGCAGTTGGTCGAAGAAGCCTTTGACCGGGTACGCTCGGAAATGGTGGGTGGAACATTCCCCGATTGCAGGCCTTTTGATGTTCTCATGTCGCTCTTGGTTGAATCCATGAAGAACATGGACTTGGATCAGGCCGTGGCCATCAAAGGCATTAATGCAGTCGAACCCAACAACCAAGTCAAACGTCGCCACACGCTATTGCCCCATGGCACGCCATTGGTCCAAGTGGCTGACAAGCTGCAAACCCAATACGGCGGCATCTACAGCACGGGGATTGGCTGCTACTTGCAAGGGGGTCACTGGTACATCTGGCCGCTGTATAACCACAAGCGCTATGATGAAGCCGAATACACCGCGTTGTTTATTCTAGCGCCCTCGCAGCGGTATCGAGGCATCGAGCTGACGCACCGGGTGGTGGACAAGCATTTCGTGGCCCTGATTACCGGCGGCGTCAAGCGCCTGGACCCGTCAGAGGCTCGGTTGCTCAATGAAGGCAATGGCACCCGATTTGCCAACACCAGCACGGCCATGGACGGGTTTTTCGAAGTGTCCGGTAACAAAGCCGTGGCAAAAAGAACTAACAACGCCAATGAGTACGAGGCAATCCATCGTAAAGGGTCATCCATGTCCAGGGTTTCTGAAGACATGGCCACGTCCAACGCGTTCCATGAGGCCAGTAAATTGGCTGAACGTAATGGGGCGTACTTCGTCATGCTGTGGGAGAACAGTAACCCTGATCTGATCACCCCAGGGCTGCAGTGCGAAGTCGGATTCATTGTCAATGGAGAGCCTGCCTTTGTTAATGCTGTAGTGGTTCATGCGCATGCCTACTCTGCCTTGGCAGGAACAGGTCTGCATCAGAAAGTCCATCAGACAACCACAGAAGTGGTGGTGTTGGTCGATCGGCTGTCGCCTGCGTACCAAGCGTACTTAGACGAACAGACTTAAATGAAACGCTACATTATCTAACTGCACCAACAACCTGAGGTCCCAAGCGATGCTTGATCATCACACGCTGGGGAGGATAAAGGTCCGGGCAGGAGAAATACTCACCTTTACATACGACGAATCCATCCCTGAAAAGAAGAAACACATCACAGTCGTGGCCATTGCAGACATTGATCTCAGTGCCGAGATGGCTACGTATTGTGAGGGCATTAATCGCGCGACTCGTGAGATTTATACCGAAGAAGCCTTGCCCGGCTTCATTCAGTATTTGACGGAAAAGCGACTCTTGCATGTCGGTAACGAGGTGAGCCTTCACTTCGGTTCCAAACGCAGGCCCGCTGCCCGTCTGTTGAACGAGTACCGGTTTAAGCTCAACCCAGAGTCGTTCTGGGAAGCCAAACTCATCCATCGTTACGAGTCTAACTCGTTTACGGTGTTCACCCACCAAAGCCACATGTTGACCGTGATGTCCGGACCGGATGCCCCGTTCACCATTCTGGCTGAGATCATTGACCTGACAGGAGACCCATTAGGGGTGTTACGGTTGTCAGTACTTTCAGACAATCGACATACCCTGATCGATGACGAAGACATCGAGCGTATTCGACTGGCCTTACAGGCCGACATCTCACTCAACATGACTGAGATCAGCGTCCTGGTGAACAAAGTCACACTCATCCCAAATCCGGACTTTGGCACCAACCCGTTTAAGCGTCACTTATCCGATCTGCCCACACATTCAATCCCTTCCCATTCCCTCCCTGAAACAGGAAACACGAATGAGCACACACACGCTGTCCCGTCCGACTCGTCCCAGCACCAAAGAGCTGAGCAGCCTCGGGAAATTGATGGACCTCAATGGTATCAAGCCGGCACCCCAGCCCCAGCCTGAACCCTTGGTGTTCACCGGCGAGGTCAACAAGTTCTACTCCACCGTCCGTAATGGCCGTAAGGTGTCGATCTACGTGACACAAGTGAAGAAGGACACGGTGACCTATAAGGACAAGCCTGAGGACAAACATGCAAGCACCATGCCGTTGGCCAAGTTCTTGAAGTTCTACAAGTAAGTGTCATGCGGGAGGCTTCGGCCTCCCTGTATGCCGCCAGTTCGAGTATTGTACCATGTACCAGATCAATCAGTGTTTCACCCTCACCGAGTTTGGTTGGTTAGCCGGGTCCTGTTTTATCACCAACATGGAGACGGGTAATCGGAGTGTCCGGTCGTATGGCGGGGCGTTCTTTGAAAACGGTGCCAGGCGTCAGACCATCAACTGGCAACAGGAGACCTTCCCCACGTATGACGACATCATGACCCATGCGCCAGAAGGCGCGGTGCATAAAGACGTCTATGACGAGCTCATCACCCGTCAAGCGGCGCAGTGGGAAGCGGCCTGGAACCAACGCCGCCTAGCAGAGGAACAAGCCCGTCAGCGCCGCCGTAAGCGCTTCCCATGGATCTTCTGGACCGTGGTGGGGGTGGCAGGTTCAATCGGGATGGTAATCCCTTGGTTGTCCAAGCTGTTCCCGTAAAAACAAACCCTCCTGCTCAATACTGTGCCCTTACCTTTTAAGGAATATAGCCGTGTCGATCACCAACCGCGTCATTGAATTTGAATCCCGTGCTGAACTTGACCTGGCCTTTCTCGACGGCAAGTTGCATGCCGATGAGATCTTCCACACCCTGCGAGACGACCGCCGCTGGAAACTGGACATCACCGGTCGAGGCTTTGTCGAAGTCGAAGGTCATGAAGAGACTCACGTGTTCATCTGGTGGATGAATAACTGGGGTCTGATGGCCACCTTCTCCATCATGGAACAAGCCGATGGCGGTAACCGGGATTTCCCTGTCCTGCCAGGTCATCTGAAGATGGCCTTGCGTCAGGCTGAGAACACCCAGCAGTACCGTGGGCAATTGATTCCACCGGTCACCTTGCAGGCAGTGGTGGACACTGAACTGCTCGAAGACGTCCAAGGCGAAGATACGCTCCAAGCGATCCTCACCAATGGCTACTTTGGCATTCCCTTTGAGATCACCCACTACGACGTGGTCAAGAAGTACGCTGGGATCATCACCACGCCAGAACTCAAGGTCCCTGACACCTGTGTCTTGCGTGAACAATTGAAGGGCTGAGTATGGAACTCTGGAAGAACATGGGCTGGGAGTGGTCGTTTGTCTGGTGCGGTGTGGGCACTCGCGAGGTCCCGGCTGAACATGTTCCTCTATTGGTCTGGATCGGGCACTGCATGGCCTTGCTTGGTGGGGTATTGTCCACCGGTGATGCCCCAGGGTCCGATACGTACTTCTACTTGGGCTACAACCAAGGGAAGAAAGACAACATGCCACCGGCTCAGGTCTACTACACGCGCTTGAAAAAGCAACGGGTAGGCTTAAGGCATGACCCCATGCACGGTGAACACGAAGCTGAACGGTACGACACCTACGAAGCTGCCAAGGCCATAGCGTTTAAAGCCCGTGGGAGCTTCGAGGGGCTGTTTCCGAGCGGCGTAGGACTACACACCCGCAATGCGTTCCAAGTCCTCTCAGAGACGCTGGAAGACCCTCGCTGGATCACCCTGTTCTACGCCGAGCCGGCTAACAAGAAAGGCACGCGCTGGAAGGGCGGCACTAACACAAGTATTCAAATTTCCATAATGAATGGAATTCCTCGCATTAACCTCTACGTCGAGGAAGAACGCACCAAGTTTGTCGAGTGGCTCAAGGGCCAACTCACCAAGAGAGGGATCTCAATCCCCGATATGCCAACCATCGAGACCATACCGAATGAATGAACAAGTCACATCGCCTTCACGTCCTTACAAAGGTTTCTTCCTAGCACTGGAAGGCATCGACGGGGCCGGCAAGACCAGCACCCGGCAATGGATATACGACTGGTTCTCAGTCCATCGCATCACCCCGGTGATGACCCGTGAGCCAGGCGGTACGCCGATGGCAGAACTCATCCGTGAGATCATCCTGACCGAGCGCCCGTCCTATGACCAGCTGACGCCCATGGCCGAGACCCTGTTGTTCATGGCATCGCGTCATCAACACCTAACTGAACTGGTCCTGCCGAGGTTGAATGAAGGTCGTGTGGTCGTCACAGATCGCTTCTGTGACAGTACCTTCTGTTACCAAGGCGCTGGCCGGGGGTTGGACGTAACGTTGCTCCAATCGCTTCACAAGCAGGCTCTGGACGATATCCGGCCTGACCTGACCATCGTGCTTGACGGTGCTCCTGAAGTGTTCCGTAAACGCCTCGAAGCCCGTGGCGATATGAACCGTCTGGACAACACCAGCCTTAAGTTCCAACAAGACAGTCGTGAACTGTTCTTGGCGTTTGCGGCAGCAGCACCGGATCGTTACGCCGTTATCAATGCGGAACTGTCCTTCGAGCAGGTGACTGCACAATTGATCCCCCACCTGATGACCGTACTCGGTACTGTCTGGAGTCGTCCTTCGCTGTAACCTGTAGTCGCGGTGGGGTGTCCCACCGCGCTATGCCCTTCGTCATTAACCTGTAATGGATTTACACCATGCACACCTCCCTACGTGCCGAGATTTTCAAAGTGTCAGGAATCGAGCCTTCCGTTCGATTGACCGGGGCCTTGCGCGGTGATGGTATATTCACCCTTCAAAGCTTCATGGACCTGCCGCTGGATGAGGCCAAGCGAATCCCCAACATAGGCAAGGCAACGCTCGATGAGATCATTGCCATCAAGAAAGCTATCAAAGGGTCACTGGTCTTGGGTAACAACTCACACGACCAGTTACTCCGGGCCTTGCAGCGCATTCAGAATGACTTGGAAACGGTCAAACACCTGGCGCTGCAACAGGTACCTGATGATACGCAAGGCGCCACCTTGCTCCAGAAATCCAGTTACCTGCCAACGGCGTTGACCAAACTCCCTAACCCCTCCCTGCAACTGTTCCTCTTGGGTTACATCTTCCAGTAACGAGGTGTTTGATGATCGATCATCCACAGCTCATCTACATCAACGATGAAGAACCGATGCAACCCATCGGTATCGATTCGAACGGCGATGTCCGATTCCTTGAGAATAGAATGGTTCTCAGTCTGTACCTATTTGGTCTTGACCAGCGGTTTGGTATGGATGAGATGAAAAGCTCCGGCCAGTATTCGGATGAAGAATGGCGGCAATTCTCTCAATTGCTCGGGTGGCATCTTCATACGTGGATGGAGCAGCCCTTCGTGAACCCATGTTCTCGCATCAAAGCCAGGCTGATTGCTGATCAATTAAGCCCCGGTCAATTAATCTACATTGGCGACGAAGAACCGATGCAGCCGATCGGGCTCGATCCACACGGCGTGATACGGTTCCTTGAGAATCGCATGGTCAGAGACCTGTACCGGTTTGCAGAGCCACGCGGAATGGACATGAACCTGATGGCGGGTATGGGTAAATTCAGTGACGAGGAATGGCGTCAGTTTGCCCAGTTAATCGGTTACAGTGTCAGCGGGTGGGGTACCTTGTCTTACGTGGATCGTTATTCATGCGATAGAGCCGATCGCGTGGCTGATGAGTTAGTTGAACAACACCGTCTATTCTAAAGGAGTTACACATGCACGTCTGTTCTGTGTCCTATCATCGTATCCAGTTCTCTAACGTCACCGATTACCCTTCGTTGCAAGAACTGTCGATTGTCTTAGACCTCGAAGTCACCGAGCATCCGGACATCTTTGATCTGGTGCAAGATGAAGGCAGCGCCCTGACAGCTAAAGAAGCCATCGAGCTTATCGGCGAAGCGTATGGCCTTTATGACGGGGAAGACCAGAGCATCAACACAGTCTTGTCAGCCCTGCGCGATAAGGTTGTACTGCTCGGGTACCAGCCTCACACCCGCATCTTCCATGATGACTACCATAACCCGGCGATTGAGACAGACATCAACCCTGATGAGCTGTACGACCTGCTGACGGTCATGGCGGCCAACTACTTCATGGTGGAGAACATCACCACGCAGTGGGCCGTGTTCAGCGACCGTAACCTGCCAGGTGCTCACTCAGGCGGTAGTCGTATTGTCACCCGTGATTTCAACATCCCGGTGATCATGCACATCGACGAATTGGAAACCGCTGTCAACGGGTACGCCAAACACCAGCCCCATGAAGCCGGTGACTACTACGTCAACAAGTTCGTGAGTCCTCTGGTGGATGAACACGCCATCAAGAATGAGGCACTGCGCAAGAGTGTTGCCCGTGCATTGATTCGTTCGGCATCGATGGAACTGGAACCGGAAGAGGTTCACGATATCTTGGCCAGTCCATCGAGCAAAACAGTTAATCCCAGCGAAGACCAGATGGTCATGGCTGCGATTTCCGGAATCGAATTGGTGACGGATAAGTAACACATTCAACATAACCGGAGGGGTCAGGCCCCTCCTCGTTTCACGCATAGACAACAGGAGCACGAACATGTCCGAACAAACCCCTTACCTTGACTCCATGGCCCAAGAGTCCGGCATCATCAAGATCTTCAAGGACGCCAACTTGAAGAACCCCAAGAAAGTCCGCTCCATGGCAGTGCGTCTGCTTAAAGATGCCACGCTACCGGTGCAGCGTAACCTGCTCATGGACCTGATCCAGGCGGATAACCCGCTCAAGTACCTGAACTATTGCATTGACCATGTGGAACAGTGCGCGGTGATCATTGAGCAGTTCATTAACGACGGCTGTCACGGCATGATCATGACAGGCCATAAGTGTCGGACCATCTACCCGGTCAAACTCAACACCCAGCAAAACTGGCTCAAGGCTGATGATCGCTGGAATGAAGAAGACGAACTTAAAATTCAACATGATGCCGCCAATGCCTGGATGAAAGAGCACGACAAAGGCTACTTCTTGGGCAAGGTGGTGCTGTTCCCGCAATTTGGCTTCTCCGGACAACCGCGTGTGATCGAGATGCAGTGCAGCGATGACACCGAAGGCATGGAGCGTTACCCTGGCACCAACTACTTCGTCCGAGGGTATTCCAAAATGAAGGATGTGGCTGACCTGGTGGAAATCATGGAAGCTAAAGTCGACCGCATCGAACGTGACGCGACGAAGAAATCTAAATAACGTAAGGGGTGATCATGAAAAAGTTATTTGTGCTCGATGATGCCAAGATGGCTCGGTTGTTGGATTCGGTTGGTTTCAGCCAGAACCCGGATGAGTCGTACAAACTCGACCGCATGTTGACAGAGGAAATCGACACCAACGGGGAGCAACTCGACTGCTTTACCGTGGACGATGAACAACCGCCGCATTACCGGCCGGTGGCCATCCACATCGTCCCTTACACGGTGGTCGACGGTGAGCGCTACTACTTCATCTTTGACGCCAAAGGTGCACCCACGGTCTACGTCAGCTTCCAGATCACCCCCGATGACTTCATTGCCCCAGAGGGCGAGCAGATGATGTCCTTGGCCAAGACCATGATCGGCAAGGTCATCAAGATCTTCGATCAACCGCACATTGACCTTAACCTGAAGCTGGATAAATTCACCTTCCCGGCCATTATTACGGGAGAGTTTGTCTGGACCCTGGAACTGCAAGGAGACAACAACTTCGTCGTCGATGAGCTGGCCAAACAGCTCGGCACTGTCCACGGACGGATCTCACATACCGACATCCTCAAGGACACTGCCTCTCTCAATGCCCTTTCCACCGCGATTGTCACGTACAAGAAGGATGACATCGATGTCACTTAACAACCTAGTCGCACTCGAGCTGATGATGAAAGGTCTGGACATCAATCTGGACCGGATGCTGCAAGAAGAACCCGGTGAGCGTCCATCTCTGGTCGAAAGCCTGTCGCTGATCCATGCGGTTGAGCTCTTTGCCCGTACGGGTATCGCAGTGCCGGGGACTCACATGTCCGAGGGCGACGCCAGCGTCACCTACCGGGGCGAATTAAGTGCGTATCACGGCACGACAATCGAAGATACCGTGATCCGTTATTCGGCGCGCTTCCAAGATGACACTTGGGGTCACTTTGAAGAACTGTCGTTCAAGATCAGTCCAAAGATGATGGGACATGTCCATGAGTTCTTTGGCAGTGAACCACACATGGTCGACGAGTGCGTGACGTTCACTGACATTGACACCCGCAACTTCGTGCATCAGCGCGACCTCATGAAACCGGCTCAGGTCGGGTTGATGAAGATGCTCTTCAATGTCGAAGGTGGAATGATCGACATGGGCATGTTGGTGGATGTGGTACCTACGTGCGACCGCCCGGTCACTATTGAAATCAATGGCGTCCCCACCCACCACCTGCGTCAGCATCAAGCGCCGTGGCTCATCGACCGTTTCATGGAGCATTCGATTGATTACGTTGCCTTGGCAGCACTGATGTTTCTGCGAGACCAACCGGACTCAATCACTAAGGTAAACCTTACGCTCGATGAGGAAACCGGCCTGATTGCCTTCGAAGGGGAATAAAAGACAGGCAGGTATGATCCTATGGTATAAACCGGAAACGTCAGACATCGGAGTATTGCCAGTGAATCGTACAGTGCCTGTACTTTGGGCAAAACACTTAGTCAAGGCAGCCATTGACTACTTTACCGAACGGAGCGTGGGGGCGTGCATTCTCATCGACAATGCGTTGTTGAAAGATGTGCTCCTTGCGTCCTTTAACGGAGGTGGGTATGGGGAACTCACCATCTGTATCTCGCCGGGGTTTGTCACCCGGTTGGAGTTCGGCGATGAAGTCCTGACCTTGGGCATTCGTCTTAACCATGCTGATCAAGTCCTGTCCATTCCATACCACGCGATCCGAGCAGTGATGTCGGGTCAAGGTACATTTGGGGCGGTAACAGAACAAGGTGAGCTTAACGTGATTGCTATGCCGCCCGTGGTCTATCCACCGGGTTCTCCTCACCGCAATGAAGAGATGCAATCGTCACCGCTACAGGCTGAACCACAGCGTGTGGCCAGCCGATCATGAGGACATGATGATCGAGAACAATTGGTACGAAACCTTCCGCCTGGTGGACACGTTCACCCAAGAACTAGAGAAGGTCAAATCGTACGCTGCCCTGGAACAGGTCAAGCCCGTTTGGCGCATCCTGAAGTCCATACAGTTAAAGTATGTGCCGACACCTAAAGCGGAGATCGCTCAGCGTCTGGAACAGGTCATGGCCCGGCTCTCTATCCGAGAAGTCTCGCCCTCTGCCTTCACCAAAACTGAAGCGGTCAACCTCTTAGCACGATTCGCCGAATCATGTGGGATCGACCCAGACCAAATTGAGATGGCGCAAGCCGTCTGACCACTTTAGCCAACACACCGTAGTACAAGGGGAAGTCATGAGCACCACCAATCCATTGACGCTGCAAAGCGTGGCCATTCTGTTTGTCGACAATTTCGAACAAGCAGAAGCGATCGTCAAGCGCCAGGCTGCTGTCAAAGAGTTCTTCATCCTGGGTGATAACAATAAGCGTCCGTCGAAAGCCGTGGCCGAGACCTTCAAGGCTCGCAATGCACGGTTGTTCCGCATCCGTCCGGCTGGCAGCTGGAACTCCCTGTTCCGCGCTATGAATGACGTCGAACAAGCCCGTGCTGACAATGCCGGCTATAGTGAGGTTCAGGACCTCATGTTCATCTCCCTCCTGCCCGCAACTGACATCGATGCAGCTCTACGCCGTCATCGGGCCGTGAATAACCTGAGTTGCCGTGAAGCGTACTTCCTGGAGACCCTTGACCTGCCTGAGACGGCAGACGATGGGATTTACCTGGCACTCAAAGGCATGCCGACCGTGGCAGCTCCGGTGTACTACAGTGCACTTACCATGCAGCAGCGGTTCGACCTGAGCGCGTTCGAGTTCCCGCGCTTCACCCGTCCGATTCATTGCGTGCAGTCTGTCACTAACATTCTCGACGGTGTACCGTTCTACACGTCTCGCTCCACGATCCTGCAACCGGGACAGCGTGTGAACGTCGGCACCATCGGCCACATGGATCATTCACCAGCATGAAATGGGCAATGCGTTACCTCACCGTGATTCTGTTCTTTACCTTCTGGGTTGGCGGCGTGGTCTTGGCGAAGGGTTTTTGGTCAACAGTTGCCAGTATCTTCTGCTTCCCCTGGGCGTTCTACCTGATGATGGAACGCATCATGCAGATGACCGGATTCATCTGAAAACATAGGGGAGAGCCGAAGCTCTCCCCTTATGCCGAGTCGCCATGTGTTTTTGAACGTATCCAGCCTATCAGATAGATGATAGGTTGGGTGGAATATGAAAGCCATTGGCCATCATTTAAGGAAACCCCTCCATGAACATTCGGACCGTATCCATTCTGAGCCTCCTCTTCGCATTCATTTCGTTTGCGTTGATGATGTACTGGATGGTCGATGGGAACACGCGAGATAAAGAGCGTCTAGCGTTGATGACATTTGCCATCTGCGCGTATACGACGGTTGAAGTCCCAACGAAGAACATTGCCGAGGCATGGTCTCCTGCTGAACACATCGAGCAGTGCCGCGTCACGGCCGGGATTGCTTTTGAGCAAGTAACGCCCATCCGACATAAACTTTATTTTCGCTGAACCTAACACACCTGGGGAGTAAGGACGATGAAGCAGTATTTAGATTTGATGCGGCACGTTAGAAGCAATGGTGTATTCAAGGAAGACAGAACTGGCACGGGAACGTACAGCGTCTTTGGTTATCAGATGCGGTTTGACCTGAGCGGAGGACAATTCCCGCTCGTGACCACCAAGAAGTGTCATCTGAAGTCGATCATCCACGAACTGCTGTGGTTCCTGCAGGGTGACACCAACATTCGTTACCTGAAAGAGAACGGTGTTCGGATTTGGGACGAATGGGCTGATGAGAACGGCGAACTCGGTCCGGTCTATGGCGCCCAGTGGCGCAGCTGGCCCACCCCTGTTAAGTGCGAAACCTGTGGTGGAACGGGTAAGTGCAACGATGCAGACTTCGGCGACGTCTCCTTCAATGAGTGGACGTGTCCGAAGTGTAAGGGTCGTGGTAACGAAGGCATTGATCAGATTACCAACCTGATCGATATGCTGAAGAAGAACCCAGACAGTCGCCGCCTGATCGTCAGTGCGTGGAACCCTGCCTTGGTGGATCAGATGGCCCTGCCGCCGTGTCATGCCCTGTTCCAGTTCTACTCAGTCAAGCTGACACGCCAAGAGCGTGAGAAGATCCTTCAGCCAGGTTACGACGGCCACAATAGCGAGTACTCCAATTGGTTGTGCGAACTCGATGACAACATCAAGGGCGAAGCCTTGGGTCAGATGATCGATCAGTACTTGGACGACCAGGGCGTGCCGAAGCGTCGTTTGTCTTGCCAGCTGTACCAGCGTAAAGTAAAGTGCGCCCTGGTAGCGTAAGCTATCTTGAATAACCTCTCTAATTGCTGGGAACCCTCACTGAGGCAATCAGCAGCGAAGCCCCGTACAAGGGAACGTTCAACGATCATCGAAAACCTTGCCATGATGGATAAACAAGGTGAGTAGAGTAGGGGTCAAGTGACCTCGAAATGGGAGGGCTCCACAGGAAGTGGAGCGTGATATGATCTCGCCTGCATGGCGACATGCAGCTGCCTGCTACTGAGAGGCGGGGTAGGCCTAACGAACCTATCTGAAGATAGCGTCCGCGGACGTCTTTTTGGGCGTCCCGTTTAATATTGCCTCGTATGCCCTGCTGACCATGATGATCGCCCAGTGCACTGATCATGTTCCTGGCGAGTTCATCTGGACCGGTGGCGACACGCACCTGTACAGCAACCATCTGGAACAGGCCGATCTGCAAATGACCCGCACACCGATGCCGCTGCCGAAGATGAAGATCAACCCGGCAGTCAAGGACATCTTTGGGTTCACCATCGACGACTTTGATCTGGTCGGTTACGAGTCCCATCCTCACATCGCCGCGAAAGTGGCTGTTTGATCAACGTGGCGGGAATTAGCATGTTGTCTATCTTGGCAACCGCCGTAATCTGGACGGTTGGAGCATTGGGCTTTCATTGGTACCGGAAGGATTACTATCGCCGCAATCCCCATAACTGGAATCAGCGAGGCTCGGGTCTGATCGCGTTCACTGACGACCAGTATTGGTGGATGATGACGCTCTGGCCGATCACAGCGCTCTTGGTGGTGCTCTGTGTCCTCCTCTGGTGGGGTTGCATGTTGATCGAATGGCTACGCGACCTTAAGCGAAACTGATAGTCGGCATAGAGGGCGGGATTACCCGCCCTCTTCACTGTAAGGAGCACGTATGGCCAATGAGACCCTGTCTGAACAATGGGGCAGCCTGAACGCAACCACGGTCAGCTCTCGTATTCGTCAAGCGCGTAATCTTCGACGGATGTCGCTAGCTGAGTTCGAGCGGCGTATGAACGAGGAGATCGACGCTGAGCAGGATAAATACGAGCTGGCTCAGTCTCGCCCGACTGAAATCTACTGGATAGCCGCGTCTATCGTCCTGGGCGTTACTGGCAGTTGGATCGTACTAGGGGTTCCTCGCACAGAGGACGATATTAAGGCGTCGAGAACGCCGTTCTAAGCAATAGGAGTCACCATGGTTGCAGATGGCGATTGTTTCCCACCACCGCTGCGCAAAGCTGAAGATCAAGACCCCAACCCAGAAGTTCGATCTGCTGCTGAGGGTATCAAACAGATCCTTGACCGGGAGATTGATTTCTTGCAACGGCAGATTCTGGCTCGGGGCATGGGGATGAACGCTGCTGACTTGGCAGGGTTGGAAGTGGCGATTAGGCCACTGTTACTTGACGCTGTGGAAACTCACTCTGGCTGTAAATAACCGAACGTAAGGAGCAAGGTAGCAAATGGAATACCTAGGATGGATCGTGGCATTGTGGTTGGCGTGCATCGTCTGGTGCTTGCTGGAAGAGGGAAATAAGGAACCCAATCTGAAGGCCAACACCTTCGCGATGTATTTGATGGTGCCTGTTTTAACACTCCTGCAGATTGTTCTGTGGGTGGTTGTCATGGCTGAGCGTATCACGAACTGTTTCAGAACCCAAGGGAATAAACCTGCATGAACATCGTCGAGCATATCCAACACCGCCAAATCCTCGGCGCAGCCATGGCGATTATTGATTCCCACAATCGCTCAGCAAAGGCACCGTATCACAACAACCACCACATGGTGGGTGTGCAGTGCATCACTGAAGGCCTGTGGCGTCTTGAGAAAGAAGACTTGGGGATGGAGAACATCCGACCTGAGGTGGTGCTGACGATTGCGGCGTTGTTCCATGACTTCGACCACACCGCAGGGGTCGAGGAAGACAGCATCAACATTTACCGTGCACGTGCTGGCCTTCGGTTCCATCAAGAGAAGCTGATCAATGCAGGCGTCCGCCCTGAAGAACTGGACATGGCCGAAGATGCCATCCGCTGTACCGAGTTCCCCTTCCGGATTGAACCACGTAACAAGCTTGAAATGGTCTTGCGTGATGCGGACCTGCTCTATGCATCCTGTGCCGGTGATCCAAAAATCATCATTGAGCACTTACGAGCCGAGATTGAAGTACGTCTAGGACATTCGATCAGCCAAGAGGTCATGATGGATGGTCAGGCGAACTTCCTGTCCAGTGTGACCATGTTCACCAAGGCCGGGCAGAAGCTCTGGAATGACAAAACCCCGTATTTCTTGGTTACCATGGAAGAGTACGTCAAGAGTCTCCGCACACAAGAGACCATCTGTTCCTAAGGAGCTTGAATGGACACCAGACCCACCCTGACGGTCCATGAGACTGTCTTCACCGAACATTCGATCACCGAGAAGTTCAACGCCGCTGACTTACCGGGACCGACGTACAGCCACTACCTGATCTTGTTGCAGGACCGTATCTCTGAGCGCTTTGCAGTCATGCGTACCGAATGCATTCGCCGGACCTTGGAACACCTACGGTACGGGCAAGCCAGTTACAGCAGTGCATACAAGCGCCTGTATCCAGATAAGAAAGCCCGTGTTGAACACGCCCGAATTTGGTTAGCGCCCATGCTTAACCGGCATGACCGTGAAGCCATCAAGGGCTCGGTTGAATACACACTCGCCAAAGACGACAGGTTACTGGATACCAAACGTCAGGCGTCAGTGTTACGTAGATCCCAATAAAGGAGCAGGACGTGGGAGCAGTCGAGTCAGAACAGGTGATCGTGGTTGTCAGTACCTTGAGAGGGTCTGCACTACGGTACGCCATGGCCCAAGCCCGCGGTATGCCATTCACGGTTCATCCACCGGTCTATGGGTCGGGCCATCGCATACTGGTGGAGGGTGATCAAGGCTTCTTCAGAGCCGATGTCGATTGGAAACAAGCCGGTCCTTTGATCGACAGACATTGGCGAACGATCACCACATGGTTGATTGAGCACCTAGGGCCCAATTGGCGTGACAACGTCGACGGGGAACCCGGTGATGTATTACTTTGGTTGGCACGAGGCTATGTGGGCGGCTTGTTAGGCGACACTGTCACCGTGCCGTTAGATATTGTGGCACACCCTAGCAGTTAAAGGCATGACCATGACACAAGAACAATTAATGCGTAGGATTCTTGAAGCGCAATTGAACAAACCTTCAACCATTCTCACCGGCACGTCCAACTGGGCAGCCTACATGGCCCGTGAGATCGAGAAGCAGGACGAGCCTTCAGCCGAGCCAGAGTTGGAAGTCTACGCCAACACAGAACTGCTGAAGTCCCACCGCGTTTAACAGGGAGCGTCACATGCGTCAATTTAAAGCCACTCGATGGAACACCCCTGATGAGAAGGGCGTACCAGCTTGGACTCGGGACAATGCCGATCATCCAGCGGTACGCCCTACGCACTACATGGAGATTGCCGACCTCTACGGGACGTCGGGTTGTTCTAAGGGATATCCTTACTGGACCTACGTGGCCATGGGGATCATTGATACGAATCGGGGTAAAGTGGTCGTTGAGCCAGGTGACTGGATCATCGAACCCATGGAAGGGGTGTACTTGGTTGTAACCGACACCCACTACCGCCAACTGTGCGGTGAACCAGAGGAAGCCACCCATGCCCAAGTCCAACCTCATTCTGTCCTTCAATCCCAATGAGCTGCACTATGAGATTGAAGGACAGCCTGCCAAGTTGGCTGTGAAAGGCAATACGTACGAGTTTCACGTCGCGTTCGATTACCCTTTGGAAGTGTTTATCAAGATCGGTGATCGAACGTTGGCGTTGACCACGGGGTACGGGAACCCCATCATTCAGACCATTCACATCATGGAGCGCTCAGGGGACGGCATGCACGCCGTCGCCACCCTCGGTCAGCTGGAGATTCCGGCTGACCATGAGTGCATTCAGTTCATTTCTTTTTGATTTGTCAGAGCAGTAGTATCTTCATGAAACACGATAAGGGCTGGCCGTCGTTGATCGTAGTCACTGTATTGATCATTGGATTATCGGCGCTATACACCATGGCACAAACCAAAGTTGCGTTACAAGAGTCGCCCAGAACATTATCGTTACCCATGGTGCCCAACAACAAATAACCCCCATGAAACGAGGACCCGCATGACAAACGATGAATCCCGAACATTCACTGTGTACAACACAGAAACGGGCGAGTACGGATCAGCCGAAGGGAAGACGGAATTGGCACGGACACTGGCCATCGACGTTGAAGAAGTCCCCCTTGGCCATCTGGGTCGTCAGCGTATCGGAGATTACTTAGTCATGGAGAACAAACCTGTCATGGTCTTTAACAACCCCAACCAGAAGTAGGAACCTGTCATGAAACCGGAGACAAAGGAATTCTTCGATTGTCTTGAGCCTTTGGTCCAGGCCACCTCAACGGTCAATGGTTCACCGACCACGGACTTTAGTCAGCTGGGCGAGATTCGCCTAGATGTCCTGACCGAGTTTGTCGAGCTCTATGTCCGCCCGCGCCACCTCGATATGCATAGCGTGTTAAGCTGGCTGTGGGAGGTGTTTCTCGATAAGAAAATCATGTGCTTGATCGACCGACCGAAATACAGCTCGTTTGAGTTTGAAGTCATCGGTCAGCAGGTCACTGCCACCGTGGTAACGGTCAACTGCGGTCGGTATGAAGAAACCTTCCTGCTGGAGGGATTGGCACAGCGCATGTACCTATGTAACCTCCTGGCTCGTCTGAACGCCGGGGTGCCGGTTCAGCGCTATCACCACAAGGATTTCAGCCTGACGTTCGATGGAACGCATCTGGGCATCACAACCCTTTGCAACGAACCTGCAACTGCTTAAGGAGCTCCCATGAGCCAGCATCAAATCGGCGATATCCTGGTCAGCGGGGCAGCCATCGATGTCATGTATAAACTGTACCATCACGGCCCGCAGGCCGATGGAGACCTACCCAGCAAGTCAGGCATGGCTGAATTGATTACCCTCGGGGTAGCTAAGAAGGACTACTCCAAGGATCTGCCTAACATGCTCAGTGACAAGGGTCGAGTCATGGCGGAGATGCATTACCGTGACAATCCTGTCTGAGATCCGCACAGACTGTGAGTACCTGTCACCGTCGGGATTGCCGTTTAAGGTGTTGCACCGCGCCAAGCATGGGCAGGACTGTTCCTGGCCGATGGTGGTGTACACCAATCTGACACCTACCCACGACCGCCCTGCGGGTGAGATCTGGGTAATCGCAGAATCGCTATTCATGAAGCAGTTCACTGAGAAAGAGGACACCGCACAATGATTAAGATCCCTCAGACAATGACCCGGACGGACCTCTTGGCACTCAAGGATGACCCCAATGTAGACTGGCGCGCGGAGTGCGTCGAAATACTGGAAGGTGATTTCACGATCAGTCTGATCAACGAGTACAAGGAGATGCAGGGTGACGAGGAGATCACAATCACCGAGTGTGTAGGTGACACAGAGCAGTACGAAGTCCGTATTGAATTCAGACCCGCCATTGAAGGCGGTAAGACCGAGATCAGCGCGCACTGCATCAGTGCGGCCGGTGACTTTGGCTTCGGCTCGATGTAGCACGACATAAAGCCAGAGGTTTATCCTCTGGCCCTATAGCGGAATGGATTTTTTCTTGGCCCTACATTATTCAGGAGAACCTACCCTATACGTCGGAGTATCAGCCATGGATTTTCTCGATTCTGCACCGTGCATTGAATGTAAACAAGCCATGAGTATAATCTCGCTGAATGAGTTTGGCCTCTGTCGTTCATGTGTAAGGGACTATGAACCAAATTTCGAAGATCTGGCCACCAAGATCCGTTGGTTGCAGTATATGATCGACACCAATCGTGGCTCTTCGACCAATGAGCTTGCGATCTGTGCCGCCGCCGGTAGTCTCAGACATAACTTGGGGCGAGGCTCTCAGACACTTATCAAAGTCACCATTGGGGAGCAGGCCGACGCCGATCTCGCCGAATGGATGCAACCGGTTGATAAGGGCCGACTGTATGGAGACTGGACAGCGCATCAGATGATGATCGCCGCCAGGACGCGCCATTCGGATGCACCGCCGACCAAGGCATTTCTGCGAAGTGGCATGGAAGTCCGCATCAACGCCGTCTACGATACGCTACATCATGGACGGTATGTCGCCACCATTAAAGTCGATGAGGGAGAGTGTTTCAGTCGCCGCCTCAAAACAGGCGAGACATTGTGGATGACCCGCCAAGACTTCGACGAATTCTTCTACCCTTTCACCTATCGCGATGAAGATGGGAAACAATGGAGGGTACCGCTGACCAATCTTGAAGCGGCCCTCGCTCACGTCTCATCGCCTACACCTACTCAAGAGAACGACCATGGAAACTGATGTTGAAAACACCGGGCCTCTGACCCCTGCCCAATACGACGAACTCAACAGCCATTCTCTGCACGGTTGCGAGATCATCGACATGGAAGAGGATATCAAGTGGTACCGCAGTGTACTGGCCAACACGCCAACAAGCGATCCGGGCCATTCACGTCTGACTGCTCAACTGACGATGACGGAGCGCTACGTGCACCTGAAGCGTCGGTTTGATCAATGGGGTACCGGCCCCATCGTTGAATTAACACAGCCGCATACTGGCGGCTAACCGGTTGGGTCGTTGAGGATGCAGCCGCGTCCTTGGCGACCTCTGACTTATGTCGTTTGCATGTTATCCAGTTGAAACCTTAGTCAAGACCCCCGGAAGCACAACCTCATGGATAAATTCAACCCTCTTGATAAACTGGTTACGGTCAGTCCGTCAATGGACTCAGTCAAAGCGGTCATGGACACGAGTGTTCTCCTTCACGGCACACCCCTGATGTCCTGCCTCGGGTTGTTCGCCCACACGCCTGCGTCTAAAACACAACTCTACTACAACCTTGAATCTGACCCTTTTGAGGACGAACAACTGTGCAAGAAGATAGAGGGTTTGACGGAGCATGCTGTATCGCCTGAGGCGGTTGAGGCTTGGCGAGAATCCTTCTTCGCGCACGAAAGTCATCCAGACGCACCCACGGTGCTCATCGATTCCCTATCGCCGCTCGATACACTGGAAGCGGACCGCATGATTCACCAAGGCGCCAAGATCGGCCGCAGGTTGGGCGATCTGATGCGTCAGATTGAAGACGAGGAGAAAGAGGAGGAAATCAGCCGTCAGTTGAGAGAATCCATGGCAGCTCCCGGTCTGTATTCTGAGGCGATCGCAAAGAACAGTACCTTCGGTGCGCGGGCTGTCGAGAATCACAATGCGTACTACAATGACAATATTCTGCGGGCGTTCGATGCACGGGTGAAGCGACCGCGGTCAGAACGAATACCGCACATGAAACGAGGTGGATACCGTGGCCGAAACCGCTAAGTTCATTTACGAGGATCAGGTGACCGTCGCCGGTCGTTGTCTTGACGCCAAGTTGAACAACGGTCGGTTAGGGACCCTGCATGACGCCTTGGACGGCATTTGGGACGGACATCGCCCTTCCCCTTGGAAAGTGGTGGGCCTTGAGATCAAAGGCACCTTGGTGGGCTGCGCTGCATACAACAGACGGACACACCAGATCATGGTCTACGTGCACCACGACCACCGTCGCCGTGGCTACGGGAGTCTGTTGATACGGGGCCTTGAAACGACACTGGGTATTAGCCGTGCGCAGTGTCATGCAGTAGACGGTGACGAAGGCAGTGAAGCCTTCTGGTCGTTCAATGATGTAATCGTCCATGAGGACATTGCCTTGACGACAGACGAGGCCCACTTAGTCATCAGTGGAGATGTATCGGTCAGGACGATGGTAAAGCGTAAACGCCGTGAATTCCGACGGGCTTGGCTCGATCGGATATGTAGACCAGAAAAGGAATAGCATCATGAAAGATATACTCGACATGAGCGTTGATGAGTTCGAACCCGAATCTCAGCACGACTATGATGAGCTTGCGCAAGCAGGAACGTTCGATGGCATGACCAAAGAACAGATCTACTATTACTACATGGAAAAGATCTCGGACGAGCGCGACCGTCAAGAGATGGATCAGATCATTCATGATGAAGACGAAGAGGAAGAAAACAGACTCGACGACTGATTAAATAATTACACCGGATAGGGATTCTATGAATCCCTACCACCCTTTTTCAGGCGTAATTAAAATGTTTGACCCCTTTCTAATCAGTGTCGCTTCATTCATCGGCACTGTCCTCATTGCGTACATTGTCCACAGCACCCGCTACCCACAAGTGACCGGTGAGTTTCACACCGCCGGACAAACCTGGACATACCGGGTCGGTCGCATTCCCTTCTGGAACGCCGGACGGTTTTACTTCTGGATGTACCAGAGCTGGCGTAAGATCCCGCGTGATCAGGTCAATGGCTTGCTCAAACTCAGCCAGAACAAATTGCAGTACACCCACAAACCCCTGTGGCAGCACATGGTTGATTGTGGCCTGAACTACCCTGCTATCTTCTTCTACCTGTGGTGGGCGCTCTACCACCTTGACAAAGGAAATATTCCATGGCCGACGATATAACCGACGACGAGTTAGATGGCCTCTCGGCGATGCACTTCACCCCCACTACACGTCTCAAGGTTAACTTGAAGAAAGCTCGTGAGATGGTCAAGCAAGACTATTCGCGATTCAAAGTGAATGAGGCGTACCGCCTGAAGCACGATGCCGTCACGATATTGCTGATCAACGAAATCGGTCCTGATCCGGTGTCGCGCTTGATGACGGGTTATGGGTTGCTGATCACTGTGGATGACATCAAGCCGGGTTACCTGCCGTTATCTGAACTCAGTGACAGCGTCTTTCGCTAGGAGGTCGTGTGAGTGGTTTAACCTTAGTATTGCCGCATCTACATTCCCGGCCGGACTACACCGTTGAAACCCCCACCCACCACCTGTCTATCAAAGCCGATAACCGTTTCAAGTTCAAAGCGTTGTTCTCCCGTAAATGGGAAGTCGAGCAGGTTAAGACCTTTGTGACTCAGCATGAGGTCAGTACCGATTCGATCGTGGCCATCCGGGATTGTACCGGAGTCGTCATCTACGTCAAATAACAGGTGGCCCCTTCGGGGGCCATTATGTCAGCTCATCAAGGGGACCGCCCATGTTTCCAACCTATGTGTTCAACAGCAGTACCGGTAAGTTAGAAGAGCTTGAATCCACTCGCTCTCGAGACGAGGTGATTGTCACCGCTGTCAATCCCTTTCAACGCACACCAGAAGTGATCATGACAATGGAGGAGACCAACCTCTACCTGCGTCAGGTCATCGGTGGGATGGATGATTATGACTACCAGATCAACGTCCTGATCAACCAGAAGTTCAAGCTCAAACAACTGGTCTGGCTGCTGGGGGTCCATGCAGGCAACACCGATACGTTCGGATCACCTGAGGGTCTGCGCGTGATGTGGATACACGGACCTGAGGACGTGGTTACAAACTTCGGTCTGTGTATTGCATCCCCGTCATTTCTCCAGGCGTTGAAAGTCAATGCAGCGGCTATTGGTGTTAACGGCGGCCTGTTCTTCAATGGTCAGGCGGTCTCAGTGGAGGACTATATTCGGGAGTGTCAGACCGCAGCCAATCATGCGTTAGAAGCCTTTCCAGCAGGGACCATCCGAGAAGGCGTGACAGCACAATGGCATTCAGCGATGCAAGCCATCATGCATAGCCTGCATACTCGCTTGGGACCAAGTGCATCCAAAGAAGGTACTGTCCATGTCCATGACATTCCGTGGTTCGAACTCGCCAGCGCGCAAGAGGTGATGATGATGCTGGACATTGCCAATACCACGCTAAGTCGTTATCGCAGCGGAGACGTTCCCGGACACAAGCCGCCGTTCCCTGACCCGATCCGTTTCAAAGGCCGGTCGCCCCACTGGACCAAAGAGCAAATCCGCGAATGGCGCGACGCCTCAATCTAACAGAGTGCAGGAGAGCCTTCGGGTTCTCCTGCACTTATGCCGCATCCCTTTTATTTTTTCGGACAATTCTATGTAAAGTTTTACGATTCACCCATGTCGTACTATTTAGGTACTTAAAAATGTCAACCAGCATCGATGCCGTGAAAGCAAAATTCACTGCGCTGTTTGCAGCCATCTCCGATAAACTCGACGGCAAACTCGGGAAGACGGAAGCTGCCGCCAGTGCGGTCAAATTGACCAACCCATTTGAATTGAAACTTGTGGGTGACGTAGATGGCAGTGATGCGGTCTATGGGGATGAGAACGTTCTAATCGAAGTGGCCTTCAGTGCTTCCGGTCTACAACGGGTCCGTCCATCGGTCACTGTTAAAGAAACCCTCAACATGACCATTGATCAGGTCAAGCAGTACGACCTGCAAACCCTGCTTGGGGTCAATGCAGCCAAGTACGACCTGACTAACGTGGATGTCGAAGTGCGCGTCAAGGACACGGTCACAGGCTCGCCCACGCTGGGTGCCTTTGTCAACGCTCAGGCCTATGTGGTCTATGGGGTGAAAGACAACCGTTACGTGATCGTGGCAAACGAATCTGGCAAAGCCATCGAGTGCTACGTCCGCGTCATGATTGAACCTGTCTCAGCGTAAGGGATAGTGACCATGGCCAACGTATCGTTCGATAAACAACCCGGCTTTTATGATGACCCAGCCACTGTGCAGTTGGTGTTATCGAGTGAAGTGGAAAGCGTGCAGTACACGGTCAACGCCGGTGCACCCTCCATCTCCAAATACGTGGCGTATGATGCCAGCACCCCACCGGTGCCCTTTATTGCGGTGACCCAAGACGGTCTGGGCAATGTGGTGTACGACGGCGGCTTCCCGAAGTTTTACAACAACTCAGCGCCCCCTGCTGACGTGGCTCAACATGCGTTCGAAAAGGCCATCCGCCTGAGAACCCAATGCACCACGACATCCACGACGATCAATTCGCATTACTACGAGATGATCAACCGCGGCAGTGTAGCCATCGTGGCAGGTGACCGACTGGTCTACGACCTTTACGGATACGGCTCAAACATCCGCATGGGTGTGGATGCACTGATGAGTGGTGGATCATTACCGACGCTTCGGCATGTCGACAGTCTTGTTGACCAGAATGGCATCGCCGCACATGCAGGCCGTGACATCACCGCATACGCCAAAGAGAAATGGTACCATCGGGAATTTGACCTGACACCCGTCGTGGGAACGACACTGTACGATTGGTCCTTTGCGATGGAAGGTGACACAGCGGAATACTTCACCGGCTATCTGTCAAAGGCCTACGTCCTTGATCGCAATGGCGCGGTTAAGTTCGTCGTGTTCGATGGGACCTTGGCTGTGCCTGAAACCATGTCGGTGCCAGAGGCCGGGATCTCTAACTACACCTTTATCTCCAAAGATGTGGTTACCCCGATGGGGCAGTTGACCGCAAGCTTTAAGTTCTTGTACAACGCCATCAACTTCATCGCCAATCCGACTAAGTTTGCCGCTGGTAATCGCAAGATCTTGCTGCTGGGTGATAAGTCATCTGGAAGCTATTGGATCAAGGGCACATCGGTTGCGAGTGACTTTGCACTGAGCTTCCTTCATCTGGCAAAAGTGGCGAATGTCCAGCTGACCATCAAGGACACCAGCGATTGGCCAGAAGCCAAACTCAACCCGACTCTGGCTGAGTTGAACCAATACGCTGCTGTGATTCTGATGTCAAGTGAAAGTGCACTGAGCGCGGATCGGATCACCGAACAGGCCATTGACGCCATGGTCCTGTACCGGGAGCAAGGCAACGGGCTAATGGTCATCACTGACCACGGACCCGTCCTGAACACCATCGAAGAAGCCATTCCATCTCGGAGCGGATTCTTCAACACGGCTAACCGTCTGATCACCCGGTTTGGTTGCTGGTTCTCAGGCGACTACAACCGCACACCAGTCAATGTGGGCTTCTTGCGCAGTACGTACGGTGATCACCCGCTTTATGCTGGGATGGCTGACAGTGAGAGCATCTACGCCGGCGCGTCAGAGAGCCGTGTTTGGGTCGCACAGACGCCATCGTACCTGCCAGGTCAGGTGCCATCGTTTCAGATTGCACCGGGCCGGACTACAGTTCAAGTGGCCGCAAGCCTTAAGGATGGCAGTGTGGAGATCCTGCGAGTCTACTACTACGTATTGGACTTTAAAGTGACCTTCACTGGGAACGGTCAAGCGATCGCTGACAGCAGTGTGTTCGATGCAGGCATTGCGCACATGGTCAATGTGGCCGCCGGGATCAGTGGAACCCCAGCTGAAACCGTTGCAGGCATCCTCTACGTCAATGATGTCCGTAAGGGCACCGTGGGTTACACCGCCGCTGGCGGGTCTAAACTGACGTGGGATTCAGGTGTCACAGGTTCGTTCCTGGTCAACAACGGTGACACCTTTAAGGTGATCCTGTCAACGCCCTTGAACATGACGGCCGTCTTCACGGTCAAGCGGTTCCAGCCTGTACTGGATACCAACTACGTGCCCAATGCCCTGAACACGATCAACAGCTACGCCGGACAAGCCACCCCGGTCAGAGGCTTGCGTAAAGCCATGGCAGACCTCAAAGCCCTGCCTGAATACAGCACTGTCGAATTCACCCCGTCTCTGCCGCGTAACTTGCGTGCCCTAAGCACCTTGTTCAAGCGGTGAGGGTCGTGGGCTCTCCCTCTTTACAAGGTTGAACCAAGATGTCAACTCAAATTGAAGCACTCAAGCTGAAGTTTGCCAACTTAATGTCGGGGATCTCTGCATCCATTGATACGAAGTTGGACAAAACGGCAGCCGCGGTCAGCGCCGATAAGCTGACCAACCCGTTTACCCTGTCGTTCACAGGCGATGCCACTGGCACCAAGTCGGTTCCTGGTAATGCTGCTGTATCGGTTGCCTTGACCCTGGCTAACACCGCAGTGGCTCCGGGGATCTACCCCAAAGTCACCGTGGACAGTAAAGGCCGTGTCACCAAAGGCGAGCTGTTGATTGCAGCGGATATCCCAGCCCTTGAGATCAGTAAGATTACAGGCTTAAGCGATTCGCTGGCTACCAAGGTGGAAAACACCGATGTCCGTCTGACCAACAGTCGGGAATGGGTCGCCTCCACCATCACACAAGCGGAAGCGGAAGCGGGTACATCTACCACTCGCCGAGCGTGGACAGCAGAACGGGTACGTCAAGCCATCGCCAGCTGGTGGAACAGTTCTTCAGAAAAAACTAAGCTGGATGGTATTGAGGCAGGTGCTCAGGTTAACGTGGCCACCAACCTCAGCTATACCACGGCCACCACCACCGGTACAGTGGTCAGTTCGACAGGCACTAACGCCACACTTCCAGCAGCTACTACAGCCGCTGCAGGTCTTCTGACCTCAGCGGACAAGAGCAAGTTGGACGGCATTCAAGCCGGTGCACAAGTCAACGTCGCAACAAACCTGTCATGGTCGGCTTCTGCAACTGCCGGTACAGTCTCCAGTTCCACCGGGGCTAATGCGGCCATCGCGGCAGCGACCACAGCCCTGGCGGGTCTCATGACCGCAGCAGATAAGTCCAAACTGGATGGGGTTGCAGCCGGTGCAACGGTCAACTCCTCTGATGCGGTATTGATCAACCGAGCTAACCATACCGGCACACAAGCCATCTCGACCGTATCGGGACTGCAAGCTGCGCTGGATGCGAAGTTCTCAACTGGCGGTGGTACGGTTACCGGGATCACCACGTTCGGCAACACCAGTAACGCCACGTCGGCCACTTCAGGCGCGGTGCGTATCTCCGGTGGTCTGGGTGTGGCCTTGGACATTTACGCCGCCGGTAACATCACGGCGTATTCGGACATCCGACTGAAGGATAATATCCGGGTCATCGACAATCCCCTTGAGCGCATTCATGGTGTGCGGGGTGTGATCTACCGTCGTAAAGACAGTGGCCAGATTCAAGCAGGCTTCATTGCCCAAGAGATGTACAAGGTGCTGCCGGAAGTCGTCTCCAAGGGCGAACCAGACGGCTACATGGGTATCTCCTACGGTAACGTCACAGCCCTGCTGGCTGAAGGCATCAAGGAGCTGCACGGCATTGTCGTCGATCAAGGTAATCAGATCGATGCACTGAGTCAGCGTGTCGACATCCTGACAGCCCTGTTCCAAGAACTCCAGACGCAAGTGGCTCAGTCACCTGCAGGTCAGTAACCCCATCCATAAGGCAATGCGTTCATGACAATCCCAACGATGGATTTCAAATACAACATCCAGACTGCTACAGGTGACACCTGGAAGCGGGCGTCCTCGATCACCATCTACAACGACTACGGTCAGATTCCTCGGGTGATGTTCGCTGAAGAGCAAGTCGTCGAAATGGACGGCACGGTCTTCCGGCGTCCTGCTGGTGAACTGATGATGGCCATTGATGCGGCTAACATCGGTGAAACGTTCGAGGTACTCAACCCTGATGGTACGCCCTCGGGTCAGCAAGCGAACGTGGCCACGCTGGCAGCCCTGTTGACCTCTGCTTACGTGCACTTTGCCGACAAGCGTGATGCAGACTACCTGCGTCTGCTGGAGATGGAACAAGCCGAGCGTGATGCAGAAGCTGCCGCGGCAGAAGAAGCCGCTAACGCTGAGGAACCTGTCGACGACACAGGAACCGAGACACCGGCGGTCTAACGAAATAGAGGAGAGGCCTAGCCTCTCCTCTATGACTCCACCTTATTGAACAGGAGAGCCCATCATGGCTTTACCTTCAAGTGGTCCTATTTCATTGGCGCAAGTGCGAGCCGAATTGGGCGTCGGTGGTGCGATAAGTCTAGGTGCCTCTAACGTTCGAGGCTTGGCTGGTGTCGGTAGCGGTCCTATCTCACTGACTCAACTTCGTGGTAAGTCGGCTGTGGTAGGCCTGGGTTCGTTTAGTTTATACGCCGTAAACTCACAGACATCGGCCGATTTCTTAGACACTGGCTCCATGCCAGGTTCTTACGGGTCAGTCAGCCCAGGTTCTATCATGGGTGCTGGCATCGTGCAGATCCGTATTAACCGGTCGCTCTATAACGGAACATATAGCTACTCAATCTACTTCCAGCTTAACACGCCAGGCAACACCCAGACCGCAAGCGTGCGAGGCATCAATATCGGCGGTATCACGATAGCTGGATACATGACCCGAGATCAGGACCTCAAAGGCGCTAACCTCAACACCTGTAGCTTCAAGCCCACTACTGCTGCCGGTTGGGTGGGAGGTGTGACTTTAAGCTCCGCGCAGTGGCAGGCCATCTATAACGCCATTGTCAACCAGACCACCACGGTTGTCTTGGTCTAATTTGTTAAAGGTACATTGTCATGCTTAAAGTAGTTTCGATCCAATCCACCAGCGCCACGGTGCGCGGTGACCTCGGGGAGTCGAAAATCAACTTCGCCCCACTTGACCTCGGAGGTCTGTCGGTTAAGGAAGCTTTTGTTCTGGGCATGGCATACGCCCTGATCGAGAACAGCGGTTTACCTCCGGCGGATATTCCGTCACCCACCACCACTGCCATTGATCGACATCCTGACTCTGAGGAGATCTGACCATGGAATTCCTACCAGCTGGCTGGAACGTACGGGTACTGCCTAACTTCAAGGTCTATGAGCTGAGTCTGAACAAAGGCCAGTACGTGGTGCTTGCGGTGGACGTCCCTCGTGAAACAGCCTTCAACGACTCCACCATTGGGGTCAACACTTATCGGGCCAATGCCATTGTCAAAGGCACGATTCAGTTCGTCTCGGCAACCATGCCTGATTTCGAACGTCACCGGGGCGATGCTACCTTGGATGCACGTTTGAGCGTTAAGGGCGAGTACCGGGTTCAGGGTGGTGAAGATGACAGCAAGTTTGTCTGCATCATGGCCAACGACATCAGTGCTAAGCTGTATCGGTCAGCGAACTATCCACTCGCACCGGGCGAATCGGTGACCATCGAGGCCTCTGACCTTGAGCGCAACCTGTTCATTGTCGAAGGCAGCGTCACCATTGGTACTGGCGAGCACAATGCATTCAAACACCTCAAGTTGACCAAGCCCCAAGCCTACACCTTGACCAACACCAGTACTGAAAACGCCTTTGTGGTGTATATGTATGAAGTGACCAAAGAAGACATCAAGGCGCTGTATCCGGAAGTCGAACCAGACGCCTTGGCGACCGTGAAAATCCTACAGGGGTAAGGGGTAGCATGAACATGTTCAAACCAACCAACACCAACATGGTCTGGGGTAACCGGATCATCATGACATCGGTGGCACTCGCCCCGATCGTCGCGTTCTTGCAGTTCAATCCCGTTCTGATCATCGCAGCCTTGGTGCTGTGGCAGATCCTGAACGTGGTGGGCATCAGTGTGGGGGTGCATCGGTACTATTCACACAACGCGTTCGAAACCAACCGCTTCTGGCAATGGGTGATGTCCTATTGTGCAATGGTCTCCCTGGTGGGACCGCCGTGCATCTGGGCCGATACGCACATGACGCACCACCGTAAAGCCGATACACCAGAAGATCCTTACGTCAAGTTACAGTTGACCGGTGAATCGCCCTTCGATCACAAGACGAAGGTCAGCAAGCGCTTCCTATTGACCATGGTGGCCCGAGATACCCTGCATCAACTGACCATCAAGTACTACTGGCTCTACGTAGCGTCGTACATCCTGATGGCGGCGTTGATCGGTGTAGCGGTGGGTTTGAATGCCCTTGAAGCGGTATTCTGGCTGTGGATGGTCCCGGCGGGGATGTCTCAACTGACGCTGCGCTTCGTCCTCTGGACAGGCCACGTGAAAGGGTTGGGCTATCAGACGTACGACAACGGCGACTACAGTAACAACTGGTGGTTTGCAGCACTGATTGCCGGTGGTGAAGGTTGGCACAATAACCATCACAAACGCCCCAAGCGTGCTGAGTTGGGTGAGAAATGGTGGGAGTTTGATATTGGCTATCAATTCATCCGCCTGATCCGCACCAAGAAGCCTGAGGCTGCATAATGCGGTTCCTTCAGTCTGATCACCGACAGGCTGCGGCGATGACCATCTTCGCGATGGTCATCTCTGTCGGGGCGCTTTTTATGCCGAACGGATGGTGGCTCTTGGGCTCGTTCTGTATGTTCCAGGTCTACTGGATTGCAGGACTCTCAGCTGGGAACCATCGCTACTTCACTCACCATTCCTTTGAGACCACGCCGTTCTGGCGTGAGTTTATGATCTGGGCGACGTGCACGAGTCTCTCCGGTCATCCGGGCCTCTACGCAATCATTCATCTGGAACACCACCTGAAGTCCGATACGCCTGAAGACCCGCATCACTACTACGCCCAAAGCGGCATGGTGTCGTTCAAGAACATCAACGTCAAGATGACCCCTGGCATGAAGCGCAGGTTTGTCTCTGATCCGATCATGATGCGCACTTACCGCTACTACTTTGCGTATTCGTTCGTGGCGATTGCCTTACTGTCTTTGATCTCCCTTGAAGCCCTGATTTACCTCTGGGCCATTCCAGTGGTGGCGATGCAGTTTGCTCGCAAGTATGTGACGATCAAATGGATTCACGAGTTTGGCTATGTGTCCTACGACACCGGTGAAGGCTCGCGGAACTCCAAGCTCTTGGGTTGGCTCTTTGGCGGCGAAGGGTTGCACAACAACCACCACAAGTTTCCGAACCGGTGGAACTTTGCCATTAAGAAGTGGGAAGTCGACCCCACCTCCTGGTTTGTAAGGATGATCAAGAAATGAGACTGAACCCCATGCAGCGGGCCTTCTCGGGCCACGGTAAGCAGATGACTTACGGTGCCTTGTTTGTACCGGACTTCGACTGCCCAGGCCATGTCCTCATTGAGGCGGCCAATGAGATTGCTCAACACATCCCTGCGATGCGTGCATACTGGCATGGGGATCAGGTCAAGATCGCGGATCGGTTGACGTTACTGTCGACCCATCCTCGCGACCACTTAGATCATCCCAGCTGCTTTAAGGTGGCCGAGTGTGAAGAAGGGTACTGGCTGTCGTTCACTCACGAGTTCTTAGATGGCTGGAGTTACAGTCGTTTGACCCATGAACTTTTTCGGGTAGCAGCCGGCGGGATGCTCATGCATTACGAATCTCCAACCACCATCGGCAAGATCATACCCAACCAGGTATTCAACCCGAGGCTGTACAACTTCGAGGGCATTGAAGGTGAAGCTGAGACGACTACGGTCTTTATCAGTGACGATTACTTAAGGCGCGCTAAGGCCGCTGGGATGCGCGTACAAGACTTCCTAGCACAAGCGGCATGCAACGCACTGGGTAATCCGAACATCATCACCAGCAAGATCCTAGAGGGCTTTGAACACTGTTACGGACACTACTCACTGTACGGTTCAGGCTCGGTGAAGGACGATGTCTTTTCATTAGACTGCAGTCATGAGAACTTCACGCGGTTGATGATTGCCCATGGGCAAAGTGAGACCAATGGTAACTGTTTTGTGGGGTCCTCTCCCATAGGCCGGACCAACTACGAAACCCCTGCGATCTTCCAGATGCTTAAGAAGAATCAGATGGGGCGAGTCCAAGCAGTGTCCATGAATGGACGGCATCGGTTGCGTATTGCGCTCAATCAAGCCATCCCGAACAAGGCAACGGTGATCGAGGACATTCTCGAAGCTTTTGCCTGAAACACCCTAGTCAGCGGGCGTTCTGCCCGCTTTCTATGCCGAATCGACAAATCCTATGAGACTGGATTTTCCCGCCTTCTTCGAGGATTTGATCATGTACGATCTGGCACTACCTCAATACACCGATACATTGGGCATTGGGAAGTTCTCCAATTTCGACACCCGTGAACTCAGACGTCGTTTGTACTTGATGCTCAATGATTTCACCTACAACGATGAAGTCTTCGGACCCATCACGGTCAAGAAAGGATTTGAGACCAACTACGCCAGTTTGGATGCGTTGCGTAACCTGTTCCTGTTCCCCCTCTACGCCCTGTTGGCGGACTATGGGGATAAGGCTGCAACGATTCACGATTGGTTGTACAGCGGCAACCCGGTAACCCTGCCCGATGGCACGACTCGTGCCCTGACGCGTAAGGAAGCCGACGAGGTGCTGTACCGTGCTCTGCGAGATGAAGGAATTGCTCGCTGGCGCGCGGCGATCTTCTATGCCGGTGTCCGCATCGGTGGGGAAAGCCACTTCAAGGGCTGATAGCCAACACTCCACACATTGAGAGACCACAATGGACGCAACTAAAATACAAGCCCTGTTGGCTTCCCTCCAGAACTATTCTGGCAAAGTCAAAACGGCTATCGATGCAGGCGATGCTGCCTCTATCGCTGAAGTAGACCGCCTGATCGAAGAGCTGCGTCAGTCCTACGACGCTGAAAACATCGAGATGGGCATGTTCAGTGGCGGTGACATCGGCGTCGCTATCACTGAGCGTTACGAAGCCCTGGGCGCTGGCGCTGCGATCGATTGCTGGGTGGCCAACCACTTCGGCAAGACCATCACGGCTGCGACCACCTTCACTCTGTCGCGTGTACCAGCCGCTGGTCGGGCCTACACCTTCACGCTGCGCCTGACCAACGGCGCTGCCTTCCCGATCACCTGGTGGAACAACATCCATTGGTCGGACGGTGCGAAGCCTGAACTGAGCGCTAACGGTCGTGACACCCTGGCCTTCAGCACTGTCGACGGTGGTGCAACGTGGGACGGTTACTTGCTCGGTAAGGGCATGGTACTGGTTCCGTAAGAACTAGCAGATTGCAGGTGCAGTGATCTCATGGATGATTTGTGCCATGGGGGATTGCACCTGCAATCGTTGCTATGCTGGCTTGAACTCACGAAGGTACACAAACATGCTCCATGCGCTGATGGTCGCTGCGGCGAGACAACGCAAGGGCTTCAACCCGTTCAGGTATACGGGACCCGGTGCTAAAGCCCTCATCGCAGGCAATATCGATAAGGGTTACTTTGGCGAGGTTCCGACTGCTGACCTGATCGACGGTGCTGCACTGGCATCTTTGGTCGGGTTAACAACGGGCACTGCTGCAAACACGACAGCCCCTTGGCTGAAGTTCATGCACGGTAAGAAGACCTTGTTCATCCCTAAGATGACGTACCGCTACGACATGTCTTGGGACAAGATTTACGAAGCTGGTGCGGTCTATGGGCTCGAAGGTTCAGGTCCGTTCACTGGCAATAACGGTCCAGTCGATCAGAAGAAGATTCTGGTCATCAATAATAACGCCTACATCGTTCGGTTGATGAAGGGCGGTAACGCCAACCCGGCTACCGCCATTGGCGGTGAAGTCGACGACCTGCTGTTCAAGCTGTGGGATAACGATCCCTCGGGCGAGTACTGGACTCGTCAAACGGCTGTCCAACTGGGCTTTTCAGGCAATGGTCAATACAGTTGGGTGCAGGAAAAACCAGCCAGTGAGGTCAAGACCGCCGGCGGCATGCGCGTTTGGCGTATTGCGAGCACCCACAGCAGCCTGGCAGGGATTCTCACCAACACCTCCAGTGCGACTGCGACCGGCAGTTACGGCTGGCGTCCAGTCTTGGAATTGATTCCAAACGACTTGTTTGCCTTCAACGCCGGCGGCATTCAACTCGATTCGATGTCTCCGCTCCTTCTGAATGTGGGCGATGTCTCTTACGACCATAGTCAGTCGATCTTCCGAATCAACGTGGTCGGTTACGACACCCTCGACCAGCCATTAAGCGTAGGTGGTATGGATGGCGTGTTACACGAAGCTGTAGCTCGAATTCAAGTGGCAAGTTACGCCACTGAAGACGCCTTGTTACCCATCGGTAACGTCACAACCACTATTGTCTAAGGTACAATACCATGCAATTGAAGCTTGTTTGGAATAACCCCAACGTGGTAGCTACGACCACTAAGATCTATCGGGCCACCGCGCCCATCGATCGTAACAACCTCGGCACACCAGTGGCCACTCTGACTCAAGGCGAACTTGAATGGATCGATCCGAACGTCGTGGCCGGTGCCCTGTACTACTACGTCTTCGAGTCTGTCACCTCGAAAGGCCGTAACGTGTCGTTGAACCAGCAGATCTGGGCACTCCCACGCACCGGTCCTGGTTCACAGAAACTGGTTGATGGCGATCTGGAAAACGGATTTTACGGCGAGTTGCTGGGCAGTGATTTCATCACACCGGCTAACCTTCGCGCAGCGCTTAACTTCACACCGGGGTCAGTCACCAACCCAGAAACCCCGTGGCTTAAGTTTGCCCGCAATGGGAAAACCCTATTTACTCCCCTGCAGCACATCAGCGGCAGCGTCAGCTGGCAACAGCTATACGACGCCGGACTGGTTTACGGTACGGACGATTTCGGCTCTTCGCTCTATGCGGGCACCAAAGTCAACCAGAAGCGTGTGGTGACCATCGGTAAGGAATCCTTCTTGGTGCGTCTAATGACGTCAGCTGCTCCCCGACCTGATCGCGGAATGCTGGCCATCACCAGCACCACGACCCAGACCCAGTCAACGGGTTCTGAGTGGGATGATCTGATTTACCCGACCTGTGAATGGGTACCTGCCACCCAAAGACGCTCTAACTGGGCTGCCAAAACCCGTGCTGATTTTAACAACTTCCAAACCGCATGGTGTCAGGAATTGGCGGTCAACAATCCAGGCCTTGCAGTTGGACGTGGGAGTCCGGGTTACTCGGACAAGACTGCGCTCATCTTCGGACAGCAGGTCGCTTTGTCTACAGTCTCAGGCCAGTGCTGGCGGCCAGTGCTGGAACACATCCCGTCCTACCCTGTCAACCTCAACATCTAACGGAGCCAGACCATGCCACTTAAATTGACTTGGAAAGACCGCAACGTGGCCTCCGATGGCACGCGGATCTACCGCAGTACCGCTCCGATGAATCCCGCCTCACTCCCCGCACCTATTGGTACGGTAGGGCCAGGCGTCATGGAGTTCGTGGATGAGACCCTCGAGCAGAACAAGGTCTATTATTACCGGTTCGAATCATTCAAAGGAACTGACAAGACGCTTTCAAATGAGAAGATCTTGGGTGCGTTTCCTTACACAGGCCCAGGTCCTCAACAGCCGATCCGTGGTAACTTCAAAGACGGCTACTTCGGCTCGGTGCCTCAGGCCGACATGTTCACTGATGCTGAACTGATGACTGCTTCCGGCAGTGGCGGTACACGCATAGGGGTGACTACCAAGTGGTTTAAATACGCCATCGATGGCAAAATCCTCTTCCTGCCAGACGGTCCGGTTGCCTATAACCTGAGCTGGGAAACGCTGTACCAGAAAGGCCTCGTCTACGGCGTTGACGGTCCTGGATTCGCACCGTCGCCTGTGGGCAGTCCGGTCAACCAGATGAAGACCGTGCAGAAGAACGAACATCAATTCGTCGTGCGCCTGCCTGTCGGGACTAACAACCCCACCGAAGCACTGGCCGCCACCCGACCGACCGATCAGTCTGAATGGGACCGGATGCACTACCCGACCGTCCTGGCTCAGGCGGACAGCCGGATGAAGTGGGACGACCTCAGCCACGACAACATGCAAAAGGGTCAGTCAACTATCCTTTGCGCAGATATCGGGACCACCACCGCCACGCGCGCCACTAGAGGCGCGCCCAACGCTGTGTCTGGCATCAGCAACATTGCGCTGACATCAAGTGGCTATTGGAAACCCGTCCTGCAGCTGGTCCTCTGATAGGTGATGGCATGTTACGAGCACTTTTACTGGCCTTAGGGTTGGTTGCAGTCGTGCCCAGTGTCAAAGCAGCTGACGCTATCGGAATCTCCACGGTCGATGTGGTCCGGGTCTACGATGGCGATACCTTGACCGTGAACCTCACCGGCCTCTACCCCGTCTTCGGACGGGAACTGGGGTCCGGGTCATTGGGATCAATACGCCCGAGATGTCAAGCAGCTGTTCCACCCCTGAACTGAAGGCGGCTGAGAAATACAAAGCCGTCTTGGCTCGGGACACGGTCAGGGACATGGTGGCCAACGGTAAGGTACTGGTCATGCTGGATCTTCAGCGCGATAAGTACTTCCGGTTGTTGGCACGGGTTGAAGTCGATGGAGTCGACGTGGGTGAAACGCTGATCGCCAAAGGGTTAGCTGATCGCTACGACGGCGGTACCAAGACTTCTTGGTGCGGTCGATAAGATGCGGCATAAAGGGAGGGCTTCGGCCCTCCCTTTATGCCGTTTGCCTAAAATCTTATGTAGCTTTATCTTTTCCATCTCGGAGTTATACATGAGCGCCGTTATCGATGCGTTTAATCGCTATGCAAGTAAGATTATGGGGCTGCTCAGTGCTGGTTACACCGCGTTAGTCACCCATGCCGAAACCGGCAGTTGGCTCAGACAACGAATTAAGGTGGTTTATGTCTGGTCATTGGGCGGTATCCATGGGGCCCCGAGTACCTCCGGCATTCCTGCCGATGACCTCGGTCAGACTGAAAACATCTATATTCATTTCAAGCTACCCTTTGCGCCTGGGACTGATTTCTGTTGTCGTCTTGACATTGAAGGCTATCAATACGGAGTCGGTAAGATTGTCCGTGGTCAATTCTTTGCAGGCCGTATAGGGGCTACGTTGAGCACCCATGTCCAAGGAACCACGGCGCACAGTCCGGGTATCTACATGGACGACAATGGATACGTGGTGTGTCGCTTGTTCTTCTCAAGTGCGTACGTCCTAAACCTGACTGTGTCGGGCATGAGTGCAGATGATGCCACCCGAACGGCACTGAATAACATCACGGCCAAAGCCAGCCTGACTTCCAATTTAACTTTCTGAGCCTGACCATGAACGCAAGCCTGTGGCAAACCCTTAAAACCAAATTGTCGAATTACCTGTTCACGGTACGGGACACCTTGGCCAACTACGAGAATCAAAAGTTCATCATCGGACCTGAAGCCTCCATTGGCACAGTCTTTCGCAACGTCTATCAATTGATGATCTACAGCATCGATGCCACGAACAAGCGCGTGGGCGGTGATCCTGTCGATGTATCGGGCATCAGCACTCAAGCCAACGTCTACGTTCACTTGAAGCTACCAGGTAACATCAACCTGAACACCTGGATGCACTATGTCCGGGTCAGGGGGTATTCTTACGGATCTGCCAAGATCATTGATTGCACCTACGTCGGGTACAGTTACAGCCCAAGTAACTCATTTCTCAACAAAGAGGCCATGGGCACGGTAACTGTAGACCAATACGCCGACACCAATGGCAATATTGTCCTGTGCTTCCTACTGTCGAGTGCCTACTACAGCTCGTTTGAAGTCGATACCATGCGATGCGGTGTAAACGTCGGGATTAAGCGCGGCATGATCCAATGCAAACTCTCGACCAGTAACCGGGTGACTTTCGCAGTCTGATTGGACTTTCTTATAACCCTACATTGTAGAGGAGAGAAATACCTATTGTATGTACAGGCAGTAGATACTGTCTAGTGAGGGGGTGATCCAGCTCAGAGTTACCCGGTCCGCAAGATGGCCTCGACGAGAAGTCGTAACCCGCGACCACGGCGCCTGTACATGACCTGCACGGAGTAAAACCCGTGCAGGTCATTTATGCCACTATGCCGTCATCACGCTAACCGATCGAGAAGAAATAGGTCGAACCATGGTTGCTGGATTAAGCGAGCTTATTGCAAGTGTCCAGGTGCTGCCGACAAAAATAAAGTCTTACGTCGACCGCAAGTCGCGTAAGGTGTACACACCACAAGGACTGATTGAGGTTGATGTAAAAGAATGGTACGGCGTTACGATGGCCAAGGGCGGAGTGTTCAACCTGGACATTTCCTCGGCAGGGTTCACGGAGATCCTCCATGTCGAACCGCAAGTCATCTACGATTCCGAGCAATTCTCAGAACAAACCATTGCTGCGCTGAACCGCGTCTCCAGAACACGTGTCGAAGGACGCGTGATCACTGGCAGCAAAAAAGGTTTTAGCGGACGCGATGTCGCTACTGTTATGGTAAAAGTAACTGGCACCTAAGGCTTCATATCGAGGAGAAGTATCATGCGCAATGACAATGGGGTGAGCATTGTATTGGCCGATTCTGAAAGTGAAGTAAACCGTCTATTGGCAACATTAGGCGTAAGCGTCGCTCACCCACTGAGCAGTCTCCAGGATGTGTGCTTGACTGAACCAGATGCAGTGTTCACTGCCGTGCTGGACAGCCAGACCAAGATGGAGCGTCTCACGCAGTTCTTGACCGTTCGCCGCGGAGTCATGAGTTTTCAGGGTAAGCGTAAGTTCATCGGCTTCAATGTCGATTGGATGACGCGGGTCCTGGTGACTGACGACCTCGACCGAGCCATCACAGTAGCTGCTCAGCCTCCAGTGGAGCCCGTACGCACCATGCCGAAACCTGTCCTCGTTGTAGTGAACGATGAGGAACGTGATGACCCTTACGCAGAGTTAGGGTATGGACGGCGTTAAGCCATAGGGGCCGGGGGGACCCGGCCTTTATGCCGCCTCTTTATTTTTTATTGGTTCCGTAATTAAAAAATCTGGGGCAATACATTATAACTACGGAATGCCAACCACAACTAAGAAGGAACACCTAGATGTCTGCTGAAGATCTAATGGGTAACGACCTCGAAAAGCCTGAAACCTCAGTCCGTATCATTGACGGTGTACCGATTGAGACTATGAAGAAGACCGATTCACTGCTGCTGATGCCTGAAGACCACAACGATGCTGGTGCACGGGCCCGTGAGAAGATTCAGGCGCGCGGCGGTAGAGTCAAACGGGCGCTGTTGATGTCGTACCTGTTTATCAACTTCATCGTCATTGCTGTGATTTCAGCGGGGGCGTACTACCTCTACCTGGAATACAACAAACCCGGCAAACGTATCGTGACGTACAAGAACTGTGAGTTCGTGGACGAGAAGCAGCACTTTACCTTGACCGGTCGCCGTGAATACTCGTACATGCAAAAGTCACTGTTCGGCCTCGACATCCGTCACGCCGATAACGTGATGGAAACCACGCAGGTAGATGTCAAGGGCACTGCCATGACCATTGTCGGGTTGACCGCTGACCAATGGTGGGGGGTCTACATTGGTACTGGCGAGCAGGGCATCAAGTTGTTGAAAGATGCGCATACCTACATCGTGACCTCCGACAAGAAGGCCGTCGTCATCAACTACGAGCAGTTCTGTCAATAAAGTTACCGTACGCTGCCGGACAGTCCGGCAGCTCACCTAAAGGAACGACCATGAAAGTCTTGTCCGTACAACGAGACAGCACCAACACTTTCCATCATCGGACCCGTGTCGAGTTGCCTATCGATGCCACCAAGCACACGACCTCCGATGACATCCATATTGCGGTCAATGGTGATATTGACATCTACATGGTCTGGCCGGACGTTGATGAAGACGATCCGAAAGTCTGCAGCATCAACCGCTACCGTCGGCCGACCTTGATCGGGACCTTTAAGCCTGAGGCTATCGGTCACTTCCCTGAACGGAGGTGTGCATGGTCATTGACGGGTATGTTGTGCTACCACCATGCCGGTTTCTTTGATGAATCCAAGCTGGCACGGATGGAGCTGATCCCGATCTTCGCCTTTGTCGATCCAGCCAACATCCGCCTTGGGTCGAAGATCATTAAATTCGGTCACATCGTGGCTGAGGCCACCATACCAGAGAAAGGCTAACCCGCACATGGACACACTGACCGTCGTCAAGTGGCTCCACTCACCCAGTGGACGCAGTAAACGCACCGAAGACGTGCAGGAAGGATGCTTCATGCTTGAGCATGACGCCACTGGCCGTTTCTATCTGGGTGAAAGCAACCAGGTCAGTAAAGATGTCGATAAACAACTCGCTCAGCTGGCCTTGGGTAAACACCCCAAGAAGCTGCTTAACGAGCTGTATGCACGCGATTCTGCCATCAGGGTATACGAGTACCCACTTAAAGCCAAAAAGGCCCGTACAGGGCTTTTTAAAGAGCTTAAAGCACTAGCCAGTAACGATTACCTTTGTCTTAATCCTTAGGGGGATGTTTCATGTTGCCCGATGTCAATCAACTTGCCCGTTTTTATTTCGATGCCTGCCGGAACTACCTGTCCCTGCGTTCAGATAAGGTCCACATCTTCGTGCGTGCCGATAAACTGTTCAAGGAACGCTACCCGTTTCTGACCGGTATGCTGAGCGTGATCAACGGGGTGGAGTTCATCATCCTCAATGTCGGTGCCGACGCCTGCCGTGATCTCGCGTATCACGATTACAGTTTCTCGTTCAGTGCCCGCTTCAAAGGCGTGGCTCATACCCTGGAGATTCATTACGGGGATGTAATCGGCATGGGCGAGCCGGGCGCGCAGTACATGTACGACTTCGCAACGATACCGGTGGCCAGTGTCGATGGCGGTAACATCGCCCTGCGTCCGTTGGGCGCCACGCAGCTCATGGAGTTCGAGCAAGAGCGTAAACAAGTCATGGACGATGCCGCTAAACTCAAGAACCGCCCTAAACTGGTCGCGGTGAAATAAGGTATTGCCATGAACATGCAAATGACCCTGCTCGAGAAAGAAGCTGTCCCCGAGCGACTGGCTCATGGAAGCCTCGTTGAACTGCCTGTTGCGTACAGTGAAGGTATGGAGCGCGCTGACCTTGAAGCCATCCTGACCACAGCCGTGATTCCGCTGTACGTCACCTGGCCCAAGCGTGATCTGGGCGACATCAAAGGACTGGTGGATCTCTACCAGCGTCGTAAACCCGGCTTGATTGGCGAGCTGCATGCCTACGCTCTGGTGAAAATAGAAGAAAAGTGGGTATTACATGCCACGATTCAGTACCTCGCCGGCGATCTTGTCGAACACCGTCACCTGTCTTCGATAGACCTGCTGGTAAATAGCATTGACATCGACCCCAACGACCGATCGAAAGGTCGCAAGCTCATCGGCTTCAGTAAAGCCCTGGTGCATCCTCGACCGGATGCCGTGATTGGCTTTACTCAGGTCTGATGACCTTTCATCAGGAGCATCACGATGGACAACCGTATCGAAGCCTTACGTGCTGAGATTCTGCGTCTGAACAATCTGTATTTCAACAAGGGTGAGTCCGACGTATCGGATGAGGTCTACGACTCACTCAAGCGCGAACTGCGCGAACTCGAAGGGGAGACTGATGATCCCCATTCACCCCTGAACCTGGTGGGTGCACCGTCGGATGGTGGGTTTGATAAAGTCCGTCATCTCTCGCCGATGCTCAGCCTGGCCAACGTCTACAACGAAGAAGAACTGACAGACTGGGTCGTAGGACTCGGGATGCCAGTACTGGCTGAACTGCAATACAAGTTCGATGGCGCCAGCCTGAACCTCATTTACCGCAATGGCAAGCTGATTGCAGCGGTGACCCGTGGTGATGGGATTGAAGGGGACGATGTCATCGACAACGCTGTCTTCTTTGAAGGCGTTCCGCAGGACCTGCTGGGTAAACCGGTCAAAGGCCATCTGGAGATTCGCGGTGAGGTCATCATCCCTCACAGCCACTTCATCAAGGCCAATGAACGCCGTGCGGCAAAAGGTAAACCCACCTATGCCAACCCGCGTAACATGGTCGCTGGGATCATGCGTCGTAAAGACGGTGAGTCCATCCAAGGCCTCGGGCTGAAGTTCGTAGCCTATGAAGCCACCGTGCACGATGACGTGGAGTGGATCGACAAGACCTTCCGTCAGATCGTGGACGACCTGGCCTGGCCGTATGAGACAGCGAACCATGTCTGGCGTGGCTTGACTGGCAGTGTCGATAAGATCATGGATCAGATCAACGTTGTCGCTGAAGCGCGTGAGAGCGGCTCCATTGGCTTTGACATCGATGGTTTGGTGCTGAAAATCACCGACCCTAAGGTGCGTCAGAAGCTCGGCTTTCGTTCCACCTCCCCACGTTGGGCAGTGGCGTACAAGTTCGAAGCTCAGACAGCAACGAGCATCCTGGAGCGGGTGGAAGTCCAAGTCGGTCGTACGGGTGTCTTGACACCGGTGGCCAAGATCAAACCAGTCAAACTCTGCGGCGTGACGGTCAGTAGCGTGACCTTGCACAACTTCGAGGAGATTGAGCGACTCGGTCTGCGGATTATGGACACTGTGGTGGTCTCTCGCCGAGGTGATGTGATTCCAAAGATCGAAAGCGTGGTCGAAGCCTTGCGGACCGATGAACACGGCCTGATCGCAACACCAACCGAATGCCCGTGCTGTGGGTCTCCGGTGGCCAAGCGCGACAATGAGGGTGTGGAATTGTTCTGCACCAACCCTGCCACTTGTGCGGCGCAGGTCATCAACAAGATGATCTATTTCGTTGGGCGGAGTGGCATTGACGTCAAACACTTGGGTCCTGCTGCGGTTGAAGGTCTGATCGCTGTAGGCTCACTGGGGTCGTTCAGTTCACTATTCTTCTTGGGCGAGCATGATTTCTATGGGGCCGGTCTTGGAGAGTCCACGACCGATAAGATCATGGCCAGCATCGAACGTTGCAAGAAGCTGCCGTTCTATAAAGTCCTGCGGGCGGTCGGGATTCCTGAAATCGGCGATGTCACAGCGCGAGCACTGGCGGTACGGTTCCCGTCATTTGAAGCATTGTTCAGTTCGTCAGATGAAGAGCTGTTGTCCGTCAATGACGTAGGACCTGCTGTGGTAGCGAGCATCAGGACTCTCGATGACGTTACCGAGGCAGACCTGACCAGCTTGGATAAGATCCTGACCTACACCGATGAAGTCATCAAGAAAGCCGAAGTCCAAGACCTCGCCGGTAAAACGGTCGTGGTGACGGGTTCGGACTTTGATGGTCTCAACCGTAAAGCGATGGAAGAGTCCGTGATCTCTCGAGGCGCTAAACTGGTCAAGTCGGTCAGCAAGAACGTTGACATCGTCTTTGCCGGTGTGGGTGCTGGACCTGACAAAGTCAAGAAAGCCCGTGACCTTGGGTTCACCGAAGACGGCCTACAACTGGTCAATCCCAATTCTCTTACACGTGTTGAACAGGAGTAAGTTTCAATGAGCACGGAACTGATCAAGTTTCCTCAACCACTGCCGATTGCTGAGGCGATTGCTAAATTGCCTGACATGCAACTGGCACTGGGTTGGGGTGTTCAGTCCATGGTCCGTGACACCGTCCGTGCGATGGTGTTGCTGGCCTCCTCACGGTCGGAGCATTACCGGTATGCACTGGCCTTGACTGAAGGTATCGCCCAACTGTTGTACGACATGCCAGAAGGGGCCACCACGGCCCGTGATGCATTCATTCGCTGCAACCAGCAAGGAACCTTGATTGGCCACTTCGACAGCTACGAGGTGCACGTCATTCAGGAGTCCTCCGCCGAAGAAGATCAGGGCATGATGCTCCTGGTCCTCGACGACAATCACCTGGTCGACAGCTACATCCTGACCCGTCTGCGTGAGTACTCCGATCACGTGGTCATCAACAACATTCTGCCAAAGAAGAACTAACATGACTCAAGCCACCGTCCATCCTTACGCCGCTGCCATGGCAGCTGTCAACCCACTCAAAGACCGCGTCGAGATTTCGGCCCACGGTCGTGCTGGGTTTGGCAACCAATTCTTCCGTGTGCGGTACGCGCAGGATAACCTGATCTCCAAAGTGACCCTGCGTCACGATCTGGTTAAACTGGGTGCTGCCTCAGAAGCCATGAGTCAGTACCGCGAGGCCATCGAAGGGGATAAGCAATTCCCATGGACGGTGCTGCCTGCCGACTTCGAACTGCCGGCCATCCCGATGGTCTTCCAGCTCAAGCCGGAAGAGTACTTGGACGAGTCCTTTGAGGTCGCTCAGAGCGTGTTCACGGCGTTGCAAGGTTACAGCCGTACCAACGCTTACCTGCGTCAGTGGAAGGCCTCCAGCAAAGGCGTAGGCTGCGAGCTGATCCTGGTGCTGGAAGAGGGCGAACAGTTCGCGGTTCTGGAAATGTCGCTCAACTTCTACCGCCTGACGCAATCGCAGTTGATGATGAAGCAACTGCAGGCGATCGTGAACAAGCCTAAGGAAACGGTGGCAGAATGAAAGTCTCGGTGATCTTCGCCCAGACCAAAGGCGGTGCTATCGGTGCGTTGGGCCCTCATCCATTACCGTGGCACTATCCTATTGATCTGAAGCGGTTCAAAGTGCTGACCCAGGATAAACCGATCATCATGGGCAGCAATACCTTTGATAGTCTGCCGAACCTGTTGCCGGGTCGTTACCATCTGGTGGTGACGGGCAGTAAAGGGTTGGCGCGTCTTGGTCCAATGGATCGGGTGCAGTTTGTCAACTCGCTGGAAGAGGCGATCACGTGGGCCGGTAATCACGGTGATGAAGTGTTCATCATTGGAGGCGCAGGGCTGATCGATGAAGGCATTAAGATTGCCGACACCGTCTACCGCACCGTCGTCCTGGATGAACACGAGATCAAAGGTCGTCCTGCTCTAGTGGAACAACCAGGTCTCAGGCCGCCATACTGGGGTCGTTACGAGCAAACTTCCAGCGCCTTGATAGACGAGTCGCTGCTGTTCGAAACGTACCAAGCCATCGAGGCAGAATAAGACGAGGGGCTTCGGCCCCTCTCTTTATTTTTCTTTTTTCATGGGATTAATCCGTGGTGGTGTTTTAGTGTCATTTTATGAAGCGAGCATACGACTCGACTAAAACAAAACCCTACATTATTCAGCCGTGCAAACCATTAATTCAAATTAAAGCCTGGTGGATGATGAGGGGGTTTCTACACGACACCTCAAGGAATTACTCACCATGTCAAAGGGTAAGTATGTTATACCGGTGATCATGGGGCAACCGGGAAGTGAGCTGTTTCTCGTGAAAGGGGAAATTCCACGCGGTCAATCCATGGTTCTAGTTAGGCTCACAAGCATCCGTGCTTTGACCCCTAAAGACACAAAGGCTCTGGATAAGTTGCTCGAAAAGAGCGGTAGTGCTCAGACACGACCCACCCGTGTGAAAGAGCTCAATCTTATCACACCAGAGAACATCCATGAAGTGAGCGCACAAGAGGCGACTCTTGTTCACGGTTACATCATGAACCTCCTGCCAGGGGCTTTTAAAGCGCCGGAGATGCAGAACTGGTACATCTTCGAACGGCCCGGTGACATCACCTCGCTGAAGATGGCTCGCTTTGCCATCAACCTGCTGGAGCGATCGGAGAAGGTTGAATTGCTTGGGGCGATCAATCAACTCCGCGTAAGTAACGCACACCCAAAGTTTGCGGCTTACCGCTGATCACTGGACGGCGTCCTGCGGGGCGCCGTCTATGCCGCCTGTCAAAGAAAACGAATGCCTCATCAATTATGTTCAGTCAAGGAGAGTGTCATGTCAGATTACTACGGAGCCGCCACCTTAGAGGACTGGCTCAAAGAAGAAGTCTTTGCGGTGCAGTGTCCAATTCCGGCAGACGTGGTGGCGCGGTTCGAAGAATGGCGTGAAGGCGTTGAGCGTAACATCGAGTCCTGGATGGAAAGCGACGATGGTGACGGCAATAACCTGAGCTGGCGTGGCTGGGGTCGTGGGTTCAATGCCATCTCAGACGAAGACACTGCGCGTTTCGACGCACTGGTGGTTGAACTCCGTCCGCGAGTATTGTCTCAGGTCTCAGGGAACGAAGAAGCCCCTACCCGTCAGAGCCCTGTTCGCATATACGGCGAGTCCGAATTCTCAACACAAGAAGGCAGGATGAACGCCGGTATAGAAAGAATGCGCAATATCCTGTCGGGCCTCGATGCGCCCGAGGCGGTGACTGAGGACGACGCGTTTCCAGATGTACAGGATAACTCCAATCTCACTGGTGTCGAATGGTTTCGCAAGCTGCGTGACCTCATCATCAATGAGAAGAACTCGCAAGCACTGGCCATGTTGGATGGTCTGCCGGATTGCTTGAAGGACCTTAAGGACATCGGTCAGACACATGTCGTGGTGCCAGCCCCTGGACACATGACTGAGGACATGATTGATGCTTCGCGCAGTCTGTTGCTGTACACTGACAGCTTCAGCACTCACGATGCAGCGTACATCCGTGAACTGATCTGTAAACGCGGTTGGACCCAGCGTCATCTGCCTGAGTGGTTCAGGACGTACGAAGGTCATCTGACCAAAGCCGCTCGTGCGGCGCTGGCGTATCACCTGACGGTCCAAGCCGCTGTCACTCCACCTGCTCCAGAAGAGAAGCACTTCGCCAAGGCCTCTAAGCAACCCCGCCCCGGCGAACAGCGGCTGTGGATCACCTTGCGTGACACCAACAGTACCAAAGAGCTGTGCTTTGGTTGGGCGTATGAAACCAACATCCTCTCCAATAAGGCCGAGGTGTTGGACATTCAGATCAACCGTCATCAACTGCCGGAAGACTGGCGTCTGTACTTCAAGAAGCAAGCGGTGGAAGTCAGTGCCCGAGTCACCAAGGGTGAAGACAAGCTGTACCGCATTGACAGCCATAAAGCCCGGTTGGGCGTGAAAGCAGGCTTTGCACCGTGGATCGAGATTGACATCGAAGACGGGGTAGAGCGGTATAAACTCGAACAGCAGGGGTGAGTGATGGCGTTCAACATCATTGCGGTAGGGTTCGAAGGCAAAGCACCGTCCGATGACACCGAAGACCTATTGAAGTACGCAGGATTCGATCGGGCGACCTCAGGGAAATGCCTCTGGGGTCAGATCACGCAGTACGAAGTGTTCACCAAGGTCGAAGGGGCGGTGATTCGAATCTTCCGAGTCTTGGAACCTGACATTGAATCCCCTAACGTGGCCGTGGTCTTTCCAGGGGCGCTGGAACTCGGTCCTACCATCAACGGCACCGAGGTGAACAACCGTGTTGCGTTGATCCTTGAGGTGATCAAAGAGATCCGGGCGGAGATCGACTTTCCTGAAACCCTTGGTGACATCGAGTCGGCGCTGGAAGACGGCATCGTCTGCAGTGTGTTGTTGGGTGCAGCGCCTTGTTTAGAAAGGGTCCTGGCTGAGACCAACCGGGCAAACTTCAAAGTTATCGAGGGTGGCAAATGAACAACGATGTTAATGCAGAACAAGATGAATCCATTATTTCCTTCTGGCGTAAGAACCAGAACAGGCAATATCTTGCCGGGAATAAGCCAGGCGAATTCAGTCTGATTACCGCCAGGACGGGAGCCCATAAGTTCCAAGGAGCCGCAGAGCGTCTTGACATGCATCTTAAGCTCCAACGCCATCTGGCTGAGACCATTCCGGCCCGTCCGGCAAAAGGTTTCGAATGTCTCGATCCCGACTTGGATCACATTGAAGTCCTGGCTGAATCACTCACCGATGGGCAGCGGTTAACCGCCATCATGATTCCGCTGGATAACGCACCTAAGGAATAGCCATGAGCCGTAGACTGGGCAAAAAGCACTTTCAGTACGTCGGGACCGAAGGCTTGGAACGTCTCAAGCAGGACAAGTCTCACTGGAACCCCAAGCGTAGCCTGTGGGATACCTACAAGGTCCAGATCCTGCTCACGCACACCAACCTGCGTGATAAGTTCTGGTGTCCGCAGAACTGCAACAAGCTGGGAATCCTCAAGCGGAACACGCCAGCCAAGCGTAAGTTCCACAACAAGCTTGAGCGTTATTACGACCGGGCCGGTAACGGCCGATAAAAAAAGGGGTATCCATGCCGCTGTCGATTAAAGCACCTGCCCAAACGGAAGAAGAACTGCGCAACCAGGCGTACAACCTGATCGTCAGTCACGACCATCGTAACGGACCGGGTGTTGAGCGTAATGATGCCTACTGGGCGAAGATCAAACGTCGTACGGTAGAGGTCCTCATGACCCGTGGAACGCCAAACACCTTTGATGTCCATGGCACCGTTGACAAAATCATCGAATCTGTTCGTCACTAAATTCAACCCTCTTCAATTCAGTTTAACACCAAGGAGTGCTCCAATGAGCCAGCAACAACCTAAGCTGTATACCCGCACCAAGCGCGATGAAATGACCTTCGGTATCCTGCCGGAATTCGTTCCTACCGATCTGGTGGGTAACATGAAAGGCGATGCCCGCATCTACTCGTCCCTGGAAGTCCATGACCTGATGATGCAGATGGATGAAGGCTTCGTGGGCATGCGTCGCTCGCTGGTCGACAAGCTGGAAAACATGCGTCAGCTGATCCTGTATACGCCGATCGGCACTATCGACGAAAACGACACCGTGCGGTTTGCGGTGTACCAGCGTGCGGCCGGTTCTGAAGCACGGTTGAAGGACGGGTTCTCCATCGGCTTTGGTGGTCATGTTGAGCGCGAAGACCTACATGGTCATTACGCCCACAATGAAGAAGGTCAGTACGTCGAGATCCCAGACGTGCCGTCGAGCTTCTACTCGACCCTGAACTCGGGCATGCGTGAACTGGCTGAAGAAGTGCTGCTGTTCAACAAGGGCGACGTTGAACGTCCGATGACCGTCGAAGAAATGCTGGCCGATCTGGCACGTGGGTTTGGCTTCCCTGGCAGCATGGAATTCGTCCAGGTGCAGTCTTTCACTCCGGCAATCACTGAAGGTGCGTTGATAAACACCCCAGCCGCCATTCTGCAGCGCAGCGACGAAGATGGTAGCGCCATTCTCTATGGACTGGAAAACGGCCCGAGCTTGGAAGAGATCTACGCCATGCTCGCTCAGCGTCAACCAGTTCATACGGTCGATCCTGCGGACGTCAACGGCAACGTTGTACCATTCGGGTTCGTTTCGGATCGCGACATGGACAAGCCTGGTTTCGTGGGCAATACCCACCTGGGCGTGCTGGCCATGCTGCGCGTGAAGAGTGACATCGACTTCAAAGTTCTGGAGGAGAAGTACACCACCGTCGGCTGGAAGACCAAGGAAGAGCTGCTGGAACTGCGCCCGCGTTGCGAGCCCTGGACCCAGTACCTGCTCGAGCACATCGATGCCATGGAACACATCCTGCGCACCGAATGCCGCGTCGATGCTCGTCCTGAAGAACCTGCCGTTCTCGAAGGCTAAGTGATACACGGTGATGGACTTCGGTCCATCACCGCTATGCCGACTTAACCCCTATAATCACTATCTCACTCATCAAGGAGCCTACCGTGGCTAAATCATCTATCACCATCAACAACTACGACAACGTCCTGACCATCTCGGTCACCGATCAATCAAACACCATCGACCATGTGCCTGCGATGGTGTATAAAGCCGTCCTGCGCGACAAGATCATTCTGATCAAGGATCGTCCGTCCTTCACCTTGCCACAACTGCGTTTCGGGCGTCATAAGCGCTACTTCAACCAGATCACCTCCAATTACAGCAAAGAGGGCAACAGCACCGGCGTCCTGCTATATGGCCAGAAAGGCTCGGGTAAATCCCTGATGGCTGAAGAGATCGGCAACTGGATGATCAAACAGGACCTGCCTGTGGTCATGATTGATGCGCCCATGTCTGCTGAAGAGATCCGTATCATCATCCGGGCTATCGGACCCTGCATGATCTACATCGATGAATTCGGTAAGGTCTACAGCGATAAAGAAGATCGTCAGCGCATGCTGACCCTGTTCAGCGATACCTCGTTCACCGGGGTCATGTTTGCCATCACCGGCAACGACAGCGAAGAGTTCTCCGAGTATCTGTTCTGTCGTCCTCAGCGCTTCCGCTACGCCATTTCGTACGAAGGCGGCGTGGATCAGGAAACCTTGGCGGACATCCTTAAAACCATGTCCATCCCAGAATCGCTTCATGCGGCGTTTAAGTACTATGCTCGTTCCTGCCGTGGGCACCTCAATTACGACTCGCTGTTGTGTGCGATTCGTGAATCAGCCGGGCTGACCGATGCGAACGAACTGGCCGCACGCTTGGAGATTCTCAACGTGCCAAAGTTCCCTGTCACTGAATGGCAAATCGAGAACCTCGAGTTCGACGACGCCTCCATCATTGACAATCCAGGTTACGGCTACCATGTGACACTTCTGGATGGTGATTTGTCCCTGACCGAACAGAGGAAGGAGGAAGACGAGTCGGTGACCAACCTGTCCACTACTGTGGCGTTAAATACCGAAACCCTGTCCAAAACCGACAAACACCTGATCCGAATAGAGGGTAAGGTTACCAGTATGACGGTGACATTGCAGTACGGTTATCCGACAAACTTTGTTAGGACGGTGAAAAACATCGAACGTCCAATGGGCATGGGCATGCCCAGCTACTATCAGAATAGTCCACTCGGGCGCGGTCGCAACTCCATGATAACTGGTTAATCAAAGGAGCTAACAGATGAACATTCAAAACGTCTGCTTAATCTTGAGCAAGTTGTTGGTTAAGGTCAGTACCGAAGCGGCCCGAAACAGTAAACCGGCACCAAAAGACCATCCGGCTTTTCCGGATGCCGAATCGATTCGGCGATTACTGGCAATCTGGGGGCTATTGGGGAAACCTGAAATAGTCAAGTACGAGTCCAGCATGATGGGATGTAATGAAACGATCTATGTGAAGCTAGGTTCGTTCCACCTGGCCTTGCTTCAGAACTACGATGCCAACCCCGACGGAGTCAATCGTTTCCTGACCCTGGTACCGCTGTATGCCAAAGATCACGGTCACGTGTTCCTCTGGGGGTCGGACAACATACCGGCCAAGGTCGAGACTGAAGCGAGTGACATTCTGATCGACATTCTCGCCCAACAATGCTTACCAGGATTTCCAGATGCGTATTAAGAACATCAAACACCATCATCCGTTGTTGAACCTGATTGCCGGGTACATGAACGAATTGGTGGTTATCATCAATGAGATCAGCACCGACAATCATCTGTCGTTTGCCATGGGGCGGACCATCGAGATGACTGTCGAGTTCGAGGGCAATCGTCCCACCAGCATTCAACCGGGGTCTCGGATCTTGATCGACATCGAGACGGGGGACATCACCCTCGTATTCTTGGAACACACCGAAGACTTTCAACAGCGAGGTATTACGCCCACTACCGTAGGGTAGTTTGTTTTTACGATCAGTGCTATATCTATGTAGTAGCACTGTGACATTGGCTAAGGAATTGCATGCACTTTTGCTGGCTTAGCGAAGCCCTGCGCTCGACCTCATGGCATCAGTCGTGCTGGATTAGAAAGAAGGTGTTGGTGGTCCACTGGACTCCCTTCTATCGCCTTCGTCCTGCACGGCACCGTGAGGTCAGGCACAGTAAGCGTCGCACGAACTTAATCGGGAGTCGGTCCCGCCTCATGCATAAGGCGCATGGTACGGTGGCGACCGAACGTGACTATGAACTTAACTGAGACGGCAACAGGGCGCGTCTAACCTGCCCTCTAAACCTATCATGAAACGGAGAACATTATCGTCACACGCGGACCAGCTTTGGTATTGGTCTTCTTACTCGGACTCTTGATGGGGCATCACGGCAAGACACAAGCCGGTTGGTTCTCCAGCGAGCAACACTTTAGTGCATCAAACAATCCAGCCTTTCTCGACATCCCGGCCATTGTGCTGTCAAAGGTGACGTTACCACGTCACAACGGAGAATCGCTGTACATTGGAATTGATCGCGGTGAAGCTCCAAGCGAACAGGTAAGCGGGCAGGTACTTAAAGCGGCTCGATCTGTCGAATTGCACGGTGGCTGTGGGCTCCGTCAGCATTTCATAGGTCGGGTAACAACATTGGGTTACCACCTAATCTCTCGCACCGATTGAGTTCGGTTATCTGATGACCACAGGTCATCTAAGTCCTACCAAACCGTAGGCGCATGGCAACAAAGGTTACGGGGAAGATGGCACTTGTACACAGCTCAGGTCGCCCCTGAGTGGAACCTGAGCGTTCCGGCAATTGTGGACATCCAAGCTTCCCCAAGACTTTCTTCCTTTATTTTTTTTGTTTGGCCGTAAACAGAGCGTCATCCTATGAGACTTTTTCGCTTCACTGTTTAATAGGCCCTTTATCATGATGTACTATTCCCCTAGCCGGAATGCCTTTATCAACGACGGGACCATCTGGGCTGACGTCGTCGCTGTCCCAGAGGAAGATTATCAGCGTATCCTGAGCGAGCTTCAAGCAGGACGTATCTTGACGAGTGATGAGTCAGGTAATCCCATCACCATTGAGCCGCCGATTGCCGAACCGGTCATTGTTCCACTTAAGACTGTCTTCGACCTTCGAGTCCAGAAGCTCAACGAAGATTATGACTTTGCTGTCGACTACATCAAGTCAGGCTATCCCTTGGCTGAGACCATCACCTGGCCCGTTCAGGTGGTCGATGCACGTATGGTTAAATCGTGGTTAGCAGAAGACCAGTCGCGCGTTGTGGCTGATTTTCCTCGTGAACTAGCACCGTTCCTGTATGACCTGGCCATGAGCCGCATTGCTAAAGGACTGGAGAGTGATCTTCTGGACCTGACCAACCGGGTACTGCACAACGACTCTCAGTTCTCGCCGGCGATGGCATTATTCACAGCAGAACGCCATGCTGCAGAGAAGCGCCTCGTGGCAGCGTATACCGCCAATGACCGAGCAGCACTTGAGGCAGTGACATGGAGCTTCTACCTGGTCCCACCACCTGACATGTCCATGGACAGTGCCACCACCGCTTAAGGATTGATTCAGCATGCATGTTTCCATTTCCCCTGCCAACCGTACATCACCTGGGTTTCTCGATAACCGTGAGCGTTGGGTAGCAGCACGCATCACCGCTAGTCACCTACGGGTCTTCTTGGAGATGTATCGAGATTGTCCCGCCAGTCTATTGAAAGGCGATGAGTTTGAAGCCGCCCGTGAACTGCTCATCCATGTGATGGCTTCGTGCGGGGTGTTCATTGACCGCATCCAGACGGTGACCACACTTCATGAAATCCTTGAGGTCCACACTGAGTTTTATCAGATGTGTGTCGCCAAGTCGTGACAAACATAGGGGAGGGCCTGCGCCCTCCTTTATGCCGATTCCAATTTTTTATGGCAATACATGATAGCAGTGATAAGGAAGAACCTTCTTCCCTCTGACTACCCTGTTCTTAAGGAGAACATCATGTCTAAATCTGCTATCATCGCTGCGGGTGTCGTGGGTGCTGCTGCACTCGGTGGTCTGGGTGCCAAGTTGGTAGCCGGCCGTAAAGTCCAACTGACCATGACCACACCAGTGGCCACTCAGTACAAGCAACCCGAACCCACCGAACCGGTCGTTGAACCGACGCCCACACCTGAGCCTGTTGCTGAAGAACAAGCACCGGTTGCTAAAGTCCCTGAAGATATAGTCAAGCATGATCCGGCTATCGGCATGGTTTCTGTATCGCGCATGCGGGTGGCTGAACCCAAGCCTGAGAAGGTCATTGCTACCCCGCTATTTTGGAGCAACTTCGTCAGTAACATCCGTCGTCCCGACGTGATCGAACTGAGCTGGGACGACTTCAACACGCGCCCTCAACATCTGGCAAGGGGTTATCACCGTGCCATGTTGGACGGGCAGTCCGGTGTACTGCATGTGACCAAAGGCCATATCTCCTTTGTGGCCTCGTACGAGAGCCTTGAAAGTGATAGTGCTCAAGGTGAGTTCATGGGCATCAGCAGCAGTGCTTCACGGTTCGGTGGCAAGGGGATTCAGAACCTCACTGCCAAGCAAGCCAAAGACTTCCTCAACGGTCGTTGAGGTGAGTCAAAATAGATCGAGGGGCCAACGCCCCTCTTTCTTTTTTCTTTGTCAGGCGGTTTCAAGCTGCTCAATCGTGACTTGGTTCAGGTCGCCTTCAGGGTAGCGATGTATCGTCGTCAACCAGGCTAAGACCTCACCGTTGGTCTTGGCTTGGACATTGGTATATAGCGAGTAGAACTGACCCCCTTTACGCAAGACAGCCAGCACCAAGGCCTCAGGGGTTTCTTTGAAGGCTGGACCTGTTTCACGTACGCAGTCTGGGAGACACCGCCAGCACTCTAACGTGATGGCCTTCTGCGGATGGATGTAGTTACCGCTGTGGTCTAATCCCAAGAACAACTTAGTGTATTCGTCCTTAAGCCAGTTTTCATCGATGAGAGCGCCTGCGTTGATCTGAATGTCCATGGTGAGATCCTAGGGGGATGGAATAGAACCACACCATAGACAGGCTTCATTCTAAATCACCAGTTCAGGGCCGCTTTCTTACTCAGCAGTTTGACCGTCTTGCGACTCAGCCACTGCTTAAGGTCCACCTGGGTACAACTGTCGATCACATCGCCCTTGAGGGTGGCTTGGGTCTTGTATTCAGTCTCCATGCCATTGTGCAGGTTGTTGACCTTGACCCACTGTGCAATGTCCCAATCGATCTTGTAGAGGTACACCTTAAGGTCGGTCAGTTGTTGGAGCGTTGGCACCTGCTTGTCGAACACCAAGGTCAGGTCTCGACCGTGGGACATGAACCGCGCGAGGGCGTAGTGTTTCTCAACAGTGGAGGCAAACCCTTGAGCAATGGCTTCTTCCATGGAGGTGGTCGCGTACAACCACTCATTGGATTCGGTCTTGTCCCATTCGACCTTCTCACCGGTGTAGTGAATGCCCGGTTTGAGTTCGTTCTGCTGATAGCCTGAGCCGTGATAGAGATGGCGCATGGTGTCCTCGTTAATAAATAAAACTTAGGCCGATAGTGTAGAATTGTGAAGGGCTACACTGATGAAAAAGCTGCTCGTTTTCCGTGAAGGGTCATGTCCTGAACCTCACGAGGTAGAAGATTATCTATACAATAGCGAAGTGATCAGGCAGGACTTTGTCGACATGAATCCTGAAGCAGAATCCAGGCAGTACTCGGGTAAGCTCGGTATCTACGACTCCACCTGGGAGATTGTCTTTAAGGACAACGACAAGTACGACTTCTGGCACTTGGTCGCAGTTGGGACAGAAGGATATGCTTTCGATGAACCCAGCTTTAAAGCGGTCAATGGGTTGTTGCTGCCCTTCAGGGGTGAGTACTGCATGTTGCAAGCAGTGATCCACAAGGCCAACACCATGACCACGATCTACCGACTCCATAAGGCTCTGTCCACATTGGTGGCGTTACATCTCCCGCAATTGATCGATAGCCTCCAAGACGGAATTTACCATTATGCGATACCTGTCGATGCTCTTGGACCTGTGCATGCATCGCTCAAGGAAAAAGAAGCTGTTAAGACTGATCAAGAAGCAAATCCTTGAAACCGTGATCCAACAAGACACCTTCTACGTCTTCTTAGACCTCAAGGGTGGTCTTGGTCCTGACTTTGCTCGGATGATGCTCAAGCAATCGGTAACTGACATCGTTCGAGAGATCCTGGATAAGAAGCAACTGGGGTGCATGTATTACGCCGAAGGGTACCCTCAGATCATTGACCGGTGGGTCAGCGAACTGGTGCTATTGGGTGCGTACCCGTTACCCAGCAAAACACCCGGCCGTGAGAAGTTCGTCTTCCATCATCCTTCGGGACCTAAGGCCAAGCGGATGTTCTTCTTGGTCGGCGATGGGGTGGTCAGTAAGCTTGAGGCACATCCAGTCTTACGGCTCGAAGTGAGCAACAGTCTCTTTGACCTTATTGGTCGTAAGTGTGACCCAGACAGCAAGCCCTTGGTGTTTGCCGATGGAAATCGCCTGGTAAACATCTTCTCCTTGAAAAGTGATAGCTAGTGGCCATCATATGGGAAATCCAACGATGATGACCCATCTGCCCACACACTGAACAAGGAATGCACCATGGCATCTGCCAAGAAAGCGTCTGAAGACAAGGTAGTGAAGAAGCCTGCGGCTAAGAAGCCCGTCAAAGCCCCTGTAACGCCTGTAGCAGCCAAGAAGCCTGTTGCTGCACCCAAGGCTAAGCCTGCGGCCAAAGCCACGCCCAAGGCGCCTGTAAAGGCAACTGCGAAGCCTGTAGCTAAGCGCGCAGCTGCAAAGAAGCCTCAGAAAGAACAGGTCGATCTGTCCGTGTTCTTCGCGAGCCTGGTCGGCGGCAAGTTGAGTCCCGAGCACCGCGCTAAGTTGGCCGAAGAAGCCAAGCGCCGCAAAGTGACCATCACAGCCCTGTCCGCTGCCATCCTCGCCGCGTTCATCGCGCAGCTGTAAGCCTCAAGGGAGCCGTCCGGTTGGGCGGCTCCTTATACCGACTCACTACTAATATGAGTCACGTCCCTATGAGGCCTTTCTGATGTTTAGCAAATTAGTCGCACTGACAGGCCTCAATGGTCTGATCTTAAAACTGATCGGTGGCGCTGTGCTGCTGGTCGCTTTGGGTTTCTGGATCAATTGGTCCCTAGACACCCATGCCCTGACCAAGACCCAAGCTGACACCATCGGCGACCTGAACGCTGAGGTCAACAAGCTTAAAGATTCCATTGACGACTACACCAGTGTCAAGAAGAAGATCAAGCTTAATTTTGACGACATCGAGCAATCGCAAGTCAACCTACTGTGTTCGGCTCGTTACGATGCCCCCGCTCCCGTCATTCCTGACGCCGCACCGCAAATCGTTGAGGTGGTCAAATACCGTGATCGCTACAGCCAGTGTCCGACCAGTGATCCGACCAAGGCTGAAGTGTTCGACCCTGCCAAGAGCACCCTACGTCCAGTCAATGATGAGATTGCCGCTCAGGTGATCAACAACAGTTGGCGTGCCTATTGCACGGCCACCAACAATGAGGATGAAGTATGTGTACCTTTCCGTTGACCGGTAAGCCCCGTTGGCCCATGCCATTGGGGTTCATCGTCATGCTGTTGATTATGTTGGTGGCATTGGGTGGTTGCAGTGCACGGTCGTATCAGGAAGTCCCTGAATGCACGGTGGCTAAGCCGCCTAAGACTGAAGAGTACCTCAACGCCAATCCTGATGAACGCTTGGTCGTCATGTCCAATGCCTACATCCATCAGGTCAAGTCGGTCACCCGGTGCAACAACAACATCCGTGCGATCAACGCCCGTAACAAGGCCAGGACCATCAACTAACATAGCGGAGGGCTTCGGCCCTCCGTTTATGCCGACTTGATTCCAATTTATTACGACAGTACATGATAGCAGTGAATCATCCTACCCTCTAAGCTTTAGGAGCTTATCATGACTGTACGTACTGGCGTTACTTTGGTGTGTGTGGCTGTTTGTGTTGCGGCTAGCGTGGCAGGTTATAAGCACCTGGAAAAGAAACGGGTTCTTAGAGAAAAACTTAGCCAATTACTTGCGGACGTGCCTGAGTTCCGTTACGCACGTCGTTAATAACCTGGTCTTCTGGAGATCAATCATGGAACTCAACGTAATCGCAATCCGTAACATGCTCCGAATCTGTCTGGACGATGAAGTGTTCATGGGGGACTATGTCCCTGCTGGACAGCCAGCCTGTGCCGTCGAGATCATTGATCGCCCCTATGGCGTGGAGATCAATATCCTCGACAAGGACGATATCGTGCTGTACAGCCGCTTGGTTGACTTTTCATACGCCCGCATTCAGACCTACGTCAGTGTCATTGACGGGTTGCCGATGTGGGTCAGTGACATTGAGAAGTCGCCGCGATTTAAAGCCGAAGTCGAACAGCTGGCCGATCGTATCCGCCTGAGCATCGGGGTAATTGAAAATGCAACCCAACCGAACATGCACTGAGACAATCATGCAATTGCCAGACCTGATGACAGAAGTACAACTACGTGAATTGGTGTTCCGCGACCCTTCGGTTGATGAGCTGTATGCGCTGACTCGTACCCAGTGTTACTTTCTGCTGTCCAAAGAAACGACTGAACGGTTGGCCGGTTTCCTCAAGAGTCGAAAGACCATTGAGGTGGGAGCTGGTACAGGGTTTCTGGCGGCGCATTTGCGACAGTTGGGCGTGACGCAATACGATGCATACGACGACCGCTCCAGTCACTATGCCAGCAGCGATATCAACTACGGTGTCATCTATCACGATGCCCGTCAACTTGACCTTCGGCCGTACGATGCGGTGGTCATGACCTGGCCCCCTGTCAGCAAGCCGTTTGCCACCGACATCATCAAGAACATGCAGGTCGGTCAATACCTGATCTACCAAGGTGAGCATTATGGCTGCACCGGGAACGATGAGTTCGAGCAGCTGTTGGTCGAGCAGTTCGTTGACATCCCGGTCATGACGCACAGCTTGAATAAACACCATGTGACTGTAAGCGGCTACCGCGACGAGTGGTCGGTCCGCAAGAAAGTCAGATAACACCTACCCTACTGCTTTGGAGCAGACACCTTGATTTACTCATTTGTAGTTGACCACGCTGACATCGAAGAAATCAAAGCCCACACTAAAGAGGTCTTTGCCAACCTCTTTATTGCTCGCCAACCTTCTATGGAGGCGGAAGTGGGTTATGAGATCAAAGGCGATGTCATCATCATGAAGTACGAGCAGAACGAAGATGACCGCATCGTGCTGGACTCGGAAAAGCGCCTCAAGGAGATGGGTTCCTTCCTGCCACCAATCTTTGGAGCAGTGTTGGAAATCCACCGTATCGACAAGCTGCAGATCTGTGACCGGATCTATGACGTAGAAGTCTATGTCAACCAGCCTGCTGGCATGTACGCTAACGAACGTTCTGAAGACGGGCAAGTGATCCGGCATGAACTGGGCGGGTTGTTCTACGAGCGCTGCGGGAACGTCTACCGTCAGATCGACGATCCTAATGCACTGTTGAAGATGCAAGAACTGCGTCGTTTGAACTTGGGGCCGTTTATCAGCCCTGCTCATCTGGTTCGCTTCGAGGTGGGTGACAAATTCGTCTACACCCCGGTCGGTTACTGCTTCCATGATCCACTGGTCTCTAAAGCCCTCTGCCCTGCAATCAAAGTCGCTCAGTGGGCGGAGAAAACAGCAGAGATCAATGACTATCTCGATGGCCTGAATAGTTTCTAAGGAGTCGCCTCATGAACATTTATCACGAAAAGCAAGGCTTGGTGTTTCAAAAGATCCAAGCTGACAGTGGGATCTCGTACCTGAGCGTCGAACCGGAAACTATCGATGACGCTTCAGGCCTACTGGTGCGCCATGGTACGCCGGATAAAAAATGTGGCTACTATCCGGTGACCTTGCTCTTTGAAGAGCGTACGGTGCGTCGTAAGGTGGCCTCCCGGTTGTCTAAGCGTCCGCCTAACGAAACCTGGGTGAGTCGCATGCGTCGTCTACTGGAAGAACAAGGGTTGCAACCCATTCACTGACGGCATAGAGAGGGAGCCTAGGCTCCCTCTCGTGCTGTTTCTTTTTTTCTTTATTGGGTCTTGATGGACCGGTCGATCCACTTCAGCACTGCGATGACAGCCTTGGAGGTGTTCTTCTCCAGCCCCATGTCCCAGACGAGACGATTGGATTGAGCCTGCCAGTACATTAGACCACCGTACTCCTCCCAGAGTTTACCATCCTTCCCCTCCGGGATTCTCATGAAGCCATGCTCGCCATCAGAATGGTCACACCACATTGGCATGGCCTTATTGATCATGTGCGTGGTTTCATAGAGCGAGATGATCGCAGTGACCAACGGTTTGACTTGATCGAGGGCAATAGCCGGGACCTCAGCCACTGGATCGACAGGTTTAATGAGTGTGCTGATCACCCCATCGCAATTAGCACCAGGGTTGTTCGGGTAGCGCCACTGCTTAATCCCAGTTTGAGCGTTGGCCATTAGCTTGAAATGCACGCCGGCTAGCTTCACCGGGTCAGATACCGCCTTCATCTTCTTGACCGCAGCACGGAACAACTCCATAACGCGGTCTTCGTAATCAGGCTGTTCCTTGTCTAGTGCCTTGACATCCGCCACTAACTTATCGTCAATGGCTTCGATCTCATCAGAATGCTTATTGACCGCCGCCATGTGCTTGGTGGCAAACGCGTTCAGTTCGCTCGCGTACTTGGTCAAGTCCGCCACAAACGTTTGGGGTGAGAACTTGTTATTACGGGTCAACGCTTCAGCCAATTCAGTTCCGGACACATTGCCGGTCACAAACGTCTGCTTGGATAGCCACGTCTGGTTCAGGTAATACTTGTTCAGAAACTCCATCAACTCTTTAAGCTTCTTAGGCTCTTTGTCGACATCGGCTTCACGCTTCTTGCCCCAGCCAAACAGCGAACGCACTACCGGGATGATGGCTCCGAGGGATTCTAGGGAGATAGCCTCAGGCTCAACCCCTTGCAGAGCAGCGACATGCCCCAGGAGTTCCGAGGCCTGTTCGCTGTCAGACAGCTTCGAAATGCCTTCAAGTAGGTTAGCGGTGGCTTCTGCTTGCCGCTCCTGTTCCATGAGGTCTTCCATCGAAGTGACAAGTTTAAAGCACTCCATACTTGCAATAGCGGGATGGACCGTAAAGTCCATGGCCCGTGTAAACACCGCGTTTCGCATTTCATCATTCCTAAAAGAACGAGGGGGGCGTACCCCCTCTGGTTAAACAACCGCCTCTTCGACGACGTCGATCGGCAGCATCTGCTTGAGACTGCTCATGTACTGTTCGGCATCGGCCAAGGTCGCGTTGGGGTTTTCGATCATGCTCTCCAGCGAGGCTTCCAGATCGTCTGGGGCTTGCACCCCTAATATCGCCTCGACCTGAGCCTTGCTCCACGCCATGATGTCCTTAGAGCGGGTGGAGATATTGCCTTCCATCCCGGTGTCCAAGAAGATTTCCCAGACATGGCAACGGTGCTTCTGACCAATGCGGTCCACACGGGCAATGGTCTGCGTCCGCTCGTAGTCACGGAACGGGGCATTGGTGAAGATTTCGGTGTTAGCCATGGTCAAGGGCACCGCTGTCGACAAGCTCTTGAAGGTGGCCACCAAGGGGTTGGCATCCGGGTCCTGATCGAACTTCTTAACGATGTTGGTCAGGTCCTTGTTGGTTTCCCCGTAGACCAGTAGCGGCTTGTAACCGGCATCGGTCAGTAGTTTGTCCAATTCCTTGACCACTTCCACGTAGCTGGTAAAGATCACCGTCTTGCTGGTGGCGTTGTCAATGATGGTGTCAAGCGGCATGTGCGGCAGCATGTCCAAATGGCACTGGATGCGCATCCTACCCAGCACCTGGGACAGGGCTTCACCCATGACCTTAAGGTCTACGTACTTGATGATGGCTCGTACGTTCAGGAACGGCTTACGCAGGCGGTCTGGCAAACTTGGAACGATCTTCTTCAGTTCGTACCGGTTGCAGAACATCACCAGGTCCTTCATGGTGACCGGATCGTACCCCTTGCGGATGATGGCGATGTACTTCTTGTACTCGGCAAACTCAGCCTTGGCCGCATTGTTACTGCCGATTGCTGCACCGTGCAACTCCATGCACTGGGCATAGAGGGCTTCGTACTCCTTCATGCCTTTGCGGTAGAACTCCAGGCGCTCTTCGATGAACTTGGTCATCTTCTCACGGACGTTAGGCAGGGTGTACTCGTTGCCGTTCTTCATCGTAACCTTTTCTTCGTGGTAATCCACGCCGGGGGTTTCGATGTCTTGTTTGAGGACCTTAAAGGAGACGATCCCGATCCGGTTGGCCAGAATCTCCAAGGCGCGCTTGGCTTCTTTACCGAAGATCTTACGGAACGCCACTTCAGCATCCGGTGTGAAGTCCCGGCAGATGGTCTTCAGCAGAGTGATCGCCTCAGATCCCATCGCCTTGAACGGGGTACCGGAAGCATGGACCACGTCACGGGCATTCAGGCTGCTGGCCAGGTCGATCAGGTAGTTCGTCCGAGCTGACTGTTCGTTGAAGTTGTGCGATTCGTCAATGGCCATGAAGACTTGACCGAAGCTGCCCTGGTTCGCCTTGACAAAAGTCAGGAATTTCTCCAGGTAGTCAAAGTGCACGATGTAGTATTTCTGGCCTAATACGGGATCGGTGCCACTTAAGCTGTGCCAGTAGGTTGGCGTCTGCTTGAACAGCATGTTGACCGTCTTGACCCAGACATCAAGCACCGCGTTCTTCGGCACGACCATGACGTTGGTATCGGCACCCAGACAATGACCGAGGGCATAGTTGGTGATGGTCTTACCACCACCGGCCGCGACGTCCATCAGCATGCCTTGCAGGGAATACTCGAACGTTGTCCGATCATATACCTGTAAAAATTTAAGTTGATGGGGAAATGGTGTGACATTGAGATCGTTCAATGCTTTGTAATTGAGGCGAGGAGTGAAGCCGGTCACGCCTATATTACGCAGCCAAGTGGAACGTCTCAATTCCTCAGCAGCTTTGATCAGGATGCGTCGACCGACGTACGTCCTGCGCGATTCGATGAGTTGCTCGATAATGTAGAGCACCTCGATGGCGTAAAACTTGGGGAATTTCACCGAGCTTTTCGAAACTGCTGTGAACAGGTTATTGCTGATCTTGCTTGTTTTCCAGAAGTTATAGATGTCTCTGGAGAAACGCAGACCGGGAATTCCGTTCAGTATAATGTGAGAACCAGTCTCTTTGGCAGAGACCAATCCCAGAATGCGCGAGAAACTGGCGTACATTTCCTATATTCCTTGTAAAACGGGAGTATGAAACTAAGAGGGTCATAAGATGACGCATAAATCTACCGGGCAACTCAGCGCTGCAGACCTGTTGCATGAAGCACAGAACTACCGCACCGGTCTGGAATCGCTGATGGCTGTCGGTCAGGCTATGCTGGCTAATCCGTCGCTCGAAGACAACACGGCCACTGCTTTCCAACTGCTCACTGAGAACGTGTTGGAAGAAGCCGATCACCAAGGCGATTTGCAAGTGGTCGAAGGCGTTGAAGAGCCTCAGGCACGGATCGAACTGATCATGCAGGACGTTCTGACGCCTCGTCTGACGGAAGTCGAAGCCATCGAACAATCATTGATGGAGAAGGCCGAATCGGAAGAGCCGGTCCCGTTCACCACCCGTGATTCGGAAACCGCTTCTCAAGAATCCCTGTACACCGCCGAAGTGGTTGGCCTGTATCGTGAAAACGTCGAACTGGTTCGCCAAATCCTCTCTATGGAAGCCTTGTCTGTCGATCAGGTCCGTCCGATGGTCATCCAGGTGGCTAAGCGGGTCGAAGGCAACCTCGAAGCGCTTGGTATCTCCATGGAAGCCTTGGAAGAAACCCAAGTGCTGGGCGAGATGTCCGACGCCGTTGAGCGAATCGAAGCCCTGGTGAACAAGGCTCACGAATCGGCAATCGAGCAAGCCGAAGCGGCACGCAGCGAAGCCGAGAGCGTGGGTTCTGACGGCAGTGATCCGATGGGCGATGCTATCGAACGTCATCGCAGCGAAAACGCTTCGGGTGCTGTATTGGATGCGGAAACCACCGTGACCAGTATCCAACATGAAGTGGCTGATGCGATCACCTCCGATGACAATGCCGATGTCGAAGTGTCCGGTACCGATGAAGGCGTCACTGACGACCTGGATGAGACCGACCTCGACGCAGCTACCGATGCAACGGTTGATGCCGTAGCGGATGATGCCGGTGTTGAAGCCGAAGGTGGCGAACCTGCTCTGGTTGATGCAGAAGCGGACGTTGTAGAAGCGGCTGATGATCTGGATGCGGTGACTGACGAGGCTGGTGAAACAGCTGACGAAGGCACTGTCGATGACGCGGCTAACGACGTACCGGATGCTGCCGCGGTTGATGCAGCGCATGACTCCGGCGATGCCGAAGTAGACGCCGCTGAAGTCGATGCAGCCGATGCGAGTGAAACCACTGACAACGATACCGACAGCAGTGATGACGAAGAAGAGGACGAAGACAAGAAAGCTTCGACCGAATCGATGGATCAACCTGTTGTGTTCGAGTCGCTGGCCGTTCGCAGTGAAGACCAAGAGAAAGTCAAAGACATTCTCAACAGCCTGATGACCTTCCTCGGTGAGCATGACATGTTGACTGACATCGGTCAGAGTGCGCTGTCTGCTGGTCTGAGCGATGACTTCGCCTTCGACAGCTCCATGGTATCTCCACAGGCTAGTGAAGTACTGGCCCGTCATTACCAGACCTGGGTGACTGCCTCGGTACGTGATGGCGATGCCAACCTGCGTGCAATGGGTGCGCTGCTAGACATCTGACGAGACGTGGGGATTTCGGTCCCCACCTGCTCCTGCAATTTTTAGCAGTAAAAACCAGTATAGTATGTAGGACCTGTTCTTTCACAACATGGTGCCTGAAACCGAATGCGCTTAACTGCGTAGATAGCGCGGATTGTCCTCCGCAGCCGGCGCGGTAGTCACCCCCAATGACGTAGTTACCGCCCACTACCCACGGAGGCTTCGGCCTCCTGGGTCTTCTTCGTTGCCCTTGATGAACTCGTCGTGATAATCAAGGTTGTTGCTTGTTCTGGCGCCCTGCTTCCACCGCTACCTAGCAGTGCGTGCCAGTAAACGATGATGTGTCGATGCTCTTGCTCCGCATCGCAGCACGGAAACAACGTCGTCAAGGGCCGGCTATCCCGAGAAGACGTTCGACGGTCTAGGTGCCACTCCTCGCTGAACCCGTCGCAATGTGCAGCCTCCAGTGATTCAACTCTATCATGGGTTTGATCACTGGGGGATGTACATTATTTTCTTTTTTGTTTTGCCGTGATTTGGAAATAAGTCGACCTAGTGTATAGACTGCCTAAGGAGGTGGGGATGAACCTATATACCATCGCCATTCCTCAATGGCGTAAAGCAAAGGCCGAAGGGATTGAGTTGTTTGACATCACCGTCAAATCAGGCTTCGAACCCTTTGCCCCGTATAAAGACGTACTGTACGCCTACAAGCGCGGCGAAGTCACAGACGACCAATATACGGAGATCTACTTAACGAAGCTTACAGAGCGTCTCAGGGCCGTTCCTGAGGACTTTCAGGGCTTCCTAGAAAGACCTGGTCCATTGGCGGTGGCCTGTTACTGTAAAGCGGGTAAGTTCTGTCACCGGCATCTGTTTGTAGACTTTATCCGGGAGGTGGCTGACGATAACGGCTACACCATCTACTACCTCGGGGAAATAGTATGACCCTTGCTCTATTTCAACCGAGACCGCTATGGCATGTAAGACAGATAACTTCAAGTTTGACCCAGACAAGACCGCACTAGAGAACCTCTTTGCCTTGGTGTATCGAACCAACCGGGCGAAGCTTGATCCTAATGCGGTGGAGGTGGAAACCCCGCGTCCAATGGATGCCACGGATGAACACGGTGACAACACCATCATTTTGGTCAAGGCAAAAGCCGGTGGGCCGTTCAAGGGCCAGCAGGACATGTACTACGCCCGTGCCAACATTGACAGCCACTACCCGACCTTTACCATTGATGCCAAAGAGACATACGGCATCAACGACAAGGACGCCTTGATTGCGTACCTTGACGGGAAGTTCAACTTGGTCGATGGTGAGTTTGACGTTGATGTGGACGGGACGTTCGATTCACTGGCACAGTTCACCAGCATTGACATCTTCGCTAAAGAAGAATCCTACATCTACGTGGGCCGTAAAACGATTCACATCTTCTGGTCAGCAGGGTTGCGCCGGGTGGATGATGAAGGACGCATACGGGTCACGGATGAAGGCATCGTACGAACGATTGATGACGAGACATTGGACTGACAACATAGAGGGAGGGCCGAAGCCCTCCCTCTATGCCGAATCGCCGTTAGACGGCCGGAGTACCTTCCAGGTCCGCAGCAGCGGTATCGAAGGCATTGGTCAGTTCAATGACCAGCGCTTCCAGATCGCTTGCAACGGTAGCGGTTGCAGTGTTGACTGCAGCCAGCTTGACAGCCACCTGACCGGCATCAGCGAACTTGCCAGCACCAGCGGCGCCAGTGGCGTCGTCGAGGTCAGCAGCAGCCGAGGTCAGTTCAGCTTGGGTTTTACCGTTAAGCTTCAGGGAGTCTGCAGCTTGTTCGGTTTTGCCCAGCTTACCGTCGATGGCGACGGTCAGTGCAGCAACGGCGTCTTCGCTGTTAGCCAGCGCATCAGCCAGTTCCTTCAAGGTGTCGAGTGCAGTCGGAGCACCGTCAACCAGAGCAGCAATGGCGCCATCGACGCTGGCTTTTACGCCAACAGCGGTAACGTACTTGCTGTCATCCAGGCCTTCGATCACTTCAGCCGAGGTGGCCTTAGCGGCGATGAACGCATCCAGCTTGTCGCTGACAGCCTGCAGGGCAGTCGCATCACCAGCATCAGCGATGGCAGCCTGGAGGTCAGTGATGATGGTAGCCAGAGCGACTTCGTCAGCACCGACGGTCAGGGTGTTGGTGCCGATGTTACCGCCTTGGGCAACGTAGGCAGCATCTGCAGCGGTCTTGGCAGCAGCAGCCGCTTCAGCGACGACTTGGGCTTTGGTGCTACCTTCCAACAGCGCGGAGTCAGCCGCCTGGGCAGTGGCACCGAGTTTGCTGTCAGCTGTTTCCTGAGCAGCATTGATGGCAGTGTTAACGGCAACCAAGGAAGCGTCGATGGCCGACTGAACCTGAGCAGCGGTCTGCTTCTCGCCGATCTGGGTCATCAGGGTGTTGATGATGTCCGGATCGTTGTTGAGCGCAGCAGCCAACTCGTTGATGGTGTCGAGCGCTTCAGGCGCGGTACCAACCAGTTCAGCTACAGCGGCGTCAATCGCAGCTTTGGCCGACAGGGAGGTGACGTACTTGACGTCGTCAGTACCGGCGATCACGTCTTCGCTGGTGGCCTTAGCGGCTACGAAGGCGTTGAAGCTGGTCTGGAGGGCTTCCAGGTCAGCACTATCACCAGCAGCAGCAATACCCGCCTGCAGCTGAGCGATCAGGGTGCTGAGGGCAACCTGAGTGGCAGTCTCGCCTTCGCCTTGAGTGATGGTGTTGGTGTCAACGTTGCTGCCTTTGACAACGACGTTGGACATGTCCACGCCAGCTTGCGCAGCGGAGATGATCTGTGCAGCAGTCTGACCACCGAGCAACGCCGAGTCAGCAGCCTGCTCGCCTTTACCCAGTTTGCCGTCGATGGCAACTTGCAGGTCTGCGGCAGCAGCGTCTACTTTGGACGTGGCGTCCAGGGCAGCGGCTTCGATAGCAGCTTGCTGGGCAGCATCCGCTTTGGTGGTGGCATCAGTTGCAGCAGCTGCAATGGCAGCCGCCTGAGCGGCGTCAGCTTTGGTCTGAGCGTCAGTGGCCGCTGCAGTGATAGCAGCAGCTTCAGCCGCGTCGGCCTTCGCCTGAGCACCTTCCGGAGTCTCCTTGGTGCCGATCGCAGTCATCATCGTGTTGATGACGTCTGGGTCGTTGTTCAGCGCCGCTGCGATCTCTTGAATGGTGTTGAGTGTTTCCGGGGAAGCACCGACCAGTTCGTCGATCTTGGCCTGAGCGATTTTGTCGGCCAGGAAGGCAGTGACGTATTTGTCAGCAGCGCCAGCCAGGGCTTGTTCTTCGGTGGCAACACCGTAGTTAACGACATCACCCAGACCAATGCTTTCTTTGGTCACACCAGCAACAGAACCTTCCAGTTCGGTACGCAGGGCGTCGATCGCAGCGGTCAGCGCAGCAGCGCGTTCAGCTTCGATGGTGGCGAGGTCTTTACCGCCGAGGGCCAGCGAGTTGTCGGCAGTGCCGGCAGTCGCGGCTTTACCAGCCAGAATCTGCTCAGTCACCTGAACAAGGGTCAGGCCTTCGAGTTTAAGGGAGTCAGGCGCGGTCTTGTTAGCCAGCGCGGTGACCAGGCGTTGAAGAGCTGCTTTCAAAGCAGTTTCAAGAGCCACGTTTGTCATTGCCATGTTCAATTGTCCTCGACAAAATGGAAAACAAGAACCACCCAGACCGTGTAATTAGCGAGCCTGAGCGATTCTCGGATAAAGCACTGACTACAGCGTAGAAAGCGCTCTCTCATAGTATCTCACGATAAATGCGGGAGATTTATTACAGACGCTCGCCGTAGACCTTAAGTGGCACTGACTGACCAAGCAACGCACCAATGACAAACTCAGCAGGCAAGGCAACCGCCCAGCCGGTCAAGTTCTGGCTGCTGTTGTACGTCGGTACAGCGGCCGACATATCTAGTTCGGTCGTACCCAACATGACCTTATCCAAACGGAAGCTGGTCCGACGATCACCCAGAAGGACGAACTGGAACAACCGGTTGTAATCATGCCATGAGACGATCTGAATGTTCAGTGCATCTTCGATGGTGTTGTCGACGATCGAACCGTACTGGTAGTTACCGTAGACCCGATAACCGTAACTCCAACCACTTGGCTGAATACCGGCTGCACGGCCCACGGTGATATTGGTGTCATGGATCAGTTTCAGGACAGGGGCCTTCATCATGAATTTCACAGGAACGTTATCGCCGTTTGGCGGGAACTTGCCTGCTTCGCCTGTGAAGTGCATACTGTAGCTGTCGCTGTAAGGGTTGCCACCACGACTGGCGAACTTATACGACACCCCACCGATTTCAACCGAATCAACCACGCCGATGCCGGCACCTGCACTCATCGGATAGAACTCCATCCGAATTTGGTTGTCTTCATATCGGTTAACGATTGCCGCAATGTTAGCGCTTCCGGTGAGGACGGTGCGGCTGATACTACCGATCGCTCCACCGGTACCTAGGCTGGCACCTTTCGATGTGGAGTAACCACGGTTACCCATGTTGTTAGGACCGCCAATAGACATGACCAGTTCATACAACACTTTAAGCGGACTGAACGATGCTGCCAGTTCACTGAGCCAATCTGCCAACGAACCGATGTTGCTGTCCGAATGCAGTTTAGCTTGGGTGAAGACCGTACTGAACGCAGAGTCTGTCCGGGTGTTGACTGTGACCAGGGTCGAATCCATCAACGCCTGCGAATCAGCAACCGAGATCAGACCGGCAACGGCCGTGATCAAGTTGTTGACAACCTGCGGGTCGTTGTTGAAGATGGCTGCAATTTCTTGCAGGGTATCTATGGTCTCAGGAGCGCCTTCACTCAGTGCGGCAATCGCACGATCAACCGCAACCTTTACCAGCGCCGGGTCAATGTACTTGTTTGTCACCGCGAGATCTGCTTCTTCAGCCGTCGCAAAGCCCTGATTGGTCACATTGCCCAGACCGGCCTGTTCAGCCGTGACCTGGTGGGGGTTGTCAGTACGTGCGATGTGCGCATCAAGCTGTGCTTGGATGTCAGCCACACTGGATTCAGCGCCGCCCACCATGGCTTGCAGGTCAGCATAGCTGTAGCCTTCAAGCTTGTCGGTGTTGGCCAGAGTCTGTGCTAGAATCTGAAGGGTCAGGGCATTGAGGTCTTGACCTTCCAACTTCAAGCCGTTCTGCTTGGTCAGGTTAGCCAGGTTCGTGGCCAATGACTGGAAGGCAGACTTCACCTGTAATGCAAGTTGTTCCATTGAAGCTCACCTCTTGGGAAGGGCGGGGCATCCCGCCCTCTATGTCATTAGAACCGCAGGTAAACAGATTCCCCGTTGACCAGTGGTTGCGTCAGCCCGGTGGAATCAAACATGTGACGGGTGTAAGTACCGATGCCTGTGGTGGTCTGGAGATCAAACAAGATACGGTTATTCAAGCGGATGCCGTCGAACTCAATCTCGCTGATGTTGTCTGCCCTGACGTCACCCATGACGTACACACTCACCTGACGAGAAGTGGTGTTCCACTGTGCAAACAGGATCTTGTGGGCAGTGAGGCCTTTGTAGTTAGGTGCCCCGATGCTGCCCATGCCTTCACTGACCGGGTCACGGTAACCCAGGAAGTTCATGTTGTTCAGCGACTTGTTACCGACCACAATGGCGGTCTCATGACGGAACAGCGGCACTACAGCCCCCTGCTTCATGAACATGCGGATCGGCACTGTGCCCGAAGTTGGCAGGGTTTCCTTCCAGGCAAAGACGAATGTCGTCTGGCCGGTCACCGCGCTGTAATAGCGCCATGTGCACGTGAGGACCACATCCCCAATCATGGCTGTCGGGGTACCGTCATTTGTCAGATCACCGTCGATACTGACACGCAGTTCACGAACATGCGAGAACCAGTTGAATGCCCGGATGACCGCACCGTTAGCCCAGTTGGGATTGCTGACCGCACCGATTGGGAAAGTCCCGGAAGCTGGACGGTAACCGTAGGTCGGCTGTCCGGCAACAATTGCCGAAGTCACGCCGATGGTCAGGTCTGCTTCATAGACCGGCAGTGCAATCACCTTAGGCACCACAGCGATCATCTTCACAGCCAGCGGGAAGCCAACCGCAGTCGGTACAGTGAGACCTGCGCCATCGAAGTAGAACGACGTCTGGGTATCAGTCGCTATGGTCTGTGAATACGGCATGACCACGCCGTTAACAACCAATCCAGCCATTTGCATGGACGGGGCTACCAGACCCTGGACACGAACAATGAACTGCTTGGTTGCGGCAAGCCAGTAGATCATGTTGACCGTCTGATTCTTACCAAACACCGTGTCACTGATTCGACCAAACGGCGTCTCCACCGTGGACGCGCGCCAGCCGTATGCCAACGCACCGGTGGACAATGTACCACTACCAGTAACCATCAGCGCTTCAAACGGCACTAGGATTTCAAAGCCGGTCTTCAATGTATCAGCCAAGTTTGCCAGGAAGTCCGCCAAGGTGCCTACGTTGCTGTCTGAGTGGACTTTAGCACTGGCCAGTACGTTAGCGAAGTCTGTGTCCGCTTTTGCAGTGGCGGGCACCATGATGGCGTCCATCTTGGCTTGGGCATCAGCAATGCTGATCAGTCCACCGACCTGAGAGATCAGGTTGTTGATGGTCTGGGGGTCGTCCTTGAGAATCGCCGCGATCTCGTCGAGCGTATTCATGTCCTCCGGCGAACCGGTGGTGAAGTCAGCTACGGCCTGATCGACAACAGCTTTAACCACTGCCGGATCGACGTACTTGTTGCTGACGCCCAGTTGACCTTCTTCAGCCGTGGCAAAGCCTTGGTCGATGAGGTTACCGAGGTCGACTTGTTCAGCGGTCACTGCATGCGGATTGTCCCGGCGTGCAATAAACGCAGTCAACTGTGCTTGAGTGGAATTGCCTTCGGTGACTACGGCCGTTTGCAGGTCAGCGTACGTCTTGCTGTCCAGCAGGTTGGCATCAGCTACTGTGCCTAGCAGGATCTGAGTCGACAGGGCATTGAGGTCCAAACCTTCAAGCTTCAGACCATTCTGCTTGGTCAACTGACTGAGGTTAGTCGCCAAGTTCTGGATAGCGGTTTTAAGACCGGCTACCGTTTGTTCCAAATCAGCCATGGAGTTCTCCAAAATAAAGGCTGTCAGACAAAGAGTGCAGGGTCACCCCTGCACTCAATGGGCGCTGATTAAACGCCAGTCGGAGCCGACAGGGCTTCGATATCAGCCGACAGCAGATTGCACTCATCGATGATGGCCTGGATGGCGTCATCGTTGTAGGCTTCTGCAGCAGCCAGTGTATCGGTTGCCTTGGTGTCGGTGTAGGTGTTGGCGGACGTCAGGGCTGCATCGGCCTTGGCCTGTGCGCCTGCTGGCGTTTCCTTACCGTCGATCTGTGTCTGCAGGCTGTTGATGATGTCGGGGTCATTGTTCAGCGCGGCAGCGAGTTCCTGAAGGGTATTCAGGGCATCGGGGGCAGCACCGACCAGTGCATCAATACCAGCCTGAACCAATTCCTTGGCCAGGGCAGGTGTCACGTACTTGTCGACGGCACCAGCAGCGGCTTCTTCAGACGTTGCCACGGCAAAGTTCTGAACGTCACCCAGACCAACCTGGTCCTTGGTGACGGCATGCGGGTTATCGCGACGGGCGATGAACGCATCGAGCTGAGCCTGTACGTCGGAAACCAGGGAGCCTTCGCCGGTCAGGGCGTCGACGATTTCCTGGTACGTCTTACCTTCAAGTTTCGAAGCGTTCGCCGCGGTACCTTGAAGGATCAGCGCGGTGACTTCCGCCAGCGTTTTGCCTTCCAACTTCAGGGAGTTGAGGGCGTCTTTGTTGGCCAGGTTAGTGGCCAGGTTCTGCAATGAACCCTTAAGGTTCTGTACCAATACTGCGTGGTCCATGAGGATCTCCTAGGAAGACGTTAGTCAGGATTACTGAGCAGCGTGCTGATCAGCAACTTCCTGAATCGCCGCCGAGAGATCCGTGTACACGGCTTCCAGTTGGGTCAGGGAGGCGAAGTACTCAGCGCTGTGGCCACCGAGGGTAGCAGCGTCGCTGGACTGATCAGTGGTGCGCATGACGCGCGACCAGGATGCCCAACCGTCAGTGGAGTTACCCACCTGGTCGAAGGAAACCGAAGCACCGCCAACAGTGGCAACGAACTTACGGCTAACAGTGGTCACACCAGCAACAACGCCGGAAGTGATGGTCAGAACGCCTACAGCGGCTTCGAAACCAGCTTCGACGATACCGAGGTCGGCAGCAGCAGCCACACCGGTGATCAGGGTGACATTGCCGATAGCGGCCGGAGTACCGACTACGAAACGGGTCTTGTCAGCGCCTTCGGTAACGAGGTCCAGACCAGTGAGGCCGAGTTTGCTATCAACCAGCAGCTGCATGGCAGCCAGGTCGTCAGCGTTTTCCTGAACCAGCGACTGGAGCGCGCTGATGGCATCGGGGTTGTTCTGCAGGGCAGCAGACAGTTCCGCGATGGTGTCCATGGTCTCAGGAGCCGAACCCACTTTGTCTGCCCAGAAGGCAGCAAGGTTAGCCGGAGTCAAGAGCTTGTTGGCAACAGCCCCCGCAACCGCTTCAGCGTCAGAGGCTGCACCGAAGTTCGGTACATCACTCAGGCCAACTTGGGCTTGGGTAACGTTGTGCGGGTTGTCCTGACGGGCCATAAAGGCAGTCAGTTCGTCGCTCAGGGCTTGCAGTTGAGTTTGGCTAGCCGCATCCAGATCAGCAAGGATCTGATCGAGGGTCTGACCGCCCAACTTGGCTGCATCAGCAGCAGTGCCGTTCGCGTCGAGTTTGGTTTCCAGACGGTTACGCAGGGTGACGTTGAACTGGCTGATCGAAGTCAGCAGGGCCGTCAACTTCTGTACATCAAGGGACATGAATATTCACCTTCAGTTGGTATTGCTGAGAGAGTCAGCGAGCTCATCGATGCTTTGGGTCACATTGGTCATGACCGATTGGAAACTGTCAACCAGCAGATAGTCCTCAGCGGGACGACCTCCTAGGTTGAGCGCGTCATTTACAGTTCCTGCGCGCGCTTCTTCGACAATCTCTTGCCGAGTCTTACCGTCCAGCTTCAGAGCGTTAACGGCTACATCATTAACGCCAAGCTTCTCCGCAAGCAGCGCACGGACTTGATCGACCGTGTAGGCGCCAACTTGTTCGGCAGTCACCTGGTTGGGGTTGTCGCGCCTTCCGGCGTACATTTTCAGGATGGCGTTGAGGGAAGTCCGGTAGGTCTTCTTGGCAAAGCCGTGACCACCATCAACACGAGTGCTGATGGTGATCTCAACGCTGTCCTCTCCCGAGAGCAGCTGCGGTTCAAGTGGAGGAAGCTGGGCAATCGAGACGGTTAAGCTTTGATCACCCATGGGGTATCCTCACTCTATCCGTTTACCCAATTACTCAGGCGCTACTTCTTGCGGCTGGGCGTCAGATTCCATGCCGGCCAGTTCCGGGTTCACAACGGCGTCATCCATCTGGGTCTTTTCAACGACCATGCTGATCAACAGCTGGCCTTTGAATGCGTAAGAACCCGGCAGAGCCTCGAGGACAACGGTGTCGTCTTCGGAGCTAACAGCGATGGACAGGTCGAAGTCTTCGGCAGTGAAGCCCATGTCGAAACGGCTGTTGATGGCATCAACGACTTCACCAACAGTGGTGGCGCCTTTGATCATCTCGATCGCTTCGTAACCAGCTGCAGAGAACAGCGGGCCAAGGTCGATGCGGTTGAAGAAGACAACCTTGCTGCCTTCGAACTGGCTTTCTGCAACAGCGGTGCACGACACCTGCACTTCGCGGTTGGGGTTTTCAGAAGCAGCAACGGCACTGAAAGTCAGGTCCGATGCGCTGAAGCTGTAGCCTTGTGGAGCAGCAGCACGGTTGAGTGCGGCAAGCAGCAGGGCCTGGCCTGATTTGTTGCTATTCATGCGGTTTCCCTCAGTTAAACGATGGAAGTACAGTTTAAAAGAACACCTGTACATAGGATGAGCCGGCATAAGCCCCACGGCACCGTAGCACCGTGGGGCCATGTCATTTACGCAGCTACAGCGGCACTCGGCAGCCAGAGTTTGCGCTCGCGCTTGAGTTCGAACGGGAAGACGATACCGTGGTCGTCATGACGAACGACGTTAACACGATACTGACCATTGTCCTGCTCTTGCGGAGAGGCTTGAGTAGCAGCCACATCGAGCCACTTGACCATGTAAGGCAGCGGAATCTCGAGCGGGGCTTTGAAGTCCACCGGCAGTTCCAGGGTATCGAGCGCGTCTGCTACGTTGAAGCGGACGTACTGCTTAACCTGATCCCAGCTGGTGATGTCCTGCGGCAGTTCAGAACCAGATTGTACCTGGAAGTTGATCCAGCGCATCTCACTGGCCATGATCTCCATGAACATGTCATTGATCAGGTCGCGGTTGGCTTTCCAGCATGCACGGCCACGAGCGGTAGCCAGTTCAGTCTGCAGGACGTACTTACCGACGTTGACGTGAATCTCCGCTTCGTCCTGTGCGATACGCTGAACGGCCTTACAGATCGGCATGAAGTCGCCCGTCTGAGCAATAGCACCGGTCACGGCGAAAGAGCCCATGAAGTTCACACGTTCCAGGCCAAACAGGGCGCAAGTGAACAGGAACGCTGCACTGTAGGCTTCGTCGCTGTTACGGTTGATCACCCCACGGGACACATCCAGGCCGACGCGGAACGCGTTACCCATGACCTTGCCCACGATCGCCAGCCGCTGCAGGGCATCTTTGACGCCCAGTACTTCTTCGAGTACCTTGTTCGGCGCATCGAAGCTGTAACGCACGATTTCCGAGTAGGTCGTACCATGCAGGTTCTCGTTCGCCACGATCTGATCCCACACCGTCTTAAGACCGGAGTCGGTCACGAAGTGGTTCATCACCGCCATGATGGAGTTGGCGGCTACTGAGTCGGCTTCCCACTGCCAACCCAGGTTCTGGATCATGGCTTGGGATATTCCCTTGGGCTTAGTCTTGAACTCAAGTAAGCAGGGAGTGAAGTCGAACTCGTGAGTGTCCCAGTCCAGGCCGCGCAAGGAGCGGTAAAGATCCCACAGGCGAGTATGATGGCTGTTAACCGTGTCGATAAGTCCATTTGGTTCCCCCAGGAACAATGAAGAACTGTGATAATCGCTCTTGTCAGCGTTGAAGATTTTGTTGTCAAACATGAAGAGTCTGTCCGAAAGAAGGGAGAGGGGAAGGCCGGTTGTGACCCCGGCCGTTCACGATCTGTTATACCGAGCAACCACCGCTGGTGCACACAGGTCCAGACATGTCCAGACCATCATCTAGCACTTCGCGACGGACGCGTTCGAATACCGACTTGAGCGCCTCCTTGTCCGAGGTGTCAGAGTTGGTGTAGTACACGGTCTTTTGACCCATCTCAGCGATGTAGTTGGTTTCCTTGATCAGATCCGAGCTGTTGATCTTCTCGTCACCTTTGAAGGTGGCGTAAAGGTCAGCACTGATTGACTGGTCGGCCCACTTCTGGAAGATGGCGTACAGGTTGGTCTGCTGGTAGCGTGTCGAGTTCCAGACAATGCCGTAGTACTCCTTGAGCGTATCCGCTTCAGGGGCTACCCAGTACATGCTGTTGTCGCCGTCGGTCTTGATGATCGACAGTTCACGCAGTTCCATCAGGCTGTTGGTTGCCGCACTGTACTTAGACGACGACTCGCCCGGCATGTGCGCAATCAGGGAGCTGAAGCGACCACCGCCAGAGGCGATGAGGTTCAGCGACACCGCATCCCAGTTGTACTGGTATTCGAAGTCAGCCAGCTTGTCGACGTTGCGGTTGTAGGTCGCCATCGGCGTCCAACCACGCGGCCAATCGGTCTTGTGAATCCACTCAGCGTTACCGCGTTCTTGACCCAGGCGGATGGAGGCATTGATCAGGTGGTAAGCATGACGCTCAGCCACACGGTGCAATTCCTTGTACCCTTCCTCGGTGTGGTACGGCAGCTTCTTGCGGGCCATGTAATGGGCCAGGTCCATGATCCCGACACCGGCGTTACGACGAGCCTGAGCGGTGAGCTTCATGTGCGGCAGGGCGTAGTCGTTATAGTCGATGCAGTAGTCGATCATGTACAGCGCGTTGTACGCGGTTTCCGCGTACTGCTCTTCACTGTGGATGTTGCTGATGATGATGGCAGCCAGGGCACAGAGGGAAACCTCAGGCTCTTGACGCTTCTCAATCACCTTGCTGACCGTGGTCCATTCCGGATCACCGGCTTTACGGTACAGGACACCGGGTTTGAGTTCCAGTGCCGCGACCTTGCCCGGATAGCCTTTGATCTCGACCGGGATGTTGCTGTCAAGCAGCTTGTCCTGGCCTTTGGTGGTCTCAAACCGAATGAAGCCCAAGAACTTGGTCGAGTACAACTCGGTCAGGTGCTTGTACCAGTAGGTCGGTTGCGTGATTTCCACGCACAAGTTGGACGAGTAGATCGGATCGCGGTGCGGGGTGTGGTAGTTGATCTCATCGATCAGTGCCAGGTAGAAGCGTCCGGTCTCAAAGCCTTCGGAACGGGCGTTGACCACCAGCTCACGCGCCGAGACGTAGGTCTTCTTGAACGTCGGGTCTTTCTCGTACTTCTCGTACAGCGAGAAGAACAGGTCCTGGTCCTTGCCATACATCGCCGCGTACAGATCCGGGGCGTTGTAGCAGTTAAACAGGAAGACGTTCTCTTCGATCGACGACTTGTGCAGCAAGAAGCGGTTGAGCATCATCGTGTAGTCGATGCTGCGGTTACGCTTGTTGATTGGTGTGCGTGGGTTCTTCAGCACCATCAGTTCTTTGACTTCAGGATCAAAAGCACTGAAGTACTCGTTCAGGCTACCGCCACGCGAGCCTTGCTTGTTGGACTTGACGATGCCCGTCTGCTTGCCGTAGTACGGGATCTTGCCACTGTGGACAATCGAGCCGTTACGGATACCATCGCCCAAGGAACGCACTTGCATGTTCTCGCCGAGACCGGCGGACATGTAGGTCATCACTTCTGCAATGTGACTGGACGCTGCGATGGACTCTTTGGAGTCGTCACAGGTGAACAGGCAGCAACTGAAGAAGCCGTTGTGACCGGTGGCCATGTTGTTGTGGTTCGGGGTCGGAGCCGACAGGCGCTCGAAGGACAGGTCCGAGAAGAGCGATTCCAGACGGGCCATCCGCAGGATCGGGTCTTCTGGCTCACAGATGGCCATTGCCACACGCATCAAGGCATGCTGACGGGACTCGTAGATACGCCCGGTGATGCGGTTGCGCAGCGAGTACTTGTCACGACCTTGCTTGAGCTGGTAGTGCGCGCAATGGAAGTCACGCTCATGGTCGATCATCGACTCGATCTGGGCGTATTCCTCATTGGAGTAGTTCAGCGTGACCATGACGCCAGCGGCTTGCATGACGGTGTGAACTTCACGGATGGTCATCTTCTTCTTACCACCGAAGACTTCCTTGTGGATGTCCGCGGCGTAGATACGACCGGCCATTAGCTGGCCTGCCCAGGTGTCTTCATTCAACGCATTACGGATCAAGCCGTCGTTGAACTGTTGGGCGGTGCAACGCTCGGGCATTTGCGAGACGGTCTGAACAACGATCTTGTTCCAATCGATGTATTTCGAGAACCCACGCGCACTCCATTTCGCCCAACCCAGGGCCTTGTCGGCTTTGAAGGGTTCGATGTGTCCGTCACGTTTGATGAATTCTTTGATCATGGGGTAATAGCCCTAGCTAATGATTTCTGAGACCAAATGATGATGGGTTGGTCCTCTCTGCATAATGTACCGGGGGAGAAGTTTTTTGTAAAATGAACGGTTATATAGCGATACATTATCCACGTGATACCCTGATCAATAACAGGGGTAAAATAAAAAACTGTCGCACTTTTCTATGCTGTCAACATGGGGTAGGGGCAATGAGTTCAGTTTCAGTACATAACCTGAACGATAAGGTAACCGTCAGTCTTACAGCCCTACCGGGGTTCCGTAAGATGGGTACCTGTGTCGTCAGAGACGAGAAAGGCAACAAGTCAGGCATGGTCGACATCTACTACGTAGGGGAGTTGTTCCGTGAACCTGAGGACACTCAGAACTTCGAGCCGATCCGCAAGGCGGTCTTGAAGCTGGCACTGAATTATGCCGTCAAACACAAACTAGGCGTGGCTACGACCCGCTTTAACCTTACAGTCGCCCTCCGAGAGAAAGCAGCACGCTTTAAGCCGTGTGAGCGCCCTGAGCCGACCGTACGCACCATCGTACACTAAAAGGGACTACCCATGAGTTACTTCGCCTACGTGAAAGAGCGTCACAAGCAGCGCAACGAACTGTACCAGAAGTGCCTTAAGGCTTCGGATGAAGTCTTGCACGCTAAGCGGACAGGCATGGTGCTGTTCGATTCCGACACGACCCTGCGCTATTATCGGGACTTCCTGACTGAAGGCGAATATTACCGTGATCATGTCGACAGGATGAACTGGTTCGAATGGATCTGGTACGGCGATGTCGTGCGTAAGCAAGCCAAGGTGTTAATGGGTCGAAGTACCGAAGTTCGCAACTACATCATAACCTCCAAGTGAGTAAACTGACATGGGTTTGAAAAGTGACAAGTGGATCATCGAGCAGTGCACCCAACCAACGCACCGCTTTATCGAACATGCCAACCCGGACCACGTGCGTCTGATTGGCCCGCCGTACACGCCGTACCAGCAACAGGTGATCAACAACTGGTGCTTGGAGAACGGTCGTGAGAAGCTCATGCGCAAAGAGTACTGCCGACCAATCTCTCCTGAAGAACTGGCCACCTGGACACCCATGATCGAAGGGGCTGTCGATCGCCCTGTGCGTTATGTCGACCGTGTCTCTGGAGCGCCCGTAGACGTCGCGTACGGCGAGGAACCGCCTGAGACTGCCCGTAAGGTGATCTCGTACGGAACGTCGTCCTATGGCTACGACGTACGCCTTAAAGGCGACCCAGAGCAGATCAAGGTCTTCACCAACGTGTTCGTGCCGGAGATCGATCCGAAGCGCATGCTGGCTGAGAACTTTGCAGCCCCGCAGATCCGCGTGGATAGTGACGGTGCGCGCTATGTCCTGATTCCTGCTCACAGCTACATCCAAGCCCCGACGATGGAGTTCTTCCGCATTCCCCGTGACGTGCTGGTGATTGTGCTGGGCAAGTCGACCTATGCACGCTCGGCGCTGATCTGTAACGTCACCCCCATCGAGCCTGAGTTCGAAGGCGAAGTAGTCATCGAAGTGGCCAACGTCACGAACAGCCCAGTACGCTGCTACCTCGAAGAAGGCATTGCACAATTTGTCTTCTTCCAAGGCGATGACGAATGTCTGCGGTCGTACAAGGACAAGATGGGCAAGTACATGGGCCAACGCGGCCTCACCCTCGCTAAAGTCTAACAGGGAATCGATATGAAAAAGCAACTTGAACTGGCGGTATTCATTAATCAAGATCCCACAGCCACCATGGACTACATACGCGCCCGTGACCCTGACCTAGAAGTTGCAGTAGCGGTGGCCTTGACGAACATGATTCCTAAATTGTTCGAGGAACTCGGCCATGAGCGTGTGGTGACCATATTCGGCACCGATCTTTCCAAGATGGGGCTGGCGCCCGAGCCTGGCAAGGGACCGTACGATGTCGGGGTCTATTACCTGATCGAGGTAAATGAAGACATGGCGACACTTGGTAAGATCCGTGGCGTGCTGGAGATCGACTTTGTGCAAGGGTCGGTCTTCGATGCCTCAGCTAACATCGCCAACGACAAGGTCCTTCACTGACAGTCTACTGTAAGGAGCAACAATGAACGATAAGGAGTTTATCGCACTGTTCAGCTACAGCATCGCGGTGGCGGTGGTGTTGCTGATGCGAGTGATGGGTTATATCCAAACCAGCAGTATCGTTCCAGGGACACGACAGGTCTGGTACATCCCTCGTCGGTTCATCGTGTTCTCGACGGATGTCTTTATCGTCGGGTCGTTCTTATCGTGCGTCTTGTTGGTCGCGTATCAATTTCACTATCGCTAGGAGTCATCATGAAACGTCATCCTGCTGCGGTCATCGCGTATGACCTCGACGAAACGGTAGCTGACACCACCGTGGCCATTCCGCACAATGGTCGAACCGCTTGGGTGAGAGCCCGTCCGCTGACGTTCACTCGGTTTTCGAAACGCGTCAAGATGGCCTTTGATGTCTTCAAAGGTCGGGCGGATGCACTGTACTGGCCAGGGCAGAACTAACCATGGAAAAGATCTTTCGTTTGGGTACCGGTGACGTCCGCATCGGAGAAGATGCCCTCAAGAAGCTCCAGGACAAGGCTGACAACGGCGATATGCTGGTGGAGTTTGGCTACCCTAAGGTTCCAGACACTGCCGGCCCACAGAGCCGCATGGCGCGTTACAGCCACATCGACAAAACCAATGTCTGCGCCAAGATCACTGAGGTGTTTCGTGGAGCGGATGGCAATGTCTACGGTACTGTCATGCCGTTAGGACCGAAGTCCAAGATCCTCAAGCAGTTGATGAACAGGGGCGACACTGAGCGTCTTCAGTTCGGTGTACGGGCCCTGAGCGGTATTGGTCAAGAACCTCAGATCGTCACCTTTGATCTGACTCATTTCTAAGGAGTTGTCATGGACAACCAAGTTGAAGTCACCGAAGAACTCAAAACTAAACTGGTCGAGCATGCACCTGAGTTGATCGAGCTGCTTAACCACCTCACTATCCTCGCCCCTCAGGGCGGTGGCATGTGCGCTCCGACGTTCAGCAATGGCCTTGGGATGCGTGCAAAGCGGATGCTGCATGCACTGGGTCAGCCTCAACCTGACAACCTGGGTAACGTGCAAACCGGCACCGGGTTCACGGTCGAGTTCATGGAATCTGGCGAATCGCCCATCCGGGACTTCTTGAATCAGTGGCAGCAGCAGATCAATGAGGCGCGCCTGCCAGAAGTGCATCACCCCACCAAGCTGGAAGACTTCTTCCGGGAGAGGGCAGCCAAGAAATGCGAATAGACACTGAACTCACTGCGCTGATCGTTATCCTGATGAGCACGTTCGCTGTAGTGGTGTATCGTCACTGGGAGACCTATCGGTTTCTTGTGGATCAATGTCTGGCAACTACGCTGAGCCGTCACCTGCGTCAGAACGTCTGGCACATCCTCTTCCAGACCCTGTTCTCAGCGTGCATGGTCTGGTTGCTGTACCTGGTAGTATCGCGGTTCTTAACTTGGATAGGAGTGGTGTAAATGGAAGTTTGGGTCATGGGACTGGTGGTCGCCTTGCTGATTCTAATCAGCGTAAGCCTCTACCTGTTGAACCTCTGCCTGCTCCTTCCGTGGGCGAGGGATGAGCGACCGGGGACATCGGCAGGACTATGCATAACGCTCTTCTTCCTAGGGGCGGTTGGGATAGTCTATCTCTTTGCGCCGTACATGAGCCATGTCATCCATGTGCTCGTGCTGCTGATTCTTTACACCGTGGTGTTCATCGGGACACTGCATAACACGGAGCAGATTCACCGCTTCATCCATTCACATTAGGAGGTATCATGGACACCCTGTCAATCGCCCGACTGCAATATCGGGTGGAACTGCACGACAGGTTCTATCGAAGCGACGATTATGCCCATAAATCTAGCGAAGAGCGGATACAGGAGCTCTTGCTAAAACAAAAATACAGCGCACTTGCCGTGATGCGTGCTGAGCGAGACGGACATGAATCCATGACCCCGTTGCTGTTGGACGGTATCATTGACATGTTGGCAATCCTCAGCCTGTGCAGGCAAACCGCTGAAGCAGTATTTATGGCACATGGAACCGCCGATGAGATGGACCTACACTTGCTGGTCATCGAGAGCAACGCCCTCTACCAGCTTGGAGAACGGGCTGGCTGCCTGACGCAGCGCGACCTACACACTCACGCCATTAACCTTTGCACAATCGTGCTGAACCTCTATGTGCGGTTGTTTCGTCAACACTGTCCGGGTGATGACGATTACCTCGCACTCGCTATTGCGGTGCGGCTGAATACGGTTGAATCGCAATCGGTGTTCTACCCGTTCCTCAATATCAAGCTTAACCAGTTACTGGCCAAAGCTTGTCCTCCTGCCGTGTCCCACGACAAGGCAGTTTAACTGTAACACCTGCTGTAACCCACCCTACTGAGGCTACCAACGTAGCCAGGAGACTTCCCATGGAAGCTAACATCTGTAAAGAAGCAGTCGTCACTAACGGTATGAGCGATCGTCAGATCAGAGCCCTCTACTGTCTCAATACCCTGCAACTGATGGCAATACAACGACAGACGGTCAATTACGAAACCCTGGCAATCATGCTGGGTCTCCCGTCACGAGGTAGTGCTTTAGGCAGTGCACTGTCGCCGGTTCTGTACGACGTCTTCGACTTCTGCAAAGCAAACGGATTGCCTCACCTCACCGTACTGGTGGTGCGTAAATCCGGTAAAGACCGTGGCCTACCGGGGCCTGGGTTCTGGAAGGCTCACAGCGGCGAGTTACCTGAGTTTGCGACTCGGGTCAGCTTGACCGAAGAGATGACCGCAGCGTGTTTCGAGGTCTTCAGTAAGCTGGGTGTCAGCACTTCCAGCTAAGCGGCATACGTGGGAGGGCCGGAGCCCTCCCACTATGTTGATATTCTTTCTTTACTAGGACTTAACCGGATCAGGCCAGCCCTGTTCGAGCATACTTTCTTCGAATGTTCCATCATTTACCGCATCAACTAATGTTTCTTCGCGATCAAAGCAATCTTGCACATGTTGCCGAACAATAGAGGCGATCATGGTAACTTGGTCGCCTTCAAACTGCACCCAGCCCAGCGGTGTCTTCCAGCGCAACGTGTACGTTGGGTCGATGATCACCTGCACCGTAGCGCCCAAAATCAAGCCTTGGCTGTCGCGACTGGTGTTGATTCGTAGTCCATTGACGACAATGCCTCCCGTCTCATGTTCGAAACGAGTAGCGGCGATGTCAGCCATCTGAAGTTCTTTGACGTAGCTCTCTTGCGAGTAACTGACCATGGCTGCATCTAACGCACTTTGTTCGATGCCTTCGATATACAGCGTTCCATTGTCATACAGCAGGGTGCTGAAGTCTGTGACCCCAGCCGATTGTGCAATCACCAGCAGGTTATAGTACGGTGACACTTTTACACTGGCGGTCATGGTGTGTAATCCCCGAGACGGCGAATGGAGAAGGTGGTCTCATACCGACTGGACAACAAAGTAACTGTGTTGGCATCGGGTGCATCCACCTGGGTAAACAGCTCCAGAAAGTCTGTGGTGCCGTTAAGCAACGCCACGTAGCTGATGATCACTGTGTTGTGGGTGTCGAAATAGCCACTGGCAAATCCCTTCTTCAGGATTTCAGTCCCATTGCGCCGAATGTGAGCGGCATATGCATGGATGTTCGCCTTGGCACCGCCGGAAACGAAGTTCAAAGCGTAGTTGATGGTCACTGCTACTTCGTACAGCCCTGCCCGATCAACTGTGATTCGACTGTTTGTGATGTTAAGCCAGTGACTGGGATTGGCATAGTCCGTGTTAAAGTTGACTTTACTGAGTACCCCTTGCGGAATGATTTGGTTAGCCGACAGTGAGAAGACGTGACCGTGAACTTTAAGTTCTTCAACCAGGCCCGTAATCCGCGACATGGGCAGATCACCCGTGTGTGTACTGAGGTCGTTGACCGCATTGAGCTTTGCTTCCAAGCCCGTGATGCTGCTGATCGGCTGAACACCTGTATGGACTGCACGATCCTTGAGCCCCGTCAAGCGGTTCTCAAGATCGGTGATGCTGCTGATGGGTTGTACGCCGGTGTGCGTGGAACGGTCCATGATCGTGTTGAGTCGAGCTTTCACCTCACCCAAATACCGGTTGATGCCGTTCATTAACGTTATAAGTTGAATCATGGTGTCCCTCGGATTTGGACAAGTATCTCATAGTATTCGTTGGCGTAGCTTACGACTACCATTCCCCTCCCCCGATAAACAAGGAGTTATCGTGATGATCCGCAACATGACTTTTCTACTGATCTTCCTGCTAGGTATCACCCTGCTGACAGACAGTCACGCAGCCTTAGTGGGCGAAGACCCCTACAAGGCTTCAGGAGCTGATTTCCCGGACGAAAGCAACTTCGATGTCATGCCCTATGCCATCCCTTGCACAGAGGCTAAGGGCGGCATTGCTACGGTTCGGTGTGTATGGCATCCGCAGGCGCGACACATGTCGCGTTATGACAAGATCAAGCAGAAACAGGTCGACTTCTCCAACCACTTTGAAGGCACCTGCGTCATGGGCAGCTGTAACCTTAACGGTCACTATTACGGCAGCTGGACAACGTCTGGTAAGTTCGTGGTGTCGTTGGGTTATTACTTAGGAAGAAGTACCGACAATCGTCCGGTGGCTTACCGCATGGATGTAGGTCCACTCAATGGAGCAGAAGGTGTCAGCTACACGGAAGCCGGATTGCTGGTCTGGGCCTTCTACAAGCAGTATGGGATCGATCAGGACAAACACGACGCCCTCTTCGATAAGGTGTATGAAGGAGGTGCTCACCAGTTCAAACTGGATATGGGGTTTGCAACCGGGCCCAAAGTGGTGGTGACGCAAGCGATGTGTACACCCGATGGGGAATGCACCGTCAACCGTACTCCCGTCGAACGTAAGGACCTGAACCACTACCTGCCAATTGTGGAACCGTCTATTGTGGTGCAGATTGGCGGTAAGTGTGAAAACTCCATCTGCTACGGGCCTGAAGGTAAGGTCGTGGGGATGTCACTGTGACAGCATAAACGGAGGGCTTCGGCCCTCCTTTATTTTTCGATTGAAGATTATTTCAACCATACATAGTAACAGTGAATAGGAAGAACGATCTTCCTGACTATCCCAGTCTTAAGGAGACTATCATGCGTACACTCGGATTTATCACTGGCGTTCTCGTTGTCAGCATCCTGACCACCAGCGCCCGCACGGCAAAGGTCAACGAACTGATGCGCGAATCAGGGTTCTTCTAATCCTGAAGCAGCCCCCTCCCCTATTTGAAATAAAGGAATTCACATGAACAAGTTTCTCGTCTACGCAGCAATCGGTGGTGCACTGGCTTACCTTGGTCATCGCAAATCCATGGCAGATATGGATGCCCATATCAGCTTCCTGCGCCGCAACCGCGTCTAAGTCATCGACGAGTGGGACCTTCGGGTCCCACTCGATTGACCTTATTTCTTTTTTTGTTTCAAGGTATCCTGTGACGAAATCTCTTCTTTCTTTTTTGGTTCGAGGACACTATGGCTCGCCAAACACCTCCGATGGGTATCTCGGGCGCTTTCCTGCTTCGCGCACCCTTTGTTGCAGACCCTACTAAAAGCTACACCGTTGTTGCACAGCGTACCTTTGGCGAAATGATCGCCCGTGGGCAAGACCCGCTGAAACTGGTTTATGAGCCTGTGGGCTTAGGTACCACCGTCTACGCCGAAGACCAGCTGGAGAAAGCACTGGTCATCTGTTTGCGAGACAACTTGGGCAATCTACTCTATGTCCCTGACACATTCATCGACCAATACCCTAACATGGGTAGCGTGCCCTACAGCCGTTTGATCGCGGGTGTGTCGCTTGGACTGTGGCCAGATTACCGTGACCTTGATGATGTCGAACAGGCAATCAAGGAATCGGTCAAGGCTAAGATCGGTGTCGAACCCACCATCTTCCTGACACGGGCTGCCACCAGCACACATGTCTCTGAAGCGCAACACGTTCAGCTCACTGCAAGCCGTCAGGCGAGTGTAACAACGAACGAAACTGATACGGCTACCATCATCCGCCTGAGTGAAGAGATCGCACGCCTGAGGCTGATTAATGGCGAGCAGGAGGCTATCATCGAAGCCCTAGTAGAAAACCAGACAGCCACCCCGAGCTGACAGCATAGAGAGCAGCCATCAGGCTGCTCTCTATGTCGTTACGCCGCGTTCATCTCATCGATGTCATTCCAGGCCGCTCCTCCGCCTTGCGAGCTAGGCCGGCCACCGATGATCTTGTAGCTCAAATCCTCATCCAGATGGAAGTCATACGGCAAACCGTATTGAGGGTGTTCAAGAAACTTCATCACAAAGTACTTGTGGGCTTCTGGAGTCGGTTCCACTACGCCGCGGTGTTTACCCCACAGGTACTCCAGATACGCGCCATCGTTGATCGTCTGCTTGTTGACGTAGAACTCCCAGTCCACTTCGGTGTCCAACTTCTTGCAACCTTGGTAGTAGCCGCCGCCTGGCATGTCCCTGATGAACTTGGTCGGGTTCATCCGCTTCTCTTCCTTGGCTTGGGTCGAGAGTTGATGTGCTGTCACTTGCAGGATCTTCTCCGCCGAGGTGTATTCACGGACCCGTTTGTACAGGTCTTGCAAATCATCCCCGGTAGAACCTTGGATACAACCGTCTTTGCTGTACATCGCCAGGTAGTCGATGTAGGAGGCGCAGACTTCGAACCCCTTGGCTTTGTATTGCTCCAGGTGTTTGATGTACTTAGCGTAGGTAAACGCCGAGCCTTTGATCCGGTGCAGTTCCACATACCAGCCGCGAGCTTGCAACTTCTCCATCACGTACGTCGAGGCTTCGACAATGTCAATGCCTTTAACCGACACCGCAATACCCAGTTCCAACTGCTTCAGGACCACATAGATCTTCTGGATGATTACAGGCACGTCATCTTCGGTACTGTAGAACAGCGCCAACGGTTTCTTGTCCTTGTTGAACAGGAACGGGTCGTTAAAGATGCAAGTGCCAATGAACAGATCCAGCAGTGTGCCTGACTTGTTGTTGTGCGGCAAGGCATTCACCAAACCGAACTCACCCCGACGCCCACCGCCTTGGACGCCCATCATGCGATTCAGGCCCTTGAAGGGGAACTTGATGATCCCGTCGGTACTGAGCGACTTGTGCATGTCCTCAAACGCGGCCTTGACAGACTCAGGGTCGTTGAAGTTCACACTGGTGATAAAGGCCGGGTCTGTACGCTCTTCCGTCTCCATGTCCACTGACAGAAGATCCTGAGCGGTCTGCAGAATAAAGGTATCCCAGTCCTCGATCTCAGCTTCTTTGAAGTTGATGGCGTAGGAGGCCTTCTTGATGATGTCCTGCAGCTTCTCGTGGTTCTTGTACCGCCGCATCTCCCGCGATATGTCATTGATGTTCTTACGAATCACCGATTCATCGGGGTAGCGACGGATGGTTTTCTCAAAGGCTTTATAGGTGTTGTCGTCGTTCTGTGTGTTGAGCCTTAAGCGTTGCAGAAGCGAATCGGGTTCATATCTTTGTGAATCACCGTCATTCAGCATCCACAGCACAGTGGTGCGTAAGTTCGACAGGGTGTTACGCCCGTCGCCAAGCTCGCCGATATTTTCCGGCATCTTGATATCGGCTAGAAGCTCACGAATCAGGGAGGCATTACCTGACTTGTAGCCTTCGATCTGGCTTTCGAGATACAAAAGCGAGACGGACTTTACGAGAAATAACTTGATGTCCATTCTTGTGTCCCAAACCTGCTCTAAAAGAGGGTGTTAATCCGATGAGCAACATCAAACTGATCATTGTACCCGCATGGCTCAACCTCATTGTGAAGGAGCTGGGTATCACGAACGATGATCTTGCTAACTATGAAAAGTTATCTGGCATACTATCGCCCAGAGATCTTTTGATTTACAAGATCGCCAATTTCCGGACGGATGAGATCGTGGGTAAGGTCCTCGGCGAGAACGCCAATGAGGCCCGTGAGATCGTTTCGAACTTCTGGCAGGCGGTTCCAGTACCCACTCTGGAAGAGCGTGCATTGGCTGGTAACCCGTCTGTTGACACCCTTATCTATGGAGCAGCATCCGAACGGATGATCAACCAAGGGTTGTCGGTAGCGGTCGAGTTGACGGACACTGAAGTCCTGGCCATTCGGCTGATTCCAACCCCACAAGCTGCAGATAGTTTGAAGAGCGATACTGCAACACTCGCTCAGAAAATTGTCCGTGTCATGCACGGTCGAGTGCCCTTGGAACAAGTGGCAAAACTCAATGCCTTCAAACGGTATGTAAACGAAATTCAAATAAACACGAATTTCTACTGAGTTTTACCCAGTATTTTATTGAGTGACATTGCAGTTGTTTTCTGCAATGGTATGAAAGACTTGCGAAAGTGCTGAAGGACGGTAATGAGATCTCAGCACTACGCAGTTAAACCGCTGCGCGCGCAGCAAATCCCCGCGGAGAAACAGTAAATGAGTATCATCGGTAAAAAGGCTCCTACCAGCCAGCAGATTCTGGCTGAACAAGCAAGCATGCTTCAAGATCGTTTCAGCCAAGGCGCCATCGTTGGCGTAGCTGGCGTGGCATCCATGGAATCGCTGTCCTCTCTGGAACGCGAAAACATGGTCGCTTCGATGGAATCGGCCGTCATCGGTATCGAGAACAACATCGAAGGCATGGGCAACCTGAGCTCGGCTCAGAAAGACGCCATGGGCGTTGTTGCAATGGCTTCCGCTGATCCGGCTGCTTACGCTCGCCGCGCTCTGGGCCAGTCCAACATGTCCAACCCGGCTGTTGGTACCGTTGTATCCGTTGAATCGCTGAGCGACTTCGACTTCCAAGAGAAAGCTGCTCCTTCGATGGAAGCTTTCGACAACAGCAACCTGACTGACTTCATCGGCCTGTCGATGGTGTACAACCAGAAAGCTGCCAAGCAGGGCGAGTTCGCTGAAGCGTTCTACCGCACTGTGATTCTGACCCCGGAGCAGGGCGGTGCCGACGTCACCATCCGTAGCCACCTGGTTCTGAACCACTTCCTGCACAACACCCGTGGCGACCACGCTGACTTCAAACAGCGCCGTCTGCTCGAAGCTGCGATCAACTACCAGATCCTGGCTGACCAGTCGACCGCTCTGGTTCCTGAAGTTCACAGTGGCAACAAGGACCTCTTCGTTGCTGAAGCTGTCGTTGCTCCGCGCACTGTTGACCTCGGCAACCGCCAGGTTACCACTGCTCCGCTGCAAGTTGGCAAGCGTGTCAACCTCGTTGGTCTGGCTCAGAACACTCTGGTCAAGATCGCCGGTCAAGCCAACCAGACTGACGCACTCGATCGCGCTGTTGGCCTGAAGAGCCTGTACGTCCGTCAGGGCGACGCCGACGTTCTTCGCTTCGACGTCGAAACTCTGCCGCGCGCTGCCTTCATCAAGGGCCCGCAGGGTCTGGCTCGTGAACTGGAACTGAACTTCCGTACCAGCTCCATCCAGATCAACGGCAAGTCGACCGACTACGCTGGCAACGCTCTGGTCAACCCGGTTCTGAAGCAGATCGTTGACGGTGGTTACACCGTTACTCTGAGCCTGATCGTCACCGGTAACGTCGACACCGAGAAAGCCAACGCCACTGTCAACGCTGCGCCTGTCGTAGTCGAGAAAGTGATCAACGCTGCCGGTGAAAGCCTGTCCCTGACTGCTGCTGGTCCGGGTCGCGACATCGCCCGTGGTCTGGAAGCTCTGTCGATCATCGGCTGGGAGCCGAACGCTCGCCTGTCCAACGCCAACCGTCGTCTGCGCGGTCTGCAGCTGAACAGCTCCGAGTACACCGAGCGTTACCCAGTAATGCTGGGCAGCCCGCTGTCCATCCCGAGCCCGCTGGCTGAAAGCCGTGGCATGGCAGACATCGATCTGCTGGTTACTGCTGCTCGTCTGCGTAACGACAACAACGCCATCACCACTCTGCTGCGCTTCACTGACGGCCTGAGCCGTTGGAAGTTCCTGAGTGACAGCGTTGCTTCCGACGACCTCCTGCCGGAAGTCGAAGGTATCGCCCGCTTCCTGGTTCGCCCATGGTTCCGCGAGCGCAACCTCGACCTGCGTACTCTGGTTCGCAGCCTGCGTTCCTACGAGCGCGTACAGGACATCCAAGCTGCCATCGGCAACGTACTGCGTAACGACATCCAGGACGCGATCCTCGAGTCGAACTACCGCACTGCGCTGGATGCCTACACTGGCTACGTCGGTGAGAAAGTCTGCGTCCTGATCGGTTCCGATCCGAAGACCGCATCGTTCATCCTGAAGGACGGCGACAGCCGCACCCTGGGCGACGACATCGACTTCGAGAAAGTTACCACTGTCGATCAGCGCGTACGCAAGCAGATCTTCTGGACCTTCAAGCGCAAGACCGAAGGCCTCGATCCGCTGAACTGCGGTACTCACTTCTGGATTCCGGAACTGATCTCCCACGTGAACGTTTCCCGTGACGAGACCCAGATTCGCGAAGCCATGGTGCAGCCGCGTAACCGCCACATCAACCACCTGCCGATCATGGGCAAGATCAACGTGATTGGTCTGGACGAAGTGCTGTCGGAGGGTTGGAGCATTCCGGTGTCTACATTTCCCGGTAGCACCGCCGAAGCCCCAGCCGAAGGTGGCACTACAGCTCCTGCTACCGGATCTGATACCGGCACTGGAACTGCAGGTTAATCCGTAAGGGTTAGCGAGCGGCATTGATAGATGGGGGCTTCGGCCCCCATCTATTCCGTCTGCCCGTTTTCTGGAAGTTGACTCTAATGTTTTACAGCAGTACATTATTAATTTGTACAGAACACGGCAAGTAGAATAACTATTCGTGTTAAATTTAAAATATGAGCCAACCCCTATGGACGAGTTCTCACGTATCGATAGTTCAAATCAGCCACACCGCATAAACACCTCGCAACACTATGCAAGAACCTCCCTCCCGTTTCAGCAACGTTCGGCTACCCGGATTCGGGGAGCTAGTCGCCAACATGAGAACGGCGTCAAAGGTGCACCAGTTGTTACTGTCTCGTACTACAATTACATGGACCGGGACATTCTCATCACTACGCGCGATGGAAGCGCTGTGGTGGTGGAGCCGCTAGGCAACTATGCGGCGGATGATCTGATTGTCTGTGTGACCCACTCCATGAGTCGTTCCTCAATGGAACGTGCACTTGACGCACTCCGGAACCGGGCTAACGTTGAAGAACGTGAGACTTATTACTGGATCAAGGCTTACGACGATGCGCTGTATAACAACACGCACAACTCGTTGGCAGCCAGTGTCGAGTACGTGATCCAATACCGTGACATCTGTGACGCCGGTGGGCGTTGCTATATGCCGGATGTCGACCTGTTGGTCGAGTGGCTGGCAGACCACGGATCGGTTCATCCGTTTGACAAGATCAAGCGCGATGAAGCGATGGTCAAAGACCTGGTGCCTGGCATCGGGGAAGCGACCTGTATGTTCATGATCAAGGCAGTGGACAATGCGCATCAAGTACAACGCGCCACGCGATACATCAACTTAGGTGGGGATGTGTTCATGGTGCCTGTAGAACGTGATTTAAAATATTCTACGGGTATACATGTGGTGAGTCGTACGCCTCTTCAAAATGGTGAAGCCGTCTCAGACGTCATTCACCGAAGCTATACCTTTGAGGAGGCCGATGAAAAGTTTGGTCTGCACAAGAGCATCGAAGACGCCATCAATGGTGGCCCGCTGGATGCCATGGCAAAACTGCTCATTGAGCGCGAGACCACGGAACGACGGTTCGGCGAAGCCAAGATGCGCAGTGGGCAATTGAAGGAGGAGGAAGAACTTCAACGCCTGCGAAATGAGGCAGCGTCGCTTAAAGCCCAACAAGAAAAAGAAGCCGCCCTCAGGCGGAATTATGCTGAGTGGGCTAAGACTGGTGTTGCTGTATTAGGGGCGATGGTAACTGTTTATGGGATACTGTCGAAGTTGAAATCAAGCTAAAGGCCTTAACCGATGGATGTCAGTCTATTCGACTATTCACACCGTAAGCGTTCGCCGGTGATCAACACCGATGTTGTCAAAGGCATTGCCTGCAAAGACGTTCCATTTGCCAAGGCGTATGTAGACAACATCATCCGGTGCGGTGAATCGCAGTACCCCGAGGGATTCGAATACATCGGTAGTGAGCGCTGCAGTCCGCTGGAGGAGTACAACGTCATTACGCGTGCACGCTCGGGTAACAACCGAGTCTACGACATTGCACGCAGCGATGTGTACCTGGTGAAATACCGGTTCCGGTTTGAGGGCAAGGAACTGTCCCCAATGTTCATGTACCTGCCGTTTGTTCGGCAGGCTGGTATGCTTTATATCTCGGGCAAGCAGTTTGCCGTGGCGCCTGTGATGGGCGACATTGCGTTCGAGATTGAAGAGAACAGCGTGTTCATCCGGATTCCTCGTGCCCCGATCAGTTTCAACCGTGAGAACTACACGGTGGTCATTGACGGCGTGCGGGTCAAGGAACATGTGATCTACTCGCCTTTGCACAACAAGGGTGGGAAGAAGAGCCGTAACCGCAGTGACCTGATCCGTCTGGGTTGGGTGCACAGCTCACTGCCTCACTACCTGTTCTGCCGACATGGACTGTACGGCGCGTTTGAGAAATACTGCGGTACCCGCCCGATCATCATGCGTGAGCAGGATTACGACCCTGTTCAGTTTCCGCCGGATCATTGGGTCAAGGTGACTTCTCTTGGGAAAGCGCCTACAGGTCTGAACCCCCGCCGTGCCAATGGTTACGAAGTGAACCTGGCAACGGATTTGGTCATGCTGGTTGACCGGGGCAATTGGACCGATTTGACGAGGAGTTTCGCGACCGGCTTCTTCTACGTCATTGATCACTTCCCAGAGTACGTCGAAGATCCCAAAGATCTCGAGGACACCTGGAAGTGGTGCGTCTTCATGGCCTTTGTGCTGTGGGGCGAAGGCAACAACCACGGTCGTCTTGTCGATGACGTCGAAATCCACCTGAAATCGCTTGACAGTTATGTTGACCAGGAAACGGTCAAGACTTTGCAAGAGGTGCAGGTGTATTGTGCTGATCTGTTCGATCTGATGGCGCACATCATGCGCGAGATGCAAAACATGTTGGACAGTAACCGAGGCAAAGAAGCCTGTCTGTACAACAAGCGTCTCGAGGTGTTGCGGTATCTGCTTCGAAACATCAACAACAACATGTTCGAGTTTCTCTTCAAGATCACAGGCAACACGAAGAAAGTCCTCACCAGCAAGGAGTACGAGGAAATCCTTCGGAAGTATTTCACCCCTTGGTTGATTCATGGCATCAGCTCTGCAGCTGAGCATCCCGAAGTCTCCTCGGTCTCCAACCCGAGCGACAACATGTTCTTCAAGATCACGAGCGTGATCGTTCAACAGAACGACACCCATGGTCGCGGGAAATCTCAGGATGCCAAGCCGATCGGCCCCACCATGTACTTGGACTCCTCGTTTGCGGCGATTGCCGGTTTCGGGGTCTTGCCCAAGTCGACACCGATTGGTAACAATCGATTCAATCCGTGCATTCGCTTAGGGGACAAGCATACCACGCTCGAACCCCTTGAGCACAAGGATCTCCTTGACGGTGTACAACGTCTGATCCAACGCACCTAATTTATCCAGCTGGAGTTATCATGAGCGAAATCGGCACTTACGTATACGACCGTACCATCGACTACATGCAGAACCGCGTCAAAGACAACCCTGTCCGCGACGAGTACGACCGCTACATGTCTCAGGGGCAGTACAACAACAACGACATGGCCTCGCTGGTGGATGTGATCATGGCGTTCGTTGAGAATGAACTGCCCAACACCCGCAGTGACAGTGAAGCGGAAGCGGTGATCCGTGACATCATCATTGCGGCGGTGGATGCCAACGTCGGCGCCTTTGCCATGTCTGACCGTCGCATCGCGGATGCAGTGCCAGACGACATGTATTCGGCCCTGGGCCGTGCAGCGGCCAAGTGGGAAGAGATGCTTAACCGCGTCCGGGGTGGCGCACGTCGCCCAGCGGGTCTGAGCGGTGGGCGTGTAGGCTTTGGCGGTGGTGCAGGTGGTGGTCGTAACGTATTCGGCAGCCGTGACACCGGTGTGTTCGGTGGGCGTCGGAATGTGTTTGACCGGGAAGAGCCTCAGCAGACGCGGGCAACCAACAGTCCATTCGGTGGGCGTCCGGGTGCCCCAGCCGCTGCTGCTTCATCGTCGTTCTTTGACCGTCCGACTGCGGCTGCACCGCGCAGCTCTGGGTTCGGTCAGACGGCACGTGGCAGCTACGCCGCTCCGATGCAAGAGTCGCCGCTCTCGCGTCCCGCTCCTGAAGCTCCAGTCGAAGAAGCATTGCCACCACAGGATGGTCCGGACATGAGCAAGGAACGCCCTTACGATGACTTCTGGGTCGAAGGTGAACACTGGCAGCTGGCTCACAAGTCCAACTGGCAGTGGAAATGGAGCCCCAAACAACAAACCCGCCGTGCCTATGACATCGACCAAGAGGTGTGCTTCCTGGTCAAGGGCAAAGACGGCACCATCAGAGAGGAGTTCATTGCTATGACAGATGACCTGGTCGAAACTGCGCACGAGATCCGCAAGCAGGTTCGCCCTAACCGTCCCCGTACTACCCTGGAACGTCAGGACAACGACCCGATCTTTGAAGGCGACGACATCGACGCCGTGGATCTGGACGCCCTGAACAACACCATCGTCTCTGCTCGTAAGGAGTTGCTGTCTGAGCTTGACCTGTCCAACCCAACGATTCATCAGTCTGCACTGGCGATCTCGGGTCTGGAAGAAGCGGCGCTGCGCGTTGCCGGTACTGCGACCAAGACTGAAAGTGATGTTACCTCCATCAATGCCATCGATTCGGTACAACTGGCAGCTGATCCTGAAACCATCAAAGGCTTGGAATCTATCAAGTCGCTTGGTGCAGGTGATGCGGACCTGCAGATGCTTCAGAAGCGTCTCCAGTCGCTGCGTGGCACCATGGCTGAAAACGTCCTGACCTTCCTGGACAAGCATTACACCAAGGAAGTCAACTCGGTACTGCGTGATCAGTTCGGTCAAACCGGCCTGTCCATCGACAGCTTCATCGAAGACTTTGCCGACCTGCTCAACTGCAAGTCATTCAAGACGTTCGGTCAGGCGTATGTGACCCAGTTCCTCAGCCGGACCAAGGTGCTGCTGCTGGGCTTGCATTACATCACCGACAGCGAAGAGCGGGCTGAGTTCCTGGAATGCAGTGACATCCTGCCGATCGCCGAGGAAGATCCCGAAGCGTACAAGCAGTTCCGTGAAAACGTTGTCGTCCTGTTCCGTCCGATGGCAACGCTGCACGTCAAGATCGACTCTGACAAGTTCGGTCTGGTCACCAGCGATGTGCGCACTCCTCAGCGTCAAGGCGAAGGGGCCGATCCAGAAATGGCTGACGTCCTGACTGGCTTGTACGCCATTGGTCGCAAGACTGCAGGTGCTGGCCACGTCTACATGGTTACGGCTGACAATGTCTGCTTTGAGCTGGTACCGATCAGCGGTGCTCGCAACATCGTAGGCATTCGGATGGCGTAAGGACTCCGGTCATAGTGGGTGGGGGCCTTCGGGCTCCCATCTATTATGACACAGTTCCTTTTTTCTTTTCTTTGGGCTATGCACCATGACCAAACACATTCTGTTGAGCGCCTTTCAAACAGACGCCCTTGTTTCGCTGGAAAGCCTTGTAGCCGATGGCAGCACTGAGCTTGAACGTGAGTATGAAATCTACGGCACCATCTCGGACCTTTCTGTTCTGGACGGGGCTGAGCGTCGTGAGTTCCAATCCCAATGGGGCTTGCCAACCAACACCGGTAGCATTCGGGTTCGGCACACCAAGCCTGACGATGAAGGCCCTGACACCTTCACCCAGACCATCAAGATCAAAGCGGCTGACGGCAATGAAGAGAACGAGATGAAAGTCTCGGAAGACACCTTCAAGATCTTCAAGCGCCTGGTCCAGTTCGGTCTGATCAAGAACCGCTACTTCTTCCCGGTGCCTAACAGCAAGTTGACCTTGGAAGTTGACGTGTTCCAAACCCTCGACCATCAGGTCATCCATGACGTGAAGATCGACCTGGAAGTGCCCGAAGGCGTGGACATCAGTCAGGTGGTCATTCCCTTCAAGTTGGACAACGTACGAGTGATCAAGCCGGGCAAGAAATCCCCGGAAGACTTGGAGTTTGTTCGGACCCTGTTCAGTACTAAATACGAACAACCGAACCCCGAGTACAGCAAGAAAGACTAACATCCAGCATAGACCCCCTACAACGCTTGTGACGGCGTTGTAGGGGGTCTATGTATGGCATTACACCGGTGTCGCAGTAAGTAGCGTCAGAAGCGTGTCTAGGAGCTTGTTGACGAGCTCCATATTCATGCCTCTGCCCTCTTTCACAGCCGCTACCATCTCCACCACAAACGTTGTGGACATGACTGCCAGAGTCATCAACATCAGATACGCTTTGATGCCCCACTTTTTCTTTGGCGTTGTGTCAAGCATTTCCTGTTCCATTGCGCACCTCTACGGAATAGCCAAGCCGAAGACCTTAACGAATGCCACGATAGCTTCCAGGATATGGACGTCATCATGCACCGACAAAGTCGATACCATCCAGAGCGATGCCAAGACCACCAGTCCGACCATGGTCGATGACACCAAGAACTGTGGTGTCTGCATGGCGGTGACCAGAGCCTTAACTTCAGCGGCTGGTTCCAGTGGCTGCTCATCGATCTCAAGCACCATGCCACCGCCGACCGGCGAGACGACACAATGATGGGCAGGATCGAGCTGCGCACGCAGGATAAGCTCACGCTGTTCTTCAGGCAGCGTGTTCAGGGAGGCGAGAACGTCTTCCCCAGTAGACTCGTCCATAAGTCTTGCGTTCTCATCGACAAACAGGTTCACTGTGTCTTTTACCCACACTCCCCACGGGAACTCATTCAAGGGTTCAGTCCCCAGCACCTTTATCACGTCAGACATTAGCATGACGCTTTTTCCTCGCAGGCTGTCACCTCGCGAAGCCGGTTGCCTTACGAATCGCTTGGCCATGAGCCCTGGCTACAGCGATCGCATCGTACTCATGCTCCGACAGGGCGTCTTTACGGATTCCATCTTTATACGTTATATTTTCCAATTTCAGGACGCAATCTTTGATTACGGCCTTTTTCATGCTGAAGTCTTTCGAGGGTTGCACTGCGCGCTTAGCTTCGCCAGGGGTCACCCGGTAGATGTCAGCGATGGGATTGTATTCTTCCACCGCTTGGCGGATGAAGATCATCATCTCTGTCAGGGTCTCGAAGCTTTGCACCCTCCTCGGCATGAAAAACGGGGTCTCGACAGCAACGGCATGCGGGTTGTGAAACCGCAACTCCTGCGCGATGTGATCACGCAGGGTATTCTGCCTTGCCCAACGCGGACCATGACTGATCAATTGACCGGCCCGATCATCGATGAGCTTTTCAGCAAGGAATGTGTTGGCGTACTGAATGTGGTAGGTATCCTGCCTAAGGTCCAAGTCGGCGATCACCATCCCCAATGACGAGGACCCATTGTCAATCGCCATGATGCGGTAGATGAATGATTCATCTGAGAAGTTCATAAAGTCACCTTAGGCGGATAAGTTTCACTTAGTCATCGCCACCGTTACGGTCGGGATTTGATTGGTACCCAGCAGCGGCTGGGAAGCGCCGACTTCAAGGCTGAAGTCAAAGCCTTTGCTGTTGAAGATCAGCTCGTAGTGACCGCTGATGATGGCAGCAATCTGAGCGCCGATGACTTCTTTGAAGTTCACTGCGCCAGACGTGGTGTTGATCGACACGTCAGCATCGACAGCGGTGCAGAAACCGAACTCACTGATGATGGCCATGCGGCGATCACCGAAGAGGATCTCGGCGACGTTGTACAGCTCAGCGACGTCTTTCTCGGTGAACGGCATCGGGACGATGGCGCTCGTGGCGAGGTAGGCGTTACTGGTGGTGACAGCGCCTGTGTTCGGCACTTCTGGAGGCGTCGGGCTGAGGTTCTTCTCAGTGTAGACGTATTCCTCGATCACGGTCTGGCCGTCAACGATGCTGCGCTTGGTCATGCGTGGCTTAACACCGGTCATGTCCAGACGCTTACCGTAGTAGGCGTAGTAGTTCACGCCATCGACGGAGATGGTCTTACGCAGGCAGTACTTGGACCGCTCACCGGCTGTCAGGTCGTCATTGATCGGACGAATGACAAAGGGCAGGTGCTCGTACAGACCCGCATCCCCTGAACTGTGATCGATCACCGAGGACAGTGGGATGTTGTTCGCGCCCATGGTGTATCCATGACCACCGTAACCGATGGTGTAGAACTTCAGCGCAGGCTTCATGTTTGGCTGGACCACCGCACTGGCCTGAATGTCAAACTTCTGGTTCAGTGTGGTGTTGGGGTGCTGTTCAAATCCGGTGCCCAGGAAGTTAGCGACCTGGAGGAAGTTCGACAGCTGCGTCGGAACAATCTTTTGCATTTGGTTGGCCTTTATCGGTCAGAAAGAAAACAGTACATACGATTGGTTACTGGTCCTGAATGGGCAAGTAGTCAATCCGTTCGCGGCGCTGCCATGTGTCCCGGTTGTAATAGCCGATCACCCACTGACCCCGAATGTTGGTGCAATGCTCATCAGAGAACTGAATGATCAAAACATTACTAACCTTCGGGTCGTTGATGTAGACTTCGCCGGTGTTCAAACCATTATAGACGACACGCGATGCGTACAGGTTGAACGGATTGGCATTCTGGGTGAAGACCCAGTTGTCCCCAGTGACTTCGCGGGCGGTATCAACAATCCAGGACTCGAGCAGGTCACCGACCTTCAAGCCTTTCATGTAATAGTCGTAATCCACGAACCGGTTGTTGGGCAGAATCATTTCGGCTGGCATCTTGTTGTGATCGCCAGGACCCAAGTAACGGTGTACTTCCAACGTCGTCTTCACACTGCGGTCCAAGAACTTGACCGCTTCACGGATGTAGACATTCAGCTCACCTGTCCAGATCGGATGGTTGGGCTTGATTTTGACGAGGGCGTTGTACGAAGCCGGAGGAACGTAATCGCTGCAGAAATCTGTTTCCAGGATACTGCCCATGTGGGTATGGAACAGCACGTCGGCCAAGTCGACTTGTTGGAACGTGATGTCCACAAGTTCTTGGTCGAGATAAAGACCATATTGTTCGTGAAGTCCTTTTAAAATAACCTCCGGCGTGTTCTCGGTCGCGTAGATTACAAAAGGCACACTGACGAAGTGATCCTGGATCACCTGACGGCGATACGTCAGTTGCAAGGTCTTGGTCCACCCTGACTCAGGCGTCGGGATGACTTCGATCCGGGTCAACGTACCCTGAGTGGGACGCTGTTGGTTGTAGTCGTTGACATGGGCAGCGGTGATCTGCATGCCATTATCCGCAACGGGATACGGCGCACCAAACGTCACCTGCCAAGGTTCGACGGCAGACTTGTTGGTGAAGTTGAAGATGTCCAGCAGTTGCTGGTTTGTAGGCTTGTTATATCGCAGGGGGCGTACGTACATGGCGACCTCTAAGACCGGGTAATGGTCAGCGAACCGTACCAGCGCAACGACTCGGGGGCGGCTTTCAGGACGTTGTTCTCAGGAGTCAATACTTCCGAGACAAAGTCTGAGGCATCAAACACCACACCCGTCTTCTGGGTGATGATGCGGCCCACGTCATGGCTGACAATTTCGCCAACGTGTTCAATGGAAAACTCTTCGGCAAACACCTCGCCCAGGTTCAACCGCTGAAGGGCGAATTCGCCGGTGTTGAAGAACCGTTGTTCGTCCTTATTGGGCAGGACGTCCCGCGCTTTGAGTTTCACCGTGCACTGTCCGGCTTCACCGGGGATCACATGCACCAATTCAACGTAGCGTGGATTCAGCTGTGTGCCGAACACCTCGTTATACGAGATCATCAAAGCCTCTAACGGCGGGTATTGCAACAACTGTTCCAGACTGAAGTTTGCCATGATTAGATCGCTCTGTAGTCAATGGTCAACTCACCTGCATAGCGCAGGCAGTCAGGTTTGAAGAAGATGGTCAAGGTCATCAGCTCACCCGTTGGTACGACGTCGTACGACTCAATCACCACGTCATCGAGCGTAATGGGGAAACCTGTCAAAGCATTGACACGCTCAACCATGTACGAGGTCAGCGGTTGTGACGGCCCCTCTACATAATGCTGGTTGCCACCAGTGGACCAACCAAAATCATGCCGGGTGTACGTCAGTTCCCGACTGCCGAGGTAGTAGCCGTCCCCAAAGCCTGTGACCGTGATGCTGGTGTTATCCAGGGCGTAGCCTCCCTTTAAGGTAGGGGCACTGAAGACCAGCAGGTCAGGTTGCAAGGGGTAAGGGAGGGTGTCGGCATTGACGGTCCCCAATTGATTAACCAACAGCTCAATTGGTTCGGCATCAAAGTCGCTCAGGGTGCGGAAGCCCGGCACCACCGGATTAGCAATCACGGCAGACAACTGACGTTGGAACGGCTTGACCGTGAAACTGGTTTGACCGTGCAACAAGAACTGATCCGGCTGCATGGCAAGCGTCACTGACCCTAAGCTTTCCACTGGCTCATCAACGATCTGTTCTGACCGATCATGAAGCTGGTTCTCATGGAAGTAGATGGCCATCAGGTCTTTCTTGGAGATCGGGACGTCTGCACGGATGACGCTACCGTATCGGCTTTTGAGGGCTTCAAGGCTGACGCGTCGGTAACGCAGGGTGATGCTGTCCTGATACCCCCACAAGCTGATGTGGGCTTTGCTGCGGGCCACAGCGACCTCAATGGTCGCATGGTCTGCACTGTCGGGAGTGACCGTAACCGGCCCATGCTCAAAGCTGCTAGGGTTGACCCCGCCTTGGAGCATGCCGGCCAAGAGGCGATGAAACGCCTCCTGGTCAGATTCCTTAAGTGCAGCTGCGGTTAACGCAGGGCCGTTAAGGGTTTGTGAAGTCATTACTCTCTGTCCTGTCAAATAGGTCAGCAATCGATTTGGATTCAAGGCTTGGGATGGTCAGACGGGTACCGTTCAGTTGCGCCAAGTCGACCGCAGGCTGGATCAGTGTCCCCATCATGGCCCCAAGGACCAAGCCCCGCTCCAGGTACTGGTTCAGTCCGGAGAGTTCCATCTCGAGTGCCATGTCCATACCCATGGCATGTTCGGCGGTGTAATCGAACGCCGCTATCGTCACCGCAGGCAGGTCGAGCTTAGGCTTGAGCTTGGCTCTACCATACAGATCGATGGGCAACCCTTGGACGGCAGGCAAGCGCATCTGATGCGCCGCTTTACCGCCTGGATAATGCCATCGCAGGTGAGGCCAGTCGAACATGACGACCGCATCTTCGTTGATCTGTTGAATGAAGTGCACGCTGTAACTGGACAGCTGACCCATGATGTCCAACATGGCTCGTTGAACGTCTTTAAGGCTCTGCGAAGTCCGAAGCTCCAAGCCCGTGGCCTGATTCAGGATCGACAACATGATCTCATCGAGCTGAGCAGGGGTGTAGCCTTCAAAGGTCAACCCTCGGTCCCGTAACCATCCGGCGTACTGCTGGCCGTGGTCCAAGTCCAATGGGATGTCAGCATAGAGGCGATCGGTCATCAATTTGATTTCGGCAAACTGAAACAGGTCCTCACGGTACACATACAGGTCGCGGTGCAACAACATGCGCGTCTGGATCTGCTGACACGCTTTAAGGAAGGCATCGACCGACACGTAGTTGGTGATGGTGATGTTATCCCGCAACGCTTCTCTGATGAAGGCATCGGAGGTGACCTTAGGCGTCGTGATACTGCGCAACTCATTGAAGGTTGGCAACGGCATGCGACGGACCCGTTTGGCCATCAGGCGTGGAATCTCCACCATGTCCACACCCAGCCTCAGCATAAAGAGGTATTGGTAGACGATGTAGGCTTCACGCATCGACAGCTTAAAGGCATCACCCCCGTTGGGCATCTGCAGGGTCAGGACCGAGCGGTAGTAGCCTGTGTCTGCCAGATACATCCATTGGTTCAACAGGACTTCAGACAGGGTGTAGGGTTCTGACTCTTTAAGGTCCAGGACGTTCGATTCCAGCGTCTTGGTGTCGACCAAGGCATTGAGGCTTCGATCCATCAGGGCCGGGATGTACTGGATCGCGTCGTTGTTCTCACTGTCGTTAGACCGTGCCAATGGACGCTGCAACTCCAGCAACTGTTCGGTGTTCTTGATGTCATCGCCCAGAGCCGAGGCAATCCCGTTGATGCTTTCGCGCAGGTATTGGATCTCAGGGTCGAACGTGTCTGTGAGGTTCAGGTCGTTCTGCTGCATGGTGTATTGCGCCAGCGGGAAGTTCCGCTGCGTCATTACATGTTCCACCAGCTCCTTGAAGATTTCAGTCTTACCGTTGTTGCGCATGAGGTAGCGAATGTTGCGGTAGAAGTACAACCGCTGCGCTTCGTTCATCTCATTGTAGTACCGGTCCAGCGGGCCAAAGGAGGCCAGGTACCGACGGATGTGGTAGCTGTGTGCCCGGTTGGTTCGGCAGTTACCCAGACGGATGCTTTTGATCGCAGCCGGCAGAGACATAAAGAGCAAAACCAAACGTGCCGCAATAAACAGGCTGTTGTTGATGTGGTAATCATCATTCGCCCAGCGGACAAACTGGGCCGTGATCCAGTGCTGCAACTCCGGTATCAGGTTGCTTTCCCGGCTTTCGACCAGAGATGCATCATAATACAGAATACTATGATCAGGCGCGGCGATGGCCGTTGCCAACTCAACCGGGTTCAAGATCCCATGGATCAACATGTCCTGGTTGGGGTAACGCGCAATGAGTTCTTTATAGTAGCGAGAACCGTACCGGTACTCACGCCATGTGGCTCGGTGGATGTCCATGTTCTCACGGGTGAAGTCGATTTCCTCATGGGTGTCCATGGAGGTGACTTTCATCCGGGTGTCTGTGGGGTGGTAACGACCTGACAAGTTGAGGTAGTACTTCCAGGTCTCTGGGCGGTCAGCGAGGACTTCATAGCCCAGCTGCGATAGCCAGCTGTTGATGACCTCGCAAGTCGCCTCATCTTTTACCACCAGCGTAGCGGCTAACTTCACCACCGACTCGTGATAGATTTGATAAAGAGTAATCATCTTTTAAAGTTCCAAACGGATAATGAGGTAACGCATGAGTGAGCAAACGACTAGGCGGTTTCCGCGCTTCTTGTCGCAACGTTCTATTCCGAACGACGTCAAGGCAGCGATCGCGAAACTGGGCGCTGATCCGCACGGGTCAGGCCACCAACGCACAAACATGAGGTTGCCCGATGGTCGCGTCCTGGCTCAAGTAGCCAACACCACCATCGGCAATATTCAAGATGCCCGTAACCTGTTCCAAGTCTTGCCAGACATGGACTATGCTCGGCAGATCATCATCTCGGCGACCATTTCCCCAGGTGACCTGACCGACAGCAAAGTGCTGTACTCGATCAAGGACGACTCACTGGATAGCAACCTCACCGGGCCCTTGCTTAGGAAGGTCCAGGAGTTCTTCGATAATTCCTATAGGATTAGGACGCTGCTGCATCCTATCCTGAACGACGTTATGTTCGAGACCGGGTCCTACCCGGTGCTCATTATGCCTGAGTCTTCCATTGACCGAATCATCAATGGCGAGAACTATGCAGGCGTGTCGATGGAATCGGCAATTGGCGTGCTGGACAATCACCTGCGTGAGGAAACCGATGGTCAGGGCAATTACCTGCCGTGGGGGATCTTGGGCAATCCGGTGACTGATCCGAAGAAGACCGACTCCTACACAGGCGTGTCGTTCGAAAGCATGCACTTTGACCGGGGCAACGTCTACAACCGTGGCGTGGATGTCAGCAACTTTAAAATCAGTCTGGAATCGATGGTTCCCAACACTGAGGAAAACAAGGTCGCTCACACCAAGCTGGCTGAGATGTCCAAGGCCATTCAGTCCAAGATCATTGAGAAAGGCAAGACCATTGAGGTCATTGACAACCTCAACATTCTGAAGCGCCCCATGGTGGTCGAGACGCGTCGTAAGATCGCGGTGCGCCGTATCTACGGCGGTCGGTTGCATCAACGGGCCTCGTTGGAGTCACGGGCACAGTCTGGCGATCTGGATGCCAAGCGTAACCTCAATGCCGTGGAGAAGAGCCTCTACAGTAAACGTCGCTATGCGCACGTCCCGGTTCAGCCGGTCATGACCCATGCCCAGACGGGCACTGAAACCTACGGGCATCCGTTGGTGATCCATCTGCCATCGGAGTCGGTGATCCCGATTCACGTGCCGGGCAATCCCTCTGAGCACGTCGGCTACTACGTCATGCTGGACATCGATGGTAACCCCATCAACGTGGCCAGTCAGTCGTCGTATTACGATGACATCAAATCGCAGATGAACAACGTTGACGGCTATGCCAGCCAGATCATCTCTCAGGCCCGTCGTGGCTTTGAAGGCATGGGTGGCCTGAACAACGAGATCATCGATGAGATGGGTAAGATCCACTCCGATGCCGTGGAAGCGGACCTGTTGGCGCGTTTGCGCTCCGGGGCTTTGTCTGGGCATTACGAGCTGGGTAAGACCGAGAACATCAACCGCATCATGCTGGCCCGTCACCTGAAGGGTCAGAAGACCATGATGTTGTTCGTGCCGCCAGAGCTGATGACTTACATCGCCTTTGACTACAACGAATACGGTGTGGGCAAGTCGGTGCTGGAAGACGGTAAGATCCTGGGCTCGATCCGGGCGTCGTTGATGTTGGCGAACACCCTGGCTACGATCAACAATGCCGTCGGCGGTAAGACCATCGAGATCGAACTGGACCCGGACGATGAGAACCCGGTGGAGACTGTAGAGTTCATGCTCTCGGAACACGCCAAGGTCAACTCTCAGGGCTTCAGCCGTATCGTGGGGTCGACCCATCCATTGGGCTTGGCTGACCAGATCCAGAACCATGGCGTCAACGTCGTGGTGTCCGGTAACAGCCGTTATCCTGAGACCAAGTTCAACGTGGGCCAACGCGATGGCACCAGCAAGCCGGTGGACACCGACCTCGAAGAGATGATGCGCAAGCGTCACATCCAGATGTTCGGCCTGAGCCCGGAAATGATGGAGGGTATCAATCAGACTGACTTTGCGACCACGGTCGTGCAGAACAACCTGATGCTGCTCAAGCGCGTGATCCAGAACCAGGAGAAGTTCGAACCCTTCCTGACGGACATCATTCGTCGGTACATCTTGAACTCAGGGATCTTCCTGACCGAGATGCGCGCGTTGGTTCAGGAGAACAGCAAGTTCCTCCCTGAAGACATTCGCACGGCTGCCGACTTCAGTGAAGCCGAGAAGATCGACACCTTCTTGTTCCAGTTCATCGAAGCCCTGCACGCAGGTCTGCCGTCACCGGAGATCGGCGACATCAAGAAGTCCATGGAAGATTTCGAAGCCTACAGCGATGCGCTGGACAAGGTAATCGACGCCTACATGAACGAGGAGATGTTTGCAACCGACACCGCCCTGGGTATGGAGGAGATCATCCCGAATATCAAGGCAGTGGTCAAGGCCGAGTTCCAGCGTCGCTGGCTGCGTAACAACAATGTCCTGCCTGAGCTGGATGTGTTCACCACGGTTAACGAGGAAGATGGCAGCCCTGCCTTTGACCTGCTGGAGACTGCTGGCGATCATTTGGACGGCCTTAACAACGCCCTGTCCGATTACATCAAGAAGGTGGTCAGAGCAGCCAAGAAGCGGGCCAAGGTCTTAGAGAAGGTCGCTCAAGGTAAGCAGGAGCTTGAAGAGGCGAAGAACGCAGCAGGTGGCGTAGCCGATGACAGCAGCCTACCGGACGACGGTGGCGAGTTGGATACCACAGACACTGAAGCTGATCCGTTTGCAGAAGCTGCAGGGGATGATCTGGACAACCCAGATGCCGAACCCGGTGACGCTGAAGGCGATGGACTCGATGACTTCGGTGGTGAGGTAGAAGGCGCTGATGCACCGGCTGATGACGCAGAGGCAGTAGAGGGCGACGTGGAAGCCGCTGAAGGTACCGATGCTGGAGAAACAGCTGACGTGACCACAGATGCCGAAGACACCTTTGACATCGCCTCGGTTGATGATGACGCGGCTGCTGAACCGGATGTAGAGGCTGAGCCAGACGCTGAAGCACCTAAGGATGACACTGCTGAAGAACCGGACGCTGAAGGTCCTCCTCCGACAGAACCTAGCATCGACTTGGCGGACATCCCGCTGGACGATGATGAACCTCAGGTAGACGCCGAACCGGCGACTGCAGAGCCTGAACCCGCTGACGTAGAGATTCCGGCTGAGGCTGAGATCGATGTGGAAGAGGAAGAAGTCCCTGACGCTGAGGTTGAAGTTGAAGAACCTGAAGTTGAGGCCGAGGCAGCAGAGGAAGAGGTTGCTGAAGTAGAGCTGGATGCACCTGAAGAGGCAGTCACTGAGGAACCTGAAGTCGAAGAGCCCGTCTCTGAGGTTGAAGAGCCTGACGTGAACGCTGAAGAGGAAGTGGTCGAGGAAGAAGCTGAAGTAGAAGAGGAGGAAACTCCAGCTACCGAAGAAGAACCTGAGACTGATGCTCCGGTTGAAGAGGAAGAAGAGAAAGCCCCTGAAGAAGGGGACAAGGAAGTAACCGCTGCTGAGAAAGAGGCGGCTAAGCAGAAGAAGGAAATTGAAGACGCACATGATGACCTGGAACTCCCAGACATCGATCTGCCGAAGCTCTAAGTGTAGGGGAGAGCCTTCGGGCTCTCCTTTATGCTGTCTTGATGTGGTTCGTAAATTAATCCTTCTCTAACCAATTCTCTGAATAAATTCGAAATGCTATAAAAAGCATTGTCGGAAGGGACTGGAGACAATGCGCTAGCGGAGGAGCGAAGCTCCGACTTCTTCTTTTCTTTTCTGTGAGCACCGCGAATACGTGACTACTCTACTCCCTGAGAAAACCAAACTCCTAGCTGACCTGAAATTCATAGACCAGGTCACCTCATCAATAGAACAAGCAGTACTAGAACGTCAACATGAACTGAACCTGGATCATCCGGATTATTTAAGCCATGACCTTAAAGCCGCTTTAAGGACCTTGAGTATCCGTAAAGCTGGGATCAATGCCAAACTACGTAGGATTGAGGAATATGGATCATGACCCTGTCCATGGATGATCGCTTGCAGACCCGTGATGAGATCTTTGAGAAAGCGGTGAGTCTTCTACCACCGGCTCATCTGCGTGAACCCTTGAAACCCACGCTGAAAGCCTTGGCGTACACCTACCTGTACAACTACCGCACTGTGTACATGGGTGGGGGCCGGCAGAGTGGCAAGACCACCTGGTTGGTAGAACAGCTGCACAAGGAGCCTACCGCGGTGTTGTTGGTCCCAGCAGGGATGGCTAAGGAGACAGCCGCGTTGAGCTTACAGCGGGGCAATCCGGAGGCGGTAGGGCGTATCTGGGAACCGGTCATGGAGACGGTGGACACCGAGATCCTGATTGAGCAGTTGAGTCAGGCCAAGGTGATCCTGTTGGATGACGTCAGTGCGAACCGCGCCAGTGAGTTCACCGTGATCCGGCACGCTGGGGTCATTCGGGATGACGTGGTCATTGTGCACATGCGGTGAGACGACATAAGGGAGGAGCCAGTGGCTCCTCCTGTTATGCTGGGTGTCACTAGGCGATGTACAGTTCCACCGACCCGGTGAGCGGGAGGTTAGACTCCCCGGTGAGGTAGATCAAGGAGTACTCAGGTCCGCCATGTCACCGATGTTCTGATTAGGGAACGCCCGGTCTTTACCCCAGATGATGCGGACAGCCCCCACGCCACCTAACCCTGAGGCCGAGGCACCGTAACCACCACCACCACCCGCCCAACCGCCATGAAACCGGGATGAGTCACCTGGCGCTACAGCGGTGAAGGTCTTAAGGTCAATGCCTTGACCGGTAGTCCCGGTGTTGACATAGCCGACTGACCCACCGGCGCGGTATTGGTTGTTGAGGGTCTGGATCGAGGGACTGCCATTGGCCCCCTTGACTTTATCGGACAGGGCTGAGGCGGCCGTGTACCCAAATGCAGAGGTGCCATTATCGGCCTGTAGGTTACGGGCTTGGCGTTGGGTCGGGATAAAGACCGTGTATTCCGTGCCCGGTACGACGTCGACATCGTTGATCCAACGTACGTTAGCCCCTGCGCCGACTTGACGGTTTTCCCAATACCCCGCACCCCCTGAACCAACCAACGCAACAGAAACCTTGGTTACGCCTTCTGGACACTTCCATTTGTAACTGCCATTTGATTGAAAGAACGCCTGTCCAGTAGGCAGTTTCCGATGTAACTTACGGCGCTGTGCAGCGGCCATGATCATACTGTGTAGCATTAGGCATCACCGATGTTAATGAATAGAAAGAACCCTACATAGGATTCGTCAAGCGAAACCGTCAATAAATACTAAACCCGTATATGGATGTGACCAGGGTAAGTGCTCTGGTACCCAAGCGCAGTACCGATGACGATGAGGGACAAGGAGTGGACACCGTAAAACTCTCGTACGATGCCAACCAGTGGGCCGGTATAGCACACCCCACTGCTGTGGACTCGATCCTACGCTTTGTACAAAACTGTGAGCGTGATCTCCTCACGCTCAACATCCTGGCCAAGGAAGGTAATCAGGACACCGGATGGGTCTATGAAGTAGTGGTCTCGGATGACCATGAGCATCTGTACATGGTGCTCAACGGAGCATGGACCATCCACGAATTGAGTGTCGCCCCAGAGGGTGGCTTGGACCTGATCGAGGTCTATACCTCGGCCAGCGGTGAGCAGGAGGCTCGGGAGTACCTGAAGACGACCTTAAAGGCGTCCAAGGCCTTTGAACTGACCCTCTGAGGGACAGGGATAGAAATTCGATTCGAATCAACTTTGGCAATACATCACTTAAGTGAAGGGGTCTCTTCTAACCCTTGATTGTCGCTACTTGCTAGCCGGCACGGATGCAAATCGTAAAAGAATACTGGAACGATCAATGGTATAAGGGACAGGTACCGCAGCCCTTGCATAGCCCGAGTGAGCGATAGGCAATAGCCATCGCCCTCGGCTATGGACCTATGTTTGCTGGATAGTTTCACTCACCTGTAGCCAAAGGATGACGCTGCCATGGCGCAACTTATGTTTGCCAAGATTAACCCGGATGTCGGGATAGACAGTCACTTTGTGGCCATCGGGACCGACGAGACAGAGTACGGTCAAATTGTCTTTGTAGGGTACTTGGAGCCGGGATGGGAAATCCGTCCTGAAGACATCAGTCACCTGAATGAAGCGACCTTGTTTATTACACGGGTCAGTGTATCCGATCAGGTGGAGCCGGAGAAAGAAGCGGCCTTCAGGGAGCTGCGTAAGCAAGGCACAGTCAAGGTCAAGGCGGTGCGGGACCTCATGGCCCTGCGACGCGACGATGACATCATGATCATGACCATGGCCGACGAAGCCTTGGTTACGGTGGCGCAAGCAGAAGCACAAGCCTTACCGGCGGATGAATTCCTGACCGGGACCGTGGTCGATGTGGCCAACATGCTGGCAGTCTGGGACATCACCGATGTCACCTTGCAACACATCGGTGAACAGGTACACCTGATGGACTTGCGCTATGCCCGTCCTCGGTTAACCGAACCCCAGCCGCGTGATCTACGGCGTATGGTCAAGTTCCTGACCCCCTTACTTCAACGCCCTGAGTTAGTCGTTGAAGGCGATCAACACGTCACGATCAAGCTCTCGTTATACGGTAAAGCCCATGTCGCCTTTGGCACAGGTTTGAGCCCTGAGATTGACCGCGAATACATTATCCCGTTGTACGCGCTGGCTCCGCGAGGATAACAGAGCCGCTGTTTCTTTTTTCTTTGCCTGCATGAGGATCGATTCTGCATGACGCACCCTAACCTGACCACTAACAGCTTGCACTTTGCCCACGTCTTACGTGATGAGAAGATTCAGAGTCACTTCTCCTGCGTAGCGGTGTATTCGACCGGGGCAGGGTACATCTGTTTGATAGGGTACTTGGAGCCACACAAGTTTATCGAGCCCGATCAGGAGTTCTGGGATACCCTCAATGTGCATTTGGTCAGGATGGTCGTCAGCCCGCATGCCGACCCTGCCATGGTCGCTAAATTTGAAGTGGTCACACAGGTAGGGCTCGTCTCGATCGGAGCACTGAGGAGCTTGTTGGACCTGTCAACGGAACAAATTGAGACCTACTACCGTTACCCCAGTAAACTCAACGATACCATTCGCTATCAGACCCCACGTCCCGAGTTGTGCGAGACGATTGAGAATTTTGCTGACTTGATGGTGCGCTATGGATTAGGTCGGTTGGCATTCCAATCAGACAAAGGCAGTGTGCGGGTGATGCAGGTGCATCCGTTAGTGCCTGGGCAGCCCTGGAGCTTAAGTGACGAGGAACGGATGATCAGGGTCCTTCGGCCCATGATGGACCGTCGGGTCTTGATGGAAGACCAGTCCCGGTACCTGTTTATGAACCTCAACCTCTTTACGGACAGTCGGTTAGAGATCGGACACGCAGGTACTACCTACACCTTCCCGACCTATGCGATGAAGGGGAAAGTGGTAAAAGGGTAAAAAATAACTAAGCTAGACTATGATGTAGGGAACAGGTACCACTCTTCCCTGGGCAGCCCTGGAGTAGCGATAGACACATTCGTCATCGCCTCCAGCTGCCATCTATGCCGTCTTACCGTTTTAGCGAAGGCCGCCTTATGACCATCGGAGCCGAACACCGGATCTACACAGGCAAGGACTTGCGCAACCCGAATCATACCCTGGTTGGGGTGATCACGGATCAGTACACCAATAGCACCTTTAACGAAGCCACCCACATGGTGCTCGTGATGCTGACCCCCTTAACCGAAGTAGAGCCAGATACCGACATCTACATGGCGTACATCAATGAACAAGGCGCGGGACGTCGGACTGAGAACCGCTCCCCTATTGTCACCCCCTTGACCATGCCCTTGACGTGGCAAAGCCTCCTGCATCAGCTAGAGGTGGACGAGTCAGAGGTGGGTTCGTTGATGCCCTATGATCCTGAACGCCACGTCAGCGCACGGGTTTTTCCTCCAACTTTATCATGGTGGTTTGGCAAGTACGTATTACAACCCCCTCGTAAATCGTAAAAAATAACAAACTTGGATACTATTATAGGAGAAGGTACCAAATCTCCTGGGACAGCTTCAGGAGCGCGATAGGCAATGGCCATCGCCCCTGGCTGACCACTATTCCGCTTGGAAGGAATCGCCATGATTGACACTGACGCACCGTTACCGGTCGATCCTGATCAGTCTGAAACGGAGGTCGAAGCGGCGAGGCATTTTCGCAGCCTCCCGCCCATACTCCAGCGGTGTCTGACCGACGCCGCGGCCCCGCCCCCTTATCCCACGCTCGATGCCCACTGGGTATTGAACGATCCTGTCAAGCGTTGATGATGTTGATGATTTAGTGTAGCACCGGGAATCTCCCTCCCCTTAGCCGTTGCTGACCTTGTCAGCCCCTCCAAGAGAGCCTCCTCAGAACGGGCTCTCTTGGAGGAGGGCTTTTTTGCCGGCTCGATTTGATTCGAACTTTTTTCAACCATACATAGTACAGTTGAGTAAGGAGAATAGTCTTCTACTCGTACCCTGTTCTTAAGGAGAAACACCATGGCTTCTACTACTACTCTGGTTGCATCGGCTGTCGGTCTGGTTGCTGTTGTTGGTGGTGGCTTCATTGCCAAGCGCTATCGTGACCGTAAGTTGAACAAGTCGGTCAAAGAAATGGTCACCGAGTTCGGTAAGACCGAAGCGGGCCGTAAGTTCATGGAAGAGGTCATGGCCAACGCCAAAACGGCAGACGCCCAGTAACCTCTGCAACACCCTACCCTTATACGTCTTAGGAGACTGTCATGAAAGGTTTCGCCATTGCTGTTGCGGTTGTCGTAGTGTCCTCGATCATCCTGGACAAGTACCAGCACTCGGATCTGCGTCGTAAGATCCACAACCTGTAAGTGTACCGTGCAGGGACCCGCATTGGGTCCCTGTGTTTCTTTCTCTTTGTGCCAAGGAGCACTGACATGACCCCTGCACTTGCCAGCGCCGTTGGCGCAACGTCGTTTCCCTTCTACACCCAGATCACCATTGACGGTGAGAAGATCTACGCCTCGGCTGAGATCCTCAACCTGAAGAAGATCCCTGTGATCACCTTCTTGCAAGATTTCTACTACCGTACCCCGCAAGGTACGTTTATTAAATGCAAGGCAGTCACCCAGCGTCACCCGGAATTGAACGAACAGTTCCATGCCGACATGTTCGCCCACCTCGGTTAACCCAGACACCTACCAGGAGTGTCCCATGAAAATCGCCCATCGTTACACCGCTGAACAAACCGCTGACGATCTGCACGATGCGGATGGTGCCTTCTTCTTCCGGCGTCAAACCCGATACGGTATCCACTGGGAACTGGCGCGGTTCAGTTCTGGGGTGCCTGATCAAGAAGCCATCGGCCTGATTCGCCGCGAAGGTTACTACCGCTACCGCCGTGTAGACGGCAAGCACGACTACATCCCTGTCAAGGTGGTCGAGCCGGATTCGCAGATGCACATCCTGATTGAAAACGCCCTGCTGACCCATCTGGGCAACGCGGCTTAACAACCCTTTGCAACACCCCTTACCCAGACCTTAGGAGGTCACCATGAAAGTTATCGAAGTCCAAGTTAAATCCATTCACGACGCCCTGGCAAGCGCCGCTAAAATCCACACCAAGACCACCCGTGGCGTCATCGTCCGTTGGCAGGACTACCACAATGAAGTGGAGTTCAAGATCCATGGCGAACGCTTCGAGCTGGAAGTGGTTCGTTGCGATGGCGACCGTGAGCGCGTCTGGATGAGCACCGAGTGGAAAGAGCTGCCTAAGGACCATCGTCGTCTGGCACTGGCGGCGGCGCTGCACCTGCGGTTGAAATGCTTCTTCGTCAACAAGGAGCTGGTGGTCATGGAACGTGAACCGGTTCGCAGTGAACCGACTCGTACCTTGGAACTGGAGATCGAAGAACCTGTGCGTCACGAGTCCCGTTGGAAGGGTGCTCAAGCCCATGGCATCAGTGGTCACCGTAAAGAAGTCAAACAAGAAAGCGACACCGGACTCGGCGCCCTGATTCTGGGCCTGGGTCTGCTGGCATTAGGTGCTGGCAAGAAACGCAGTTAACTCAACCCTAGCCCAATGGAGGGCGCATCATGTTCAGCAAATTGTTCGGCACTGACACTCGCGCCCTTCAGGCGGAATTGGCTCATGCCACCCATATGTTCGCCCATGCCATGCGTGTTTATGGTGTCCTCAGCACTCAGGCCCTGGCCTACGAAGCTAAGATCGCCACCCTTGAAGCCGCACTGGCAAACTAAGACCACCCTACAATAGGACTACCCTCATGACCAATACTACATTCGCTGCTATCGCTGTGGGCGCTGCTGTTGCAGGTTCGGTTATTGGCTACAAGCTAGTTAAGGGCCTGCCGGATCGTTTCACGGTCTTCGGTCGGACCTTCGTGCGCAAGCAAAAAGACTAACGGCATAGGGAGGAGGGCTATAGCCCTCCTCCTGTCTGCTGCTTTCTTTTTTCTTTGTTCAGACCTTGAGGTTCTTCGGATGAAGACCTGCAACCAACTTCTGGGTGATCTTGGCGCAGCACTCAGCTTTGGTGATCTTCCCATCCTTGTTGATGTCCAGACCCTTGTTCTGCACGTAGGTCGTTGGTCGGGTCTTCTCGTCCCACAGAACGTAGTCGTCTGGTTTACCCACACCGGCGGGCCAGAGTATTCTGAGATAGACGTCACCCAGGTTCTTCAACTTGCCTTTGTACGGCGCGAAGAACTTCTGCACGTAGAAGAGCTGCTCTTCAGCAGTCAGCTTGATCAGCGCACCGGTGGTGGTACCGATGTCTTTGGCAGCGGCTGCACCGAACTGGATCAGACCAAAGTACGGAGCACCGGCGCCATTGCGGATGGTCGGAGAGAAGGTTTCACCTGTCTCAAACGCCATGCAGGCCATCAGGTCGTCCGGGCCGTTATTGGGCATGGCCAAGCTTTCAGCAATGTGCTTGACGATCTTGACGAACTCATCACTGACCTTTTCCGACCATGCTGTGGCGTTGCAGTAGGCTAAGAAGATCGGATCAAGGCCATGTTCGGCCACCGCTTTCTTACGCACAGCTTCGGTCATACGGCGGGCGTTCATGAACGACCCGTGACTCAGAGGACCCCAAGCACCATCGATGGCACCGGTGTACAGCCCCATGGCTTTCATGCCACGCTGCAGGGCTTTTAACTGATTAACTGTTGCTGCCATTTTGTTCACTCTCAATCAGATCGAGCATTGCCGGATAGCAGTCTCGGAGTTTCTCGAATTTGTAGTCCTTTAGCATCCCCGTGAAGACCTGGTTCTCGTCCGTGTTACGACGGTACTCAAAGCGCAGCCCTTCGCTGTCAATGGTCAACGGCGTTGACGGGGTGGTCGACAGTCGGGTGATGTGAACGGCATTGGCGATGGAGTACGCACTGTTCATGAGAGGGCGCCACTCAGCCGCACTGGCCACTTGCTCCGCAGACTCCTGTGTGTACGACAACAGGGTCATAGGATCTGCCAACGCTTTGTTGTTCAGGAAGTCGTTGATGATGGCGTCTTCCAAGTGCAGCATCTTGGGCGTCAGACTGGTCTTGCCTCGGAAGTACAGCTTGTTGACGTTAGGACGACCCTTAGGGATGTACGGATGAGGCTCACCCCCGTCCTGAGGCGCAGGGTCGCCGTCTTTCCACCATTCCAGGCCGTAGCCGATGATGGCGTACTGCAATGCAGAGAGGAAATTGAACACCACCGCATCTTTGATACGGGCAGTGGCACGTAATTGAACACCAGCATTGTCCAGCAGGCGCATCACCCGGAATTGGCCGCGGTCAGCGCCGGTATAGAGTTCGAATTCTTCAGACATGGAAAGGTTCCGTTATTCAGAGGCAATGAAGTAGTCGTTGACAAAGGATAATCGCAGTTCATCCCCAACGGTATTGACCGAATGCTGTAAATAGCTGGGCAGGATGTACACATCGCCCGGTGCCGGTTCAATACGCAGGTTACCAAAGTGCGAGGTCACGATGTCACGTGGATACCCTCGACACGCCGTGGTGCGAGGATCAAGGACGATCATTCGAGCAGCTGACTCCACGGGGTACATGACCACGGTCACACTGCTCATTGCATGGATGTGCGTCTCTAGATCGCCTCCAGGCGGGATCACCACGCATTGTGTCAGAATGTCCAACTCCGTGCGTTCAAGGCGCATCCCAAATTGAGTGGCGATGTACTCAATAACCACAGGAGTAATCACATCGTCACGCAGTCGCACCAACGGTTGGACAGCCGGATCACTGTCATCCATTGGTGGGAAGCTTCCATTGACCTTGCAGCTGCTGGCTAACAAGGCCCCACAGATCTCATCAAGGTCGCATTGATCGCTGACATTGAACTTTCCAATCGTGGTCACCCAGGGGCGAATCAGTTCCATGTTACAGGTCCTTGGTTTGGTAGTATTCGTGCAGCAAGGACAGGCGCATGTCTTCAGTCACATGGCTGACGCTGTGTTGCACATAGCTGGGGAAGATCCACACATCCCCTTGCTTCGGACTGATCTTGAAGTTGGGGAAGTGATGGTTACGCATGCGCTTGGGGTAGCCACGCATCGCATTCATCCTGGGATCAAACATGGTCAAGGCGTTGGTGGAATCGCCCGGATAGCAGATCGCTGAAACGATACTGCCTGGATGCAGATGTGGGTACAGACCTTCCCCATTTTCGATCCATTTACCATTGGTTTCCACGTAGAAGGGAAACATGGCTTCGCCAAAGTGTTCTTGGCAGTACGCTTGCACCGCTGGGGTGATCACCTCATCACGCATGGTGAGGATGATTGGAAACAATTCTTCATCGATGCAACGCTGACGGTCGTCTTCTCCGTTGGTCATGCTGAACAGGGTGAAGACTTCATCGGCGTAGGCAGCCATATCGAACTGATCGGCCACGTTGATCTTTGCCAATGGGGTAGCCCATAGACTGATGGTTTCCATCTCACACCTCCGTCAATGACGTGATACCGGCTTCCGTGCACTCGAGCAGGCAGTACTGCACAGACTTCGGTGCCCAGCCCTTCTCCAACCAGTTATCCACCTTCTCGAGTTTCTCGATGATGGCGTCATAGGTGGCCGGGTCTTGACTGTACGGAACGAAGTACTCATCCTGACCCAAGAACAGGTCGGCATCGTCCAGCACTGTGTAGATGTCCAGACCGTAGAGTTCCTTGAGCTTGAAGGCGTAGATGATCGCCACGGCGTAACTCTTGGCCGGGTAGATCAACGGGAAGGTAGCCGACTCGAAATACTTCAAGGCGTTATCCACCAACTCCTCGTCCTCCACGAACTCCATCAGTTCAAAAGCATCGCTGTGCTCTTGCACCAATTCGTCATAAAGGCGTTGGAAGGGTTTATACGGCAGGTGATCCATCAGTGTTCTCCCATGAGGTCCCAGCGGTTCTTCATCTCGATCAGGCACCGGTCAGACCCGGTCTCCTCCATCAGATGCTGCACATCACACCGGGCACAGTGGTCCAAGAAACAGCAGTCCCCACATTCTGGGTGTTCGCTGTACTTGATCAGGTTGTTGATGTACGCATTTTCACGGTGCTCGAGCAACCGTGCACCCGTCCAAGGGCGGGCCAGTTCGTACTTGTCTTTGTACAGGGTGAGGTTCTCCACCAACACGATGGTGGAATAGAGCTTACCCGTGCGGTAGGTGTACTCGTACCCTTCCTTGACGCCTGGGATCAACGGGATGAATTCATGCGTGTTGACCCGCGTCTTGGAGAAGTCGGCAAACTGCTTGATGTCCCGTTTAAACCGCTCGGCGTTGAGCAGGTTATCAAACCCTTGACGGGCATTGACAAACGGGAACTCAATGACCTTGTCAATCCCGGAGCCGAAATCGTAGTTACGGATCAGGCTGAAGGATTCGGCATTGAACTGCTTGAGGTTTTCCTCCTCGATGTTGATTGTGGCGTACAGACGGGTGAAGGAGGCTTTCTTCAGCAGGCTTTGGAAATACGCCAGCCGCTCCTTCATCATCGCCATGTACTTTTCGTTGGCCACGTTCTTCAACGTAAAAGGGGTGCCGATGTTGACGTACTTGCCCGGCATCAGCTCATCGCACAGCGCCGCGAGTTCAGGCAGGTTACGGTCATGCAGCATCGCAGCGTTCAAGGTCAAGACTTTGTAGTACGAGGCAATCTGTTTGATCACCGGGTGTTGCAACACCGCAAAGCCATTGTCCGAACTGGTGATGTCAGTGGGGCCAATCTTCAGCTCCAACATCCGCCAGTCTTGCTGCTTGAGGTCCTCGAGTAGCGCTAGCAGGGCGCGGGCATCTTCTTCAGGGACTTCAAAATCCGCAAAGTTCTTATCCACGGTGCAGCCTGAACAACTGTAGCCACACCCTTTCAACACCTCCAACCCTAAGTTGAAGGTTTGTGAGACACGTTCACTGTGCATACTCAAGCCCTACCAAGCAGTCTTTGATGCCCATGAATTTCATGATGCTGGTGATGCCCTTCTCCGAACAACTGGAGACGTACGGGCACTCCATGCACGGCGTGTCTTTCAGGTACTCTAAAGACGCGTCCAAGGCCTGCTGACGAGTTGCTAGCAAGTTATCCATAGTCCAGGGCTTGGGCACGGTAAAGGCGTCTTCTAGGAACGGACAGTCGTCTTTCAAGAAGGGCACCCAGTACAGCTTGCCGTCGGTGTACAGCAGGTTCATCATGGTCCCGGTGTTCAGGCACAGGTCCGGGTTCTTGCGCCGTTCATCAGTCCCATTCAACTGCTTGTAGTACGAACTGATCCGATAGCTCATGCGCTGGATCTGTTGCGCCACTTGCAAGTCCTTGATTGGAGCGCGCCCGTACGGGATGTTTAAGATGTCATCCTTGTCGACCGGGAACTCCACATCAAAGCCTTTGATCAGCATCTCCTCGAACTCGTCATCGACGGTGTCCTTGGTGCAGTTGACCACAAAGCCTGCTTCATTCAAGAAGGCGTTGTGCAGGTTGTCTTTGATGTGGTTCAGCTTCATGTTGATCATATCACTGAACTTATTGGTCTTGAAGAAGTGTGGGGCCGCCGGAATCAAGAAGCGAATCGGTTTACCCGGCACACAGACATCAATCTCCTGACACATGGCGGTGTACTTCTTCAGGTCCTTCTCCAGGAAGGCCGCGTTGAAGGTCACCTGATGAAACAGTTGCGCCATGGACTGGAAGATCGGGTGCTCCATGACTTCATCTTTGTTGTCGGCACTCATGTAGTCCGTTGGGCCAATGCCCAAATCAAACGCCACGTACCCGACGCCCACCATTTCTTCAATGAGGGCTTGCAGCTCAGGCAGGTCATTAACGTCCCCACCCATGGTGCGGTCGATCATGCATCCGGAGCAGTGGTGCTGGCAGCCTCGGAATAGATCAAGCGTGATCTCCAAGCGCTGTCGGTGTTGGACGAGGTGTGGGTTGTCCATAGGTCGAGTAACCCCTTAAAACCGTTACAGGAACGGGACAAGTCGGTGACCTCCCGCAAGTGCTCGGAAAGGCAATGTCCCATGTAGGTGCAGGTCCCGCAATGACCATTGGTGGTCACGGCCTGCTTTTCTTTTGCACACCACGCAAGGTAACCTTCTACCCCATCAACGGGCAGGAAGAACTCATTGTCATTGGCATCGAACTCCAACACGGCCAATTGACCGGTCGGGGTGATGTACAGGTGGTCGTCACTGAAGGCATTTCGAAGCCCTTCAGCCGCTTCCTTTACCTGCCGCTCATTCTCGAAGTAGAACGTGCGCTCAGGGTGCTCTATAACCGCCCATACGAAGCGTTCGAACTCATCGTAGTACACTGGGTGGGCATTGGCTTGATTGGAGCTGTACGGCTTGATCTCGACGTCCTTGGCATTGCTCAGCATGTTCATGGTCTGGACGAATTCATCCACACTCACGGTGTCCAAGAACTTCCGACTGGCCAAGGTCAGGATGGTGTACGGGCGCGGGAGCATCAGCAGGTTGTTGAACACCCGCTCATGCATCTCCCGTGCTCCGAAGTCGTAGGAGACCGAGAGTTCGAAATCCAGATCGTCGGTGATCTCATTGGTCAGGGTGAGGTTGGTCACCAGAACAATGTCATCAATGCCGTACGTGAGCAGGATGTCTTTCATCCCTTGCAAGTACTCGGGCGGCAACAACAGGACTTCGCCCCCATAGATGTCGACATGACCGATGTCATAATGCTGCATGACGTCGAGCAACACCTCTTCGAACTTGTCCAACTCCAGACGCGTCCGGTCCCCCAATTGCTCAGGAGTCAAATAACAGAACTCGCACCGCAAGTTGCAGTAGTACGATGGATTGATGCTGAGGTTTATTTGCGGTCGCGACATGACGCCCCCTCAAGAATGGCCACACGGATCGCCAGCACCAGGTTGTTCATCAACATAGCACTACCCCTTAAGACTGCGATCGATGTCAGCGATGGCTTTATCGATGAACTCCCGCAAATTGGTCTCAGTTTGAGCCAGGCCGCGATCATTGAGCATCAGGCTTCGCTTGGCCAGTTGTCGTTCGAAGTACTCAGCCTCACGGTTAAAGAGGGCTTTGAGTTCACGGTTGATACGGGCTGACTCGGCGACGACGGGGTCGGCAGGTTCAGCGAAAGGATCGATGTAAGCCATGTTGTTAATCTCGATGGGTCTTGGCGTGTTGCTTGGCAAGGTCCATAAGCGCATCGCGCATGGCCAGCTCGAAGTCTGCAAACCCAATGGTTGTCATACTTTGGCCACGGGCCATCAGTTGACGGACAATGGTGTCAGCCTCGCGCTCCAGTGCTTGTTTGAGATTGATCAGCAGGGTTTCGTGGGTGAGAATAGCCATGTTAACCTCGGGCGATGATCTGGACCGATTCGTCCACGTAAGGGGTGGGGGTCAGGTAATCCTGCATCCCGTTCAGTTCGATGAGCCGTGGGGCAATGCTCTTCATGGTCTGGCAGTGATGCTCAGCCAAGCCTAACCGTTTGGTGTCGGTGATGGTCTTGCGGCACCCGTTGCAGATGAGGAACATCGGGCATTCATTGCACGCCTCCTTCATCGACCACAACTCTTCCTGATTGCTCAACGGCTGGAAGAACTCCCCATTCATCTCTTTTTCAAAGTCGATGGGGTATTTGAGGTCATCACCGAACGCGCCACAGGAGAAATACCCACCACCCGGTTGGATGCTGCGAATCCCGCTGTCACACTCACGGGACAAGGGGCAGATGGTGTTCTGCGTCTTGATGCGCTTGACCATCTGCTTGGTGTTGAACTCCCACTGCATGAGCCCTGCATCGTAAATCTCGATGTAGGCTTTGTACATGTCCGCTTGGGTGTACATGCTTTCCGCATGCCCCATGGCGATGCCTTTGTTGACCACCACAGGGCCCGAGGCGACAGCATAATTGACTTTAGCCTCTACCCCGAGTCGCTGGGCAAGGCGTACGGTGTCAAGCACAGTGTGTTCATTGTCCTTGTCAATCACCGCAATGAAGTCAGGCCGATAACCGATGCGTTCCAAGAACAGATCGCTCATGGCGATGAACTCAGCTTCGGTCAATGGCGTACCATCGCCTTTCAAGCGCCCATCCCCGTATTGGAACGAGGTGGTCACGCCGACACGAGGATGCCGGAACAACTCTTCCCACAGCTCAGGCTTCTTGTAGAAGGGCCAGAGGTTGGTGGTAAACGAAATACTGGCCTTTGACTCTAATCGATCCAGGATGGCGATCAGATCCCAGTAATACTGAGGCGGCATCATCAACGGATCGCCGCCGTTTACGATGACCGTCCGGGTCTCAGGGAATCGCTGGATAAACCGTTCGACCTGCGTGAGTTCGACGATTTCTTTATTATCATCGCTCAGGTACGTGCTAGAGCAGAACGTACACTTGAAGTTGCATCTCGCAGTCGGTTTCAGGATAACGTCGATGATGAATACTCCTTAGGCTACCTGTTATGCATTACGCTGACGCAGGTGGTTGACCATGTTGACGATGGTGTAGCCATCGGTGGACAGTTCGCGGTTGGCGTACTCGATTGGATCGAGGCCTTCATCACGCAGCCACTGCATGGCTTGTTGGTAGCCTTCCGGCGTCAGGGGGAATTCTTGTACGTTCATGAGGAGGGTCTCGGTAAGAAATGCAGCAAGGGAGGACAGCACCTTGCTGTCTAGGTCATACCATGGGAATGCAGATGAATTCCTATTAACTAAAATTCATACGAGCTGACTTAAGTATAAAAATAAATACAAACGGCATATAGGCTCCGGTTGCCCGGAGCCCGTATGTCACGCTTCGATAATCTTAGAGAACATCTCTTTGATCTGGCAGGTCGAATTTCCATCCTCGATGAACGAGTGATGGAGGAAGCACCGCATGCCGCACCGCGAGTAATACTCACAGGAGAAACAGTCGTACTTCTCGACAAACCGCATCTCCGCTTCGTCCTTGGCTTTGAGACCTTCGGCTTCATCGAGGATGGCGTTCTTGCCGGCTTCTGACCAACAGGTGCTCACGATCCCATCTTTGTTGACGATCTTCGTAGAGCGGCAGGTGGTCTCATTGAACGCATTCTGTTTCCAGTCCTTGATTGGATAGGAGTTCGGGTAGCGCTCATTGAGTTTCAGGTACAGCTGACTGATCAGGTCTTCATCCGGCTGGATGTACTCGTACATCTGACTGGGGATGTAATGGTCGAAGTACACATCGAAGTGTTCGCACATCCAGGCCACTTCGTATCCTTCGTTTTCACTTAGGAAGGCCTCGATGTTCTGCTTGGTGATCACAACGTTGACGGTCCTGACGTATTCTTTCACCTTGTGCAGGTTATGGAAGAACAGCATCCGCCCCACCCGGTCAAACCGGCCAGCGGGATCATAGGACGTTGCAATCTGGACCTTGCCATGGGCTTGAAGGCGCTTGACAAGTTCAACCAGACGCTCGACCTTATGATAGACCAGGTTGGTACCCAGGACCAGCAAGGCGTTCTCGAAGTGCTCGAAGATCCGCTTGCCAGCCTGGTAATATTGCTCGAACAGTTCATCCGGGAACTCATCGAGGAACAGCTCACCGCCGGTCATGTTCACCACGTACGGTTGACGTGGATCGGTACTGGCAATGAGCGTCTCGACTTTCTCAGCGATGCTGTCAAACCCCACCTTGGAGTCGTGGTCTTGATGGCAGAACGAACACCGTAGATTACAGTACTCAAACAGAATCAGGTGCGCTTCTTTCCACTTACCTTTCTTCTCTTGGAGGATGTTCACTACGGGAATCAGGTCCATTACCATTTCGCTCCTTGGACGCACTGACGCAGGACATCAACGTCCTCGTGCAGCACGTAGCGGATGAGGTTCTCATCGTACTTGCCCGAATCAGCGTTCGGCAGGGCCAGGCGCTTAGCGCCTTTGAACATGACCATGACGCGTTCTTTCAAGGCTTCAGGGGTGTAGATGTTCGTGTCTGAGGTCATCAACTCCAGAATCAAACGTGTACGACCGGCGGTCGGACCTTCGTCACAGAACTCCAGCACCTTGATTAACTCACGGAGCAGCCCCAGTACCCAGTCACGGGTCGGTTCGTTCTCGAACACACCCGGCTGCAAGAACATGGGGTTGTTCAGGTAGTGGAAGTTCAACGTGCCTTCAAAGACACTGTTGCCGTTCATCAGGGTGTCCATGTCGCAGCCGGCGAACTCCCACATGCCAGGGTCAGCAATCATGCGACCCCAAACATCGAGGGCATCATGGGTGTTGGCCAATGCAATGCGGCGCAGGATGTTACGCAGGACCTTGGGCAGTTTACCCACGCGGTCATCGGTGAGTAGACGCAGGATGCGCCATTCCAACGACACTTCGTCAGGGGCGGCGCACATCAGCTCAGTCATGACGTCCTGAAGCGGATCGTTGAACTTGTACAGCGCCTCGATGGTCTTGGCGTTGATTTCGACTTCGGCCAGGATGTTCGACGCGGGCTTGCGGATGTTCAGCAAGGAGACGTTGAAAGTCGCCTTCTTGCACAGGAAGATCCAGCGGAACACATCGAGGGTCACTGACGGCAGCAGGGCTTTGACCGCCATGGCGTACAAACGCAGGTACGTCTTGCCATCGGCAAAGATGAACACCTTGTCCTTGCTGGCGAAGGCTTCAGCCATCACTTTAGCGAAGGCTTCAGGCTTCATGGTGTCCAGCGAATCAGCGTAACCCAACTGGGTCGCAGCGATTTCGTTTTCCACCGGGCAGTGCTCGTAACCCACATGCTGACCGAAGGCTACATACGGGTGTTCACGGGTGATACGCGAGTCGATCTCGACGTAGGCTTTACTGCGAAGATGATACATGTTCGATTTCCTTCACGATCAGGGAAGTCTTTTCCAGCACGCTTTGCATCGGCGGCAGGATGGCTTGGAATTCATCCGGGCACTGGCTGCCCAAGATCCCTACAAAGAAGGGATTGTTCATGCTCGCAAAGAACTTGAACAGGTTGTCACCGGCGAAGATGTATTCGTTGAAGAAGGTCTTGTTCCAGCTGTACTCTGACTCATCAATCCCCGCCATCATCAACGGGAAGAAGTCATGCTCGATCAACCGAACGAAGTTGATCCCCACCGTGGATTCATCAGTGTCTTCTGGGAAGCTCTGCTCGATCTCCTCCTTGAACTGTGGTTGGCAGTACAGGGCAAACAACGGGAGGGAGCACAGACGCTTGAGCCAGGTGTTAATGGCATCGGCGTGGGTATCGATGAACTCAGACGGATCGAACGCCAACACATGCTGACGGCCTGAAGCGGCCAACATCACGTTCATGGCCAGGTCTTCCAAATCCGGTACCTTGACCAGCAGCGTCGATGCCAAGTATTCACCCAGCAGGGCAAACAATGCATCGTTTGACTGGAACTCCAACTTGCAGTTGATGTTCAGGTTCGACAGGTAGGTCAGAAAGGCCCGACCCTTCAGTCGACTGTTATCAACGTCGATGACAAACTGGATGTCTTCTGTGAACTTACGCTTGAGGTCTGCAGCCGGAATCGGCGCAGTGGTACGAATCTGAATGGGGGCGATTGGCTGTTCGCTCATGGTGAGGCTCTCGGTTGATGGAGCTGGCGCACGCCAGCTCCTGGTTGCATGACAGGTCATGGGTGTTACCGCCGACCGCGGGCGCAGTGACAGTTACTGTGGCAGCTGGTGTGGCAGATGACGCGGGACAGGGTGGCTGTGTTGTTACGGGCATAGGCAACGTAGGTGTTCCACAGATCGTCCAGAGCGGTCTGAAGACCGGCCAGATCCATGTCCACGCCATCGCGCATGGTCGACATCGCCGCTGACGCTGCAAAGTTACCGACACCGTACGCGGTGTTTGCCACGGCGGTCCCATCGTATTCCAGGATGTCACCGTTACCGCTGGAGTAGCCGGACTTGGTCCGGTAAATCAGGATGCGCGTGAGACGAACACCACCCCAGTTGTTGGCAAAGGCTCTCAGAGCCGCCACTGTCTGGGCTACATTGGGTTCACCGGCCGCGAAATTGCCTCGGCTGAGCGTGTGACCAAAGCCGCCGGTGGTGCCGCCAAACCAACCCGGATCAGAGTTGGCTGGATAGTTGTTGGTTCCCCAACTGATACCGCTGTTACAGCGATCCCGAATACGCCAGTTGCCTTCGTTGGCCAACCGTTGACGGGTAATCTGTTCAGTCATGTTACACCTTTAAAATCAAATTGGATTGCTGATTACGACCAGACAGGTAACGCAGGGTGTTCTTCAGACCCCCACAGCGTCCATTCTGCCAAGGCAGTCGATGGCAATCGCCACCACACAGGTCGAACACATCGCACGAAAGACAGGGATCATTCCAGGTCAGCTCTTCGGTGATTTCCTTGAGCAACCCTTCTGAGGTCAAGAATGCATCCACACCGTCTTCAAGACGGGCATGGTGCAGAGAAGCTGCCGCGTTCGGGCAGCCGGAGAGCGAACCGTCCGAGTTGATCGTCACCAGGTTCTGCTCACAGTTGCGGCAGTTGGTGTCGACCTTGACTCGGTTGGTCTTAAGCTTCTCCTCAATGATGTCCAGCGTCTTGATCTTCACCCGCCCATTGCGGGCTTTATAACGGTGATAGAGCGCCAGGTACCAGTTGTCCTGTTCTTCATTGTCCGGGAAGATGCCCACGTTACATTGCGCACTGCCGTCCATGGTCAACCGTTCCAAGGACACTTCGTCCACGGCCAGGCTTTCCATCTGGTCCAAGAACCAGTCAGGCGTCATGGTCAACAGTTGCCGACTCACCGACACCTTGAGGGCAATCCCCACATCATGACTCTTCAACGTTTCCAGATTGCGTTTCCACAACTGGAACTGCTTGTCGTTACCCCAACGAATCCAATGGTCCCAACTGGTCCCAATGAAACCGCCAAAGTAATCCTGAATGAACGCAATGTGCGCGTCGGTCAACTTGAAGGTCAGGTTGCTGTTGGCACACATGGTCACATGCGGATGATCGATGAACTGATCCGCATAGCGTTTGAGCTTTTCCACCGGTACCAAGAAAGGCTCGCCACCATGGAACTCCATGTGGTAGTGGGTGTCCTTGGGGTATTTGGCCATGAACGACCGGACCCACTCGGCTGTCTCGTCTGGGTCGAACTGGGTCTTGTCCCCGTTCTTGCCATTGGTGAAGCAGTGATGACAATCCAGGTTACAGGTCCCGGTGGTTTTGACGTAGATGGTTTTGTTCATGCTCAAAGCTTTTGCTCCAGGAACAGCTCCAAGCCAAAACTCAGCATGAGGGAACTGTCAGTGTTGATGGCACGGTGTGGGTGGTTGCGCGGGATGTACAGGACTTCGCCTGCCTTAAGCGACTCACGTTGACCGATGGATTCGAAATCTTTGCCACCGGTGATGACATGGACCACCACGTCATCTGGATCGGTGTGCATCGAGAAACTGGATGAACCCTTAGGCGAGATGAACAGGTGACAGGACACGTAGCCGATGTGGCCAAAGTAGTCTGCCAGCCGTTGACACTCGCGGAACATCGTGGCATTCAGGCGTTCATAGCCTTCAACCTTGATGGGCTTGTCATCGCAGTGCTCCAGATACTCCATGGGGCTGTTAAGCCCAAAGGAGGCATCCTTGTACACGTACTTGACCAGCCCTTGTTCGTAAGGGTGGGGGCTTGACAGAAACTCGTCCACCATCAGCAGTTCTTCGGTAATGCCTTGGAACTGAAAATCGATTTTCTGTAACATCTGAAAAGCCCCTTGACTGTTAGTTATAAAATGTCTGCAATTAATCCGTCCACTGCGCCGGCCATACCTGTTGCCAAGCGCCAGCCACGGTTGCATACAGACGACCCCCGGCTACCAGCAGCTGAATCTCTTGCCCGGTGTTCGATGGGTCCGCTGCGCCTTCAGCCGCATGTCCGGTCCAGGTCGCGGGCCAGATTTGACGCCAAGCACCACTGATGTAGCACTGCAGTTTGTTGCTCACGATCCGCAGACTGGTGTTGGTGGTCGTATTCAGGCGTACATAGCGGTTGTCATGGTCAGCCGAGTTGACGTGATCATACATTCCGCCTGCTGTCAGCAGCGACGCGTCTGTGTTAGACGTCCGGCTACGGGTGATAGAGTTCGGAATAACGCTGAGCCCTACCTGCGCCTTGGTCACCTGGTGTGGATTGCTCAGGTTTTGAACGTGAGCATTCAGCAGGTTACCGGCAATGGCATCAATCGCTTCTTTGGTCCGCAGCGGGGTCATGAAGCGTGCATTGGAAGTGCCTTCGACCGCTTCAGTACGACTGGCGGTTTGGAAGTTATCCACCGACCCAAGGCCTACTTGTGCCTTAGTGACTTCATGCGGGTTGTTCTTGTTGTTCACGTGCGTGTTCAACAGTGTACCGGCATGGACCATGATTGCTTGGTACGTCCGAAGCGGCGTCATGAACTTGTCGTTGACGGTGGACGATTCGCCTTGTGCTTGGGTAGCCGTCAGGAAGTTGTCGACGTTCCCCAAACCCACTTGCGCTTTGGTCACACCGTGCGGGTTGGTCTTCTTGGCTTCGTGAACATTGACTGCTTCGTTGGCAATCCGGCTGGCCAGCACCGTGGTCGTGCCCGGCACCATGAAACGGTTCAATGCAGTGCCCGCGTTGGCCTCCACATCCGTAGCGGTCGGGAAGTTATCCACCGAACCCAGACCCACCTGTGCTTTGGTGGTTTGATGCGGGTTACCCATGTCCTCGATGTGTTCAACAACCTTGTCTTCGACCGCGTCGATCTTCAGTTGCTGCTGTTCATCAAGGTAGAGCATCTGCTGACGCAGTTCTTCGTGAGACGCCTCGTCACCCACCAGGATGGCGTTGCTGACCCGCTCCAACTGCCACACCACGTATTCCCAACCGTAGGTGTCACCGATGTCGTGGATGTGCGGCGCAGCCGGATACATGATCGGACGACCAATGATCGACCCCCACTTGACCGCCCGCTCATCGAGGTTAAGCTCAGCGATCAGATCTGCCAAGGCCCCGAGGTTCCAGGAATACTCACCGCCCACGACCTGATAATCCAGTCGGACAATCACCGGGGCAGGGATCTTCAGCACAATAGCCGATTGAACATCTTTACCGCTTCGCAGTGCCGCTTGTGCGAAAGGTTGTACCAAGAGGTAGTCGTCGACGGGGCGCAGCGGTTCGCCTGTCTCGTCATTATAGATGACAAAGCTCTCGGTGTAGAACGGACCTGCTTTAGGTACGAATACACGCTCAGCACCGGTGTTGATCTCGCGGCGCTCACCTACGATTTTGTTCGTAGGGGACGTTCCGACCAGATCAAGCGGATACTGGATAATTGGTGGTACACTCATGGATCTGCTCCATCGTCAAAAGTAATTCAAACACGAACCCACTGCACCGGAGCGCAGTGGGCTAAGTGCTTAAGCGAACAGCGGCATTGCAGTGTCGATGACACCGGACAACTCATTGCACAGCGCATCAATGGCTTGATTGACGTTGGCTTGAGTGGTGGCAGGAGTCATCAAGCGGTTGGTGGCACTGCCACTCAATGCTTCAGCAGAAGACGCCGCTGGGTAGTTGGGAACAGACCCCAGTCCGACTTGGGCCTTGGTGACCTGATGCGGGTTGTCTGTGCGGGCTGCAAAGGTCTGCAGCGCCTTGATCTCTTCTGAGCCGTCGGTGATGACAGGCGGGTACACGATACCAGCCGGTTCCACGGTGATCAGGTCTTCAACCTCATCAATGATCCCGAACACTTCTGGCACGAAGTACTTGTTCGACAGTTCAGTGACCGTCCACCCTGTCCGCTGACCGCGGGTACGGATGTAAATGTCAATGAATGGTCGAGTGACATCCGCACCGTCGGTGATGACGTAACCCAGCTCGATTCGATCTTCCGCAGGCGTCATGTGCTTGACCCGCGGCCCGCGAACCAACAACGGCATGTAGTCCATGCCATCGATCGGGTAGTCGTTGGTGGTGGACATCTCGAACAGTACGGTATGGTGCCGTTCGGTTTCCGAGTCCTCGTCACGACCACCGGTGATCAGCAGCGTCATGTCCCCGTATTGGTAATCCAGCGGCTGCAGGTACTTACCAATCTTGAGCCAGTGCTCAGGTGCTTCACCGATATTACCCATCTCATCGGCCACCGGGGTGATCGGTGGGACGGTGTGCTGGAAGTTACCGCTTTCTACTGCCGAGCCAATGGCCGCTGCAATTTCAGCGTAGCTCTTCCCGTCAAGCTTAGCCGAATCGGCTGCCTTACCGGCCAGGATGTCTGCTTTGGCTTGGGCGTAGGTGTTACCGTCGAACAGGGCGCTGTTACCCGACCGTAGGCCACCGATCCAGGTTTCAACTTCACCTTGCGACATGCCGAAGATAGCCAGGGCGTCGGCCGCCGCAGCTGTATCATCGAGTTTGTCAGCCAGGATGACGTCCAACTCTTCAGCGGTGTAGGTACCGACTTGAGCGGCTGTGACGTGGTGTGGGTTTTCGAAGTTGGTGATGTGATCACCCACGCCGCCTTCACCAACCAATGCTGCCACCGCGTACCGAACGGCCAACGGCGTCATGTACTTGAGGTTCGACGTGGCATCACGGGCTTCAGCCTCACTGGCAATCCCGTAGTTCTGCACACTGCCCAATCCAACCTGCGCCTTCGTCACCCCGTGAGGGTTGCTCGCATTGGCGATGTGATCGGTAACCCCTTCACCTACGGTTTCAGACAACACCATGCTAAGCAGACGTGGCGTGATGATCCCGTCATCGGCAATACCTTGCAGCGCCGAGGCATCGGTAGCAACACCAATGTTCGGAACGTTACCCAGACCTACTTGAGCCTTCGTCACCCCGTGAGGGTTCGTCCGGTTGTTGGCGTGTGCAGCAAACGCTACCCCAACAATGGCTTCAATGGCTTCACGGGTGCGCAACGGCGTCATATAACGAGCGTTACTGGCCCCAGCTTCCGCTTCCGCTTGAGAAGGCAGTGCATAGTTCTGCACGTTACCCAGACCGACCTGAGCTTTGGTCACTTCGTGAGGGTTGGTCTTATCTGCAACGTGAGCATTGAGGGCGACCGTAGCCACCGCGTCAATCAGCTGCTTGGTCCGAAGAGGCGTCATGAACCGGTTGTTGGCGGTTCCACCAATGGCTTCGGCAACGGCGGCTGTGGGGAAGTTGTCCACCAAGCCCAACCCGACTTGGTCTTTTGTGACCTCGTGTGGGTTGTTCTTATTATTGACGTGATCAGCCTGACCACCGGCGGTTTTCTCTTCGATGGCCTTGGTGATGTCTTCGAGCGTATCGACCACTTCACCCATGCCGACGAAATCGTCGATGTTGAAGTCATGGTTGACCACCGGGAATTGATGCGGCAGTTCAACAACCTGTTCCCATGTTGCGATACGTGGGTTGTAGGCCACGTTCAACAGCAACTCAGACATCTTCTGGTTGTCAAGGACCCAGTCGCCACCTAGGCTCTGGTATTCCATCCGCAGCTGACCAACCAAGTCCCGGTCATAAAAGGAGATCGCCCCGTAGACGGGCTTTCCAATGGTATGTGATGCGTGGGCGAAATGGTACCCGAAGTTAAAATGCACACCTTCTTCAAGAGGGGTGCCGCCTGCCGGGTTATTGACGTTAGCGCCAACCGGATACAACCGAAGCCTTACGCTCTCAGCATAGAACGGGCCGCTGCGCGGGATGATGTAATAGTGATCGAACATCCCACGCGATTCAATCGCCTGAGTTTCGGTCACCTTGTTCGATACCGCGAGCCCCGTCGGATCGAAAGGGTATTGTGGAAGTACAGTACTCATTGTAGCTCTCCGTTGGGGATCTCCATCGGTTCTGGCACCGATATACGGAGCCGGGAATCTTGAATCGTTTTCGAAAAATAAACTTGGTTAATGCCGATTATCAAACAACTGACATACCATTATCGTGGGAGAGTCGATAAATGTACCAATACGAACGCGCGCTGGTTAGACACCGGTTGCCGAATGTCCGTTATGAGGAATTGGACGTGCGTCAGCGGAGCGTCAAGGCTCTCCAGCGAGATTATGCCGAGACCTATCTGGTCCTGACCCATCCCAGTGTGGCGGGTAAGTTGACCCTGCGGTTATCAGACGCTGCAGCGATCCTGACAGCTGTCTTGGAAGGCACCACCGTGGCCGAATGGCTGGTCGCGAACGGCAATAACACCCTGCCCACTCTGACCGGTGTTCCTAAGGTCACCGTGAACAGCGCTTTGGCTCGAGATGCGTGGCAGGCAGGGTTCAAAGTGGACCTCTGCGTGCCGAAAGGCTCGCCGTTTAACGATGCCACCGATTACGACAAGACCGACATCTGGCTGACGCGCCCTGAGACCGATTACGTCGATGTGCAACGGCACTGCCTGGCCACCATCAATGGTCTTGTTCACCGTCTGGATGCGGACCGTGATGGCGTGTACATCAAAGACGGTGGGATTACGTTCCGCAAGACTGAGCGCGCCCTGACCGGCCTTATCAGTTTCAAGAACATCGGCCGGGTTCACACTGCCAGCATCACCCCTGAGATGATCTATAACCCAGACCCCACGAAGTTGTACGCCGATACCTTCTACCTGAAGGTGCCGTTCGATACCACGAACAAGGTCATGGGCGTGGTGATTGGGGGATACTTGCATCTGGCGACCCAAGACCTTAAGGTCATTGGTAAGAACGCCCTCAAGGTGGACATGAAGCGCATCCCGTTCCTTGAGCGGTATATGGTCTCACGTTACCTGATCGATCAGAGTTCCATGGAGCGTTTCCATGAAGTCAGTGCGTCCAATGAAAAGGACTATGACCTGCAGAACTTCTACAGCAACGAATGCATGCTTGAGCTGCTTACCTTGAGCCAATCGTTCATCGTGGGTATTGAAGTCGATCATCTGACCACCGACATCGTTCATACCACCCGCACTCACCTGCCGGGCCGGTTCTACTTTGACGAACGTCCCTTGTGGCCACTGCGCACCCAACTGGGCCTGCTGCCGTCATATCTCTCTGAAGAAGAGAATGGCATCTGGGTCATTCGAATCGATAACAACCTGCAACAACACCGCTTCATGGACACGTACAACTTCCGCTGGAATCCTAAGGTCGACGAGAAGCGCGTTTCCCATCAACCTGAAACCTTTAGCCGGGGTGAGTTCATCAAGTGGTCACACAGTGCTGTAACCATTGGCTGACAACATAGGAGGAGGGCAGCTGCCCTCCTCTTTATGCCGTTACGGAATGTCCATGTCACTGGAACCTGTGGTCCCATGTCCGCACGTTGCCACTGAACCGACTCGTGTCACTGGAATCCCATCGATGGTCATCCATGGACTGGCTGTGGCAATGGTAGGTGCGGCGTGAGGCGATTTACCGTGGCCTGCTACGGCGTCACCTAACAATGAAAGCGGTTTCCCGTTCCACGTCCAGTTAGAGGCCCCCGGTCCAACAATGGTGGCTCCGGCGCTATCTGCACCGACTAACGATACAATGCCCATCAGCTGCTCCCTTTGAAGCTTGGGGTCTTCAGTGTGGTACCACCGGCTTGTAAGGTGAACACACTGCCGCCACCGTCCAAGGTGATCTTCTTGGCTTTGACATCGACATTGTTGACTGCCGTCAGTTTAATGTCTCGAGGCGCATAACCCTTGATGTCTTGCTTGTTCAGTTCAAAGTAGGTGCCCAACTGATTCTGCAACTTGATGTGTTTGTTCTTTGAGTCCAAGAACCCGAAGTTACCCAAGTTGTCTTGCAGGACCACCTTGCCGTTCCCTAGATCAAACTGGAAGTCGTAGGTGCAGAACTCGCCGTTCTTTTGACTGGTGGACAGGGTGATGGTCTTCTGGTGACTGCTGACCTCCAGAAAGTACATGTTGTCCAGGTCCAAGCCATCCTGGTCCATGTTAGGGTTGGCTGCAATCCCAATGACCACGGTCTCCAGTCTTCGGAGTTTGTCATCCTTGCCCATGCTGCGCCAGAAGTACTCATCATTGCTGCCGTACTGGTACACCTCGACGAACTCACCGCGTTGCACGTCAGGGGGTGTCCGGCGGTTTGTACTGGGGAGCCATTTGGCCGTGATGTTGTTGGAGACGAACGCGGTACCCGCGACGGCCTTACCGTCACTGTTGGTTGTTTCGTATTCCAGTGCGTCTACCCGATCGACGATCTCGCCATCGATGAACCCAAGCTTTTCATGGGACGTAATGACCAGTTGATCCGACCCGAGTTTCTTGTTCTCAGCCGCTACGCCGATCATCACCCGACGGAACATGCTGATGGTGTTATCGAACATAGCCACCTCTATTAAAATGAAACTTACAAGACCTATCCTACAGAATTAGGGGAGGGTAGTACCCAATGTTTATCACCAAACTCGTTTTGCATAAATGCAGACGGTTCTATCTTAAAGGCATTGAGACCTTTGAGATCAACCCGACCATGAAAACCCAGATCGTACTGGGCACCAATGGCTCGGGTAAATCAAGTTTGCTTAAGATGGGCTTTACAGTTCTACCCGGTGAGAAGAGCGACTTTGAAGCCGGTGGTTACAAGCTAGTCAACGTCATGAACAATGGCAAGACCTACGTCCTGCGCACTGACATCTCAGGTAAGTCACCTGTCCACAGTTTTATCTGTGATGGCGAGGAACTGAACGAAGGCCATACCGGCGCTGTCCAGAAAGAACTTGTCCGTGAACACTTTGGCATGACCAACGAACTGCACGAAGTGCTGTCCGGTCAGCTCTTGTTCACCAAGATGAGCACCTTGGAGCGTCGTCACTGGATCACCTTGTTATCCTCGGCAGACTTTGACTATGTCATCAAACTGCACGGTCGGGTCAAACGGGCTGTACGAGACACCAGTGCGGTCATTAAGCATCAGTCCGGGCGTCTGGTATCGGAGACCGCCAAGAAGATTGACGATGCCACGTTCAACACCTTGCGCAGACAGTCCCAAGAGATCACTGAGAAGCTCATTCGCCTTCACCAGCACTCTCGCCGGGATGGGGTTGCCGATAACTTCGAGTTTTACAGTCGTCAGTACCACCAGTTAGCCGCTGATGTTGATGCGCTGCTGTCCCGTGCTAAGTATTTACGGGTGTCGATCCCTAAGGCCGTTAAGAGCACTCAGGACGACGCGGTTCTACAACTCAAGGAAAGCCTCAGGTCTCGAGCGCAAATGCTTGAGGCGGCCTTACACGAGGTCTCAGAGCGTCATCAGGAGATCGACAAGCAGCTGCACAGCATCGCAGAGCTTGAAGAGATCGATCCGGTCGAATTGCAAGAGCGGTTGACGCAATTGGGTGCCGAGAAGGAACGATTAAGTCAGCAGTTTAAGACTAAAGCCGATCCAAGTCGTCTGCCCAGTCACGAATACTGCTTTGCCGTCATTCAGGAGACCATCGAGACCCTGCATGGTGTCAACGCCGTGGATGCTGCCTACTTAGATCGCAACACCATTCAGACCAAGCAACGGGAACTGAGTGAGTTGCAGGAAAAGATGATGGCCGGGACCTCAAAGATTGGGGAACTGGAGTATCGCCTGGATCACATCCACAACAGTTCGACGATTCAATGCCCAGCATGTCACCATAACTTCAAAGAAGGGATCTCAGGTGACGAGGAAGGCAATATCAAAGACCTGTTGGAGAAGGGCACGCGCTTTAAGCGCACCATGGAAGACCGGATTCGGGCCGTTCGTGAGTGGTTGCAAGAAGCCCATCAGGCAGGCGATGTGATTCACACCTTGCATCGGTTACGGGACCATAACCCTGACCTGATCGAGCTGTGGCAACTGCTGCAAACCGCAGGCGGCTTTGGGTTAGGGCGTCAGCTGGTACCGGTGTGCGTGGATTTCATCAGTGACGTGAAGACCAAGCTTGCGATCAACCAGCTGGATCATGAGATCGCGCCGTTGGTAGACCGTCTCAATGCCTTAAAGCAGTTGGACAAGTCCAGCAGCCTACGGGATGTGGCCCTGTCGTTGAGTGAGCGGGTCGTGGACCTGAAAAACCACCTGACTGATACCCGGACCACCTTGAAAGAAGTGGACCAGTTCTACGACCGCATGATCGAAGCCCGTGAAATTGGCGATACGGTTCAGCGCAGCCTGGATCGGCTCAATGAGCTGATGGATCAGATGGTCAAGTTCATTGCTGTCGAGGAGATTCAGTCTCAGGTCAAGCGTCATCAGGTGCAGCTTGGGATGCTTGAGCAATCACTGGCCGAAGCCGAAGTGCAGATGGGGATCGTCAATGACCTCAATCGCTCGTTGGAACAAGCCAAGGCTGAAGAGAAAGCCTTGATCATGCTGGAAAAGATCCTCTCCCCTCGGGACGGTATCATTGCCGAGCAGATCATGGTGTTCATCAACACCTTCATCTCCAGCATCAACGAAGTGATTGCCAAAGTGTGGGGCTACAACCTGGCACTGGACACCTGTAACCTCGAGGACGGGGAGCTTAACTACAAGTTCCCGATGTACGTGCACAATTCGGACAACATGATCCCAGACATTGAGTTTGGTTCAGACAGTCAGGTTGACATTGTTAACCAGGCATTCCGGTTGGTGGTGTACAAGTTCCTGGGGCTTGAAGGGTACCCGCTCTACTTGGATGAATTGGGTCGGACCTTCGATGAAGTGCATCGCCTGAACCTCACCTTGGCGCTCAAGGACCTGATGGATGATGAGACCTACTCGCAAGTGTTCTTCATCAGCCACTCGTTTGAAAGTCAGAACAGCTACCCCAACAGTCAGATTGCGGTGATCGATGATTCGCACGTGAGTTTGAAGCGGGCCTACAACGAACACGTAATCATTATCTGAGGACATTGCATGAACCTGATTGCCCCCACAGCGTGTTTCTACCTGGGCGCTGCTACCACTGGCAACGGGCCGAACAAATGGACATGGCCGGGGCGTGACTTGCCCCTGCTGTACGAAGTTCGGTACAGGTTAAACTACCAGTGCTCATTGGACCCTGACCTTGAGACGTGGCGAAAGTTCGGGTTGTTCAGCGCGCAATCCCAAGACGACGGAAAGACGTACCTCCTGTCTGTCAAGGAACTGATTGAAAGCGTCAGTGAGGAAACTGTCCTTGAGATGTTGCAGCATGGCCAATCCATGTACCTGTCCACGACCAAAGATGAAGTCTTGGACATGCTGGGGTGTCCGCCTGCTGTCGTGCCTGCCACACCGGCAAAGCCTGCTGAAGTCCAAGTCCCACCCCTCAAACGGGATAAAGGCTGGTACTAAAATGAAAACCGCATAACAGGGAGGGGCAGCTGCCCCTCCCCTTATGTTGTCAGACAATCAGTTCCAGCACTGGTCGCCATGAAAGACCGCCAGACTGCCATGACTCGATGCCGTCTACATCCGATACAATGTTGTTGCCTCGGTAGATCCGTTTGCCGCTATTGTTGAGTAGTTTTTCCTGAGTCCAGTTGGCACGCCAGTTAGCGCTACCCGAGATGCCTAGTTCGTCTTCAAGGAACTGGGCGAAATCACCTGTAGCGATACCTTCTGTCGACAAGCTGCCATTTGAGCGAATGCGCTTAGAGACATGATACAGCGTACGGTTCCATTCCGAACCCTTGGTCATGTCGGAATCGTCATCGAATGCAAATGGCTCGTTGTCCCGTGCCGGGGAATAAGCGGCTCCTCGAAGCAGCCTCACCTTCATTGTCGTATTCTTAATGGTTACGTCTTTACCGAGGGCCACGCCGGCTGCATTCAGATGATCCCAGCTGAGGGTGTGTCGAATCGGTTTCTTTGCAACCAAGAGTCTTTTGCCGTCTAATGAGAACCCTAGCCAACCTGCATCGGCAAAGATCGATGCACCTTGGGAGACGCCTACAAGACTGGCCAGTTGGTCACCTCGGATTACTTCTGACGAAGTGAACACCCCGTAATAACCGAGGTCACTGTTTCCAGCTATCAGGTTACGACCTAACAAACTGGATAGGCCTCGCCCTAATTTACGTCGTTCTGCTGCTGCCATCATTAACGGGTTCATGTATGCCTCGTCAAGTAAATAACAAGCGAGGGGTCACCCCCTCGCTATGTCGGATCGTTATTCCAACACAGGCTCGCCTGCATCAGTACCGCCCGCCAGGGTTTCGTCGTTGTACGAGTACTTACTGGTGACGATCAACTGGAAACGATCCAGGGTGTAGGCCACGTAGAGCACACCGTCACGGATCAGACGGGTGAACTTGACCGGCACAGCTGAATCTGGAGTCATCGATTCTGCCACTGCCAACATCTCAGCCAACGCCAAGACCATCCGACGGGTCTCAGGACCCATGCGCCCAAAGTCCATGCCAGTCGGGTCGACGTTGATGTAGTCGCTGTAACGCTGCACGAAGGAGGTCACGCCATCACGGTTATACGGACCACCGGTCACGGTGATCGTAATGGCCTTGTGAGACGCCCCGAACACTTCAGCATTGTTCTGGATGTAGTCTTCGGTGTAACCCTCACCCCGCACCAGACGCTTCAGATGCACCAAGCTCTGCAGGACATTGGTCACTGAACTATAGAGACCGGCTTCCAGTTCACGGTTGGTGATGGAGTAATTCCCCCACAGAGGCACAAACAGGAACTCAGTGGAGGTGAAAATCTCCGGGAAGATCGTGGCCCACTCTTCTTTGGTGTGGGTGCTGTTCTCCAGGATGTATTCACGAATCGCTTCCTTGATGGAATCGACGTTACGGCCTGCGATACCGTAGATCACTGGGGTCCAGTAGGTGGCGATGCGCCGAGTCTTGTCAAGCGGGTTGATCGGATCGAACCACTCGTACATCTCACCGCTGACGAACGTCTCCGGGTAGCCTTCTTTGGCCTCCTGAATCGCTTCCATGGTGAGGTCGTGTGTACGGGCGGCCAATGCCGACTTGACCTGTGCACTGCCCAGGAAGAAGACGTCAAGGTCATCCACCGGTGGGACCACGACGATCTGGTACTCGTCGAATTGTTGCTCGAAGACTTCCGTGGCGTACCACAGTTTGAACTGGATGTCATCGCTGGTGATGTCACGCACTTCGATCACGCCTGGCAACCAGACGTTCGATTGTGCTTCTACCATGGCACCGATGGACCAGATGGCGTATTGCGAACCGAACTGCTGAATGAACGCCGTGCGGAACGATTCGATGCTGGTGTTGAACTTACCGGCAAGGGCTTGTTCGTACATCCACTTATTGATCAGCAGGAGTTTGCTGGCCAATACAGGATCAGTCTGCTCAATGACACCGTCACGGGTGTTAGAGAAGACCACCAGGGTATGACCCGGTGCTGCGGCAGAGTTAAGGTACTCTTTCTCGCGAGCATAGGTCAAAGCACGCGGCGACAATTCGCCAATCGGAGCGACCACCGTCCGCGTGTTATCAATCAAAGCAGAGATAAGGCTAAACGCCTTCAGTTTGTACATGTCGTTCTCCGGGCAGATGGCCACGTAACTTATGACAGTCGTTAAAAATAACGTTGAACGTCCATACCATTTTAGGGAATACGATGTACTTTATGGCACTGGCTAAACTTGTCAGGGCACTGGCGCTCTTTATCAAAGAGCTCTGGTTGCGTGACCGGACCTTTAGACAGTTTGTTCGCCAGAATCTCGCCCTCATCGTGACCTCTGTTGGCTTCGTCATCATGACCCTGCTTTTCGTGCATGTGTTCAGGCTGGCCAAAGAACAAGAAGTCATGTTGGGCCGTCATGAACGGCAGCATGCTCGTCTGCAAAAGGAACTCGACACGCAGATCCCCCTGTTAACCGAACGCGCAGAGTTATACCAGGCCCGCTACTTGGAACTCAAGGCGCACCTGGAAACCTTACAGCCCTCAACACCCAAACCGGAACCTAAACCCCCTACGCACCCGAGACCCAAGCACCCTGTTGAAAAACCCGTACCTGTCCGCCCACCGTCAACCGAACTGGCTGAACGGTGGAGACGCCTCAGCGAATAGGAATAACCCATGATGATACCCAAAGCATTTCGAGGGACCCGTATAGCCTCCATCTTTTGGCTCGCGGTGTCCCTCGGTTCTTGTGCGTATGTCGAAACCGTGAACCACACCACTGCCACCAATATCACGTACACCCTGTCTCCAGTGCTGGCTGAAGCCGCTCCGCTGGCCCATCAGCATTGCCCAGCCTTCCAACGCGCGCCCCGCCTGGGGCATGTCAGACCACACGCACCTAAGATAGACATCAGTCGCCTCGATGATGCCATGCGCACAGAAGTGCTGCTCAGTTACGCCGAGCGGTTGAAGCAATACATCGATGATGAAGAACGGTTTTTGCAAGAAGACATACTCCAGCATCGCCAGAATTGTCAGTCAAGTTCAAGTGATGTTTTTCAGAAAGGATCTGGGATATAACATGAGCATGACCGTCACGCCAACTATGTCTGCCGAAGGTTCAGTAATGACGGAAACTAAGGAGCAATCCACCATACCCTTGTACAAAGGGGTGTTGTACTCGGATGGTGGGTTTTATAATTCTGAGAAGGCCGGAGGTTGGGGAGTCCACGGGTATGTCTATACTGCGGATAGCCTACCGGTTAAAGGAAGCGGTTTATCCAAGTCGACACCGACTGCTAAAGGCTACAGCGACACCAAAGATGAAGACCAAGCAGTCAATATCCTCAATTACATCGATACATTCGGCGGTGTGCCTAAGGCCACCAGCAACAATCACACTGAGCTGATTGCCACTAAGCAGGCACTCAACTACGCCCTGGAAAAGGGCTTGCACCACACCATCATCTATTCTGACTCTCAGTACGTCGTTGAAGGGATCAACAAGTATCTCGACCGATGGAAGCAGACCGGATGGCGCAATCGTAATGGGGACGATGTCGCCAACAAGGAAGACTGGCTGGAAGTAGATTCACTGCTTAACAAGTTCCGCGATTCAAATAACCAGGTCACGCTCGCCTGGATCAAGGGACACGCCGGCCACACGGGGAATGAAATGGCCGACCAGTGGGCAGGTAAGGGTAACTGTATCGGAATGAACGGTTATAACCTGACCTATAAACTGGAACAACAACCGGAGGGTTACTGGAAATCCGTGATCAATCACAACCGGATGATGGATCAGCCAAAATGGTACTTCAGCTCTGACGCCACTGAGTGTCGGACAGCTAAAGACGGGCGGTTCATTTACTGGACAGGCCAGCACGGCGATGATGAAGACATCTCCAAGCCGCAGTCTGACTCCAGCAACGCGGTTCTCTACGTTAAGGAACAGCTTACTGTCCTTGAGAAAGTACGGGAACATTTCATTCAGCAAGACAGCACTCAGGTCGGGCACCTTTTTGTAGGCGCGCTCCGTAACATCCTGAACGCTAACGTATCGGAGGACATTATCAAGTTTGGCATGTCAGTGTTCCGCCGAAACAAGGCGAATATGAGCTTGCAGACTGAAAAGCGCGTACCGGTCGTCAACCACGTCACACCGACGGGGCTGTCGTATTACAACGTGGATAACCTGAGTGGTCTGGCGAAAATCCTTGACCAGTTCATGGACGGGGACAAGTCAGTCATTTCAACCGATTTGACAGACCTACTATATGAAGCCGTTGAGAAGAAAGGTAAGGTGACGCGGAAGCTTCGTAAGGAGATCACCAGTGCGGTGAAGCACCTGGATGTGACCGTGAACTTCAACACCGCCTTTGCTCGCGAGCTTAGGGCGATGCCGGAAGTCCCGGTGGCGAAGACGAAAGTCCGACTCATCGTTGGCTCTGACATCATTGGTCGGAATGCGCTGTCGGCGCTTGCTGAGAATGTTCAGCGAGTGGTGGCCTTGACCTGGCGTGAGTCTGACACGGTTATCCGTTATGCAACGGTGATCGAGACGACTGACGACATTGGTATTTGGGCTAATCCGTTCGGCAACTTCAAATTAGTGAAATAACGGGCTCGCTATGTACCGATCTGTTGCGATGAACCAATCACATGGATTTTGGACTTCAGCTAAGCGTACAGTGTTCATGGTCAGTTTGTACTTTCGGATGATCCGGAATTACGACCCCGATGATTCACTGCTTGCGGAGTTCAACAAGTTATTTTACCTGGTCAATGACCCAAGGTCCCTGTCCTTCCCCGCCATGACGGCTGGGGTGCTGTGGAAAGGCCCGGTGGTCGATCAGGTGGTGTCTTGTTGTGAGCAAGGTGATTTCAAACAGGCTGTCGAGTTGGTCTACGGACGCATGCCACGTTGGCTGCGTTACCTGGATCGTGAAACCATGTTGCGCGATGTGGAAAGCGTGCTTCGGCAATCGCAACATCTCGAAAAGTTGGCCTGAGGCAGCATAGATGGGAGGGACTGGTGCCCTCCCATCGGTTTATGCAGCGTGGCTTACTTTTTGATCTCTTTCAGGCTGTCTTTCAGCGCTTCGGAGAACTGGCGGATACGGTACAGAAGCGTGCCGTACGACTCCATTTCCTTGGCGATGCTGAGAGTCAGGTCAACCAATTCCTGCAACGCAACGTCCAGGACCTCTTGATGAGAGAGGCTCTTGTTCTCGGTCAGCAGCTTCACAGTTGCCATCAGGGTGTCAGCCATCTCCATGGTCCGGCTCACCGCCTTCAGGGCTTTGGCAGGCGGGTGCGCCTTGTCCAATGACGCTGCAGCGTTGACGTTAGCCACGGTAGTGTCGATGTCCACAGGGCGTTCGATCACCGAGCCTAGCGCACGGGTGATGTGATTGCTGCGTGGATCGAAGTAGGTCTTACCAATGGCAACCATGTCGGCTGTGAGGCCCAACGAGCGCGGTCCAGTGTAGCCAATGCCTGACAGCGACGTCAGGGCGGCTGGATCGTTGATGATGCGACCAAGGGCTTGGTTGAAGCTCAGGATCATCCCTTCGATCTGGATGGCTTTGGTCATGGCTTCTTTCAGCGCAGCGCTGTAAGGGACCCACTGGCCAGTGAAGCTTTCCGGCACGATGACATTCTTGTTGGATGCGTTTACGTAACCCACTGCACCCACGTACCCATTCAAGTCACGGGCGGTCAGCCCTGCCACGTTGATGGCCGTGAACTTGATCTTAGTAAAGAACCCAGACGCACTGCGGAAGAACTGCATAACGCGTGGGGCTGTACGTTGCTGTAGACCACCCAATGCCGCTTCCAAGGAGATGTTAGTAGCCAGGCGCTCAAGGTCTTCCATCGAGACCTGTTGATCCATAGCGCCGTAGATGTCGTCAAAATTCATCGGTATGACTCCGTGTTAAAAGAAAGTAGTTTTTCATATCGTTTGCGCACAACCGTATCCCATCTTAAATGGAATCTGAAGTACCATGTCTAACAACCCATTTGCCATGTTCAAGAAGGCTCCGTCGATTCGCCCGATGTGGAATATCGGCGCGCTCTTCGACATCCAGACCGGTAAGTACTACAAGGGCAAGCACGGGGAATCTATCCTCTGTGGTGGCCTGAACCATTTCACAGGCGTAGCCGGCCTGCCCAACATGTTCAAAACCGTGATCTCCTTGTTCCAACAAGGGTCCGTCATGAACAGAATCTCATTGGCCATTATGATGGCCCATGACTCAGAGAATACGCTGTCTCCCGGCCGTATCATGAACGTGTTCCGTCAGTTCCCTGAACTGTTCGGCATCGATCTGGTCGAATCAGGCCGCCTGTTGTTCACCGACGCGACCGTGTATAACGGGAACGAATGGTGGAACGCCATGCGCGAATACGCCGAGAGCCGCCGTAAAGACAAGTCGATCTTGATCACCACCCCGTTCGTTGATGAGTCCACCGGTGAGCTGATCAAGATCCCGTCGCCCACCCTGTGCTTCCTTGACTCCCTGTCCGGTCTTCAGACCGAAGGCGTCATGAACATGTACGACAAGGGCGACATCGGTAACAAAGAGCTGAACATGGTGGCCATGAAGGCGGCCGGTGCCAAGAGCCAGCTGATCGACCAAGTCACCTCGGTGACCGGTGGTTCGGGTCTGAACATCCTGATGACGGCACACGTTGGGCAGGAATACCAGCTCGACATGTACAAGCCGAACATCAAGCGGTTGAAGTTCCTTAAAGGGGACCTCAAGCTCAAGAAGGTGCCAGAGAACTTCAGCTTCCTCACCGCCAATTGCTGGTACTGCGTGTCCCTCTCGCCGCTGCTCGATGCCGACAAGCTGCCTGAGTTCCCACGTGATGATGAGGACGATCTGAAGGGCGACACCGACCTGATCCTGATCACCATGGTCAACCTGCGGGGTAAGTCGGGCCCGTCCGGTATCCCGTTCGAAGTGGTGGTGTCTCAGTCCGAAGGCTTGAAGCCTGAGCTGACCGAGTTCGTCTATTGCAAAGGCTACGACTACTTCGGTATCAGTGACAAAGACGGCAACAAGGCCAAAGGCAAACCAAACTTCCGCCTGGACCTGTACCCGTCGGTCAACCTGACCCGTAAGTCGGTTCGCATGCTGATGGAGAACGATCAGCGTCTGAAGCGTGCCATGAACATCACGGCTGAAATGTGCATGATGCGCAACCTGTGGCACGACCTGCCAGAAGGCCTGATGTGCACACCCAAGGAGCTGTACGATGACATCGTAGCGGCTGGGTATGATTGGGACCTGCTGTTGGACACCCGTGGCTTCTGGCTCCCGCTGGAAGAGAAAGGGACCTACGCAGACATCCCATTCCTGTCGACCATGGACCTGCTCAACATGCGTGCCGGGACTTACCGTCCGTACTGGTACGATGCTGCGCTTAAAGCCAAAGAGAAAGCGATGGCCGCCATTGCTAAAGTCTCTGAAGCCGAAGCCGGTACTGAAGTCAAGAAGCCAGTTACCGCCGCTGACCTGATCATGAAGATCAAGGATCGTCAGGCGGAGAAAGCAACCTAATAATCTGAGGCCGGTGTGCGCGTTGCCACCGGCCATTCCGTCCCACTGGAGAGACTTCCATGACTACTCGGATTGCCACTGCCGTCGCCGATTTGCTCGCCGGTCAGAATCCTAATGCGGCCACGCGCTTTGCCCGTGCCTTCCACTGCAATGCTGACAACGAAAGTGCTGAGATCCGTGAACTGAATCGGTTCTGGCGCAATGAGTTGGCTGCCCTGCACACCTCCACCATCTCGGCCCGTACATGCCTGGTAGACGACATCGCGCCGCAAGACTGGTTGCGTCACTTCCGCACCCTGGTCCTGCCAACCATCGTCTCCCACAACTTGCCGACTCAGCACTAAGGTATCTACTATGGCCAGTCGTCAAGAGGTTACAGCGTTCATCGTTGATGCCATCAACGGAATTATTCCGGGTGACACCTATAATGGTGAGCTGACCAAGCAACGCCTGGATGCCATGTCGGATACCGAGTTCGATGAGTACATGCGCGCATTGGCAAAACCTGCCACTGAAGAAGGCCGGACCACGCAGGAAATCCTGCCATTTTATTCGCCGAACCTTAAAGACCCACGGATCACCATGGATTCTTTGATGGTAGTGGCGGAGAAGATCGGACATCCGTTCTTTGAGCGTCTCTGGCTCACCGACCCGCAGACAGGTGTTGTGTTCCTGACACCGCAAAAATACCTTGTGCTTGACATGACCGTACGGCGTCAGGCGCAGATGCTCACCAAGAAGTCCTCCATCCCCGAGAACGCTCGGCACGTGGACGAGATGTCGGGGCAGGTTACCGGTAAATCCAAGGGGTCGAAGATCTCCTTCCCGGAACTGCAGTCCCAGCTCGCCCAAGGCCTTGAACAGACCTTGATCGAAGAGATCAAGATTCGCGGTGGTGACCGGACAGCCCAAGTCGAGTTCGATCGTCAGTTGATCGAGAACGGCGAGGCCAGCATCGAAGACGTCACCGAAGGCGGTGGTGTCACCAGTTCAACTTCTACAGTCGCGACCCTTTACCGGGGCATGATGATTGACAACAACTTGGACGAGGTCTAATCCATGTCAGCGGACATCGACAAACGTATTCTCGATGGGCTCATGAAATCCACCGACGTGTGGCTCTCTGGGTTCTTCGACAACAAGGTCAACCTGGCACTCGGGCTGAAAGAACAGTTTTACGAACAGGACCTGCCTCAACTGCGCCGGATTCGCTGGTACAGCATCCGTGACATGGTTGAAGCACAAGGTCTCTGGTTGCGGTATGTGGATAACGAAGAGCTTGAAGGTGAAGCCAAGCAGACCATGTTTGACTTTTACATGAATGGCTCAACGTTCGTGTGGTTGAACAATCCCATTCCGTCTGGTCATTACGAAGGGTTCATCGCCCATCTGGCTGCGAGCTTGTCCTGGCCGTCCCGTGCCTCGGCGATTCCAGCAGAAACCCGTGAGCACGTGGCGTCCAGTGAGCAGATGGCAGAGTTGATGAAGAACAACCATTGGCTGATCTTCCTCATGCTGATCTCGCTTGGACAATTCGACCAGTAAATCTTTCAGCAATACATTATATTCAGGAGTCTGCTGTGCATAAAAGCAGCGCGTACAACCTGTTATTGGATATCGATTGCCTGTTTGACACCCGCATGGGTACGCTGATCGACCTTGATCCTAAGGTGACCACGTACCTGTCGGGTAAAGCGTACCGCGAACGTCTCTTGGATGACTACACGGCTCTGACTCAGGGCCATATCACCACAGAGGCGTTCAACGCGCGTTATGCCAAACGTGACCTCGATGTCCTGAAGAAGAGCTTGATCACAGGGATGGTCCCGGTCTTGATCACGTACGTGGAAGGGCTGAAAGAACGCCTGTTCCGCAAGGTGGATGTGTCGGCAATCAACATCGACATCAACATTCACCCCTACGTCATTCCAGGCCCGTTCCTCGAATCAATCAAGAACTGTCTCCGGCACCTGCTTCCGCCTTATGTCCAGGTGGGGGTAGGCAGCTATTCACGCCAGCAACTGGACCCTGAGTTCTTCGACCGGTACTACAACGGTTGGGTGACATACGACATCCACAGCTGGTTAGAAGTCCATGGCGATGCCCTGTTAGGCAAGCCGTTAAACGGGCTGTCGGTCATAGTCCCCAAGCTCTTTTCAAAAGAGCCTGGGGCGTTTGAAACGAACGAAGGTGAGGTGTTCCGTGAAGCCGATAAGCACGGACTCTTTGAGCTGGTGATGCAAGACTTCCTGCACATCGAACACATGCCGGTTGTCGACTTCTGCTTCATTGTCCCAGGGTCGTACCGCATGCCGGAAGACGATGAGGATCAATCTTCGTCTGATTCTTCCAGCAAGGAACGTTCAGCCGCTTCGACCGACGAGACGAAGTCTTCGTAGTTCACCGGCTGCGTACCTTGAGTGGTGACATCCGGGACCACTACAGCGTCTGGTAGCTTCGGGGGTTCCCGGTGTGCCACAGGCGGTGCCGAGCCTGCTGTCAGGTCTACAGCGAACGGGTTCTTGCCGCCCAGCATCCTGAGCAGTTCATTCTGTGCCTGCGCCAACCGCTCCGATTCATTGACGTTGCGTTCTTCCACGTCAATCTTCCGAGTGGTCAGGGCCGCCTGGTCCATATCTCGTAGGACTTGAAGCAACGTGTTTGCGTCCTTATCGATCTTAGGGACACCGTGTTTGAGTTCATTCTTCACCATGGCCACCCGAATCGCTTGGGTGGTCTTGATGATGTCAGACGGGTCGACCGAATCATTTATGTCCATCGGCGCATTGCCGAGGTATTCATTATCAGCGACAGGCATCAATTCGCCTTCAATGGGGTTAATGCTTGACATCGCGTACATCTCCGAAAAAGTAAGTCACTCATAGGATTGAGAAGAGTGATCGTGCTGGGGCAACAACATGTTGAGAAACCTATTCCCGTGGCTTAAGCCAAAAGAGCCTGAACCGCCGAAAGGCACCTCGATTTATGAAACCTTAATCTTGCAACTAGGAGAACTCGATGAACTGAATAAACGCACCTTCTCACCCTCAAAAGCCCGAGTGGTAAGCCTGTCTGTCGCATCATCTGGATTGGATGAGTTGAGCAAGCTTATTATTGAGGCTTCAGTGTTCGTCAGCAAACAGCAATACCTGCCTGAGAAGTGGAAGTCTCGGACAATCTTGTTTGGTGAACGCAGCCTGGAAGAATACATTGCCGACGGTGAAGACCTGATCCATCCTTTGGATTGGTTGCTTCAGTACCGTCACTACACCCTCAAGCTCGCTAAAGGCTTCCAAGCTCTGGATGCTGCTGATAGCGAGTATTACCAACGCAAATGCAACTTCGTCGTCGAAGACGTGCTCGAACTGATTAAAGCCAGTCGTGCCTGTCTGAGATAATTCATCTAGGAATCACCCCTCATGAGCAAAGAACAACGTCGGATGATGGATGACGAAAACAAGCTTCTTCGTGAAGCTGCTAATCCATTGACGCATCTCTTTCGGAAGATTCTCAGGGAACTTGGCATTGAAGCCAAACCTTGGAACCGCCGACTCACCGCGTTTCTCTCCAGTCCGTTATCCCGTGTTCCCAAGAACGCTAAGGACATCGGTCAAGAGCGAAATAACTTTAACCGAGCGATCGCTAAAAAGCAGATCACCTTCAAGACGTTTCAGAAAGCCGTGCAGATTCTCGGCCCTGTTCGCTATTCTATGAGCATTACGATGGTCATGCGCGACGGCCGTGAGGTCACCGTCAACACGGACATGTTCAAGAACCCGTATGCGGCGATTGATAACCTGTCCTCCGTCGTCTCCGGAAAGGGTCTTGACCCTGACGCAGACATCGTGGATTACAACGACGAAGATGACTCTGTCACCGATGCGGAGTTGGACAAGATCATCCAGCAGATCGATGCACATGAACCGCCGGATGTCCGTCCTGTCATGGTACGCCCTGACCCTGGTAAACGTACCCGACTCGATCAGGTGCTTAACCGCAACCTCCCTAAGGACATCGGTGATACGGAATGAACCACACCCAGAGTAGTCCACCCAGTTTTAACAGGAACCTTGCAGCCATGTCTAATGACAGCACCCCCAAGGCTTCGGCCAACCCGGCAATCAACCCGGAAGAAGATGGGAAGACCCACATCAACGTGTACTCGCGTGGCGCCACCTCATTGGGTCGTGCACTGAGCAATCTGTCCGAGTGCAACATTGAGCACCCGTATTTCGGTCACTTCCGCACACTGGAAGGACTGTGGTTTTACATGAAGACCGGCTTCAAAGACAACAACTTCCGCATCATCAAAGGTGTAGCCGCACGGGAACTGGGTAAGAAACTGCCCACCGCCCACTACGCCCTGTTCAGCAAGATGTTCAAGCTGGGCATGCTGGAGAAGCTGGAGAAGAATCCAGCCCTGCAACGCGATCTGTTGGCCAATGAACTTCCACTGGCCCACTACTACCTCTACGGTAAGAAGATCATGATGCAGGACCGTCATCAGTGGCAGCTCGATTATTGGATGCTGCTGCGTACGGCACTGAAGAACACCGGTTCGTTGGATGTCATTCGGGCCGAGTTGAGCGAGGACATCAAGTACCAGCTCGACAACCTGGATAAAGCCGCTTCGAGCGAGCCAGGCGACCAGTAACGGTGACCGCATGGGGGACTTCGGTCCCTCATGACTCACACTTTCTTTTTTCTTTGTTGGGGATGGTCATGTCACTGATCTCTACTCCGTTGTTTCGTACAAACAACACCGAAAAACTCGAGGTGGCTGATGCCTATGACCTCACCAGCACGCGGCCTATCAACAAGATCTACGAAGCATCCAAAGGCGTGGCTAACCAAGCCATTGACCGAGCAGGCGGGTTGCGTGGATTGGCCAACGGCCTGACCAACCTGATGTCCTTGAAGACCTCAGGGGCAACCGGCCGGCAAATGCTGGAAAGTGGTCTGGGGATGTTCAACACCAGCACCATTGGTATCTTGCGTAACGTGGGCGATACGGTCTTGGACAAGGCAGGGGCGTTCATTGACATGGACCCCAGCTTGGTCAACAAGATCAAGACCACAGGCGAATCCGTTGCGCGGCAGATGCAATACGGCGACCCCGCAGACATCACCAACTACGGTAACCTGCTTGGGTTAGTCGGTGATCTCTCAGGCAATCCTGAATTTGCCCGGATGATCAACATCGGGTATGAGTCCGCTGTCTGGGGTGCTGCCTTTACAGAAGCGGCGGGTTATGGGGCGTTTGATTACTCCCGTGACGTCAAGCAGTACATCGATCCTGAAGTCTACCGTCAGGCGATGATTTACAGCCTACCCGTCGTGGCTGCATCAGGGTCCCTAGAAGCGACACAGCACGTCATCACAGAGCTTGGCGCTGAAACGGTCATCACCCATAAGCCAGACTACATAAAGGTCTTCCTGGGGCGTTTTAAGCTGCCTGAGACCCGTCCAGCTGACATCCCGACTTACGCCAACCTCGTGGTGGACACTCTGTCTCAATTGAACCCACGTTGGTACCTGGTCAGTCGTGGCGGTGAAGACATCTATGACCTGTCTGCCTTGGCAGGGGCATCCACCGATGCGATCCAAACACTGGATAATCATGCGGTGATCGGACCATTGATTCAGATCGCCCCGTACTTTCCAGAAGTCACCACCGATGAAGTGCTGCGTGAGCAATACCCGTTGATGGTCACCAACTTGTCATGACGCATAAAGGCCCAGGGCAACTGCCCTGGGCCCTATGACGAATGTTACTGACGATCGGTGGCATTGCCGATGGCTTTCGCCATGTCACCGAACACGCCCGACATGGCCCACATCACGGCGCGATCTGGCGACTGAGCGTCGTCGAAGGCCACACGTTGACGTGCCAAGCGGACAGCCCACTTACGCAGACCGTTGATCTCTTGCTCCAAGGGAATGCCTGCCAGAATTGCCAGGTAGTCCGTGTAGCTGTTATCATCGTCGTAAGTCGAACCCAACAGTGCCGAGGCGGCTTGTTCGCCGATCTTAGCAGTGTCGACATCAGACGGGGCCAGGAAGCTCACCCCTTTACCAATACCGTAACCGGCAGCCTGTATCACGCGGTCTGAGAACTCGAACGCGGGGTTTAGCGGCATGTTGATGGCATTGGTCAAGTCCAGTAGACCTAACTGAATGTCCACGCCCAGAAAGCCGCCTACGTTGTTCCAGCCCACATCACCAACACCACGGGTAATGGTCAATGAATCCACCATCGCCAAACGAGAATGGGCCCGGCCTTGAGCGAAGTACTCAATCAAGAACGGAGCGGTGTGCGACTGTTTACCCGTAGCCAAGGGTACCGACATGGCAAAGATGCAGCACAGCGGCAGAATCAGGTTCTGAAGCCGAGACACCGGATCACCATAGGGAGAACGCAGCGGGATGTTCAGCGACAACTTGTTAAAGTCGCAGCTAGAGCTTTCCCAGACCTTCGGGATGTCAACGTAGGCAGAACCTGCCAACTGAGCCAGCCCTTGAATACCGATCCCTTGTGTCGCGCCTGCCATGAAGTCTTTCAAGGCATCGTAGGACGCCCCAATGATTCCGGTGCCTTCAAGGTTACCGTCAAACATGCTAAAGCGCGTCTCACGAGCACTGGCTGAGATCGAGTTGATCTGCTGGCCAATCGAGGCTTCTTTGGCAGAGTTGTTAAACGATTCACTCTGGGTGCCGGTATGGTCAACCCGCAAGGTCAGAAACTCCGAACCCATCCGGGCTTCAGAGAGGAACGCATCTTTGGCACGGGAGATATACCCGTCTTCCAACCGCCCTTCCTTCTCAGCGACCTCTTTGTTTTCCAAGGCTTCTGAGACTTCCATCTTGCCGAGCATCTCATTGTTCCGCCACAGGTCCACGTAGGCCTGTAGGGTGGTGTCTGAGCTGTTTCGCACACTGTTGAATACCTCGCCCAAGTCTTCGCCATACAGACGCTTCTTGAACGCTGCCTTGACGGCTTCCTTGGACGTCAATCCCTGCAACTCGTTATTGAGCAGCTTGTGCCGGTTGTTCACCAGACGCTGTCCACGGTTGGCAATGGCAAAGACATCCAGACCCCCGTCTTTACGGTAGATCGAGGGAATCAGGCGCGCATAGTTCTCAACGTCGGTTCGGTCGACCTGCTCATCCTTACTGTGCAGCGCTTTGGCGCCTTCATAGAACGGACGAGGGATGATGCCCATGTTCGCTGCGACACCGTTGACCATGGAGGACACGGCTTGCCAGTACGGCAACATCGACGGCTTCAAGTAGTAGTACTTACTCGCCGGACGATTGAGGAAGAAGTTGATCGCTTTACCCGCCAAGATGAACGGCATCATGGGGATGGTAGCAATCGAACCCAGCGTCCAACCCAAGGTGTAGAAGAACCCAGGGGCACGGCCGGTACGGGCCAGACTGGCCGCCGGGATGGAGTAATAGTTCGCGTAGAAGGACGTCATGCTGTTGAACTTCGGAAAGCCCATACGGAAATGGACCACCTGCATGTTGTCGTCGATCTTTTCGCTGTACGTCCGCCCCATGCCATTGGATGAGGTGGAGTTGGTTTGATTGTTGCGGCTGACATCGGGTACCAACACCGTCTTGCCCCGCGCATGCGAGCTGGTGTAGACGTTGTGTTTCAGGTCCGCGTAACGGGTGAACTGAGGCAACGGGTTGATAACGAAGTTCCCACCCAAGGTGGTGTCGGTTGCCTTTTGCATCGAGGTTGAATAGATGCGATTGACCACCGCTTCGTTGCCACCAATAATGGCATCCGATGGCAACAAGAATGCCGATTTCACCCAGCTGTCATCTAAGATGTTGTCCATGTACATGACCTCTGATAAACGAAAATAGGGTGAGGGGTTTCCCCCTCACACCGTAACTTAGACTCGCCCAACCGAGACTGTACCCCGCGTTGCCGCTTTTGGGGTATTGATCACCGGGTTCTGCGTGGTCTGCTTACCGGCCTGGGCAACGAGCTGTTGCTCTTTGCTACCTTGACCTGGCAGTGCAGTGCCTTTCTGAAGCAGGCTAACAAGCGTGATCAGCTGTTCAAGCTGTGATTCGTTCACGCCTACCAGACGCTCCATGTTGCGGTCCAGACCCCCGTAGGTGTTGGATGCCGCTTTGGCTTGGGTCGAGCTTTGAACTTCAGCCGTGCGCGCTGCCATCATCAGTCCAGCGGTGCTGTTCTGAGTTTGACGCGTGTTGGCCCGTTCCGTCAGGTTCAACGTCTCGGGTGACGACGAAGCTTCTACCACAGTATTGGTCGGGCTTGCAGGGGCTTCCATCGGACGGACCATCGACGGCATCGTCGTATCGGCCAGAGCGAAGGTGGTGTCCTCTACACGCGCTGCCGGTTCTGCAGCATTGCCTTCTTCGGAACTTGCAACGGCTTCGACCGCCCCACCCTTCAAGCTTTGCGCTATCTGGGATGCATCACCTTTCCGGTGCTTCTTCAATTTCTTGTCGAAGTCACCGTACACTTCAGCCACCGTCCGAGGACGTCCATTAGCCGAGTAGAAGATTGCTGGGTTGGATTTGGCCTGATCCGCTCCCACGTGGTTCGTCGCTGGGTCTCCCGGAGGAGCCGACAGGAACCGCCGTGCACCACCTGGGCCTAGGAAGTGTGCCAAGTAGACATCGGTGTCCGTCACGTTGGATTTAACCTTCTTGATGGTATCGACGTTTTCCTTGATGTACTCCAGACCCAACAGGGCGTTGGCGCGTGGATCGTGTTGCGTGGTGCCTGGGTTGATCCCGTACTTCTGTGCGTACTTAGCCATCAGGCCTTTCCAAGTGCCTTTAATCACCTGGTAGTAGCTGGCGGCTGACGACAGGACACCGGCTGCCGGGTTCTTCGGATTGCGGTACGGCAGGGCATTCGGACGGAAGCCAGATTCCACCCCAGCGATACTGGCAGCCAGAGTAGGGTCGATCCCCACCATGTTTGCCGCCGCCATCAAGGTTTCACGGTTGGCTTCCCAACCATCACCCTTCGGCACTGGAATGTCATTGATGTTACCGCCGGTACCACCACCTGGATGTTCCACAGGTGTGCCACCTGCGATACTACCGCCACCAGGTGCTGTCGATTGCCCTTGCTGGTTTAGGCCACCTTGTTGCGGGGCTTTATCACCGAACCCAAGCGCACTCTTAAAGCCCGACCACATGCTTGAGATCACGCCTTCTTTCTTTTCCGACAGGTCGGGTAGACCGCCGTTCCCGTTCGGGCCTTGTGAGTCCGTTGCACCTGGACGGTTGACTTGGTTCGGGTCCTCAACGATGACGTTGCCATCTTTGTCTCGCACGATCCCTTTGTTGGCCGTCTTCGGTTCTTGTAGCAGTTTGTCCTTGATCTTCAGTTGCAGTGCATCGAGGGGTTTATCAATGGAGGCAGGGTCGTCGTTAAGGACGTAGTGCTTCCAAGGCGATTCCTCAATGTCCCACACCGAGATGCCCGCGCCGTCTGTGGCGACAGCGGTTTCTTTCAGGATATCAAACAGTTGTTGCGGGTCAAGGCGTTTGGCAGCATCCTGCGCATCGATGTTGGCCCGTTGCCGGACCGATGAACAGAACGCCAAGAACGCAGGCAGGAAGCGACGATGGAACCAGACGTACAGGTTAGACAACTCATCGCTGTCGTACGGCGAGAACAGCTTCTGAGCGATCAGGTAGCCTTCATGGACATCACGTAGACTGGCCACTTTGTCCTTGTT